TCGAATTCATCCAGTTCAAGCGATGGATGGAAAGACTCTATGCTGAAGTCGACAGTTCGACTCCAGTGCTCTATTTAGATCACAAGAGCTGCGAAATGATCGCAGATGACTTGTATCAAGAAATTTCTACAAAGTATCCCGGCCGCTTTGTAGAGATCAGCGTAGCTGAAGATAACGAAAATGGCTGTTTAATCTTTTATCCTAAAAATTAACAAGGAAAATAATAGTATGGCAATTCAATTTAATCGTGAAGCTTATAATAAAGTATTCGAAGAGCTTGAGCGTTTTAAATATTTCTGTTCAACCGCGTGGCTTTACGGTCATAACGGATATGAATGGGACGAGCGAAATCTATACAATAGTAAAAGCCGTGCCTGGCAAGCATATCAACGTTTTCGTAACGGAGGTAAGCGCCGGCATAATAATAACAATAATAACAATAACAATAACGGTCGTTATCAAAACAATCGGAGAAGTTAATGACAATCTATATTGTAGACATTGAAGCAGTTGATACTCGCTACACTAAACAATGGAAGGACTATCTTCCTAAACAATTGCAACATGCTACAAATACAGATGTTATTGTAATTAGTGGCGGGGAAACGCCTCAGGCAACTACGCCTGGGGCTTTCCTTAACTTCGGTGGAACTAATGTGTACAAGAGCAAACAGCTCGAACAGATTGGTGAAATGTTTTGCAAAGGAGACATTAAAAATGGGGATTATTTCCTATATACGGATGCTTGGAATCCGACTGTTATACAGTTACGTTACATGGCTGAACTACTTGGGGTCGACATTAGAGTTGGCGGTCTTTGGCATGCTGGTAGTTATGACCCGCATGATTTCCTCGGTCGTTTGATTGGAGATAAGCCTTGGGTAAGGCATGCTGAACGTAGCATGTACGAATGCTATGATGATAATTTCTTTGCTACACAATTTCATATAGATCTTTTTAAAAGAATTTTTAATAAAAATCAAATTGATTATTCTAAGATTAAGAAGGTTGGCTGGCCTATGGAATATCTAAAGGACCGTTTGGTAACATACAGTGGTATGGAAAAACGTGATCTTATCTTATTCCCGCATCGTATTGCTCCAGAAAAACAAATAGAAATTTTTCGTGATCTAAAACAAGAACTTCCGCAATATGAATTTGTTGTGTGTCAAGAGCAAGAACTTACTAAAAATGAATATCATAATTTATTAGGTGAGGCTAAACTTGTGTTTTCAGCTAATTTGCAAGAAACGCTTGGCATTAGCTGGTATGAAGGTGCACTAGTGGGTGCTATTCCTATGGTGCCAGATCGATTGAGCTACTCAGAAATGGCTCTACAAGAATTTAAATATCCTAGTATATGGACAAAGAATTTTGATCAATATCAAACTCATAAAGAAAGTCTAAAAAAACAAATTGTAGACTATATGGAAAACTATAATAATTATTATTATATTTTGATGGAGAAACAAAATAAAAAATTAAACAAACTTTTTTTTAGTGGAGAAGCTCTGTATGACACAATCAAAGGATAATGATGATACTATCACTATCAACTTAGATGACACATATGGTACAACTACATCATATATAGATACTGTAGATGATATTACTTTTACACACGGCGATGCATTTACTGTTACTGATTTAAGTGACACTATTGACGTATCGAGTATTACCCTTACTAAACCGTTTTGGGAGTATGAAAGCACTCTCATCGATAAAGATGAAATTGAACGTATGTGTAAAGAGTATCCAGCACTGGAAAAAACTTGGCGTAATTTTAAAAGCGTATACGATATGGTCAAACAAGACTACAAGGGCAAGAAACAAGCTGGAGAGCTAGACGATGACATTCCGTTTTAATTTATTAAACTGGTTAGACAGCATAGGCAGAAAGCGTGTGATTATGGATCGTTATTGCAACGAGCCATATCTTACTCGATACTATTTGTTCTTGAAAGATCGCAAATGGTTTCCGTTTAACGTCTTTCTGCACAACTTTCACAAAGGAGATTTAGATGACTTACACGATCATCCTTGGCCTTACTTTGCTCTTATTCTGCGTGGCGGTTACTGGGAAACTACTCCAAAAGGAGTGTTTTGGAGAAGGCCTGGACATTTTAGAATATCTGGTGCTCACAGTCTGCATCGTATTGATCTTGAGCCTGGTGTTGACACTTGGACTATTTTTATCCCCGGACCTAAACTGAGAGAATGGGGATTTATCAAAGACGGTGAATGGATTGACAATCACACATACTTAGAGGAAAAATATAATGCAGCACACAATTCAACAACTAATGGATAAAGTCAGTGCTATACACGAACTTACTGTGTTAGCACATAGAGAAAAATATAAAAAAGCACCTGGCGAAGAATATGATTTCGATCGTGTTACACATCTTGTAGATCAAATTCAAGCATTGGCTGGCGACATTTATAATGACAAACAAATTCATCCTAAACTAAAGGAAAAGAAAAATGGTCAATAAGCATTATTATACCTGGCAAGATGTAGAAACAATGTGCGTGAATATTGTTAATCAAATGTATGCTGACAATTGGCGTCCTGATTATATTGTAGGTATTACCCGTGGTGGTAATGTTCCTGCTACTATTATTAGCAATATGACTGGCATTCGTTGCGAAGCACTTAAAGTAAGCCTGCGAGACGACAGTGGCCACGGCAGTGAAAGCAACTGTTGGATGTCCGAAGATGCATTTGGATATGTAAGTAAAGATGAAGATAAAATTACTGGCGGTCCATTAGAAAAGAAAATTCTTATTGTAGACGACATCAACGACACTGGTTCTACGTTTAACTGGATCATGCAAGATTGGCAAAGTACATGCTTGCCTAATGATCCTAAATGGGGAAAGATTTGGCACAACAATGTTCGCTTTGCTACACTAACAGATAACTTAGCAAGCGAGTTTAATGGCAGAGTGGACTATACAGTTCACGAACTTAACAAAGCCGAAGATGATGTTTGGTTAGTATATCCGTGGGAGAATGTTGGCAATTATGATTGAGAAGCAATATATATTTCCAACGCAAGTTTTTCGTACAATGTATGATAATGCCGAAGAACTACAAAAAAAGATGGTTCCAGAATTTCTTGCAAGAGAAAAAAAGTGATCAGTCGCCAGTAAAATACAGTGCAAACGGATATACTTCGTTTGGTGTGAGTCATAAAATTCTAAACGATCCCTTATTAAACGATCTAAAAATGTTTATTGAAAATTGTGTGCAGGAATGTCATAAAGAGACTAACCTAGCTGGCACGCCAATTTTAGGAGACAGTTGGTTTAGTATTAATAGAAAATATACATATCACGAAGAACACAATCACTTACCAGACATATGGAGTGGTGTTTACTATGTACAGGCAGATCAAGATCATCCTGGACTCACACTAGTAAACGGTAATCAAAAATCAAATTGGCCTAGAAGTCGTGTTACGCAATTAAGCGAGTCAAATACTCCTACGCTAGTCTGTGCGGTAGAAACAGGATCATTATTAATTTTCCCCAGTTATCTTTGGCATAAGGTAGATCAACAAATGGTAGATAAAGAAAGAATTACGGTGGCATTTAATTATGGAATTTAACGAAGTACCTTGGACAGACGTAGTGCTCGATACTAGAGACTACACTGTATTTAAAGACGGATATCCCGTTACAGAAGGACACGTTCTTTTTGTTCCTAAAGTACAAGACTGGGAATCCTTAGCAAAGTGCTATAAAGCAGCATATGCTTGGGGATACGATTGGGTACAAGGTGGATACTGCGATGCTTATAATATCGGCCAGAATATCGGCGAAGAAGCTGGACAGACTGTGATGTATCCACATGTGCATCTTATTCCTAGACGTAAAGATGATATGAAAGATCCACGAGGTGGTGTAAGACATGTGATTCCAGAAAAAGGAAATTACAAAAAAGATTGTCTAAATACTGAAGATATTGCTGATATAATATACGGCGATGGTTGTTAGAAAGGAAATACAATGAGAGAACAATTACTAGAAGCGTTTGTGTCACACGCAAAAGGACATATTGAAAAACATCGTGCAAATGTAGAAGTATACTTGCACAATCCAGCAGGTATTGGAGAACATTCGGACATTATCGAAGCAATCGAACACGAAGTTAAACAGATTGCAGAATATGATGATATGTTGGAAATGGTAGAAAAATACTTTAAGTCATAATGGGCAGAACATTATTCATAGGCGACAGTCACGCTCACGGATATTACGAAGTTAATGGTAATATATCTGCATGGCAAGACAATAACTATGCTGAAATTTATGCAAAACATCATAATAAAAAAGTTGTAATTTATAGTCAGCCAGGCGGATGTAATCGAAAATACCCTGCCTGGGTAAAATCCGTTCTTAATCGCTATGATGACATCGACGAGGTGTTTATACAATCTACTTACTGGAATAGATTTTTGCTTTCTTGCTCTCGACATTTAGACATCGGGGAAGATACTGGTGTTGACTTATATTTAGATGATGATCAGTTAAAAGACAATTTAGTAGATAGATACACTGATCATCGAGTGACCGAAAATTATATCGAAATGATTGATCAGGTTCGGCCAGAAAATTACGAAGACTTTAAAGGTTTCGAATTTGATGACATGGAAGTTAAAGCAGATTGGAAGCCGTTTCATGAAAAGTATATCTATACTAAATTGTGGCACGAATTAGTTTCGCCTTTGCAATATAAAGATTATTGTTTAGATCTATTAGCCATTGATACTATGTGTTCTAGAAGGAATATAAAATGGTATCAATGGACTATTAATAATAGAGTTTTTGTTCCAAAAAATATTGAAATGTATGGAGAATTTGAAGCAGGTATCAAATCAAAAATATCAGCAGAAGGTTTTTTAAAGCATTCTAAAGGTATAGATATTGAAACAGATCAACATAGACTAGACGGTGAACACTATACTAAAGAAATACATGAATTAATTGCTAAAGATTATTTTAATTACATAAAAAACTTGACAAAAACCTAAATATATCATATAATAAAACAATAAGACATCCACGTCTTTAACTCGGAGAAAAAATGAAAAAATATGAAGAAATCGCACAACGTTGCAAAGCCGCAGACAAACGCTACTGGGCAGGCGATAACATTGCTCGAATAATACAGAGTGGCGAAAAAGAACAACTGATCGACGAAGCCACTGAAGCATTTGAAACAGTGCTTGACGCACTGGTCATTGACAGAGAAACTGATCCCAACAGTCACGGCACAGCTCGCAGACTGGCTAAAATGTACTTCAATGAACTGATGGCTGGACGTTATGATTATCGTCCTGAGGCTACGGCATTTCCTAATGACAGTGAAGACCGCTATGATGGTATGCTAGTAGTGCGTAGCGAACTGCGCAGTGTTTGCAGTCACCACCATCAGCCGGTTGCCGGCGTAGCGTACATTGGTATTATTGCCGCAGACAAACTTATTGGACTTAGCAAGTACACACGTATTGCACAGTGGTGCGCTCGACGTGGCACACTGCAAGAAGAACTTGCAAATGACATTGCACGTGAGATTGCATATGCAACTGGTGCTGAACACTTAGGTGTGTACATTCAAGCAACACACGGTTGTTGCGAAAACAGAGGCATTATGGCACATAGCAGTCTTACACAGACCAGTGTGCTAAAAGGTGCTTTTAAAGATGATGCAGGCACAAAGAAAGAGTTCTTTGACAACATTAAACTACAACAGGAGTTTGCTCCACGATGAATGATTTAGATATTGTTGCTGTATATATGGCAAAAGGATTGATCGTTTGTGCTCTATTACTAGGTGTAGTAGGATTTGTACAGGATTTTATACTATGATGCGTGATGATTTGATGGTGCAACAACAGGTTGAATGCGAGTGGCAACACATGGTAGGTGTGATCTGCCTTAACCAAGTTGATAGGCGTCAGACCAAGCCTGTGCTCACAGAGTTTTTTGAACGGTGGCCTACAGCAGGCTATTTGCTGTATGCAACGGTTGATGAGATTGCCGAAGTGCTGAAGCCATTGGGCATGCAGAATGTTAGGGCTAGACGTATTTGGAAAATGAGTTTACAATATATTAACTGGGACAAAAAGGATGCCAACGATTTATGCGGCATTGGCAAATATGGTTCCGACAGTTATAGAATTTTTTATAAAAACGACATCCCTGGTGATGTTGAAGACAAAGAACTTTTAAGGTATATTGAGGAAGAAGCATGAAGTTTAAAGAATTATATTTCCACACAGTGGCAATTGCTGTAGGCACAAGTTTCTTAGCAAGTGTAGCATTTGCTGATTCTAATAACGTAATGGGTGTTACAGAGGACCACTACAAAACTGTGATTAAACAACGTCCGTATACTGTCGAAGTATGCAAGGATGTTGCCGTGAGTGGTGATAAAACTGCTGACACTATTGTTGGTACAATCATTGGTGGCGTAGTAGGACATCAAATTGACCACAAAGATGGTGCAAAGATTGGCGGAGTGTTAGGTGGCATTATTGGCAACCAAAACTCAGACGCACAAGGTGGCACTAGAACACAATGTCAGCGTGAAACACGCTATGAAGAAGAACAGGTTAGGGTTTACAGTCATTCAACTGTTACTTTTTGGGATAACAATCGTGAATACACAGTAAGATTTAACCGATAAAAGAGGTTGCAGAATGAAGTTTTTAACTAAAATGTTTAAACCTAAAAAAAGAGATAAACAGACTCCGTTAGCAAACATGATAGTTTCGCATATTACGGAAGCTGAACACAAACCTACAGCAGAAAGGAAGAGACAAAGATAATGATTTGGATGGTATTTATTGCATTGTTTGCCGCAGATAATGCTGAATTTTTAGAAATGGTAGAAGAGCGTCAGAACGCAGGACACACTTGGCAGTATGTTGGCAGAACAGAAGTCACCGACAAGTATATTGCACTGCCTGCTGTAGAAGAACGTACAGGTAAAGAAGTGTTCTATTGGGAGATTGTTGATGAAACTACGCTATAGTGAAGCGTTTTATTCAGTGCAAGGTGAAGGCAAGTTCGTAGGAGTACCTAGTGTATTCCTGCGCACATTCGGTTGTAACTTCCGTTGTATGAACTTTGGTGTTGATACTAAGAAGAATCGCACAGAGTTACACGCAGAAGGACAAAGATACAACGCAGAAGTTGCAGATTTAATTGCAAAAGATGTACACAAGACCACAGAAAAGTTTGAAGACTTGCCTATTATCCACACAGGCTGTGACACATATGCTAGTATCTATCCTGAGTTTAAACACTTTAATCGTCAGGCAGAAGTTGACGAAGTAGTTGAACATTTGCTGAGTCTTACTCCAGAGGGCAAGTGGACAATGGATAATGGACAAGATGTACATCTTATCCTCACAGGTGGTGAGCCGTTGTTAGCGTGGCAACGACTTTACGTAGAACTGTTTGAGCATCCACGTATGAAGGATTTAAAAAATGTTACATTTGAAACAAACACTACACAAAAGTTACACGATGATTTCTACGAGTATCTCAACACTCAAGACAGATTTGAAGTTACTTGGAGTTGCTCCCCGAAACTTAGTGTTAGCGGAGAACCTTGGGAAACTGCTATATTGCCTGATGTTGCTAGTCAGTATGATAGTGTTAACGGTAGCGACATGTATCTCAAGTTTGTTGTCGCTAGTGAAGACGACTTTGATGAAGTCACTAGAGCTGTTCAAGCATACCGTGATCGAGGCATTGAGTGTCCAGTATATCTTATGCCGCTTGGCGGACGTTCGGAAGAGTACAGTCTCAATGTTAAAGACGTTGCAGAAGCGTGTATGGAACGGGGCTGGAGATTTACGCCAAGACTCCACATCAGCTTATTCGGAAATGCCTGGGGAACATAGTAGAGGTATGCCAAGTGAATACTACAAAAATGAGCAACACAAACGTGCTATGAAGGCTCCGATTAAAAAACCCGATTTAGATTTAGAACAACGAGCTAGGGAGGCAGGATTATGAGTGAATGGTTTAAACGATTAATTGGTAAGAAAGAGAAAGAACAAACTACTGAAGAAGTAAAGACTTCAGAAGATCTACGTCGCGAAGCACTAGACGCAGAAAAGGCGGCGGCTACTGAAGCAGGCGAACCGTGGGTAGCTGTACTTGACACACAGATTAATCCTGAAAACATTCGTAACGGCTTCTTTGAACTTGATTGGAATAATGAGTTTATTGAACAACTTATGGATGTAGGGTATCAAGGTGAGAGTCAAGAACAAATTGTAGATGCTTGGTTTAAAACAATTGTTGGACAGATGCTAGAGGACGACGGTCTTGACACAGACAGGGGTCGAGGTTACATTAAAACAGATAAACTAGACGACGGCAAGAGTGAGGTATCATGATATTTAAAAAACTATTTGGTTACATTCCATTATTTAAATTTGACAAAAGCACACATAGGCAATATACTATTAAGTATGAAGACTTATGTCAGTGAGGACGAATGAATACTTATATCTTAATAGACACAGCTAACACTTTTTTTAGAGCTCGACATGTTGTGCGTGGCGACATTGATACTAAAGTAGGTATGGCTTTTCATATTACTCTTAACAGTATTAAAAAAGCGTGGACAGACTTTAATGGCACTCATGTTGTGTTTTGTTTAGAAGGTCGTAGTTGGCGTAAAGACTATTACGAACCCTACAAACGCAATCGACAAGTAGCACGAGATGCACTTACACAACGCGAACAAGAAGAAGACGAAATCTTTTGGCAGACATTTGATGAGTTTAAAGACTTTGTAAGTGAAAAAACTAATTGTACTGTACTACAGCACAAACAGTTAGAAGCAGATGATTTGATTGCAGGCTGGGTACAGTCGCACCCTAATGACAATCATGTTATTATTTCAACAGACGGCGACTTTGCACAGCTAGTAGCACCTAATGTAAAACAATACAACGGTGTTAGTAATGTAACTATCACACACGAAGGTTACTTTAACGATGACGGTTCAGAAGTAATTGACAAGAAAACTAAAGAACCTAAGCCTGCACCTGATCCTGCGTTTATGTTGTTTGAAAAGTGTATGCGTGGCGACACTAGTGATAATGTGTTCAGTGCTTATCCTGGTGTACGCAAGAAAGGTACTAAGAATAAAGTTGGTCTTATCGAAGCGTTTGAAGACAAAGGCACAAAAGGTTACAACTGGAATAACATGATGCTGCAGCGTTGGATTGATCACGAAGGTGTCGAACATCGTGTGTTAGATGATTACACACGCAATGTAACACTTTGTGACCTTACAGCACAACCTGATGACATTAGAGAGATAATTAATAACACTATTGCAGAACGTGCAAAACCTAAGGAAGTATCACAAGTAGGATTGCGCCTAATGAAATTTTGTGCTAAACATGACATGCAAAGAATTTCAGATAATATACAGCCTTATGCTGAGGCACTTAATGCAAAATATCCTAAGGAGATATAATGATTAATGCAAAGCCAATTTTAAAAAATAAATTTTGGATTATTGAATCAGACGGAGAACGAATCGGTACGCTCTCGAAAGAAGAAGACAAAAGATACATGTATCATTGTTCATCCGGTACTGAGTATTTTAATGATACAAAGTCTTTTAGATCGTTTATAGGAGATGTTAACTGGGATAAAACTAGTATTTCTGACGACAGCGATCGAGAAAAAAATATTCACGGATTTGCTACTTCTTCTACACCGTATAATGTTATGTATAATGTACAAAAAAAGTTGCCTCTTTTTACAAAGAGCAAAAAATCTAAGAGTTTATACTGTGCAGGATATTATATTATTAAATTTGATAAAGGTTGGGTAAGAAGTTTTTGCCCCAAGTTAGCAACACTTGAGAAATATGACCATAAAGGCCCTTTCAAGACAGACTTTACTATGCGTCAGGAGTTGAGCAATGCAAACAAACGAACCGATTAATACTATTCCAATTCAACAATTTATACAAATTGTAAAAACAGCCGACTCTAGCAATCAAAAAGAAGTTAAACTTCCTTTATCACAGGCAAAAGCACTTGTGTATGCACTGTCTACAGTAATGGCAAATCAGCAAGGACGTCTAGAAAAATTAATTGTTGATAACAAATCCAATAGTGAAGAAGTGGTCACTATTAGCATGGACGGCGGCTCTGGGTGGAAATAACTTAGCAGTTTTTAGCTAAAAAAGATAAATATATACGTAGTTAACTTAAAGGAATTACGTATATGAGTCGTCCAAAACCAACGATTATTTTAGAAAATATCGACAAATCAACATACAAATCAGAGCAAGTATTACTAGCAGATGCAATATGGGCTGTATTCTATCAAGGAAAGCCTTTTAATTTAAAAACATCTAACGCTCTTACAAACTATCCCGGACCTAAATATAAAAAAGTAAGTTTTAGTAATCCAGGACATGCTCACAACTTAGCAAAAAAATTAAACGAAACATTTAAGTCAGATGAATTTGCTGTGTACAAATTAACTGACGGGGAAGTTGTGAGAGAAGAATGAACTGGAAAGAGACCTATACCAAGATCTTTCTTAAACAATCAAACATTGCTGTTAGTAACTCTACACTAAAACAATACTTGCCAGTATGGTGGCAAAATACTAGAGAAAAATCCGAAGGCGGTCTTAGGTTAACTGATCAAGGATTTGAATTTATCACAGATAATTTGGACTTACAAACCTACGAAGTTCCTTTTCCTAAAGATTTTAAGATGACTACACAGACTATTATTTTTTTAGATAAATTTATTACATGCCCTTACTATTTGACCAATCACAGTATCTTTGTAACAGATGAAAAAAAGGCAATGGAATTACATTTGTTTAGTGGCGATTTACGCAAGTATGGACTTAACAAAGCTATTGCAAGACATGAAGAAGATGAAGAAGAATAAATTTTCGCACAAAGAGGTTGACTTTTTATACTGTGGTGCTATACTGTATTCATAGTTAGAAATAACTTTCATTAGCAAACTACAAGGAATACATAATGGAAAATATTGCACTACGTACTGTAAGTCCTAATAATGCAAAAAAGAGTATTGTCCGAGCTTTTAAAAAGAAGCGTCCGCTGTTTCTTTGGGGTGCTCCGGGTATTGGTAAGTCTGAAATTGTTGATCAGATTACAAAAAGTCTTGAAAACAGTTTGTTAATTGATATTCGTTTGAGTTTATGGGAGCCTACAGACATTAAAGGTATTCCTTACTTTGATAGCAACTCAAGTACTATGGTTTGGGCTGCGCCAAGTGAACTGCCTAGTGCAGAAATGGCTGCTAAGTACGACAACATTGTATTGTTCTTAGACGAAATGAACTCAGCGGCTCCTGCTGTACAGGCGGCGGCATATCAGCTTATTCTTAATCGCAAAGTTGGTACATACGAGTTACCAGACAATGTGCTTATTGTTGCCGCAGGTAACAGAGAAGCTGACAAAGGTGTTACATATCGTATGCCTGCTCCGTTGGCTAATCGCTTTGTACACTTGGAAATGGAAGTTAGTTTCGATGATTGGTTTGAATGGGCTGTTAAAAACAGTATTCACAAAGATGTTGTAGGTTTTCTTCAGTTTAGTAAGAAAGACTTGTATGATTTTGATCCTAAGAGTCCAAGTCGTAGCTTTGCAACGCCTCGTTCGTGGTCTTTTGTATCAGAGTTGTTAGAGGACGACGATGACGAAAGTACTACAACTGATCTTGTTAGCGGTGCTGTTGGCGAAGGACTTGCTGTTAAGTTCATGGCACATCGAAAAGTTGCTAGCAAACTCCCTAATCCAACAGATATTTTAAACGGCAAAGTCAAAGATATTAAGACTAAAGAAATTAGTGCATTGTACTCGTTGACAGTATCGCTATGCTACGAGTTAAAAGATGCTTGTGATAAAGATGACAAGAAGTTTGATAACAAAGTAAATAACTTCTTGCGTTTTGCTATGGACAATTTTGATACAGAGCTTGTAGTGATGGGCATTAAACTTGCTCTTACGCAATACTCATTGCCTATTGATCCGGACTCCATTGAATGTTTTGATGAATTCCACGAGCGGTTTGGCAAGTATATCCAAGCAGCACAAAGTGCATAACTAAGGGGCATAATGCCCCTTAATCTCTTGACTTACTCTGTAAATACTGTTATAGTTATACTATAGAAATTAACAAATAAGGTGCAATATGGCGGCTAAAGATACAGCAAGTAAACTTAAAAACTGGACACCCGACCCGGATATCACGCAAGAAGAATTAGAAAAAATGCGTGTAGAAGTATACGATCGTATTATTATTGCACGAGTCGGCTTGCTACTACGTCATCCATTCTTTGGTAATATGGCAACACGATTGCGTGTACTAGCGGCTGATGACTGGCTTCCGACAGCCGCTGTAGACGGACGTAACTTATATTATAACACACAATTCTTTAATGCAATGTCAAACAAGGAGATCGAGTTTGTTGTTGCACACGAAATTCTACACATGGTGTTTGATCACTTAGGGCGACGTGAAGAACGTAATCCCATGCTGTATAATATTGCAGCTGACTATATTGTAAACAATACTCTAGTACGTGATCGCATCGGCGAAACTCCTAAGATTGTAGACTGTTTCCAAGACTTTAAATACGACGGCTGGAGTTCGGAAGAAGTGTATGATGACTTATTCGAGCAAGCTGAAAAAAACGGCGAAGAGTTCTTAGAAAAGTTAGGCGAAATGCTAGATGAACACCTTGACGGTGAAGGCGAAGACGACAATGACAGTGAAGGTGATGCAGAAGGCGAAGACAGTAACGGCAACGATGTAAGCAAGCGTAGGCCTAAGTTCTCTGAAGAAGAAATGAAGCAGATCAAAGACGAGATCAAAGAGAACATGCTTAGTGCAGCGCAAAGTGCCGGAGCAGGAAATATTCCAGGCGAAGTTGCTAGGATGATTAAAGAGCTTACAGAGCCTAAGATGAACTGGCGTGAACTGTTACGTCAACAAATCCAGAGCACTATTCGAAACGACTTTACGTTTCAACGTCCGTCACGTAAAGGTTGGCATACTGGTGCAGTACTACCTGGTATGAATTTCTCAGAGACAATTGATATTGCTGTATCTCTTGATATGAGCGGGTCAATTGGTAATGATCAAGCTCAGGACTTTCTTAGCGAAATCAAAGGTATTATGGAAGAGTATAAAGACTACAATATTAAATTGTGGTGTTTTGACACTAAGGTATATAATGAGCAAGACTTTAGTGCAGACGGAGGAGATGACTTGCTAGACTACGAAATTGTAGGTGGCGGTGGTACTGACTTTATGTGTAACTGGGATTACATGAAAGAAAATAACATTGTTCCTAAGAAGTTTATTATGTTTACAGATGGTTATGCTTGGAACAGCTGGGGCGACGAGGACTACTGTGATACAGTATTTGTTATTCACTCTCACCACGACAAGAACATTCAGGCACCATTTGGACAAACGGCACTGTACGACGAACATGTCAATTAAGTCTGCTACTACACCAGAAAATTTATTTAAGATAAGGAGGCTTTCTCATCAGCCTCCCCACCTTGAAACTATTGACTTAGCTTACACATATAATATAGAAAAAGCATTAGAAAAATGGATAGAAGCTAATCTTAAAAAAAGATATTTTCTTAGTAAAAGCGTAGGAGTTACTAGCGAAAATAAAATAGATAACATTGTAAGAGTCGGATTTGAAGATCCAAAAGAGCTTTCCTATTTCGTTCTTGCATGTCCTTTCCTAAAATATAAATAAATATTAAGTACATATATAACTAGAAGGAGTATTAATATGTCTACAGAAACAGCAACTCAGGAAGCAGAAACAACTCAAACAGCAGTTGAGCTTACTGTACAAGATCTTGGTGTATTAAGATCTATTATTGATGTTGCATCTCAGCGGGGTGCATTCAAAGCTAATGAGCTAGAAGCAGTTGGTAAAACGTTTAACAAACTTGATACTTTCTTGCAGACTGTACAAAAAGCGGAAGAAGAAGCTAAGGCCCAAGCCGACGAGGCACAAGGAGACAAGTAATGAGCGAAATTAAACATGTAGGAAGACTTAAAGCAAATCAACGTAAAGTTATTGTTGCTTACCGAGTTATCCCCGGTGAAAATCCTCCAACTAACGCACTTGTAATTGACACAGCTAGTTTATCAGATTCTGATCATGATACCGTAATTAGAACTGTTGAAAGCAATGCAGGACAGAGTGCATTTGAGTTTGTAGAAGTGATGTCACGCTCACAATTAAGTGATGGCGCTAATATGCTTGCACGTTTCCATGCAACTGGAAAGTTACAAAAGATTCCAATGAGTCAAATCGAAATGACTCCTAACACAACAACTAGTATCGGTCTTGATGAACTTAATAAAATTATTGCAGACCAGCGTGGTGTAACAATAGCCGACTTAGCACTTAAGGATCCTAACGAACTTCCCGAAGGTACTACTATTCAAGAAGCGGGATCTGTTAATGAGATGCCTAGCAAACCCTCTCCTGTAGTGGCAGAATCGCAAGCTGCAAACTTACAAGCGCCGACAGACGGAGTTCTTTCAGACGACGACTTAGCTGCAAGTTATAGATCACAAGCTGACAGATTGTTTAAAGAAGCACAAGCGTTAAGAAAGCAGGCAGAAGAATTAGTCCCTACAAAAAAGAAAGTCAAAAGTGAATAAAAGACTTCCTGAGGATGTAATTAAACATTGGCCCGAAGTCTTTAAAGACATTGATATACACACTATTCCCATTAACTATCTTAGTACGATTCGAATAGAATTTAAAGAAGGTACTGTATGGGAAATAGATTGTAATGCCAAAAAAGAAACAGGTGCAAATCTTGACGAAACTGTAGCTGGGTTATTTGATGAGTATGGAGATGAAATTCTCCATGTTGATTTTCGTTTGAATACGCAGAAAGTTAAAAAAGATGTTATTAAAAAAACTAGAGCCTTTTTAAAAAATCCTACTAAAAAAAGAAGATGATATTTCTGATTATGGCATAAATACATATAACAACGATTTAGGAGCATTAAATGGGTACGTTAAGAATTAAACGAGGAACTAAGACTGCATTACAAGACAGTCCGGGATTTACTCCTGCAGAAGGTGAACTCGTTTACACTACGGATTCTAAAGAAGTTTTTGTAGGCGATGGAGCAACAGTAGGCGGTGTTCCAGTTTCAGTATCTACGCAAGATTTAGAAGATTTAGGCAATGTGCAAGCATTAGCACCGCAGAAAGATCAAATCCTTGTTTATAATGGTTCAAATTGGGCTCCTACTGACAATCCTGCACTAGACTTACGTGGTAATATTTACGCTGACGATTCTACATTGTTAGTAGATGCAATCAATGGACAAATACTTGGGCCTGTTAATACTACGTCAGTTATAAGTTCTGGTAATATTGTAGGCGACTTAATAGGTGATGTAACTGGTAGTGTTACTGGTAGCGTAATCGGTAATACGACAGGATCTCACTTTGGAAATGTTGTCGGTGATATTGAAGGTAGTGTGTTTGCTGATGATTCTAGTCTTTTATTAGATGCTATTAACGGTACATTGCATGCTCCTAATATGAGTGGAAGTAAAACACTCTACAGCGAGGATGGTAATAGAGCTATAGTAGAACTTGTGTATGACAACATGGGCGACTTAGATCAGTCATATGGGGAAGTTATTTTTTCTGGTAGAACAACTACTGGTCTAAAAGGACAAGGATTAAAACTTGTCGGTGGTAGATATGGTTTGTTTATACAAAACGACTTTGCTACTGGAAATCCAGGTAACTGGGTACAAGAAACTACTACTACAATTACATACGAAGGTATTGCTTATGGTACATACTTTCCTCAAAATGAACTAGACATTAGAGGAAACGGTTCTTTTACAGGATTTGTACAGTTTGGTAGCTTAACTACTACTGAAAGAGATGCATTAACTGCTGCCAATGGCATGGTTATCTATAATACAACTGACAATAAATTCCAAGGCTACGAAAACGGCGCTTGGGTCAACTTAGTTGCTTAATCTCTATTAATAAAAGTTGTGCTAACAGATGCTGGATTAAAATATTCTTGTATTAAATCCAGCACTGTATGAGTATCATAAGGTTTACAACTAAAAACATCAATATAAAAGTTTCCATTAAGTTCGACGAAATGTCCTGTAATGTTTGACGTTTCAATCATTTGACAAAAACTAATACCGGCTTTATCAGGATCATGTGTAGCAAAGCGTTCAATCATTAAATCACCGTATGCTACCATGTCAATTCCTTTTACTAATTTCCTAACAAAAGTAGATACATTTTCTTTGCTAGTAATACTAGGAATGTCGCCTTGCTTACAGTCCACTAATAAATGATAGCCCCATGCCATAATATATGTCCTTTCTAATATAAGTGTATATATACTTATAATAGTGTTATAGCCAAGGAACTTACTAATGAAATTTTATATCACAGGAACAAGACGAGGTCTAGGAAAAGTTCTTGAAGAAAAATACGGCAATTGCGAATCGTTAGACGAATGCGATGTGTTTATTAACTGTAAGCATGACGAATTTTCTCAAGTAAAATTACTCTACAAAGCAATAGAAAAAAACAAAAAAGTAATTAATATAGGAAGTTCAGCAAGTGACTGGATTTATCATCCAGGAAAAAAAACATATAGATATGGCGTAGAAAAGAAAGCTCTGCGTGATGCAAACAGCCAACTTTTTGATAATTATTACGATACTACATGTTTAAATTTTGGTTTTTTTGATACCGAACGAGTAGCAGACATTGACACTCCTAAAATGGATTTAGAATATGTAGTAGGTATAATTGAATGGGTATTGGACCAGCCGTATAGAGTAAAAGAATTAACTGTATGTCCGAAGGGAAAAGGTACGTGAATAAATTTATAAAAACAGGCAAAAAATATGATGTTGAAAAGATTATTAGTGAATTAGAAAGTATTAACTACGCTATAAATTCTAACAATAATCTACAAACATGGAGAGGTGATTTTGATGTGTTTGATCCTATAAACAAAGAAAGAACTGCTAAAACACATTTTGAAGAAACAGATATTACCGAATGTTACTACGATATACCATATATTAATAGTATTATTAAAGAAAATAATTTATATAGAACTAGAGTAATGACACTGCGCTCTAAAGAATGTTATTCATATCACACAGATCCAACCCCGCGAATGCATATTCCTGTAACTACAAATAATAATTGTATGTTTATAGTAGACGAAGAAATATTAAGAATGGAATCAGTAGGTCATTTATATTGGTTAGATACTAGATTAAAGCACCTAGCATTAAACGGAAGTTTTGAGGATCGAATTCATATTGTTGCCTGTGTTTAAAAATTAAAATTATACGATAACATAACTTTAATAGGTTCATTATCGGGCTTATTACTATTAAGCTGATCAATTCCGTGTATACAGTCACTAGGAAATATAATAATTCGTCCGTCTTTACAATCAAAGTCTGTAACATTTTTGCCCCATTCATTATGTAAATCTTCTGGGTAAGGTGTATTTCTATAGATGTCATGAATAAATCGTAATTTACAATCTGTAACATCTTTAATATAATATGCTCCTGAAAAGAAACTATCACGGTGTGTATGCATAGGTAGATTATCTTTATTTTTATATATTGCAAACCAGCTGTTAACAATTCTAAGACGCTGAGCCTGTTCTTGTGTGTAACTCATTTCTAACATCATATTTCTTGCGGCTGTTAACATTAAGTTAGTAACTTCTTTAAATTCAGGCTCCGTATGAACATTTATTTTGTTAGAACGAGAAAATTTAAAAATATCAGGATTAAATTCATCTGGATAATCTGACAATGGTTGACACTTGTCGTAGCATGCTTGTTCTAGCATATCTAATTTATCTTGCGGCAATGTATTGTCTTGTATCCAAATTGGTACTTTATAAAGTGTGTTTATCATATTGTTTAATCCTTTATTAAATATGTATCAATCATTCCATATTTCTTCTGTATCTTTGAGTTTGTATTCTTCACTAAGATCTATTCCAGTAATACGCTTGTATTCTCTTATGAGATGTTTAGGAGTATCTAAAGTAAGTTCATAACCTAAGCGATGTGCCTCGTCTCGATATCTAAACCAGCGTTCGATTCGAACTTTCATAGTGTTGTCTTTATATACCCAGTTACCTAAATCGTCATACTCTAGTCCGTTTCCGGTAAATTTATGATGTAGAGGAGTGTCTGGTAAAATATTCGTTGCCATCACACTAGGTTTTAGAATAGTACCATTGTCATTATATTTTTTATACCTAGTCCAAAATTTAATATTTTCCTCAAAATCTTCTGCTGTCTCTGTTGGATATCCTACCATAAGCAACGGTATACATCTAATTTTGTTTTTGCTTGCTTGTTCAAATGTATATTCTATATCTTCTTCTCTAACACCCTTTTTCATTTCGTTGCGTGTTTTATAACTTCCACTTTCGATACCCACTAAGAGTTGTTTGAAACCTGCTCTGCCCATCTTTTTCCATAGCTCACTATTAATTAAATCTTTACCACGAGCAATCCATTGTCCTTTTATAGTAGGCTTAATACCTAAAGAAATAATAGCGTCTACCATTTCTTCTAGATTCTTTACATTACCATTGAGTAAACTGTCAGTAAAATAATAGTGAGTTACTCCTGTAGTATCCATATAATGTTTTATTTCTTTAGCAATAGTTTCACCTGTTTTGCTAACAAACTTTGGCCATATTGATCCTACATTACAAAAAGTGCATCGCTTAATACACCCCCGAGTGCCTGTAATATACAACCATTTACACCCTGTTGGCTCTTTGTGAGGTTCCCACCAAGTGCTGCTATATTTTGATAAATCAAAATCACTATAGTCAGGAAACGGTAATGTATTCATATCTCCAATCTGTTCAGCAGGATTGCCATTTATTCCAGGATAATATTTGTTGCCTCTAAGATATTCTAAAAAACTAACTTCGCCTTCGCCTGTAATGTATGCATCAATTTTTTTTGCTTCTAGCATCTTTGGACCATATGCTGGCTGTGTTCCCGGTCCCCCTAATACTACACGGGTATCTGGACAATATAATTCTAGTGTTTGCAAAAACTTATTACAGATACGTTCGGTCCACATGCTTAATACTGTAACACCAATTACTTTAGGATTTAGGTCTTGTAGTTTTTTACACCAGCTGTGAACTATAGGTTCTAATATAGTAGTCCATGCTTCGTCAAATAAATCGTCTTGCATAAATGTTTGATCATTATAAATCCACCATTCAGGAACTTGTGTTCGCAATTGATGATATAGTTCGATATTAAAGTCAACGCAATGTACAGAGTACCCATCTGCTTCGCATATACTTTTAAGAGCAGCCGGGCCAATTAAGGGTGCTCTAATTTCCATTTTAGGTAAAGTAACTAAAACTACATCAGTCATAGATCAATCCTTACAAAACAGTTAGGACCAAACTCTACGCCTTCGTCAAAAAAATCGCTTGTTTGCTCAAAGCCTACATTAGTATATGCTGATAGAGCACTTTGTCTTGGCATACTCCATGCATAAGAATATTCATTCTCTCGAGCATAATCAATTACAGCATTTAGCAACATTGCCCCAACACCTTTTTCTCTATATGCCGGATCAACCCAAATACCTCTACTACGAAATCCTCCGTGTAGTGTAGGAAAGCCGCTGTTTACACCTACTATAGTTTTATTATCGTACACGGCAAAAAATACAGGTGTTTGATTATTAATATCTTTATCTCTTCCACCTAGATAACAAATATTATTTGTAGGTTTAATAGGATCTTTGCGATTAGGCCAAAGATTGTTTTCCCACGCAGGTAACACTGTTTCAAAATCTACTTGTTTAATAATCATAGTTTAGGCCAAATTCTATGTAATAGGTCTTCTACTGATTGTAGAAATACGCCATGTCCGGGTATTGTATTTTCTAAATGTATTTTATATTCATTGTTTAAGTTATCTACTAACTCAAAGCCAGTTCTTTTTTCTCTTTCGACCATATCGTAATATTTAGAATAAACCAGATGTTTGACTTGTGCAATATCTCTTAACCCTGCTAACTTAGGAGCAATAAACATATTACTTACTTCTTTTTCTAGCATAAAACTTAGTAGAAGTTCCGGAGTATATACGTAAAATCCCGGAGCCATGTTTCTATTTCTCCACTGAGCATATCTAAATACGCTGTCTTCTTTTTTTTGAATTTGAAGATACCATCTAGAATCTTTACGTTTAAAGATTGGATCACCGTGGCCTGCAACTATAAATCCATCTAGTTGATCCCATAACCACATATGCACCGGAAACTGTGGACTAATACAATTAGTTGCAACAGCATATGTTTCTAGATCATTTTTATAAAACTCTTCTAAATCAATTTCAAATTCGTGTAGCTTGATACCCATACGTTTACAAAAATTTCTACTGTGCTGTAGATCGTAATCGTTAGATCCGTCTTTCATAACAATTGTGGCAACTCTAAATTGGATGCCTGCTTCAAGAAACACTTGAATAATAAACTCACTGTCTATACCGCCGCTGTAACTAATCCATATATTATTAGATTCTTTTGCTATTAACTTAGCAGCTCGTAATGCTTCAGATTTAAAATCCATAGGCATGTTCTCACAACGACCTAATTTTACAATATAATCTGTTGTTTTGCGAACGCTAAGATGGTGATTATGTGTTACTTTATATGACATTGTATATTATATATGCTCGATAAAACAGTTGACTACTAGAGCTGATTGTAGTATTATTATTAGTATGTCAGAAGTAAATATCTAAGTTATATACGTAGATAATTACTATAGTAAGACTTACAGGAGATGAAATGAAATATACCTTTATGACAGTTCTAGCACTTGTTGCAAGTTCAGCATATGCTGACAGTACTGTAAATATTGTAAATTATGGCGGTGCATGGGGCGAAGCACAACAAAGAGCAGCAATTGATCCGTTTATTGAGCAGAATCCAGATGTAACTGTAAACGTTATCAAAAATGCACACTCTGCACTAGCAGCATTGCGTACACAAATTGAAACAGGAAACATTACATATGATGTAATTGATATTCCTCAGGAAGCACTTGCTATTGCATGCGAAGACGGTTTAGTAGAAAACTTTAATCACGACGATGTGTTGCTGCCTGCACCAGACGGTACACTACCTAGTGAGGACTTTCTTCCTGGTATGCTAAAAGATTGTGTGGCACCACAGGCAGTATACAGTATTCAGTTTGGATACGATCCAGAAACATACGCTAACAACGCACCACAAACAATTTACGATGTATTTGATGTTGAACAGTTTCCAGGAAAGCGAGGATTACAACGCCGTCCTTACAATAACTTAGAATGGGCACTGATTGCCGATGGAGTGGATCGAAACATTGTACGTGATGTACTAGCAACTGACGAAGGACTCGATCGTGCATTTGCTAAGTTAGATACTATTAAAGATCATATTGTATGGTGGGACAAAGCAGCCGCTGGTATTCAACAATTGAGTGCAGGACAAGTACAAATTTTAGCAAGCTATAATGGACGTTTTTGGAAAGCCAAGAACGTAGACGGACAAAGCATTGAGCAAATTTGGGATGCACAAATTTATACAGTTTCTCCTTGGGTAGTAGCAAAAGGACAAATGACTCCTGAAGTAAAGGCGTTTTTGCAACATGCTACTAGTACAGAAACACTAGCACTAATTAGTCGTATTATTCCTTACTCGCCTACACGTAAGAGTTCAATTGATTTAAATTCAGGCAACTGGACTTCGGTAGACACTGGATCAGACATGGAAGCCGAAATGGTTACTAACCCTAATAACTATACTGGTAGCATTCCACGTGACGGCGCATGGTGGGCTGACAATGGCGAACGCATCAATGAACGCTGGGAAGCCTGGCTCTTAGACTAATGCTAGAAATAAAGAACATTAGCAAAACATTTCGAGATAAAGTTCTCGATGATGTAACTTTTAATGTTTCTTCTGGATCGAATGTCGCTGTTCTAGGACCTAGTGGCAGCGGCAAAAGTACCCTACTTAATTGCATTACAGGGTTTGAAACACCAGACTGTGGACAAGTAATAGTTAACGGTTTGGATATTACTAGCCTAAGTAGTAATAAAAGACCACTAGGAATGGTGTTTCAAAACTTTAGTTTATTTCCTAATATGACTGCTTATGAAAATATAGCATATCCATTGAGAGTAAAAGGCAAGAATACATCCGCTGTATCTAATATTTTAAATGTTATAGGAATGGAAGAACATGCTGATAAATATCCTAAACAATTAAGCGGTGGGCAACAACAGCGAGTTGCAATTGCAAGGGCATTAGTATATAATCCAGATGTTATACTAATGGACGAACCTTTAGCATCGCTAGACTTAAAGCTAAGAATTAAATTACAAAAAGATATTAAACAGCTACTTAAAAATACAACAGTAGTGTACGTCACACACGACTTCACTGAAGCATTTAATATGTGCGACACTATTGTTATTATGAATCAAGGAAAAGTAGAGCAAGTAGGCAGTCCTACAGAAATTCTTGATAATCCTAGGAGTGATTTTGTAAATGAATTTGTTTGCGAAACATGGAAAGATTATACCGCTAGTATTTTTTCTAGCAGTGTTCTTTCTCCTTCCACTAGGTGAAATTCTTAAAAATAGTGTTTACAACACAACTGTTGAACGTTATCTTCCAAACATAACCGACTACGTAGTTAACGGCGGAGACCGGACTGAAGCTATAAAAAGTGACTTAGCCCGTGAGGACAGTCGTAGATCTATCACCTACCTTAATCATCACTATCACAAAACACGAAGTATGTTTAGAAAAGGTTTAGAACACCCTGGATGGCAAGACCCTGCATTTTGGAGTGTAATAGAACAAGAAGTAAAGCCTTATACATTTGCTAATTTTAAACGTGCATTTAACGACTTATACTTAAAAGTTATAGGAAGGACATATCTTCTTAGTGCAATTATTACAGCCATTTGCTTAGTAGTAGCGTATCCTCTTGCATATTATCTTACTAAACTAAAAGGCAAAGCAGCTAAGATTGCACTATTTGTTGTGTTGATTCCGCTGTTTAGTAGCTTCTTAAGTCGTACAGTTAGTTGGATATTATTGTTACAACCTTTCGATCTTATGAATACAATTACAGCAATTTATATAGGCAGTGTATATATCGCACTGCCACTAAGTGTATTACCTATATATCTTGCTATGAAAAATGTTAATAACGATTTAATTAAAGTAAGTACAATTTCAGGTGCTAATAAATTTCAAACATTTAGATATGTGTATTTGCCGCAAACAATCAAAGGTATTGCAAACAGCACCATACTAACATTTATGAGTGTTACTGGATACTATATTACTCCAAGTCTGTTAGGTGGAAGTAAAGGCCTGTTTGTTACAGAACAAATAATTAGACAAGTTCAATATACATTAAACTGGGGCCTAGCAAGTGCGCTAACAGTTATTATGCTATCAACTAGTTTAATGTTGTTTTATGTTTATTATCGTATTAACTTTAAAGGAGACGCCCGTGCTTAGATTATTTGCTTATGGCATGTTCTTATATTTGTTAATGCCTATGTTGGTTATTATTTTGTTTAGCGTTGACGGTGGAAACTATTTTAAAATTTCTGATTTTGAGTTCAGCTTGAAATGGTATAACCAATTATTTACAGATCCTATGTGGTATAAAAGTATTGTAACTAGTTTTCAAGTAGGAGCATATACTGTTATTAGTTGTATACTACTATCTGTTCCTGCGGCGTTGTGGTTGAACCAATATAGAAACGGAATAGTTCTAAGTGTAATAATCAGTCCTATTGTAATACCGAGTATCATTATTGGCCTTGGCTGGATTTTCTTTTTTAATGATATAGGGTTTACTAACAGTTTTATCAATCTTATTATAGCACATACTGTTTTATGTGTTCCTTATGTAATTTTAATGACGCTAAGTAGTCTAAATAACTATGATGAAAATATTGCAAAAAGTGCTAGACTATGCGGTGCAAATAGTTTTCAAATATTAAAAGATATACAACTTCCAGTTATGTTGCCCGGATTGCTTGCAGGATGTTCTCTTGCGTTTATTACTAGTTTTGACGAGTTTATTGTAGCGTTGTTGTTATTAGATCATAGTACTCAAACTCTTCCAATTATTATGTGGAGTTATGTTACTGACATCATTAGTCCAAGTGTCTTATCAGTAAGTGTGATAACTACTATAGTATATGCTGTTCTCATATACTTAGGAAGGGTAAATCGAACTTATGAATAAAGATATTGTTTTTATTAGTATTCCAAAATTTGAAGTACAAAGCCCTCTTATTGGGCCAGCAGCACTAAAGGCAGTTGTCGAAGAACATGGTTATACTAGTAAATGTATTGACTTTAATGTAGAATTTTGGAATATTGTAAAAGACGAATATGCTCATCTTTGGCTAGACAACGACCAAACACTAATTAACAAGAAATATTTTGAAAAAGTTAAACATATATTTGTTCCGTTAGTAGAACAGGCTGTAGAGAAAATTGCAGGTTATAATCCAAAGTTTGTTGGTATAACATTATTAAGTCATTGGCAACTTGTAATGTGTGACTTGTTCTTAGACGAAATACTTATTAGATTGCCCGAAGTTAAAGTTATATTAGGAGGACCGGGTGCATCACCTGATTACGGGCCTACTAATCTTAAACAAGATAGAATTTATGCATATGTGGAAGCAGAAGGAGAAAATCCTATACTACATCTGCTTAACGGAAATACAGACTATCCAGGAATAAACGGAAAGTTTCCTATACAGATGAAAGAGTTAGATTCACTTCCGTTTGCTGATTATACAGATTATGACTTGTCACAATATAGTCATTTGTTTAGAGATCCATTTGAAGATCCAAAAGGAACAGATCTGTTATACTTAACTGGAAGTAGAGGGTGTATTAGACGTTGTAAGTTTTGTGATGTAGGCAAACGCTGGCCATCTTTTACTAGTAAAAGCGGAGTAACTATTGCAAAAGAAATTATACATCAAGTTAAGACGCATCCAGGAATAAAAGAGTTTTATTTTACAGATAGTTTACTAAACGGTAATATTCCCCAAATGGATGCAATGATGGACACACTCATTGAAGAAAATTTAGATGGTGTAAAATGGGGAGGACAATTTATTGTGAGACCTCCTAATTCGCAAGGTCCAGAAATATACGAAAAGTTATCAAAGAGCGGATGTACTAGAATGCTGTTAGGTATCGAGAGCGGCAGTCAAAAAGTTCTTAATGCAATGAAAAAGGGTGCTAGAGCTGTTGATATTGACTACACTTTGGAACAATGTTCTAAAAACGGCATCGATACTGTAATGATGATGCTAATTGGATACCCGGGCGAAGGCGAGGAAGAATTTCAAGAAACTATGGACATGTTTACTCGAAATGCCAAGTATGCAAAAGATGGAACAGTTTTTCAAGTCAGTCTCGGAGCAACTATGCGAATCTATCCAGGCACGCCGCTATTCGATCAGTTTCAAGAAATGGGTGTAGACTATGACGATGTAGGAGCATGGGAAATCGGTGATAACACACAAAAAGTAAGAATTGAAAGATGGTTTAGATTACGCAATCATTGCAGAGATTTAGGTTACAAATTTGCGTTAGACTCACCAACATTTCTAGTAGAACGATATAAAAAAATTACAGGCAAAGATATAAGAGATATTTATGGCGGATAAAGTAGCATTACACATTGGTGTTTTTGATGATAGTTATCTTTATATGCGAGAAGCACAAGCACTTGGATATAAAATAGTAGCAACACATCCTATGGATATTACTAGCAAATACTATTACGACACAGTAAAAGACATGATAGACGAATTTCATATTATAAGTTATATGGATATCGATGCATTAGTAAATCTTGCAAAAACTAGTGGCGCTAGTATGACTGTTACACACCCATGTACTAACGATGCTAGCATGGCTATGGCATGTGTAAACACTCGTATGGGATTTAAGGGCATTGGAGAAGTTGCTGCAACACACTGTGCAAGTAAAGAAGCATGGCATAAATTATTAGAAAATCAAAATTTGCCTAGACCAGACTGGTCCTATCGATATGACGAAATTAAAGACTTATCAACATTGGAGTATCCCTGTATTGTAAAACCTAACTACGGGGCAGGAAGCAACGGAATTAAACAAATACATAATGCAGCTGAATTAAAATCATTCATGGATGATCAAGATCGTTCAAATGGATGGAATTTAGATAAGAAATATGATTATTATCTAGTTCAACAATATACAGATGCTGATTATTTTAGTGGTGTAAACTGTTATGTACAAGACGGTATAATTAAACCTTACACACATTATGCTAGAGATCAAAAAAGCAAATTAGAGCAAGAAAGATTACCTTATTTCTATTACGAAGAAGCATTGTTCCCTAGTGATCCAAAATTCTTAACAGACGAAGTACTATCAATTTTACAACAACTAACAGATGTTCTCGAAATCAAAAACGGTGCTCTACGAACAGAATTTTTTTACGATAAAGATTTAAATGTAATTAACGTAATTGAAACTAATTTGCGTCCTGGTAGTAGTCATACTGCAACAAGTTTTCATAAAATATACGGTTATAATGTAACTCGAGAATTAGTTAAGCTAAATTCGAAAGACTATATTTCAGACTTTACGCAAAAACATGATACGCAGTTTAATTATTCTTTAGGAAAACAATTTAGATTTGCACCCGGAACAATTGAAAGTATCGACTGGCCTGAGGCAGATGAAAGTGTACATCATTTTAGTAGCACACTAACTTCTAAGAGTGTAATACCAGACAATTGGAATGCAAGTATAGGGCATCAAAACGGACAATTAATTCTACTAGGCAAAACTGTAGAAGAAATTTATCAAAAATTAGATCAGTTTACAAGAAGTATACGAATTAAATACCGTTAATTTTTCCGACTAGTATATAACGTGTGCCTCTGGTATCCTCTACTTCTTCTTCATACAATACTTCTGCACGTTCGGGCAATTGTTCTTTAAATTCATCTAAACTGTTTACACAATTTATGTGTCCTTCGATGTTGAACATATCATTACTTGTGAAGACAAAATGGGTTTGGTCAGGCCAGTATAAAAATTCCTTCATCGACGGCATATGTTCGCACGACGTGTTTATAAAAAGATTAGCCGTGTGATATCTTTTGAGATCTAAATCAAATACGTTGCCTGCAATATAATCTATATTGGTATAATCTTTGAAGAATCTATTTTTTGCAGTTTGTAAAACTCGTTTGTCAATATCAATACAACTAATTTTTTTTACTTTATCAACTAATCCAGGAATTAAAATACTTCCGTACCAAGATCCAAAAATAATTACTTCTGAATCTTTATCTAGTATATTTAATCTATTAGCATATTCTAAAACTTTGCGTTTAGCAATAAACTGATTGTCACTGAATGAATCAATAATATCGTCAGCATATTCTGAATTTTGTTTAATTTCTTTTAGTACATTTCTAAAAATAATTTCGTCTATCATTTTTCAATCACTTTATCATTAATAACAAGAATATCCAAAGAAGTTTTGTTATAAGTTTCATATGCTTCGTGCGGAGTTTCTACAATAGGTTCTTGACAGTTAAAACTTGTGTTAAGTAACATAGGAACTCCTGTAATTTTATAAAATTCGTTAATTAAATCATAAAATTTTTGATTCTGTGTTTTATTAACAGTTTGAATCCTTGCTGTACTGTCTACGTGAGTTACGCCCGGTATGATGTTACCTTTAACTTTTACAATCCTGCTCATATAAGGCGATGGCTGATTAGTATCAAAATATTCTGTATAATGTTCTTCTAGTACGCTAGGAGCAAACGGTCTAAAGTCTTCACGTAGTTTAATCTTACTGTTAATAATATCTTTAATATCGGGATTGCGTGGATCTGCAAGTATACTACGATTGCCTAGTGCTCTATTACCACTTTCACTCTTTCCTTGGAACCATCCTACTATTTTGCCATCTGCTATTTGTTGTGCCAGTTTAGGGATATTCAAATCTTCAAATGTATCTGGTAGTGTGTACTTATGTTCAACACCAGAGTATACACAAGGAATGTGTACATTTCCGTTTACTACATATTCGGCATGCATGTAAGTACCTATTGCCTGACCTTCGTCACCAACAGCAGGCGGTACATGTACGTTTTTATAATGTTTAGTAAATTCCTCATTCATGTAGCCATTATATGCTACTCCGCCTGCTACACACAAATTGTCACTAGTTTTGAGAGGATATACATATTTTTTAATTAATTCTTCTGTAACATATTGTAGAGTAAAAGCAATATCTTCTTTGTTGCAGCTGTCGATAATTTTTTTATACCAGTTAGGAAGGTTATTATCATTAGTGAGATATACTTCTAACATAGCGTGAACCCTATGATCATACTTACCGTAACCAGCAAGACCCATTACTTTACCTGCGCCTAAATATCCAAAACCAAGATCTTGCGATAGCCTATTCCAAAGTCCGCCAATAGATAATTCATCTGTAAGATCTTTTATTCTTCCTTCTTTGTTAACAAAAATACAATTAAATTGCCAACCTCTGCCGTCGATAGCAAGAATGTCACTTTCCGGAAATCCTGAACTTAGAAGAGCATAGGTAGCATGACTTTGATGATGATCGATATAATAAAAATCATCGGTATGATAACAATCCCAGATATGGCTAGGTCTGAAGTTTAAAAAGTCTTTTCCGAATTTTTTTTCAATCCGGTCTAATACAAATTCTTGTCCTAGATTAGAAACAGTAAAGCAAAGTACTTTATCATTAGTCTTTACAAAATTATCAAAAAAACGTTTACTCGGTTCTGGATCATGAACATTTTTATAATTTAGATTATGTTTAGCACGGGTGTGTCTTTCTAGTTGATAGTGTGTTACACCGTCATATGTATTATGATCGTGCATATTTAAGGCTACTGCATAAAACTTCATGTGATATCTTCTAATGCTATTTTTTCTAATATTTCTAATCTACGTGCTACTGGCCTCGGAGGAATAATATCCATACAACCTTTGCAATAGTTTTCGAATTCAAAAAGTTCGTAGTTCATCATCTTTTCAATATTTTCTTTAGTAACATCAAATTGACGGCTACCGTTAATAACTTTCCTGCTACAATGTCTAATTTTTTGTATTTCAAAATCAAACACAGGAACTTGCGGAAACTTAGCACATACTCGTCTTTCAATTTCTGGCGCTTGTACAATTTTATGATCTGAAAAGAAATCCGGAGAGCGTGAATTATATTCTTTAAATTCTGTATTTTTGTGCATAAGATAAGACAAATCATGTTTGTCTCTGTAATCAAAGTATCCAGGTGTTTCAATTATAAGATTATAATTGTTTAGATCATTAGGTTCAAAGAAATCATAGTTACCTAACTTTTCAATTCGATCTTCGTAAAAGTCCAACACTAAATGTTCGATGTAAATAATCTCAGGATCTTCTAATACTTCTGGATAAAATTTACGTATAAGACTGTTAGAAAGTACCTGTACTACTAGATTGGGATACTTTTTAATTTCGGCAATAACTTCTCTTAAGTTCTTAACAAGTCCAGGTTCACCGCCGAGCAAACAAATACGTGTTTTATAAGGAGCAAGACCTTCTAAAATAGTACGCAAAAAATCCATGTCAACATCAAGATTACGCATTTCAAGAGTCCATGCAGTACAATAATGGCAACTCTTATTACAACTTTTTGTCATATAAAAGTCTACTGTACGATATTCTGAACCTTTTAAATCTTCAAGGGTTAGAAACATTTTTATTTTCCTATACTTATTTTCTTATATTATACACTAATTAATATGAATTGTCAACACCATTAATGTTTAACAATTACATTATCACTTTTAGGTTTTATCTCTCCACAATTTTGTAAACGAGATAATCTAAGATTTTCTTCGATAGAATAGTCTTGGTAACCTATGCCTATCCCTAAAAAAATGTGTTGTTCGATAAAATCAAAATTGACAGAAGGATTATTTTTGTAGGTTTCTGGGTTTCCAGGAAGGCATCCTATATAACTTAGAGAAATATCTTCCTCCATACAAAACCCAGATAGCATTGCTGTAAACATACCCACCTCGATAGCTGTAGCTATCCTTTGATTTCTTTGTTGTTCGGGCAAACATTCATTAAATTTATGTCCTAGGAGCATTTCTTTTTTTACAAAATCGTTAGGTTCTGGTAATCTTTTTTCAAAAAGTAGAACATAAGGAGCCAACAACTGTGTATTTCCGCTATTACGTTTGGCAAGTTCGTTATAATTTAACTTGTCACCTAGCTGTTGTTTAGAAGATAAAAGATATAACTCTCTTTTATGTTCTTCCATGCTTGGACCTAACACATGGACTTTGTAAGGCACTAAATTTTGTTTAGATGGAACTATTTGATAAGTTTTTTCTAAGATTGAGTAAATTATTTTTTCGCTAGGATAGTTTTCTCTATCAAAAAATCTTACTTGTTGCCTTTTCAGCATTAACTCTTCTAACATTTTAATCTTCCATATGTTGCTATGCAATTCTAGTATGTATAATTTTTCCTGTTCGACCGTCTTCTATTTCTTTAATATTTAACGGGTCTTTTTTATTTTTAGCACAGACAGTCTGACAAGCACGAGGCCCAATATTTTGTTGCAGATTTTTATAAAACTCTTTCCATTCGTTTGTATTCAAAATTTCTTCTATACTGTTATAGTCGCTTATTTTGCTAACTTTCAATAGTTTTTGAAATTCTAAATCATTCATAGTATGCTGAGTATCGCAATAACAACAAGGTATTAAATGACCTCTATTAGTTACAGCCATCTGCTGATCTTCAAAACATTTTGGTTTTAATTCTACAGTCATAATCTATTTAACTTATATTCTTTAAGAGTAGGCATTAATGGATCGTCTCGGTCCCACCTAGAAGATCTTACTAACATAAAATAGACGTCGTCGTCGTCAGCCATTTTTTTAGCTTCTTCGACATGATTTTCATTGTAATTAAAAATGATGTACTGCCATATTGGTTTTGTTTTTAAATACTTTTTTGCTTCTAGCATAATATTATAAAGTTTTACGCCATCTTGATTAATTCTATACTGATGGCTCTGATGAGGCAACCCGTCTATTCCAAAAAACCATTGAGCATTGGGATTTGCTTTAAATGCTTGAATATACCAATCTTCTGATTTAGCAGATGATGCATTATGCACAGATGCTTTTATACCTTTATCCTTGCATAGTTTTAGAAAATCAATAAATTTCGGATGATGAATTGGATCAGAATACTGTCCGCAAAAACTAACTTCAGTAAAGTGTGAGACAATTCTTTTAAACTCAGTCATGGTCATGTCATAACCTGGAACTTTCTTGTTATGCTTTCTATAGACCCTCCAACGTTGACATCTCGGACAGTCAAGAGCACATCTATATGCAATATCCACATTTACTTCAGTTCGGTTAAAAAAATTATTTTCCATTTGATCGGTTGACATCATTCGGTATCAATTCCATGGAAATTAACTACACTGCTGAAGCTCGGTTTATGATCACCTTCGTCCCATCCGATTTTTTTCATCCATTCTCTACGAAAATACTTAGCCTTACCTATTCCCATAATTAGACAAGGTGGATGCTTTATAAAGTCAAGATCTTTCCAGTATTCTAAATCTGATTCAAATGATGAAATGTAGTTAGTATGCAGACCTTGTTCTAAACACAATGTAGAGACTGCTTGTGCAAATAACCCAACTTCTACTAAAATTGTTGCCCTATATTTTTTTAATTTGTCTTCGTACCATGCATCCATGTAGCACCCGCCGTTGTGTAGATGAATTTGCCAAGGACTAGGATTATCTTCTGCTCTCGGAGTGAATACCAGGATATATTCAGCTGTTAATAAACTTGCTTTATTTGAATTAACTTCCCATTGATCGGGGTTCGAATTTCTGCTGTTTGAATTTTTCTCTTTTGCGGCACTTGTTTCATATATTATTCTTTTTGACTTTTCTTCTCCTGGGCCAAATACATGAACTCTATAAGGCATGAAACTGTTTTTGCTCGGCGTTGTCTGCCAAGCTGTATGCATTATGTCTTTAATAACAGTTTTGTCTGTTCTGTGTTCAGTATCGAATGCAAGAACATATTTCCATTTGTCTAAAATCTTTTTAATCATTATACTTCCTTGTTTACTATTCTTTTAAAATTTGGTTTTAGATCTTTTTCTTGTGATTTAAGATCTCTTCTATATATTTTGCCTTTGCCTGCCGTCATAATTAAAAGAACGTCATCTTTTAAAAATTTAAATTCTTTTTCAGTCCAAGTGTCAAGCTCACCAGGAAAACACTGTGTAAAAGAAACATCTATCTTATTAGTTAACAAATGCGATGCAAGATTTGCACTGAACATGCCTATTTCAATTCTTGCAATATCTTTACCGTGTGCATGTCCGGGGTCGCTATTCTCTGTTTGACAATATGTTAATCCATAATTGATATTATGTTGCTGGAATGGATTAGGTTCGTCTTCAACCCGCTGTGCAAATATAAAAACATACGGAGCTGTTTTTAAATTACGAAAAAAAGGTTGCATGTCATCATTCTTTAATCGCTGATCATATTTTTGCAAGGCTTTAGAATTTTTTATCTTAATTCCTGATCCTCGCGCTTGTTGAATGAGTGCTTTGTTGTATAAAATTTGTTTATGCCCTTCAGCTTCGGGTGAGAGAACATGCACCTTATAAGGCATAAAATTTTGTTTTGACGGAGTTACCTTCCAAGCATATTCTAATGCATTATCAATATGAGTAGGATCAATAAATGCAGAATTATCATACTCTAAAACATACTTATAATTTTCCATCATTTGTTCTCGTCAAAAAATTCGAAAATAGTTTCAAAAGGAGGATCTGCATTATATTTAGGATCATTTGCGATTGTGCCGTCACTAATCAATCTTTCATAATAATATTTTTTTCCTTTTCCTAAGGTCATCATCATTACAGGCCTAAAACCTGTAGCATGGTCACTAATGAATGGAAGACACTTTGGCCATTTTGTTTTGTCGTTTTCAAAACAGATATTGTATGATACATCCCAACCTTTTTCAAATGCGGCTCCGCTGATTGTTTTTGCCACCATTCCTACATCTATGGCATTTGATTCTCTGTTTTTTGTATTAACAAAGTCCCTGTCTTCTAACTGCCATTTACTGCCAGCAGTTTCAAATGCATACTTAAAATGCGGATTAGGGGACGAAGTTCTCGGAGTAACCAAAAAAGTCCACGGAGAACTTTTTAGATGGAACAAAGCGGGATTAGCAACATATTTTTTATCTTTTGTAGTAGTACCGTATGCTTCGTAATCCACATCAATTTTCCTACCTTCAGCCATTTCCCATAACATGTGACTGCGTTCTTTATTTGGTCCTAATATCCAAAACTTATAGGCATAAGCCTTCTGTTTGGATGTTGCTAGAGAATACCCTACTCTTAGTATTTCTTCTACTTCGGATCGTGTAGGAATAATTTCTGTATCATAATGTACAACATGTTTTCTTTTACCAAATAATTCTTCTATCATATGTTATCCTTAACTAGTTTGATAATATTACTTATTTCATCCTCAGTTAACCAAGCGTGTATCGGCAACGATAAAACAGTATTAGATGCCGTCACAGACGCTGTACAAGCGTCTCTCCTGCACTGTAGTGTGTCGTACATACCGTTAGCACTCAACGGAGTCTCGTAGTGTATACTAGCATTTAAGGCGTCTTTAACACGCTTTCTAGTGTCCTTGTCTTTGAATCTTACTACGTATTTGTGATAGTTGTGATTTAATCCGTTTGACATTGCTTGTGTTACTACAGACAACTCTGCAAATGCTTCGTTGTAACGTTTTGCAATATCTTGACGCTTTGATTGATTTTCTTCTGCACGTTGTAATCGCAGATTAATAATTTCTGCATTAAGCACATACATGCGACTGTTGTAGCCTAGCGTGTCGAATGTTTTGTCTTTGCCGTGTCTGCGAATCTGCTTTACACGTTTTGCAATATCTTCGTTGTCGGTTAACACAACGCCGCCGCCGTTGATGCCTGCAATAACTTTGTTTGAGTTAAAACTGTACACACTGCAATCGCCAATAGTGCCTGCTCTAACACCGTTGAGACTACTACCTAAACTCTGTGCAGCATCTTCGATAAACAGTATATTTTTTTCTGCACAGAACGCTTGTATTGCGCTTGTGTCAGTCATGTTACCAAATAGGTGTACATATACAATTGCCTTAGTCTTACTGCTGTACATGCGCTGTATGCTGTCTAAGCTCATATGATATGTATCTAAGTCAATGTCGCAAAATACTGGAGTGGCACCTACCATACTTACGCAAGCTGAACTACTAATCCAACTAAAGTCTGTTACTAGTACTTCGTCGTCTGTACCAATACCGTGTGCTAATAGCGTAAAGTGTAGTGCATCTGTGGCACTAGCAACACTAACACAATGTTTACGACCTACACGTTCTGCAAAACTACGCTCCCAGTCTTCATTATTTTCGTAATTCATTTGACTCATAAAACGATCAAACACTTCCAAGTATTCTTCTCGATTTTCTTGATACTCCTTATCCCAGCCGTCATAAGAAATCATTAGTATAAATATCCTCTTCCTAATCGATATTTTTGCTCTTCGGTAAGCTCTGCAAAACTAAGGCGTTCTCGAATGGATGTAAGAGTATCCATGTACCTTCCAAAAAACAATAAATTATTCATTCTATCAAGTGGCAAAACACTGAAACTATCAGGGTCTACTAGTCTCACATTTTTATTTTCGTCAAACATGAGATTTTCAGTTCGAAAGTCTTTATGGAAAAATATCTCTGTGTCATGCATAGCTTCGCATGCAAAACTAAATTTATTACTAAAAATTTCTAAAGTCTGTGTCAGAACTTTCTTTGTATCCTCAAAATCTAGTTTAATCATCTCGTGCTCAAGATTAATACCTTTTATTGACTCCATTACAAAGTATTTCTTTTTGAAATTTACGTCTAAAACCTGCACAGTTCTATGTTCAAAATTTTGATACTCTCTATAAACACTCCACCATTTTTCAAAAGGAGCTCGATCACTATAATACTTTACAAAAGTATCAGATTGCGTATCATAAAATAATGTTGGATAATGCTCACATTTAACTAGGCTATTCTTTTTACTTTTCATTTCGGACTCCAAGGAGGAAGATCACGCCAGGCCTGAAATACATCTGTGGTATGAGCATACCATTCTTTCTTAAGACGATCAGTAAGATGCTTTGGATCGGGACTGTTTATTTTAAAATTAACATTCTTTCTCAGGGTATCACTTTCTGGATTAAATCCCCTGTTTGTGTTAACAAAAAGCAGAGTAAAATCTTCTTTCTTTGCAATTTCTACTGCCTGATCTATTTCGTGTTCATTATAACCAAATATAATATACTGCCAAACAATTACATGTCCTAGATCTCTACCCTGTTGCATTCGACGCCATTGATCTTTGAAATTACTACCAACGCGATACAGTTCGCTCTTTTCGTCTATACCGTCTACTCCGAAAGTCCACTGATTTTCTCCAAGACCATAGCTATAAGCCTCGTCCCACCACTCGTCGCTTTTACCACTACCTACTGTGGCAATACGAACAGCTCTATTTCGTCCATTGCACATTTTTAAAAAATTTAAAAATCTAGGATGATAGATAGGGTCAGAAATTTGTCCACAAAATGTAGGACCATTATCGTAATAATCTAATATTTTTTGAAAGTTATGTTCTTCCAAATCAAAACTTCTACGTATCATATCTTGGCTTATTGTCTTTTGTCTCACGCACTGAGGGCACCGAAAGGGACAACGATGCGAGGTATCGACATTAATCCTGCAATTTTTCTGATATTTTACATAGGTATCAGTAATTCTTTCCTTCACTTTGTTTTAAAACCTCTAGTCTTTCTTCTACTTTACGAATTTCAGTTTCGCCGTCGGTAAGTTCAACGCCGCATTTTTTCTTACACATATATGAACACCGATCAGGATCATCGTATAATTTTTGGAAGAAGTTCTCCCATTGATCTGATGTAAAAATGTCTTCTAAGCAATCGTTATTTTCTAATGCTAATTCCGGATCTTTCATACCCATTTCTACAAGATATCTATAAACTGGCGGATCGTCTATCCAACAGCAGGGCAGCATAAATCCATCAGAAGTATATGCCGCACCTTTATTTTTTGGGGTATTAAATTTTAGACATTTTGGATCAATTTTCATTTAAATTCCTTTATAGCATTTATGATTGCTGTTACATCTGGTTCTTTTAGATCTCGTTTCCAGTACACACTGCCGCCGTCTTGTATGTTTTTGTCTCTCAAGTAAATCACATCCTTTCCATAATATTTGCACTCTTGAAAGATTCTAGGAGCCGGATCAAATGTTTCTTTTGTGTAAACATATGTTTCGAACATGCCCATTAGATTTCCTACAGGTGCAAATACGTTATTATTTTTAATATTAACATACTTTTCGTCATATGTCAAGATCCCGTGATCAGGAAATTGGTCAATTACCTTTTCTACTGTTGCGTAGTATTTGTCGTTTGTTCCTAGAAATAAATGTTTAAATTGTATGTTGTCTGTGTGCGGTTTATATATACTAAAATTAATTGTTTTTTCAAAGTGTTCTCCTACGCCATTAGGATACACTTCAGTGTCGCATAGGTCTACAATTTGTTTAGGGCTATAAAACTCTACTGCCTGCGGATATTGTGCAGGATGATTTTCTGAATACACACTTATTACTTTATTAGCAAATACACTATGCAGTGTTTGTTTTTGTTCTTCTGTATAATCGTTGTAATTGATCCAAGACAGTGTAATCATACTCCTGCCCATAACAAGTGTTACATCGTCATTGCCTACATTTAAATTGTTATACACAACATTATCTACATATGTGTATTTGGTGGTTAGGACTTCCATATAATCTAGTACACTAAATTTTTGGTGACATATAATAACAACCTTAGCAGGATAGCCTGCTTTGTTAAGCATATCACAGTATTCGTAACTATAATAAAGAAGTCCATCTACTGGTTTACTTGTAACAACGATATTAATCATTATTGAATTGCTCTTTTAGCCAATCAAAATCGTTTATTAATGATATATCAGACTGGTTAGAAAGGCCAAACTCCATACCGGCCCTAGCACCGTTAATGGCATGTTCACCGAAGTCTCTATCGTGTCCCACGGTTGTCCAAATTTTGAGTCTTTGTTCGGTTTCTTCATCGATTTGTCCTTGTATTGTTCTACTCGATAATTTTGCACATTCTCTAAATGCCGAACGCCAAGTGCTAAATTCATCTGTATTAAATGCTGTAATATTTGATATTTCATCTAAAACTTTAAATTTTTTTGATATACTTGTGGTCATATCGTGTGTAGTAGTATCTATATTTTTAGTAAGTTGTGTTGGTAGTAATTTTACTCCACCGTAGCCGTATTCAAGATTATTAATAGGATTAATACTGGAATATACATGTACTACATCACTATCAATAGTTTCATAATCAAATTTAAAGTCACTTACAATATCAGCATCTCCATCGACTACATAAAAATAGTTTGTATTAACTATCTTAGCAGCTTCGATATGTGCATTATGTATTCCCTTAACATTAGATACCCGTTTTATTCTATCTCCAAAAACGCCTATATTGTTAAATCTTTGATGCAATTTATCAAAGTTTTGTTCTGCATTAGATTCATGATAACTTATAAACACAATATCATACATACAAGCAATCTCTATAAAATGTTATCAGTTCTGGAAAAGTTTTTTCAAAATTTGTTCCTCGACGCTTATCGTGTTCTCTAATCCAGTCGTAAAACATTCTTCGTCCTTCATTTGATATTTGTTTAAATTTATCTGGATTTTTAAAACGACCATCTAAATCTTCGAGAATTCTTTCAAATTTTTGTATCTCAAACGCTTCAAAGTTTTTTTCTTGCATAAATTTAAGACAAGGATGTAAATATGTTTGTACAAGTTCTTCAGTTGCAATCATACAATCTAGAAAATGAGGATTTCTTACATATGGAATATCAATATTTACATCATTATCAAATCTTCCTTTGAGACTAGATACATATTTTAAAAAAGGCAAAAATGTTGGTACACTTAAAATATTAAATGCACTCATAAAACTAAGCCGCCCATTAGTATTTTCAAGAAAGTATTCTACATTATCTACAAACAATTGCCAATTCATTCCGTGTCTGTTATATTCTTGTTGTTTTCCTTTGGCTTCTGCACTTACAAATAATACAAATCTTTTAATACAGTTTTTTTCTTCTAAAACTTTTATTTTTTTAGTAAATTCTTTCCACAAATTATTCGGGGGACATGCATTAGTATTAATACTAAATTCTAATTCTGGTTGGGGGTTTTCTAATAAATGTTGTAAAACTTTGTCAGTATGTTTACTTAGTAATGGTTCTCCACCTGTAATTCGAAAGGTATGCATGTGTTCAACAGCTTCCGGAAACCATTTCCAAAATGCTTCAATATAAGGATTATGTTCTCTAGTAGGAATTTGTTGTTGATATTCGTCAATCAAATTATATTTCCAATTAGTTTTATCAAATGTGTACGGACCATGTTGATTAATTTCTTCAGCCCACTTGCTGCTAAATGCAGGTCCGCAATACCCACATTTAAAATTACACACATTACTAAAACTGACTTCTACATATTTAGGATAAACATCCTCGTCTCCTGAAGATTTACTAATTATATCGTATTCAGGCCAAGACCAGGAATCTGCACTTTTTAATACTCTGTCACTAAGTTTATCTGTATTATCTTCGATTCTCCAACAATAGTCACATTCATCAGGACGTTCGTTGTTTAGCATTTGCTTTCTGGTATTCTTTTTGAATCCTGTGTTGTGTAAAACATTAGGATTGTCAGCAAGATCTTTTAATGGAATTGCATGTGCTCTGACATGATGACAACTATGATTGATTCCGGATCCAAGATGAATTGTAACTTGCGTCCATTTAGCTAGACAAAATCCGCAACCAACCGAATCTAATTTTTGTTTTACTTCATTTTTATTCATTTAAGATGTTTACCTCTTCCGAAGCTGTGGTGAACTGCTTTAAAAAATTCACTCTGATCTTCTGATAATGGTTCAGGTGCAATCGGAATACCTAACTCATCTCTTAACATAAATCCGTTATTATTAATTTCACTATAAAGAACATCCATAGGCATGCTACTAATACCCTCCCAATGACTATCTAAATAATCAAAGTCACGGACCTGAACATAATCCCAATCACTTAGCATAGTCATCATAAGTCCTTCTCTGGCACCATACACTGAAAAATGCCCGTTCGGAACATCATATCCTACCATAAGCCAAATATATAACATATGTAAATTTTTTTCATGGCTTTGTAAAAATAATTCTTTGTCTACTTTTACGCCTCGGTCTAATGCAAGTTTTACACCTTCACGAAAACCTGCTCGCCACGCTTGTTTTGGACTTGCATTGTTGTGTACTGTGCTATAACAGTCAGACATTTGAATGTATTCTGCATCCCAACAAAATTCAACTTGTGCATTAATATCGTTAGGATCTGCTGCTTCGTGTGTACGCATATTTAAAACATAATCTTTAGGCCAACATTTAAGTCCACCGTTGCCGTATACAAGTCCATTAATAACATTACGCCCGCACCAGCTAATAACACTTTTCTTTAAATCAGTATGTTGATCTAAATCAATGACTTGATCTAAAAATTTTTGATCAACAATATTATCACCGTCTACAGTAATAAATCTGTCAGTTTCGCTAATTTCTGCACAGGCTTTATGTGCCGCATCTGAACCTTTGACTCCGTGAATTCGTTTTGCCCACGGAACCTTAGATAACAAGTCTGCATAATTTTTTTCTGCATTTGGTTCGTCGTACGACAAATAGATAATGTCTTGTTCTGCAATTTTTAATTTCAAACTATCTCCTTTACAGCACACTCTACAAACATATTATTAGAATATACACTGTATGTATGTGCTATCTCAATATGTATTTTATCAGCACTTCCTAAATTAAACTTTAAAGATTGATACAAAAAATGTGGATCGTTTTCTTTAGTTATAAAAAACTCTATTTCTTTGTCTATGTTAACAGGAAGATCATTAATATTAATGTAACACAAGTTTTTTAGTTTGTCAATTATTAATTCAACATCGGCGTATTCATCTACTGCTTTTGTAATTTTTTTAAGAGGAAATTCGTTTTCTGTTTTTTCTATATCTTTACGAAGTTCAAATTTTTTAGATCTTTTATTATACAGTACTTTCCATTCAACCATTCTTTCTGTAAAATTTTTAAATAATTGAGATTGCTCTTCTGCAATTTCAATATAAGAATATTCATCGTCAATGCTAGGTCCAATGCTAAAAATTTCTCCAGTATTTTTATTATAACAAACATATTGTGGAGTAGGTACTTCAATATACTTCATTTTGTTTTCCTAGTTGTTGTATTATAGTGTTGCAAAAACTGTTTTCGGTATAATGAAAGATTCCGTGTTGTAAATAATTTCCAACTTTAAGAGTAAAATCTTGTGAAAAATAAAAAGGAATAGTATCTGTCCAATTTTCTGTTGGGTTTTTCCAATCTTGTACATTGCTTTTCATGTGTACAAAACTAGCAGGTTCAAAAATATAATTTTCTATTTGTTGATCCAATACTGTAATGGCATGATTAATGTCCATACTACTTAGTTTAGGTGTTTGTTTCGGAACATAGATTTTATAAAATTCTTTATAGTTTTTACAAATTTGTTTTAACTTTAAGTAATAATTTAAAGCTATGTCAGTTTTTTTAAAATAATGAAATGCACAATAAATATTAGGAAGATAATTATCTTCAAATGCCTTTCTATAATAATTGTTTGTTATCAGAGTATTACGATATGTTCTTGTGTTTTTTGTAAAACAGATATCGTATTTTCTGAGATAATTCCACCAATGACTAACATCAGTAAGAAATATCATATCAGTGTCTAATACAATTGTTTCGTCATACGGAGTAATATGAAATACTTTCCAGCGAAAGTCTGTACGATAAAAATCTGTTTGACTGTTAGGGACTTCAATTATTTTGTCGAATACTGATTTATATTCTTGCGGCACTGTGTCATTAGTAAGCAATGACACATTATTGATGGTTTGAGTTTCTCTAATACTTTTAGCACACAAATATGCTTGTTTAACGTATTCGGCACCCGAAGCCATCATTACGTATCCTTTAGACATCTAAAACACGCTCCAAGCTAAATTTATTCATTACATGTACATTACATCGATCTGTCGAAGACAGAACATATTCATTAACTCGACTTTCTTTTTCTAACATAAAAACTAATTTATCATTGTCTAGTTTGTATAATTTATCTCTATCTAGTGTGTAAAACATTTTACCCGGTAATAACTTAGCCCAGTGGCTATCTGAAAATCCATTCATGATATGAATACCCATACTAAAAATATGATCATTTCTAAAATTACGACTTCCTAAATCATAAACTGTGCTATAGTAGCTCCAATTTGATTGTAATTGTTTTAGAGTATCAAAAAATATCTTATTTTCTAGATCTTTTTCAAAATAGAAACAAGTTGCCCAATAGAAAGGAATGCCTTTATTGTTAATATAATCAAACTCTGCATGTTTTCGCCAGCTACATAAATCAACCCCATCTCTATATATTTGAAATTTACCATTTCCAAATGCATTTTTAAAAACATCATTACAAATAATGTAATCTGTATCTAAAACTAGTGTTCTATCATACGGAGTAAGGTCGTAACTGTTTATTCTTCCGTTGTTTTTAAAATAAAGATTTTGATGTGTGTTCTGTCCGTCATTATATCTTTTAGAATTTGTATTGTCATCATCAATAAAAATAATATTATCAAATAGTTTACTGTGTTTTTTATTAATTTTGTCAGGTGTTGATGTAACAACAGACACTGGTATGTCTAAATGTTGTTTTACTCTTTTTGCCAAGAACGCCGCTTGCTTTATATAGTCAATAGATCCATTATTATGAGCAAAACATAATACTCCGTCAGACATCTGCTAAACCTTCAACACTCCGTTTAGTACTAAGTTCTTTATAATGCGCAAAATATTTGTTAGCGGCAGTTGCGTATTGTTGTAATGACACTGTCATAAAATCATCAATGTCATCAATTTGGATAGGAGAATTATTATCGTCTATTACTACAGTTTTTGAAATGTCTTTACTTAAAAGCAAATGACAAAACGTTAATAATTCTTTTGTTACTGTAAACTTACCGCCGCAATAGTAAAGTCCAAGCTCTTCAGTATATTTTTCATGAAGTATTCTTTTTTGATTATTTAAGGTTGCTGTAAAATTTGAGAATTCAAGTGCCTTTTCTAGAGCGTCATCCATAGTTATACTCCTAGTTTATAGTATAACTATTTACGTTTAAAGGTTATTAGTTGTTGCAAAAGATGGCGCTGTAATGTCTACACTTGCACTGTTGTTAGGCCTGTTCATTTGAACCGTACTTGTAGTTGTAGCCGTGACCGCTTCGTCAAAATTTGGATTAGGTCCTTTGTCTTCATTAAATGTTACTCTAAAGTACAGTACATTACCGCTTTTGTAGGCTTCAATTAAATAATCGTTAGCACTATATGCTGTTGCTGTTTTATTAAAGATAGTTGTGTACGACCCAGGTAGATTTGCATATCCAAAATTAGTTCCTGTTGATCCGTTACTAGTATTATCTCTATCAAATACTACAGTACCTACACTTGACATTAGGTTACGCCAGTCATTATTAATTGTAGAATTTCCGCTACCAATTGACCCGCTGATATTAATAGATCCGCCTGCATTAAAGAATACACGCATATGATCTGCTCCAGAGACAGTTGTTGTCGATCCATCGCCATTTGTAACACTATATCCGCCAAAAGTAACAGTAAATAAATGATTAATATCTGTTGACCAAGCGGCCGATCTAACACTAGAAGTCCCTGCTTGCAATCCTAGCTGATTACTAGCTGCATTTAGCCTTGCGCTTTGACAAGTAATACTAAGATCTTCGTACTGTACGTATCCTTCTTTCGAAGTGACATTAGAATCTTCTACAGTATCGCCTATCGAAGGCTTGGCAATTTCGCTAGGTGCAAGTCCTGTTTGATGCAATCTAATTTTAGTCATATCATCAAACAAATTTTCCATGTCAACAGCACTAACAGTTGCACCGACTGCTATTGTTTCACTTTTTACTGATTGACCATATCCTTCATCGCCTGATCCTAAACCAAGGACGGCTGCTATTCTTGAACGTATGTTGTTATATCTCGCTGCGGTAATATCGTTGCCGACTGCCATAGTAATACTTCCTCTTTAACTACGTATATATTTATACTTTTAATACACACTCGATTAATTTTTCGGCAGTGTTATTATTTGATTCTAATGCAATTCCTACTAGGTCGCCGTTGCCTTCTGCTGAAGCAATACCGTCTTGACTAACATAAATTGATTGTCCTTTGACGACCGGTCCTACTGTTCTTACAGGCACTCGTCCTTTGAGGGCAAGTGCTTGTCCTTCAGCTTCTGCATTCATTAAATATGCAGGTTTATCACTGATTACTCCAACAACTACATCACCTATATTTGCAATATCTGCTTCGTGATCTTCGTGAACGCAAATAGCCATTATTGTTCCTACTGGATGATCGATTTCAGTTGTATATTTTTCTGCTAAGTCAGCGTACCTAGCACTAGTCGAAATACCATTAAATACGTTAGCTGCTAAATTACCACTAGAATCACGAACTGCTACTGTGTTATTTGTAGCATTCACATCACCGGTTCTATAATTTGAGCCAACTTGTAAGTTTGTTGCATTTGTTGCTAGACCGTTAAATGACGTAGCATACATATTTCTAAATTTGAAACTTGCATTACCAATATCGTATGTTGTTGTTGCTGTAGGAACAATTCCTTCTGCAGCAATATGCAATGGTTCTGTTGTAACTCCGCCCGTAGATTTTACTTTAAATCTAATCTTTTTACCTGTAGTATTTTCAATCACGCCTTCGTCGCCGGTATTGGCTTGATCAATATAAATTGCAAGGTCGTTTGCTGCGCCTACTGTAAGTCCTACATCAGCAAATCTAACAATGTCACCAAAGGAACTTTCTTGCCCCGGAGTATTTTGTACAAAGTTTTCTGCTGATACTCCGCCAAGGCGTTCAGCATTAGTAGCTGTGCCGTGGAATCGATGTGCAGTTGATGTTACACCATCTGTGCCGCTTGTTGTATTTCTTAGTGTAAGACCTTGACGTATAACATCAAAACCAGTAATTACGTTAGCTGGGTCTGTTTGATCAATTGTAAATTCTGCATTACTAACAATAAAAACAACACCGTCGTCAACTGTACCTTTAATAATTGTTCTATTATTTTGAGCGTTATCTCTTACTTGTGCTGTTACCATTGCACTGACTGTATCGCCAATACTTTGAGGACCAATTAGGACAAATCCTCCATCAGCATTTTGGGCATATAGTTGACTGTTGTCGCTATCCCACCAAAAGTCACCTGTTGTTAATCCCACTGGTTGAGTTGTGGAAACTTCGGCACCGCCTGTGGTTCTAAATTTAGATCCGTCGTAAAACTTTAATTTTCTTACAGCACTATCAAACCAAATTTGCCCTGATAATGGGTTTGCTGGTGAATTTGCACTAGAAAAATTTTCCATTAAATGAACAAAATTTTCATTTTGAATTTCACCGTAGCCGGCATAATTTTTACCAACTAATTTGAGTGTAGTACTCTGGTCAATGGTTCCATCTTCGACAGTGGCTAACTGTACTCCATTTGTTAAATTAATTATATACGCCATTTATAAACCCCTAATTGTGTTACATGTATTTATACTAATACGCCCGGAGTTAGGTCTTGTACATAAGTCCATGATCCGCTAATCACTCTAAATAATTTTAATGATCTTGATACTGTAGAAGAAATTGAACCTGTTGCATCGTTAAATGTAGCACTTTGAATGACACCAACTGATCCATCGTCATTTCCTCCTCCGTCTAATTGCTGTACAATAGCTGTACTTTCGTTAAACGCTGTATTCAAAGAAGTTCCTGTAAGTGTTGCTGTAGCACCAGTAGTAGTTGTACAGTGTACTCTTGCTTCAGTTCCGTCTTCTTTAATACTAGTAGGTGCTATATCATTAAGAATTACTGCAATATTTGATTGCAATGTTGCGCCTGTTCCTAGTCCAGTGATATCTAGTGCTAAAGGAATAACTTCTAAGTTGATTTGACTGTCTACATAATTTTTTGTAGCAACATCTTGGAGATCCACAGGATCAGAAACATTTTTAATAGTCTGCGTTGTAGTTAAACTAACAGGGCCAGCAATATTTAAAGTAAATCCGTTTCCATCAAGATCGGTTGAACTAGATTGTATTCTAACACCGTCAAATGTCATATTACCAATAGTTGCACTTGATAAACTACCTAATGAAGTAATACCTGGTGCAGATGTACCGTCAATTAGATCCACTCCGTTGGATTTAAGTTTTGCTCCATTTGTTAAATTTATACTTTGGTTTGTTGTCCAAGAACTAGTCGATGTTCTCCAGAGGAATTCTTTGTCACCGTCTACTGAGGCGACTATAATTCCTGATTCGTCGACGTCAGTATCGCCAAGTCCTGTGCTATCGCTTGGCTTAGCAAGTGTAATGCTCTTATCTTCTACATTTAACTCAGTAACATTAATCGAAACTGTATCACCGTCAACTATTAAGTCTCCGCCAATTCTAGCATCGCCGCCTACATCAAGAGTGTATGCAGGAGATTCATTGTAGATTCCAACTCGATTTGTTTGTGATTTAATAGTTATTGCATCTTGTTTACCACCCGAATTAGTCATCCTAACAATAAAGTCTTGATTACTAATGTTGTTTTCGGCAACTACTCCTACGCTAGTAACCTTTGTAACGTGATTGTCTGTTAATCCAATTGTTAAACCGTTGTTGTTTCTAACTGTTAACGCACCCGAAGTTGCATCATCACTATCACTAGCTAAAAACTGAGCTGCTGTTCTTGCAACATTATTAGAGTCAACAAGTGTTTCAGTTCTACTTGCTGTGCCTGCAAAAATAAAGTCGTCATCAACAACGTTAAATCCTTTAACAACGTCTCCACTAAAGTTTGGAATAGTATCTATATTTTGCGGAGTAAAGCCAATCTTACTCCATAGTCCTACTAATGTTCCGCCTACCCAATACTTAACAATAGTTCTGCTTGTTCCTGTATTGTCAAGTACTGTGATTACTTCAGGTCCTGATATTCCCTGGAACGCATTATATACAGGGCCTGCTAGTGTTAAGTCTGTTCCGTCAAAGAAATAAAGTTGATTAGCTTCGTTATTAATCCAAAGATCGCCGGCGACCATAACAGGTTGTGTTGATTGTACAATAGGTCCGCCGCCAGTTGTCCAGTTTGTCCCTGTATAAACCTTTAAACGAGATGCAGATGTATCCCACCATAGTTGCCCAGCTAACGGTTGTGTAGGTGCAGATGGACTTGCAAAATTTTCTAACATCTTAACGAAGTTTTCGTTAACTGCTTCACCAAACCCCGAGTATCCTCTACCAATTAGTGTAATATCTGATGATGTTACATCAATTTGTCCATCTGCCAAGTTAACAAGTAGTGCGCCACTTGTTTTGTTAATTTGATATGCCATTAGCCCCCAACTCCCGTATAGATAATATATTTGACTGTTAAGAATGGGTTTAATACATTAAACGGTGTCCCTAATTCTGTAATATCAAATGTTTGAAATTCTTCTAGTCCTGTTTCAGCATTATAAGTAATATTTCTTCTGTTCAACACGCCGCCTGAACTAGTTCTTGCTTGTCCTGCTTGAGAACCTGTAGGAGCGTCATATGGAATAGTATCAGCATCTTGTTGTACACCACTGTCATCAAGAATAACATAAAACTGAGCGCCTTTTGGCGATCTTAGATCGTGTTCATGCTCTGGTAGATTTCTAACATCAATTGATCTACTTTCTACACCTGATGCAAGACCAACAGTATCTGCGTTAACATCAGTTACACGATTTGCACTTGTGCCGCCCATGTTATCTGCACCTAGTGGGAATCTACCTCTAAGATCTGGCAATCCAAAGAATCCTGAAGCTACTTGACTCTGGTCTTTGAATTGGTATAAGATAGTATTATACAGTGTTAAATAATCTGAAATCCTAACTTCGCTGCCATCGCATAACAACCAACCTCCTGGAAGATTAATGCCTGCAAAAGGAATAATTGTACCAATTGGAATAACCGGAACACTACTTACTAATGCTTGTTGAGAGATTTTAAATACGCCAGTTTCATCTCCTGAAATTCTATTAATAATAATTTCGTCATCGTCGTTGGGCGTAGTTACTGGTGTTTTTGCCGCAATAAATGTGTTGCTAATTTCTGTGGAAAATGTTTTTGAGGTTCCGCCTACTTGTCCATCAAATGTAATTTGATTAGAACTAACATCTCCTGTTATTTCAAATGTTGTAGCACTAGTTAATTTGTTTGCGTTTGTGGCACCACCTGTTACTGTACCTGTAATATTACCAATTAAGTTTCCTCTAAATTCAACTGCATGAACTGCAGACCAACGTTTTTCAGTTGATCCCAACGATGACGTTTGGGTTGCGGCAGGTAAAATTGATCCTGTTGTGCTAGTTCCGGCTACATTTAGATCAGTGCCGATGAATAGTTTTTTAGCAATACCAACTCCGCCACTAATTTTAACTGATCCAGTACCAATGCTTGCGCTATCAGTTGTTCCTTGAACAATTAAATTATCGCTTGTTTGTATAGAGCCGTTAACGTCTAATGCTTCTGCAGGAGACAGTGTGTTAATACCAACTTTTTCTGTTGAGTCAATTCTGATAACATTTTTTTGTACACCTAAATTATTAACTTTAAAGTCAATAGGTGCACCTGATGTTAAATTTGTAACGACTCCAGATGTTCCCTGAACGTCAAATGTAACAGTTGCTGTCTGACCAACTTGTATGCCTTTGTTATTGCTAATAATAATTTGTTCGTTCGATGTACTTGTTACATCGTTTCTTAAAAACTTGCTTGCAATAACTACTTCGTTATTTACAACTAAACTTTCTGCTTTTTCGCTAGTACCAAAATACTTACTAATGCCCGAGCCGCCAATATTTAAACTAGATAAGTTAAGACCCGGTCTTATGCTTGTAAATCCTGCAATAGTGCTTTTTGGTTGAAATGTTTTAGTGCTATAAATTGCAATTGGTGATCCGCCTACTTCTATTTGTAGAATAGTATATAGGATATCATCTTTACCTGTTACCACAGCAGGCTTTGCGCCAGTTAATAAACCGTCACTATATTCAGGTCCTACAAGTGTCCATCCACTTCCAGTAAAAATGTATAGCTGATTATTATCAGTATCGCTCCATAAATCTCCTGCAAGAGCATTTGCAACTTCTGGAGCTGTATTTCCCTTTTTTAATCCGCTAGCACTGACCCATCCTGTTCCGTCATATAACTTTAACGTATTAATACCAGTCGAACTATCATACCACAATTGTCCTTGAACCGGATTCCTAGGTGCTGTGTCATTTGCAAAATTTTCTAAAACTTTTAAAAAACTTTCTGCAATAACAGATCCATAACTAGTTGTATTACGTCCAGGTAAATCTAAACTAGTTTGCTGATTAATTGTACTATCTTCAATTGCAATAGTACCTTTGTTCGTGTCGGAATAGTTAATTGTATATGCCATTATTCATTAAACCCCGATAAACTTTGTACCCTAACTGTGTAATCAATTTGAATAAGTCTATTCAATGATTTTTGCACCGGGTGAAAAATAACATGTGTCAAAAGCCTGCCTTGCCCTGACGGTGAATAACTAACTAAACCAAGTTCGTCAAACACATACAAACTATCAGCATTAGTTGCATTATCAACAGCATCTTGCCCGCTAGGTTCACCATAGTCAAGTAGGCAAGTAACAACAATGTCAGTATAGTTAGTACCACTTACGTGTCTTGATTCAATTTTATTTCTAGCAGGATCAGTGTTGTTAACACTTCTGTCATCTACTACTTTAATAAAAGTTTGATTATACAAACTTGCGTTGGTGCCTGTACTGTTAGGAGTAAGATATGTAATAATACCAGTTGGATCGATGCTTGTTCCACCATTGCCAAATGCCATTTCATAAACAAATCCCTGTCCTGCATTAGCTAAACTTTCTGCAAGACTAATACTCATATTTTCGTAATGAATAGCGTTACGTTTATCAATTAAGACTTCGCCCGATGTCGGATCTGTTATCTTAATATGTCCTTGGAGCATTACTCCATTTTGTTCGTTGATAGTATCAATCATATCTTTTCCCTATACTGTATTTATTTGGGTAGCTCCACCTTTTCGGCTTTAAAGAAACGTGCAACTAAACTTTCTGAATTATTAAGCGGTGTTCCTGGATCTGTCCACAAGGTTCCTTGTCTTCTAACAATTTTTATTTTTGTACCGTCTGCTGGCTTATTTAACAAAGTTACAAATGGTGTTATTCCATCAACACTAAACTCAGCAGGTGCAGTAACATCCCCTTCGGGAGAGTCTTGATCTAAAGTAGCATCAAATACTTGAATTTCATTTTTACGCAATCTTCTACCTGCAACAAATACTTCAAACTCATTTACACTTGCTGGAGTAAATCCTAATTCGAATACAAAAGTCGAACCGTCGCCGTCGATTTCGTCAACGATAGTATTATCTGCATACGGTGCTGTTTGTGTACTTGCAGCATTATAAACATCGCTACCTGACAAGTGTGTTTGCGGAACTCCAGTTCCTAATGTGCCTCGCTGGATTTGCCTTAGTGTATTTTCTTGTTTGATCAAATACTCAATACGTTCTCCGTTAATAAAAATAATTCCTGGAACTTTACTATTTTTGTCTGGAGCACTTATTGTAGAAGCGTCTTCTAATATTATTTCTTTATCAAATGTATTTAAATCACGAGCAAGTTTTAATGGTGCAACATCTCCTAAACGTTTATATATATTTCTATTCAATATATCTTTAAACTGACTAAATCCAAACTTAGGTGTTAGTGGGCCTAATGAGCTAAATTGAATTAATTCAACAACATCATTATCTGCAAAACTACCTTTATATCTTAAGTACTGTTTATCGTCAGTTAGAATGTAATCAACGCTCGGAGTTTGTAATAACCCATTTACTGTTAACCATACATATTGTGCATCAACAGCTGCATATCTTAATTTAACTAAACCACCTTTTATGTGATTGTATTGTATGTCGTCTTCAGAACCAACCACAAGAGTTGTTCTAGCAACAACATCATAGTTAATTCTTTCAAAGTCCATATCGTCGTGTTTGTTAAACGTATAAACTGTTAATATTTCTCCTTCAGGAGGAGCCGAGTCTAACTGCAGAGTTGACCCGCTGTCTATCCAAGTATTTTGATTATTAACAATCTGTATACTACCAAACGCATAGTCTCCGTCGGTTCTTAAATACACTTCCAAAATATCACCGTCTGCGCCAATGCCAGGCTCAAGAATAATACTACTATTTGCAGGACGGATATTATAGTCTACAGCAATAGTTTGTTCTACACCGTTAATCAATACAAGTACATCAGAAGTATCAAAACTTCCAATTGGCGATTGCCAAATTTCTAAGAAATATTCTCTTTGAGATGCTGTAATATTGTATTGTTGATTAAACCCAGGATTTAGTATTCTATTTCCTTGTTTAACAATTACATTGTGACTGTTTGGAAGAGCACTGTATGGTGTTGTTTCTAAGTCGAATGTTTTTGTGCTTCCGTCACCTATAAATTCTGTAGTTTCAATTTTACTAAAAGAATCTACAGCACTGTAAATTGCATAACTAATAACGCTATTATCGGGCGGAGGACTACCAAAAAGTATAGTAGCTTTTGGATTAGAATCTTCAGTACTTCCGTCGTCACTTGATACTAGAACCGATTCAACAGCAACTCCGTTTACTGTAGCATAGTAATCAAGCGTACTAGTATATCTTGCTTTTGTAACATAGGATATAGAAGATCCGTCGCCGATTGTTTCACTTTGTTCTAATACATTTTTACCATTACCACTAATTGAAACAATATTAATTGTTGCGTTAATAGAAGGGACTGTGTTAAATTTAACAGTCTTATTTTTGTAATCGACAGTGTATAAGGATTGACGTTGAATGTTTTCGTCAAGTTTTACAATTAAACCTTCTTTGTTTTGTGGCTGAATTCCGAATGCAAACGTATCCCGGGTACCGTTTGCTCTGTAAGTATTGCTTGAAAGAGTGCTACCTCCCTCTTCAGGCCTATGGAATACTTTAATATCAACTGTATCTAAAACCTGCCCAGGTACTTGCTCTTCAGGACCTTTAGACGTTGTAGGTGTAACAAATCCATCGCCGTCGATAATTATTTCTTCTGGATTAATACCTTTTGCTGTAGAAAATTGTAAATTTCCGCCGCTTAATACAGTGTCATAAGATCTCGGATCTGGTAAAAATGACCCGTCGGATGTATTCTTTCTAATAACAACTACGTCATTAGCTTTAAAACGTTGTACATCATTTAAAATAGTAACCGTAGTAGTTACTCCGTCTCCGGTAATACTTCTTATAACAGCATTTTCATTTGTAACTAGGGAGCTATCGTCATCTCCAAAATTTGGATCATCAATTTTTACACCATTTAGATAGATATTATATTCAACCCCGTCTTCTAATGGCCGACTTAACGCAAATACTTCTGTACTACCATCTAACTGGAATATTTCATCTTCGTAAGTAGTATCAAATGTATCATAGGTACTTGTAAACCACGAGTCTGAATCCCATCCAGAACCTGCACCGAAATCAAAGCTAGTAACTTCTACTCCGCCGTAGTCTATTCCGTCTAATAATTGTCCTAACTCATTACCAAACATTCCTGTTGAAGGATTATAATAAAGATTAATTCTATCTTGTGCTTGTAACAGATCTGGTGCTTTATTATACTTTATAGAAACTGATCTGCCTAAACTTAATGCATTTGTAAAATTAATTCTACCGTAGTATCGAGTGTAACCTTTAGAAGTATCTTCTACATTCTCAAATGTATATTCACTTCTTAAAGATTCAAGTCCGTCAACTGTAACAGTAATATTAGTAGATTTTAATTCCATAGGCCATTTAAGATCAATAAACAATTGATCTATTGACGATGTAAATGTTTCTGTTTCTTCTAATGTTTGGAATAAGTATGTGCCCGTTACTCGATCAAATTTGCATCTAAGGTGTGCAGATTTAACTTTTCCGTTTCCAAACACAGGGCTTAGTCTTGCTACTGAGCCACCTTCTTCAATTGACCCAATTACTTCAATTGTAGGTTGGGACAGATAACCTTGTCCAGGATTTGTAACTTCTATTGACACAACTTGTCCATTACCAATAAAGGCTTTTGCTGTTGCGCCGGATCCGCCGCCGCCGGTAATATTAATAATTGGGGCTTCTACGTATCCATTGCCTGCTGATGCAATATTAATCTTTGTAATTTCAAATCCTACATTGTCCAACCAGTGTTTTGCAGGATAAACTGTTAAGTCTGATGTTCCTGAAACAACTTCGTCGTTTATAATTTGTACACTTTGCGGAACAATTTTTCCTTCAAGTTCATCGTATACTGGCGGAAGATCGAAATCAGTTACTACATTATTGGCAGGATCGATTTTTTCGTACGAACTTAAATATTCTCTAATCTTAGTTTTATACGGTTTCATTTCTTCAACATAGTCTTGATAGCTGGGAAGACTATCGTTTTGGAATGTAATTTTTTGCGCCAGTTCACCAATATTATGTTTTGCTTTTACAAAACTTGTTTTAAACGCCCAGTCGACATTTGGCTGTTCTGTAAACACATATCTAAGCCCAGCAAAGAATAATTCGTTCCAATGCAGCTGCAATTGATCAACAAATATATTATTTTTAATAATTGAAATTATTTTTCTAAATTCTTCAACTGGCTCTGTATCATAAAAAATCTTATCATAGTTTGCACCATCGAATGCAATATTTTCACTATTAACATCATACAAGCTATCTAAAAATTCTATGGTGCCGTTTTCTCTACCGATAGTTTGGTAGTTAATACTGTAATCAGTAACATCTTGGTTATCAACTTTTCTTAATAACAGCCAACCGCCAGTTCCAATAGATTTAATCTTAACAACTTCGCCGATTTGATCGTCAAGACCAAATAACTCGTAGCTGCTATTGATTAAATGATTTATTAATGTAAACTGATTATACCCGGTTTGGTACCAGTCAATGTATTTCCAATAAAGGTTTACATCATAGCTTTGTGTAAGTGTTCTTAACCACTCACTTCCGTCCCACTGGAATACACTCCATTTACCATTAATGTTTTCGTCATTTTTTACTAGGACAGCAAATTTTCTAATACTAATTCTTGCATTTTGAGAATAATTCTTACCTCCGTTAATAATATTAACGTTATTAATTTTACCATTAGAGTCTAATGTAAATTCTAACTCTCCTTCAGTGCCTTGACTATCACTAATTACATAAGTTGGAGAATTAATATATCCTTCGCCTGGATCTGTAATAAGAACATTAATAATAACACCGTTTTCAATTTCTAAAGTAAGTGTAGCAGGTTTTACTCTTGCAATACTAACAAACGAAAGTTCTGCAAAACTATCAGAAGTAGTATCAAATATGCCTGTAGCAACTGTCGGCAATGGATCAAATTCTGTTAATCCTGACAGATCAAAATCATCAACAATTAAGTTTTGTGATAAAACCTTGTTAGTTCTTTCAATAAACTGTTTTCTTGCTTCTGTTTTATTAATAAACCAACTTTGTCGCGGTTCGTTTAAAGAACCATATCGTTGTTTCATTGGAAGGTTGATATCCGGAACAGGTCTATCATTTGTATCAAATCCAACTAAGCTATCAAACCATTTTTGTTCAATTTCGTTATTTGGAGTGCTTGTAGATAATCCGTCACTAATAAGTTGATACTCATTATGAACATTTTGTTGTTGGTTTTCAATAGTCCACCAATTGAAGCTAATTGCAATATCTTTGTCTTGTATAAGAGATTCGCAATTGTAAATGCTAAATCTGTTATCACCTAAAATTGCAACAAACTTGTGATTAATTCCAGCAGGATCGCTAATATACCTTGCTACATCAAATGCTGTTGTAACTCTATTAGAATCTATATTTGGTAAGGTTTGTTTGTTTCTTACCCAGTAATAATAATAGTTTGTAAATGTTTGCGAGGCAGAGTTGTATCTTCTTCTGACAGAGTATGCTGTATTTCCGTACTTTGTAGTACCACTAATACCGTTAGTTAGGCCCGATTCGGTTCCGCTTTGCTCGTCCCATTCGGACGGAGTAAGGGTAGTTTCTACCCATTCATAAACATCTACTTGTGTACCAGGGAATAATTTATTAAAGTTTGCAGTTGACTGAATAATATCGCCTTGGTGGTGATTGATAAATCTAGCACTTCCGATATCCCACCAAAGTTTACCGATCCATTTATCGCTTGTAAAGTCTAAGGTATTTGAAACTACAGAAGTAGTTGTACTGTTAGAATACCTAGCAGGATCATAACTAGTTTTAAAACTAATTTCTTGTTCAGCTGGCCCGGCGATTTTTCCTTGGATCGGATCAATATAGTCGACATACGACACTAAGCTGTTATCATTTTTATTGTATAAAAATACACCTTTAAATTTGCTTAGGTCTGCAGGTAGTACTGGGCTTCGTGTTATGCTCCAAGTAGTAGAATTTGCTGGTTTTCTAAATTCAGAAACAACGCCTCTGTCTACAATATTATTTGTACTAACAGCTTGTGTTGGTAATCCGATATACACGTGATTATTTTTTACTTTAATAACATTTCCAAAATCTTCAGTATCTCGGTCGTAACTAAAATCTTGTCCGTACAATAATGTATCATTTACTGTTTCGTATACACTAACTAATCCACTATTATTATCAACAGTAGTAAATTCTGTATTATTATTGTCAAACGTTGTTGATCCGCTATCTACTAAAGTAGCTATAACAATGTCGCCTCCTTTGGCTGTCACAGCTAAAGTGTTGCCATCAAAGTCTAATCTAGCGCCAAATCGGGTATTTGGCGAAACATCCTTAGGTCTAATTGTTTGATTATAAACAAAGCTGTCGCCGTGTTGCATGTAAATATAAACGGCTCCGTTAGCACTACTAACATTACTGTTATATGACGCACCGACAGCAATTTTTTTACCGTCATTTGAAATAGCAATATCTTCACCAAAGTTTTCAGTTAAATCAGATGGTTCTAATAATTGACTATAAACATATTGGTCATTTATTTTTCTGTAAACAACAATTTTAATATTAGGAACACTACTATCTTGAGTATTAGTGTATCTGGCTGCGGCGATTAATACATTTCCGTCATTGCTAACGTCAAACACCGATCCGAATTCTTCCAGCATATCTTGCGAAAGTGTACTTTCTGATATTGAAAAATTAGTGTCGTTTGGAACATATCCTAATAAATCAATTCCTGATCCTATTTCCGTCCATTGAGAAGGATTAAATATTCCAGGAATTAAATTAGTTTTTGCTTCATAAACTGTGTCGCCAAATTTTGTATATTCTCCTTCAAAATATGTTCCAGATGTTCTATACAATCCTCTATAATTAGGCTCTGTACCGATTGACCAGTTTTCTGTGTCTGACTTATCAAAATAATAAATTCTACCTTGGTTAAGTTCTGTGTTATTACCGGATGCATGTACAAATAATCTATAATTGTCATTTGTTTGAGAAAACATCATATTAGTACCAAGTTGCCTATAAGAAGCACTGTTAGGTACCGTAAAGTAATTAATTAATTGATACGTTGATCCACTAAATTCGTATATTGCAAACATACCTTCGTTAGTTAATCCTGACTGAGTTCCTTCGGGTGATGCTGGAATATTAAATACTCGAGTCCAGTCTAGATTAATACTCGAAGGGGGAGTAGTAGAATCAATTATTCCTTGGACAGCACTAACACTGTAGTGCCAGTATTCTAAATCTTGTATATAATTTGTAGAAGGTATTGCAATATTTTCAGCTTTATCTATAACAATAATTGGTCCGGAAATACTATTTTGCATATGCGTAGAATTAATAGGACCAATAGTCCTTAGTGTAGAATCGTTTTGGATAAACGTAGCATTACTAGGTTCTCCAAAGTCGCTGCCTAACGCCCATGCTCCTGATCTATTTTTTAGATATATTTTTGCTGTACCAAATGCTCTTTCAATAAATGCAATTTCAGCTGTTTCTCCAGTAGCTGTATCAGATAGTGTGTCTCCAACAAGTGGTAAAAACGGATCTCCATTAAGATCAAAATTTGTTAATCTAACTTCTGTCCAGCCGTCCCAAATATCATCTACTGTATGTTGTGTGTTGTTTAGATAATCAAAACTTAAATTAATTGCAGACGGATCTTGAACTAAATCATTTACCTTTATGCTATTCAACCAAAAATTAGCATTGTCACCCACTTGAACATTACTTCCATGTGTTAATTCTGTTCTAAAGTACCACCTTGAATCGATAATATCTATTAGTGTTTGTCCTTGAGTATGTGATAATACACCCAGGTATGACGGTTGCGTAGGCTTAGTTTGATCTCTATTTTGTACAACATCTAAAATATTTGTAAAATACGGAGTAGGTGTAGAAAAATCATTTTCTAACTTAATTGTCTGTACTACAAGATTTGCATTAGTTTCAGTAAGATTGGATGATGTAAACGTTGATCCTACATTGATATACCACCATCCGCTATGATAGTCATCTCTAATAGGTAGTACTAGCTCATAATCACCTACAGTAACACCATTTTGCAAAAATGTTCCAACGTCTCCAATTTGGCCATTGATATTAGACAAATAAAGTGTCATTTGATTTTCGTCGTTTACTTTTCTATATACTACGGTTGCTTTACCAACATCTGTTGTAATTTCGCTACCTACCTCTGGTACTAGCAAGGTACTCTGTACGTGACATATTGCCGAAACTTTATTTACAATTGTATGTTCGCCGTTTATAAATGTTTCTGTTAGTACACTGTCATTATTAAAAGGCTGTGTACCTAACTTATTAGTTGTAGTATATTTGTTCCACTTTAAGAACAATCGATCTCCGGCTTTTGTTCCTTCCCATTGGTCAGTTTCTGCTCTGATCAAAATATGATCAGTTGATTCATCAGCTCCTAAAGAATAATCTCCTCGAATCATAAAAGGAATTTCTGGATAAGACTGATCAGTAGAATCATAGTCGTCTTCAATACTTTGTTGATTAGATGCATGTGTGTCAAATATGCGAGATAATTCACTTTCAATTGTACGTTTAGCCTTCCATAGCTGAGTATCGTGTAGAACTATATCATTTGCAACATATGCGTTACTACTTCTATAATCACCTTTAAATTTTGTCTTTACATTAGAAGCATTTGGTGATCCGATTGCAAGATATTTTTTATCTGGACTCATTGCAACACTTGAGCCGAATCCTCCTTGCTGATCAGATATTAGTGTTTGCTCGTCAATTTGCTGTAAATATCCGAAATCTGTGTTGTCGCTTGGTCTTTGATAAATGTATACACTTCCGTTTAGGTCTTTAGGAGCAGAAATTGCAATTAAATTGTTATCATTTGAAACTGAGATATTAGATCCAAAGTCTTTTTGCGTAGAATCAAAAAGTCCAGCGAGTGTATTTTTAATGTCTGGCTTTAATTCAAATACTTGATTATTTTCTAGTACAATCCATTTTCCAGTATCGTCATCGTCAACCCAAATAATGTCAGATGCAACACTATTGTTATCGATATCAAAACGTTTTGCACTATCAATTAAGGAATTAGCTTCTGACAACCTTGCTAACCGTGTGTTCTTAAACTCTGTGATATATCCAGAAATCTCATCGTCTGCTGTAATACTGTCAGTTGTTAATAACGAAACAACGTTTAAAGAAATATTAGAAATTTTATAAAATTTATCTACATCATCATTAACGTCGTTTACTCCAATAATGTCTCCTATTTCAAAATTAGGAGCTCGATTTAATGTAATATCAAACGTAGTATTATTGCTATCAGATATACTTGTGATTTTAAATTCAGTTTGTGTGTGTTTATAAACAGCCCAAGTTTGTTGATTTTTTTGAAGAGCTACCCATAGATAGCTATTTCCTGGGATTTCGCTTAATGTTTTATCTAAAATTTCATCATAATTTAGCAACGACATGCTTACATCAGAACTATTTACATATCCTGCTGTTTTGGTGTAACTGTTATTATCGTTGAAATATTTAACCGGAAACGGCTTATGATCATAATTTTGAGACTTAACAAGAATATTGTTTCGATCTAATCTATAAACTAAAGAAGTATCTTGAGGATCTACTACTTCAACAAGTTCTACAGGCTGTGGGCTCAATCTATATTTTTCTTCATCTAATAATACTTCAAATTGATCATCGCCTGTAGTTGCTCCGTAGCGTCCTACACGCACAGCCCATTCTTCGTAAAATTCTAAACTGTCTTTACTTGCACTTCCTAATTTATCAAACAACTTTGTAAGAACATTTTTTGTACCTTTGTCTTGAATAGCCCCTTGGAAAAACTTAAATTGAGACACATCATCATTAATAATGTTTTCTAAATATGTTCGGTTCTGATATCCAATTAGATGTTGTGCTAGTCTTTGTTGCTCTGTATCAAAATTGTCGCTGTCTAAATCATAAAAATCTAAAAACTGTTTAGCTTTATAATCCCAGTTTGGCAATAGAGCTTGCTCAGGTTTTTCATTTAATCTAACATAATTAGTATCTTCAAAAAACTCTGTACCTGTTATATTTGCTTTTGCTACATAATAATATTGCTTGTGTTTAATCAAAGAACCTATGGAATAATCTTGATAAGATTGCCACTCGTTTACAGTAGCATCGTCAAAGATAAATCCAGGAATATTATAAGATCCGTTCCAATCGTCTGATCTATAACCCTTTACTTTAATTCTTTCTTGACGGTATCCTTGAGGTCTGTTGTAGATTACATCACCAAATACTGTTCTGTTATCTAAAATAATAACGTGTTCGTGTTGGACAACCGGAACCTTTAAATTGTAAATACCATCTTCAGTATTTTTAACATAGATTCCAAAAGAATTTGTATTATCTCGTTCAGTAGTTGCAAAATCGGCTAATAATCTTTTACCGTCTGATTTTAATAAACTGTAATCGTAAAAATTATTATAGATGTCATCTGCTACAACATATTCTTCTTCAAAGTTAACTTGTCTAGCACTTGGACTTAATGTTAATACTGTGCCTGATTCCCAGTTTTGCGTCGTCCAAAACATATATTCTTTAGCAGATAATGACCAATTTTCTACTTCTTCTAGGTCTTGGTTAAAGCTATCAAACGTAAATCCTACACTAATTAAGTATTGTTCATAACCTAAAATAAAGTCAACAACGTCTTGTATTTCTCTATACAGTGTTCCATATGGAATTTCAATTACTTCAGTGCGATCAAAGTTTTTTCTGAAAAATGCCTTAGCTCCGCCTTCTTCAGGAAGTTCGGCTAATTTTTGGAAGTTATCTAAATTAAAGTTATCTCCACTAGTATGGGAAACTTTAACTCTATAATATACTTCATTAAGTTCAACAATTTGTCCAACTTCATAAAATTTTCTTGATGTCCAGGCTAAAAATGATTCGCTTGTTCCGCCAACTGAAATAAGAGGATCTGCATTCTTCTTAATAGTACTATACGTTTTGAAATATGGGTTCTCTTTATCGTATCCTCTAATAATATACCCAGACGGCACTATTTCGATAATTACCCCGCTATATGTATACACATTAATTGGTACACTTTTTACTAGGTTAATTTTATAGTTTTCTTCTGGGACGAATATATTTCCTTCATTAGTAGGAGTTCTAGAATCAAGGATTAATTTAAACTTATCCTTCTGTGTAAATCCTCCAAGTTTTGCGCCAATTTTATTTTGCAAACTTTTTATTTCTGTTTGATATTGAGAAAATTGTACTGTTTGATTTTGCGCAAGATATCCTTGTATATAGTTTACAATTCCTGCTGTAAGCACTCTACTACTATCAGTCGAGCTGTTTGGAAATTTTAACTGATCTAGTTCAATTGTTTTTGAAGTATCGGTGTAAACTAACTGACCTGCACTATTTCTAGCAATTCTGCTTCTATCAAAAGCTAATCCAAAAAACTGAGCAGGCTGATGTAATGCCCACGCTGTAATTAAAGAAAACGGATAATGAGAGCTTCGACGCCATGCTGTTTCAACAGGACCTTCGTCGCCAAATACAAATGGTTCTGAATAAGTAGAATCAATACCGTCTTTGGCTAATCCACAATTAGCTGGATCTAGCAAGTTTCCTTGATCGTCGACCGGAATATAAGTGTAAATTAAACTGTTTTTAAATTTGTTTCTATAAACAATTTTCTTACCAGGTTCTTTTACTATACCTTTTGACAAATCTTCCCATAGAATTAAGTTATTGCGAGTGTATGGTGCTTCGCCGTACACTTCTTCCCACCAGTCTGGTTTTTCAGTTAATCCTAAAATTTCCCAAGGGTGACTATGCGGTCTATCAGTATTATAAAAATCTTTATAAACAGCTCTCCAAAATCCAGGTAACGAATTATTATTCGGATCTGCAAATTTGCTGTAATTAAACGTAAACCCATTAGTTCTATCAAAGTAAGTATTTGTAGAGTAGTCTGGATTTCCTACAGTTTCACTCCAACGATTAAAATCTGAAATCATTGTTTTTGTAACTTTGTAACGTCCGAATTGTGTTTGACGTCCTTTAGTTTCAACAAAGTCAGCAATATCTAAAATTGTTTCGTTATACGGTTGTTTAATATTATTATAGATTCGTCTTTCTAAATCTAATAATAAATGATCTCTATAGTCTCCGAAACATCTCCAACGAGATCCGTCGTGTCCTTGGATTATAGGTTGTGCTGCAGGCCATTCTTCAAAACGATTGTCATCAGCAGTTGCATGATTCATTGCAGAGTTAGGCATATAGAAGATTTTGTTATATCCAGCAAACACATGATCATGTGCCATACCGGTGCCACCATTTGCTCTATCTGCATTTTGTGCATCTTCTTCTGAAGTGTATAATGGATAAAACCAACCTAATTTATTTTTATAAGATGTATCAGTAGTTGTTTCGTCTCTTCCGTATATCTTATAAGGACCCGTAGACTCTGGTGTAACATAAATGTATGTGTCATCTAAATATGCTTCAGGTCTATATTTCGGATACAGTCCTAGTTTAGTAGGAGTTGGAGGGATCCAACAGCCATCAGTAGATTCAAATTCATAAACATCCAATACATCATTTGCCTTAACTGGTATTTCTAGTGTTAAGAATCCTGATGTGCTAATTGAATAGTCTTTATCCTTAGTTAGCAACTTATTGTTTAGATAAGGTAGTACTGCATATTCATTAAGAGTAGTAAAATCGATGCCTCTTGTTAACGAAAAAATAGTTTCTGATGGGTCGTCAATATTGTGCGTAGTTAGCGAATCATTGCCATAAGGAACCATATCGCTAAAATAAAATGAATCTTGATTTGTTTTTGTGCTATTTAATGTGGTAAGAATTTTGTCAACGTGTACTTTGTCTACTCCGTCGAAACCTAGTTCATTAGCTATTCTTAAGAATTCTCTTTTAAATTTTATATATTCAAGTCCTGCATAGCGAATAGCTCCGATTGCGTCGTAATCTTTATTTGTCAGGTTATACAATGCAAGGTTTATCGGTCCACTATGTTTTACAAATTTTAATCCGTATTTTGAAAGTTGTCCAACGTCTCTTAAGTTTCCTACTCCTGGGAATGTTCCAGTGACTTCGTCGTTGTTGTCAACAATACTACTAACATGATCTAAAACTTCTCCTAAAGTAAATGTTGTAACATTTTCATTTTGAGGATTTTTTTCAAAGTTGATAGGAAACTCGTAGAAACCTTTTTCATTTTTAGTTGCACTAGTATTTGTTTTAATTACAAGTTTATCACCAGAAGTTAAGTTGTTAGAAAACGTTACGTATGCAAAACCGTTTACTTTAACAATAGTATACTGATCATTTTCTGTGTAACGAGTGTTGTTTACATAAACTTTGATAGCTAGATCTGTTAAGTCTCCGCTACGATCATAAACATCGATTTTAAAGTTATTTGTTCTAGTTTTTACTTCTGGCTGTTGCACAACCCATTGCTCTGATTTTTTACTCGCTGTAGTCCATCCAGACACACTATTAAATGAGGATCTTGATGTATACTTTCTTAGAACAGCCGTATCAGTACTTGATGTAATTACGTCAGTTAATTGATCGTATGTGTATGTATCGGCTAGTAAATTAAAATCAAAAACAATATCGCCGCTATTTTCAATTGTTCTATAAGATAAAGGAAATCCTAATTCAGTATCATTCGATCCGTTGCCTACTTTATAACTAAACAATTTGTTACCAACGAACGAACTACCGTCTAAATCTGATAATGCGGTTCCTTCATCATTATATAAATCAAATAACGGTTGTTGATTTACTCCTGTTTTATCTTGAGATTGTTTCCAGTCTGTTCCGTCATAATAGAACATTTTACCTTTGAAGTTTGTTCCAGCCTTGACAAGTACAGTTTCGTTTTCTAAAGGAGCTGTGTCTGTAGTTTCCACAAGAGTAATTTGTGTGCTACCATTGTGCGAGATAAAGTTTACTTCATAAATTTTACCAGATACTAAACTATCCGGATCTGCTGTAAACAATACACGCATTCCTGACACTAATTCAACACCGTCAACAAAATAACCAACTTGTCCTTCAATTTGACTGAATACGTCTGTAGTCCTAGTGTCTACTAGATCAACAGATTGTTTTGCGAAAGTTCCACTATTATATAATTTTAATCCTGCTTCAAATTCGATAATCGGTCGTACAGCACGAAACGTTTGATCTAACATTACTGGAACGTTATTAATAGTAGCAGTAGTTTCAATAACAGATCTATGTGTCCATCTATTATATCTCGACCATTGATTGTTATCTGGCGAAGCACGATTAATTACAATATAATCTTTTTCGCTAGCATAAGATGTAGCGTTGTCAAAGGGCAAAGTAGAAAATCCTTGCTCATCAAATTCTGTTGCATTATCTAACAAATAATCTGCAGTTATAAGAACATCGTCTTCAGATACAAGACGAATACTTTCGCCTACACCTTCAACATACCAATTTCCTATTGCGTATTCAGCAGGTGTAATTTCTCCGTAGAATTTTACTTTCATGCCATTGGTCATTTCGTAACCATTTTGCATAGTATATGTTTTTTTACCAACAATATCAGATCCTACATCTAACTGTGTGTTGTCTCTAATGTCTTTAATTATAATTAATCCAGAAGCTTCGATATCATTATTGTTGATATAATAAAGGTAATCAGGTGCTTCTAAATCTACTTCAAACGTAACTGTTCCTGTTTCTACTTTTTGTTCACTAACACCTGTATTATATAAGTTTGTATCGTTACTTAAACTTCTAGAAGTTCTAATAGTAAAAGGCATATCTACTGTGTTGAGATCAAAAACATATGTTTGGCCTCTATACAACGTTAGCGTAGGGTTAGCGGTAGGATTAGTGGTATTAAAAGAATATGCAAAGTTATCTACATTATCTAAAGAATTTACATTATAAGTACTTTTAATGTCCCTAGCTGCGCCAAATACTGGAATAGAATCAGGACCTTGTGGTAGCCAATAATACTCTCTAAAGTTTGTAAATTTGTCCCAGTTAATGTGCGGATCCCAAGAATAAAATTCTTGACTATTGGTTAAACTATGATTACCAACTTGTGCATTTCTAATTTTTGCACTGTTCATATAGTCGCGATAATCTCTATGCAAAATAGTATTGCCAAGGGTGTCTTCAACTACTGCTACAGGTTCTAACTGATAATTTTCTCTGTCAGCACTTACATCAGAAACATAATTGTCTGAGCTAGACCATGCTTTTGCATCTTTTCTACCAATAAATCCGTCAACTTTTTCTACAACTCCGGGTTGCATCATTTGATCAATAGTGCTGCTTAGAAACTTTTTGTTTGCTACTGTTCTAAAATAACGAGGTAAGAAATCAGCGGTTTTTCTTTTGATGTTATCGTCGCCAACTGGAATTCCGTTTTCATCTTGAGCCATTAGTAACTATATCCTCCACTACTACCCGAACCGCTAGATCCGCTTGAACTAGAACTACTAGAACTATTTGTTGTACTTGTACTTGTGCTTGTACTTGTACTTGTACTTGTGCCTGTTGCAGACAATGCCTGACTTTGAATGCCTGTATTATTTGTACTCGTATCGGTAACTACATTTCCTGAAGCTTGGATTCTTGACGCTGTGACTGCATCAATAATTTCAACATCGTCAACTGTTGCATCGTTAATAAAAATTTCATTATTTTCTGCTTTGATTTCGTACAAACTACCAAATGCTTGTGTTGTTTGTTTAGGAACTAGTAATAAATTAGAAATATCAGGCGCCGCTTGATTCATTACATATGCAACTAGTTCTGAAAAATGGAAAGTATCGCCAAAGTCCCAGTTTTGTAATGAAAAGAATTGATTAATTGCACTAATAACTCTTGTCTTAAGTTCATTATCATTAATAACTTCGTTTGTATTTTTTACAATTTTGAATGTTGCTTGTAGATTCTCTTGAGAGTGCTTGCCAAATAATGATTTATAAGTTACTGGATGATAAATTACTTCGTCACTTATAGATTTAAATTGATTAATTGTTGCACCGTAGTTTTGAAACAACTCATCGTTACTCGGAGGTAACGGTCTAGTAGCTAGTGTGCCAGCAAGATATTTTCTATATTCAATATCATAAGACCTTGTTAACATGTATACATCAATAATATTACTTGCACTAGCGTCGATTCTATTGCTTTCATCTGCGCTATGTACATATTGGAATCTTAAATTTGATCGGCCAATATATGCTTGATAGTCAGATGTTAAAGTTAACAGACTGTTGTTTAAAACTTTAAAGTTTTCGTTTTCTTTAATGTAAAAGACTTGCCCGTCATCATACTGACTGTATGCACCAATTTCTATTTCTCTGTCTACAACGTTTATAGTATCTCCGGCGCTGTAATAATTATATTTTGTAAATCCTTGATCGCTCTGCTCTCTCTTTAAAAAAACGTATTTTGTATTTTCGTTTACAAGCGGTGCAACAATAACGTCAAAAATATCAGGATCGTCTACACTACCGTCGTCATTAAGATCAAAGAAACTAACTTCAATTTTTTTACTATTAATGTATCCGTCTGGATTTCTATATACGTCAACGATTTCCCAATTAATATCATTATTAAATGATTCAAGACTATCAGGTTTGGTATTAAAATTTAAAACTCCAATTTTGTCTTTTACAAGTTGTCCTGTTGACGAGTCATAAATTTTATTTTGGTTATCGAAATAAAAACTTAATTCTTTGTCACTTTCAAAAACATATCTTAACCCTCTATTAGTTATTGTGTACTGTTCACCATTTGTTTGAAATAATAAAATCCAACTAGCATCTAATTGGTTATTTGTAACATCGCCAGTTTTACCGTTACTAAACACATCGTTAACATTTAAGTTTTCATTAATAATTACTCGCCACTGTCGCTGTGTTTGATCATAACGCAAACCAAATGTTTTGTATGCAAATACTTGGTCGATAATTTGTGCTCTAACATCTGCTGAAATGTCTTTTACGAGTTTTGGTTTTACTTCTTCGAGAACACTGTTTGCAGGTAAAATTTCATTGAACACAATCGGACCTTCGCCTGTTACACTATCAACCGTTGTGCCGGCGCCGTTTACGCTAATAACTTTAACCCACTTGTAAGTGCTTGCACCTTTAGCCGTAGCGTCAGAAGTTAATTCTCCATCATTAATAAAATAAAATCCTGCAGGAGGAACAAATTTTAATAAGGCGTCCGGTTCTAAGAATTTTAACGAACCGCCTGTAAATGTTCCTGTTTCATAAGGAATGTCATTTAGATTTTTCAAAAATCCTGTACTGGTATTAGTACCCTTGGTTGATTGTGTCCATGTTGCATTTAGATCGCTTACAATAATTTTTGCATAGTTTGCAAAATAGAAGTTGCTTACGGCTCGATTTTGAATAATAGGTAATACTGTATTTTCTATTGTTCCTTCAATATCTGTTTGTGTAGCAAATGTAAATGTTTGTTTATTTTCGTAAAATTGATTATAGATTACACCGTCGTTACCATACAAATTAGTACTAGAATATTTTCCAGTTACATCTTTTAAATCAAAATATCTACTAATACCGCTAGTAGTTCTATTAACAGATTTTACTTTAACAATCTCTTGATTAGTTGTGAGAGGAATAATATTATAATCCTCGCCAGTAATCATTCTGTTCTGCGTATAATATGTTTGCGGAGCATTGTTTCTAATGCTTGGAGTAGTTTCACTAGTAGTAGCATTAGTAACTTGTTCTTTTAGCTCAACACCTATAGTTAATGTTTCTGACGTGCCAGCAGCAGAAATATAATTTACTGAAAACGTAATGTTTGTTAGTTCTGAAGGTTTGACTCTTAAAGAACGATTAGCACTAGTTCTATAATAAACTCTAAAATTTCCATTAGGCACATTACCAAACGTGCCGTCAGCAAATACTAAAGTAATTTCATCATTTTGTCTTGTTTGGACAACGTAGTAGTTTCTAACTCCTTTAGCAATACTATTATAAATTGCATTGTTGCCTTCAGTTGAGCTAACCTTTGTCCATAGCGAATCTTCTTGTCCTGATTCGTTTAGTGCGTATAACCAAACATCTGAATCATTAATATTTTCTGTTTCAATAGATATTCTTTGATTAGAACTAGGATTGTCAACATTAAATTGAGAACTATTTAATGTTCCTTGTCTAAAATGTACAAAATATCCAGTGTTAGCACTTGCATTTCCTCTGCCATCTTCTCTATATAAAAATGCAAGACTGTTTCCTGGTACAGGATTCTCTTCAGTAATGGCTGACCGATTAACATCAATATCAGTTGATACAATTTCAAATTGTGTAGGTAGTCCGTTTACTGACTTGTTAAAGTTAAAAATTGGTACATCTGTATTGGAGCTTTTTAATCTGTATTGCTGTGTCAATACACTGTTAACAGAAGCACTCTTTGCCGGCTTACCAATAGTATTGTTGTTAGGTAGTGCAGAATTTAGTACTCGTCTAAATTGTTCTGCCCAATTTGAGTTACTAGGATCATTCCATATAATTGTTTGATCTGCAAGATTAAATCCGTTGCTATCTACAACACTTTCAGTAGTTGAAATAGTTTCAAATTTTAATAATCCATTAGCTGACTGATTTCTTTTTGGATTGTAAGACAGCATTCGAGCAAGTCTTAACACACTTTCTCGACGTTCAGCAAGTTCTAAAAAGTTTTCTCGAGAGTTAAGATCAACACGATAACTAATATTTTGCCCTAAGAAGGCAATCATGTCAATAAGTGCAAGATATTCCGATGTATCAATATAATCGTTAAAATCCTCCGGATAGTTCTGACGGAGGTAGTTAATCATTGCTCTTCTTAAAGTGTCAAAGTCGTAACTACGGAACTCTGCATTTCGATAGCTTTGATATACTTTTTTCCAATCTTCTGCTAGCAGCAGTCTATTTTGTCTATCTGTGGATGACATCGGCGATCCTCTTTACTATACAGTATTTATTATATTGAGTTATAGTAACAGTTAATTATGTCACGATAATCCAATGGATTTGTCGAACTGTAGTTGCAAATTTTCGCTAATGTTGTAATCTAAATAAGTTATTGTGCACTCGATTTGAAGTCCTTGTTCATATTCAGTAATTTGTATTTCTGTTGCGCTAGTTCTAGGATCATAATTTACAATATTCGTTACGTTAGTAGCAATTGCTTCTTTTAATTCTTCTGTTAACGGCTCATATAAAGCATCCCAAATAATACATCCAAATGCAGGATTAGACAATTTTTCGCCTTGCCTAATATTAAAATGATTGATTAAATCTTGTTTGATCAAACTCAAATCGTATTGCTGAAAAGACGTATTTTCAACATTTACAGTACTAAATCCCCTGTAGGCTTTTTGTTTTACAGGAGGTTTAGGTACTTTTGGACCTCTAATTTTAATTTCTTTATATAAGTCTACCATACTAATATTTATCTTATGTTATCTGCCTGCAAAAACTTTAATACTAAAACGGACCTGTTGGAGGTTCTTCGATAATTGTTGTTTGACCTGTACCTGGATATTCTGTTTTAGTTAAAGACGATAATGGTGTTAATTCACCATTAATAATTTTTTGATAGAATCCTCGAGCAATACCTATTCTGCGAGATGTTTCTTTGCCACCTTGATTAGCATAACCTACAGCTTTGCGAAATTCTTCTCCTAAACTTGAAAAACTAGGACTTGACCAAGTGACACTTTTACTATTAATATAAGCTACAGCTAGTTTTGTAGCTACTTCAGGATCGTTAGCCATTTCAGGATTATTAACAACATCAACTCCTGCTAATTTTCCGTATGTTTCGTAATTAGATTTAAATGTTAATTGAATTAATCCTCTACCTCTATATTTGTAACCTTCGTCTTGAGCATTACCGTATCTATTTCCGTATAAAGTATTACCGATAGCAGCAGGTCCTGCTGCTACCAATTGCTGAGCGAACGCATCTGATTTTACTCTGCTAGGATAAACAGCCCTCAGTCTAGATGCAGAATAATTCATATTTTCACTACGTGGTTTAAATCCGCATTCTGCTTGAGGTTGTGCCATTGCCATTGCTAATGCTTCTGCGTTACCTGGAGTAGGTGACGCTGTAGCACTATTCAAACAAGTTGACGGATCTAATCCCAATTTAACAATGAGTTCATTTAAGAAAAATCTTTGCATATCATTAACAGGAACAGGAGCCGCAGGTTGATTTCCGTCGGAAGGGCCTGTTGCACCTGGAACAACTGTTTGTGGTCCAGATGTATTGGCTTGTACAGGTCCAGATAATCCAGTATATTGGCCTTGATCACTAGAACTATTAATAACTGTATTAACAATTCTTACAGCCTCTGGTGGACTTGTAATTGCTTGTGTTTCTGACGGAGTATGCGCCAAGGGATTTAAATTTTCATGTTCTAGCCAAGGTTCTCTTTTAGGTACTCGTCGAGGAAATAGTGCAGGTAATGCAACTTCTGCTATACTAGCAGACTCTGCTTCCTCTGCATTTGATGCAGCGTTGCCGCTTGTGTTCATATGTATATTAGGTGCTGTTTCTCTATGTTCGCCACCGCTCAAAATTTCAGTGTTGTTGCCAGCTGTAAATTTATTTGCGCCTGTAGTAGAGACATCAAGTGTTGCTTGTTTATCTTTCCTAGAGCCGCCTGTTAGTATATCTAACGTTGTTTGGCTAGTAATGCTATGTGCTCCAGCAACATTCAAATGTCCTTCGGCACCTACAAACACTTGTTGATTCGCACCAACAAACTGATCATAGTTGGTTCCAACATCTAGTTTTGCATCAACACCTACTTTAGTGTCCATGTTATTAGATGCGGTAACTTTTATATCTCGTCCGCCGTTGATATTAACATCTCTGCCGGCACTCCAATTGAAATCTCTGTCGGCATGTAAATTAATATCGTTGCCACTTCTAATACTAATACTATCATCTGCATAGATGTCTATTTTACCGTTTGAAGTTAATTCTACCCAAGTACTACCTCTAGCATTTCCGATATAAATTAAATCTTCTGTATTATGTAAAAGTATTTGATGACCAGTTCTTGTCCTAAGTCTAACATGTTCATTAAACAATAGAGTCGGATTTGAACTATTTGTAGCACTAGGAACTTTGCTTATATCGTAGTATACCGGTCCTTGATCTGAAGCTAGTCCTGACCTAAGTATAGTCGGATCTCCGTCGTCCATTACAAATGACGATCCGCCTAGTCTACTTCTAAAATAATCAACTTGATCATTTTTTGTTCCGTATTTTCCCTTAGGTGCTCCGTCTCTTTTATCCAACGGACCTGGTGTGTTCCATCCATATACTGTATTAGGTATATCTCTTCTAGCACTACTACTAGTAAGCCCTCTAATAGTGTCGTCTAATAACCCTTGTGAAGCCAATGTTTGCACCATTAAAGGATTGTGAGGTTTTAAAAACTTATCAGGGTCATTTCCTTTATTAGTATTAGATGCTTTATTATATTCTCCAGTAGGTAAAGGTTTGTTTTTATAATCTTCAATTAAACCTTCTTGGATAACTCGGTTACTTTTAGCTGCCGCATATCCTCCTGGCACCATATGATTCATATATTCGTCTGGTATGCATCCAATCCAAAATCCTTGATTTGATTGATTTTCTGCAAATATTACAAGTACTTTTGTGCCCGGGTCAGGCGGCACGGCCCAAAATCCATAACTCTGTTGAGTACTACTATATTGATTATCAGCTCTGTTGCTTGAAACATCAGTAACTCCATAAAACGGCATACAGTATCTTACTGTAAAGAGTTGTCCTGGTTCAAAACCTGCATCATTGCCGGCTGTAGCATTTTTTAAAAGCTCTACTTTCAACGCACCAGTACGTCTTGGATCAAGATGACTTACAACCTTGGCAATATAAGGGCCCGGTGGCATTGGAATAGCGGCAGCACCGCTAGATCTTTTGTCTTTGCTATTATTGGTCATTTCTTCTTCTTACTCCGTAATTATAGTATGGATCGTTATTTCCGGACCCGGTACCGCCTGTTCTCGACGGTGGCGGAGTTGTAGTAGCAGGAGTTGTAGTTTGTTCTGTAGGCACAGGGGTTGTGTTGCCAGCAGGTGCATTAGTTTCAGATTCTTCTGTAGTAGGTTGCACCGACTTACCTCTTTTTCCAGTGGCTAAATCAGTAGCATTAGGATTTTGTTGAGTCTCCCAAACTTGTAGTTTACCATCAGCATTTTTGTCTGCAATTGCAAAATCAATTTGGTCTTGATCGCCAGTTTCCCTAGCTTCTTCAACTCGTTTTTCGTATCTACGTTTTTGCTCGTATAGTGCATCTTGCACTTCTGCTTCTGCGTCTTTCAACTGGTAATTTCTTCTTCTAACACATTGCAAAGTTTGAGTAAAAAGATTATCTCTAAACTGATTAATTACTGTATTAACTTTATATAGTCCACTAAAATCTTTTACACCTATTCCTGGTCCGTCCATTAAATATGCACCAGTTTCGGGATCAATGTCAACAGGTGTTCTGAAATTAATTAAAATATCAACTTCACTTGATTGGTGATTTATTGTTCCATCGATATTAAGATTAGTATAATTTGTAGCTTCTGCATTATAGTTACCTACTCCACTATCAGCAATGTAATACGGATCGCCTAAAATTTCCATTTCAATGCTAACTAAATCTCCGTCTGAATTTACAATTGCTTCGTTAAACTGTCTGGCAATTTGTAGTTCGCTGTCTTCTTGCATAGCAGCAGCTGTTTCAGTGCCAATGCTTCTATTAACATTAGCAGATGTTAATCCATCACCTTGATAACCTGCTGCATTGCCCGTTACTTCAACACCTTCCTCTACATCTGTATTTCCTTGTTCGGAAGGATCGTTATTTCCAGAACGATTTCCTCTATCTGTAGAAACAGCAGCATAAAATGCATTATCAAATTTAATATCAAAGTTAATGATATCTGTATTTTTGCCAGTGTACATATAATTGTATTCTTTGACTGCCTGTGATACTAAATTATCATAGCCCGGTGGCGGATCATTTGGCATCATAAACTGACTTTTATGTACTTTATACGGAACTACTTTGTACAAATAAATCCTAGGAAGTCTACCCATTACTGCTTCTGCTTTTTTATCATTAATAAGATAAACGCTTGATTCAATTCTAAACCAATCAACGAATCCGTTTTTATCTGGAACTCCGTTTTTAGTTAATTTTTTTCCAAAATCGCTCAAAAGAACAAGTTCTTCTAAGATTTTTTGTATTTTAGTACCAGCCTTAAATGTAATTGTTCTTACTTCTGGATTAATAACAGTTCCGCCTCTTTCTAATAGTCCGTTGTCAGGATTCCAAGAAAATTGACTTAATCCAAAATTTAAATTACCTGGAGAAAGGGGATCGTTCGGAAGTATTTTAGAACTACCAATTTTGTTAGGTGTTACTGTTGGAGAAGCAATTGCTTTTTTAATACTTTCACTAAGTTTTCCCCTTTTTACAGAATACCCTAATCTATTTTCAACATAATCTCTTTTTTGTTCGATAACCCTTGCGCCAAAATCACTATTGTCTTGTACATAATCATCAAAGCCGCCTCTACTCTTGAATGCATATTCGATAGCAGAATCGTCAAATTCTTTAAATTGTAAATCACCACTGGTTGCTGTGTTTTCTATACTTGCTGTTTTAAAAGCTCTCTGCAATCCTACGCTAGAAGTATCAGACGGAAATGCAAAAATATATTCATCTACTTCTACCTTTTCTTTTGTTTCTTTTTTTCGATTTAACAAATGAGTATTAAGGTGACTAGACAAACTATTAAAACCAGTCTGTACAGCTTCTTGTAATGATCTACCCGAAAGAGTAATATCTACTGGTAGTGACTGATTTGTATCTGAAAATGCTTCGTCATTAAATGCGCTGCAAATAAAACTATAGTGACTGCCATTAGTGTCTACGTTAAAATTTACTGAAACAAGTTTTAAAGGAAGTTTTTTTGTAGTGCTAGTTAGCATATTAGGTATTTCAGTATTACCAGTTGCTGTCTGTAGTTGCCCTACAAAATCTAGTTGTAATAGCCACGGCGACTCTAAATAGTTTGAATACCCGGCATTCTTAGAACATATTTGCATAGTTTGTAACAACTGTCCCATGCTATAAGGTTCAGTTACTTCAAAAGATATTTGATGAAAATTAGTTGCTCTGCTTTTAGGATTTGGTGCAATAACTGTCTGTATTTCAACATTGTTAATAAAATAACCTGCATCAAGGTTATATTCTTTTTCAGCAAATGTTCTTGGTTTTCCTTGCGGTGTTTGACCTGATCGTAATACAATTTGTCCTGAACGTATGCCTGTCTTGCGATATGTTTCGTCGGGAAAATTTAATTCTTCTGGACTTAAACATCCTAGTCCAAAAATACAATTTACAGATGCAAAATCTTCTAATTCGTTAGTTAGTGGTAGTGCCGTTGTTTCTCTTTCTGTTATAAGTCCTGCGTCGTCAGAGGTAATAATGTTCGAAGCAGATCCGATAGTTGCTGTAGACAATGTATCTACAACAGAGTTTTCTGCAAGAATAGATACATTAGAACTTAAAGGATTTTGTCCGGCTTGGGCTTGATCTATCATTGTAGACATCCAAGGCAGTCCTAATCCATTTAATACAGCTTTTGCAGCTTCAGGATCGCCTTCAACTTCAGATGTTTCATCCTCGTCACTAGGAGGTATATATTTTCCTCCTAACAACTTGCCAGTTACTGGATCTTTTTTTAATGCAGTGCCTAACGGAAAAACATATGGCACAGTTATTCTCCTAAATCTTGTTTGATTCGTTCGGCATTGGGAAGATAAATTTGTTTTCCTGGAACTAAATCATATATTGGATCTTCAATTACATTTAAATTTCTTTGTGCAAATACCCACCAAAGACTTTGATCGCCATATAGGTCATATGCTAAAAGATCTGGTCTATGGGTGTATTGAGGTTCTACAGTATATAATGGGTCATCAGTGTATGCTGGTACTGGACGTATTCTAAAATATCCTAGTGATCCATTACTATCAAGTTTAGTTTTATCGTAGGGTCCGTTTGCCATTAAATATATCCTTGGCCGATATCATTGCCTTTAATAAAGTTATCGTAGTTGAATACTGTTTGTTTACTTCTGCTATAAATTGGCTGGACGCTAACACTAAATTGCGATTCTGCAGGAGCCCAGCTTATGTTTCTACTGTCTGCAGGATTACCAGTTTCTGAATTTATTCCGGTTGCAATATAATCTACTTCGTTAGGCATATCTACAGTAAATGTTGTAATTATTACAGGAACATTATTAAACACATAGTCTCCGTAACCATTTAGTTTTACAATAGGCGGCGGAGCACCTGGATTACTGCCTTCGCCAAAATCCATTTTAGTTACTGATCTTAAATAATGTAAGCACGATGTCCAATATTTTGCTTCTAACGAGTTTTGTACAAAAAATTGTCCTGTAATAACTAATTCGTTCACTTGTGAGTTTTGATAAGAGAAAAAAGGATAATTATTATGTATCGGTGCAGAAGAATTATAATTTGCACTATGCTGAATAATGATTGTTGGAGTGAAGGGGAAAACCATTCGATTGCCTGTACTCTTAAGAGGTTCTAAAAGTTCAGATTCATTATATGCAACAACACCCGCTGGCAAACTTAACGAAACACGCCAGTCTTTTTCTTCTACATTTGCTGAAGAAAAAGAAGCTGTTGCTGTTGGACCGGAAGTTATTTGCCCTGGTAAATTTTTTCCGCGAAGTGCGCTCATAAAATTTCCAGATGCTCCTTCTATTCCACTGAACACTTTCTGTCCAATGTCTTTTACATTTTTTGGAATGTTGGACGCTATATCAGGAATGCCGCCTGCGGCTATACTTTGTCCAGCTGCACCTGTTGCTCGTACAACTTTGTCTGCTACAATGCGACCATTGTTCCAATTTTTTGCCATAGCTATGTTGTCTCCTATACATTATTTAGTTGACAAAGTTATGTGCATAGTTTATAATATGGATATAACCTGGAGAAATCATGACTAAAAGAGTTAACTATCTTAATAATAAAGATATATTAAAAGAAATACACAGATCAAAAAATACGTTTTGTAGTTATATCGATAAAGAGTATCATCAGTACGATATTATTTTACCAGATGTTGAAAAAATTAACGTTAGAACTATTGCAGAAGCAAAACGTAACAAAGCTAAAAGGCTACAACAACAACGGTTTGAAGCTGCAAAAGCCGAAGGTCTGAAAGTAAAACTTGCCGAGTACGAAGTTGATTACAAAAAGATTTCGAAAGACGAACTTATCTTTCGAATTATGACGTTTGATCACATTCCAGAAGAGCCAGGACGCAAGAAAAATCCTAAGACTGTTGCTGATACGAGAGTAAAATTAAATTTTCCTCCGTTTCAACACTATAAATTTAACACTGAAAGTGACGAGCTAGAGTGTGTAGGAAAAAGTCACTGGAAGGGTGGTATGTCGAACGGTTACTTTAGTTTGAATCACGGAAAGTCAACCGACAAACTTGCTACAATGTGGATGAAGTTATGCGATCGATATGCTACTAGAGGCAATGTACGTGGTTACACTTACAATGATGAAATGCGTGGACAAGCTATACTACAATTAGCACAAATTGGCTTACAGTTTGACGAATCTAAGTCACAAAATCCGTTTGCATACTATACAGCCGCAGTTACAAATAGTTTTGTACGTGTCATTAACATTGAAAAACGTAATCAAAACATTCGAGACGATATTCTTGAAATGAACGACTTAACACCTAGCTTTACTAGACAACAACAGGGTCAGTGGGAAAGAGAAGTTGAGCGTAACGATCAACAGACCAAAAAAAATTCTTGACTTACACACAAAAACTAGTTATACTAAATGAGAAAAGAGGATTAATACTTGTTTAAAAAAGCTGCTGTCTTTACAGACATACATTTTGGATTAAAAAGTAATTCAAAAATCCACAATCAAGATTGTGAAGAATTTGTAGATTGGTACATAGAGCAAGCACAAGCTGCCGGGTGTGAAACTGGCATTTTCTGCGGGGACTGGCATCATAATCGTAACAGTCTAAACATTACAACTATGGATGCAACTCTACGTAGTTTAGAAAAGTTAGGACAATCATTTGAACAATTTTTTTACTTTCCTGGCAACCACGATTTGTACTACAAAGACAAACGAGATATCCATTCAGTTGAGTTTGGGAAACACATTCCAGGTGTAACTGTTGTAAACGAGATTACAGAAGTAGAAGATGTTTGTTTGGTTCCTTGGCTAGTAGGCGACGAATGGAAAAAAATTGAAAAGATCAAAGCCAAATATATGTTTGGCCACTTTGAACTTCCTAGCTTTTATATGAACGCATTGGTTAAGATGCCCGATCACGGTGATCTAAAGCCAGAGCATTTTAAGCATCAAGAGTATGTGTTCTCAGGACACTTCCACAAACGTCAAGTACAAGGTGCGATTCACTATATTGGCAATGCGTTTCCGCACAACTATGCTGATGCGTGGGATGACGAGCGTGGGATGATGATTCTTGATCGTGAAAACAACAAGGAACCCCAATTTATTAATTGGCCAGATTGCCCTAAGTATCGAACTGTTAAGCTAAGTGAGTTAATTGATCAAGCAGATACAATTATTAAGTCAAAAATGTATCTTCGAGTTACTTTAGATTTACCAATTAGTTACGAAGAAGCACAATTTATTAAAGAAACGTTTATTAATCAACATAATTGTAGAGAAATTACACTTATTCCTCAAAAACAAATTGAAGAAATTTCTACTGACATTGATATTCAACAATTTGAAAGTGTAGATCAAATTGTGTCTAAGGAAATTTCAGCAATTGACTCGGATAATTTTAACAAAAAAATGCTATTGGACATTTATAACGAACTATGATACGTATTAAGGATTTAACAGTCAAGAATTTTATGAGCGTGGGCAATCAGACTCAGGCTGTAGATTTCAATAAAGAACAACTTACTCTTGTGTTAGGTGAAAACTTAGACCAAGGCGGCGATGACAGCGGGTCACGCAACGGTACTGGTAAGACTACAATTATTAATGCACTCAGTTACGCTATGTACGGGCAAGCATTAACTAATATTAAACGTAACAATCTTATTAACAAAACTAATTCAAAAGGAATGTTAGTTACATTACATTTTGAAAAAGATGGATTAGACTATAGGATTGAACGAGGTCGTTCTCCTAATGTATTGAAATTTTTTATTAACGATCAAGAACAAGAAATGATCGATGAGAGTCAGGGCGACAGTCGTAAAACTCAAGAAGAAATCAATGAATTGTTAGGCATGACGCATGATATGTTTAAACACATTGTTGCACTTAATACCTATACAGAACCGTTTTTAAGTATGCGTCAAAATGATCAACGTGCTATTATTGAACAGTTATTGGGTATTACCATTCTTAGTGAGAAAGCAGAAGTTCTCAAAGAACAGATTCGTTCATCTAAAGATGCAATTCAAGAAGAAACAGCTAAAATTACAGCAATTCAGGCAGCAAATGAAAAAATTCAGTCGACAATTGATAATTTAGATCGTACGAAACGAACTTGGGTTGCTAAAAAGTCGCAAGATATTAAAAATTTAGAAAATGCAATTGAAGAACTAGAACACTTAGATGTTGATGTAGAATTAGAGTCACACGAAAAATTACAAAATTGGAGTGAACTAAACAATGCAATATCGGTCTTAAACAAAGAAAAAAGCACACTAGAAAGTGCTCTACTACAAGCTGATAAGCGTGTTAAAAAGATTGAAAAAGACGTATTAAATCTTGAGGATGCAACATGTTATACTTGTGGTCAAAATTTACATGAAGACAAAAAGCAAGAAATTTTAGCAGAAAAAGCAAAAGAATTAGAAGATGCCATTGCATATCAATCAGAAGTAAACACAAAACTTTCAGAAGTTCTAAAAGGATTAACTGACTTAGGTGATAATATTTCAAAGCCTAACACATTCTATGAAACACTAAAAGAAGCATATGAACATAGAAACAATGTAGATAATTTGCAGGCAGCATTATTAAGTAAACAACAAGAAGATGATCCGTATCAATCTCAAATTGATGAGTTGAATCGAGAAGCAATACAAGAAATAGACTGGTCTGCTGTAAATGACTTAACAGAAGTAAAAGAACATCAAGAATTCTTGCTAAAACTACTAACAAACAAAGACAGTTTTATTCGTAAGAAGATTATTGATCAAAATCTTGCATACCTAAACAACAGGCTTACATATTATCTTGACAAACTAGGACTTCCGCATCAAGTTGTATTCCAAAATGATCTAAATGTTGAAATTACACAACTAGGTCAAGATCTAGACTTTGATAACTTGTCAAGAGGTGAACGCAACAGACTTATCTTAGGTATGAGCTTTGCATTCCGTGACGTTTGGGAAAGTTTATATCAAAATATTAACCTATTGTTTATTGATGAATTAGTAGACAACGGACTTGACACTAACGGTGTTGAGAATGCACTTAGTGTAATTAAAAAGATGGGCCGTGAGCGTGAAAAAAATGTATTTTTAATTAGTCACAAGGACGAGTTAATAGGTAGAGTTAATCACGTTATGAAAGTTATTAAAGAAAACGGCTTTACTAGTTACGAAAACGATGTAGAAATATATAATGAATGACGATACTCATGACAAATTAACTAAAGCATATATGGCTTACTTTAAAGCAAACGAGAAGTTTGAAGCAAGAAATAGTGTGAGAACACATAAAGAAAGCCGTAGGTGGTTGCGAGAAATACGAATTCTGGCAAAACAGCGCATGGACGAAATACATGTCAAACACAATACAGAACGTGTAACCAGAAAAGGCAAATAATAAATTAGGCACCGGTAAGTAAGTTCATGCAGTGGACTTACAAAGGTAAAGAGGTCGAATCAATTCCAGACGAATACGAAGGATTTGTTTATCTTATCACTAACATAAAAACCGGACAAAAATACATAGGCAAAAAACTAGCCAAGTTCAAAACCACTAAACCACCACTTAAAGGCAAAAAAAATAAAAGACGTGGATTCAAAGAGTCAGACTGGAAAGACTATTGGGGATCATCTGATAGACTCAACGCTGACGTCACTGCACTAGGCCCGGAAAACTTCACAAGAGAAATATTATATCTGTGTAAAAGCAGAGCAGAAATGAGCTACATAGAGGCTAAGGAACAATTTGATCGTCGTGTTCTTGAAACAGACGAGTACTACAACGGCATTATTAATGTTAGAGTAGGCGGTTCAGAAAAACTAAGACAAGCATTATTGGAACATCATGTCAAGCAAAAAGAAATATCAGGAAAGACTTGAAAAGCTTGAACGCAGTAGACAAGCACAGCGTGAACAATGGAAAATTAATGGCGATGTTCTTAGAGAAAAAACTAAAAACTACAAAGGCAAAGATACAAATTTAAGCCTTACTGAAAAACAAATTGATTCTTGGACAACTAAGCGAACTGGTATAACACCTACTCAAGGCAGCAACACAGATAAAAAAGCAGGCAGGACCAAAGGAAGATTCCTTAAAGGCAAACTGTAAGGCAAAATAACCCAACACATAAGGTTGGCGGGCCAGAATGCAATACCGCTGTGGAAAAAGCTCTCGTATAGAAGCACACGTAACATACTGATTGACTACCCAGAGGTAGGAAGCCATCAAACAAATTGGGCTCACTAGTTGGTATAGATAGACTGTTGGCTGTCGAAAAACTGCACATTACACATAAAAACTCTTTAGCAATAGGAACGAAGCGAGAGGTAATGTACTATAAAGAAAGCATAAAGGCGTTTTATGCACTCTATATAGTACACGATGTCGACGTAGGTTGGGAAAGGTCAGAGCCCATTGTGTAGCAGTATAACAAACACCTACTTCCAATGTCTCGGCTGCAAGCATGACTCACATGAAGCACAATTTTGAGATTAGATGGGACCGTAACAGGTTCCGTCTGACTGAAACGATCTACATGAAACTTAAACATTATGACATTCGTCATAATGCTTCTTATAATCTAATTACGAAGTAAATAGTTTGAGCGATAGCGAAAACTAATATCTACGAAGTAGATATTCATAACAAACATATAAATACACTATATTAGGAGTTATAAGAATAATGAAAGTTTATGATATTTTAACTGAATCAAAACAAGTTGATGAAGGTCCTGTTAGATTTCTAAAAAGAACACTTGGAAAAAATACGGCAATGGGTAAAGCAGCTCAGTTGGATGTCGAAATTGATCAAGAAGTAAAAAGTTTATTCAAAGACTTTTATGCAGTAGCAAAGCAAGATCCAAAAAATCAAGGTATGACAGCTAAAGGACTTGCTAATTTTTTAGCTGGTAAGGGATTTGTTTCTAGTCCTAAGGCTGTACTTTCTTACATTAATCAAGATCCTAGTATGGGTAGACAGATTGCTAAAGGTGCTAAGAAGGTAGCTGGAGCAGCAAAAAAAGCCGGGGATGCTGCTAAAACAGGTGCTAAAAAAGTAGCAAGTGCAGCAAAGACTGTTAAAGATAAATTAAAGCCAGAGCCAACTAAGCTAACTCCTAAATCAGGTCAAGGCGAATTAGATCTACAAAGCATGTATAATGAAGCAATGATAAATGAAGTAGATTTAAAATTAGATAATGATCAAGTTAAAAAAGTAATAAAACGTTTTGTTCAGCAAGGATTCCAAAAGCAACTAGGATCACGCATAGGAAAAAGTTCTTATGGTGACGCACCAACATCTGATAAAGATGCTGCAACGCCTGCACCTAAGGGAAATGTTAAGATGCCGAGTGAGCGAGAAATAAACAAAGCTAAAGACGTTATACAACGTGCTGGACTTAAAGTTTCTAAGTAAGAGTTTACCAAAAAGGTTGTCCGCTTTTCTTAGCTGTATCTAAATTTTCTTTAATTAAATCGTTAATTAGTTGTCTGTCTTCTATAGTTAGATAGTAGACTTCGCTGAGTGTAATAGATCCTCTCATCCACCAACAAATTCTCATCAATTCAGATTTGATTTGTTTAACCTCTCCTTCAAGGACCTTAACCTCGTCTAGGATTTTGTCGAGGTTCCACGTTAAGATCCTTAGCCGAAAAAATTGCTTTGATCAAACTGAATAGGCACATCGTATACTTTTGGAGCACCTGCTTCAACTTCTTCATCTTCAGAAGCAACTTGCACAGGTTTTTGTGTAAATTTGTCTTTTTGTGCTTCGATATGATCTTTGATTTGATTGTATACCCTTGCTTCTGCCCCTTGTAAAAATTCTGTTAGATGTTTTTTATTAGTTACAGGATCTTCACCATCGGGTTGAATAGCTACTACACTTTCAATGATAGTATTAATATTAATTTCAGTTAGTTTCCTGAAACTTTCTTGAAATTTAGCAACCTTAGTTGCATCGTCAATATTATCGTCATTAATAATTGAAAAAACTCGTTGTTCTTCAAATGCTTTAATACTTTGCTGTGTCATAGTACGGTAGGTAACTGGCTGTATTTGTACGGTAAACCCGTCAATTTTAAAAACGTCATCGAATACAGTGCTAATATACTGATCGTATAGTTGCTGGAGATTAAATTTAAATTCTTTTTGAATAGATGTATTTGGCACGTTGACAGTCATATCAATAGTGTCACCAAAGCTAGCCATTCTAATTGCAATTAAAATAGCATCCATGTCAATAGATGGAATTGACCATCCGTCTTTAATATTTGGAATACAACTTTGTATCACATCAACAGTAGCTTGCCCGTTAAGCAGTGCATCAGGAGTTTTAAATGTAATTTCATCTTTAGCTGTCATAGCATATACAGGATACTCGCCAGTTTCTGTAGTTTCTAAAGATCCATTAGCCCAATATTTTCCTTCGCTAGGAAATTTAATATAAATTTTAGGTTGTCTTAAATGCTTTGCTAATGGATTTGCTTGTACTTGTCCTAGCGGAACTCCAGTTTGTCCCATTGACGGCGGGATGTTATTATCTACCATGTTTATATCTCCTGCTAAATAGTATTAATAGCTATAGCATATTTATAGCTTCATATTAAGTGAGTGTTTAATTAATGGCTAATGTCAAAATTGATATCCCTGGAGTAGGAGAAGTTTTTGCAGAAAATGCAGCAAGTGAAGCTACTCTCAAAGAATTAGTCAAAGTTCTGACAGGTACAACAGGCAGTGGACCAACACCTCCTAGCGGAGATAATAATAGCGGCCCAGTAAAAAATGTTGGGTTACTTGGAAAAGTTTCTAAAAATACAACTAAAGAAGTCAAAGGGTTTGGTAATGCTCTTGTAAATGTAACTAGTGGACTGTTAAACACATTATCCTCTGCAATTGGCGCAACTGTTGGTGCTGTAACAGGACTTGGTGTAGAACTACTTGCTGGCGGAAATACATTAACTGACTTTGCAAAATATCTTCCTATACCGGGATTAACAACACTGTCAGGATTATTAGATACACAAGTTGACCAATTTAGACAGTTAAGTCAAACAGGTGCTAGTTTTTCTAATAACATGTTTGAACTTACAAGGATTGCAGGAAATGCTGCAATTCCGCAACAAGATTTTGTTGAATTATTATCACAGCAAAGTGATAGTATTCGTCTTTTTGGTAACAGTGTCGGCGACGGTGCTAAACGTTTTGCTTCGCTATCTAAAGAATTTAGACAGAGTACAGCTGGTAAAGATTTAATGGCCATGGGCTTTACTACACAAGAGCTCAACGAAAATTTAGTTAGTTATAATGAAATGATGGTAGTCAGCGGACGCCGTCGTTATATGAGCGATCAAGATCTTGTAACAGGTGCTCAAGCATACTCAAAAGAGCTTGATAGCATATCAAAGTTAACAGGAAAGTCAAGAAAACAATTAGAAGAAGAAATAAAACAAAAGAACTTAGACATTCGTAGACAAATGGTTCTTGCTGAGCAAGGCGAAGAATTTGGTCTAAGATTATCTCAAGCAGCTGCTGTATCTCCTAAATTAGAAGAAGCATTGCTAGATATGGCAGACGGAGTTGCTAACGATCCTCTAACCCAACAACTGATGTCTAATAATCAGGTGTTTAGAGAACAAGCACAAAACATTAGAAACATGAGTGCTGAAGAAATGAATAATTTCATGGTAGGTGTTCGTGATAGTGGTATGGATTTTGCAAACTCTCTTGGACAAGCAGGTGTTCAAGCAAGTGTTGCAGCTGGTACTAGCGTAGGAGAATATGTATCGTTAACTGGAGAATTAGGAAAGTTACGAGAAACTACCGCAGGAGCAATTGCAGAAGAACAAGCAGCTCGAGATCCTGCCACAGCAGCAATGACAACACTAGCAGAAACAATTAATGATCTTAGAGGTATGTTTCAAACTGAGTTGCTTGACAGTCAAATATTCCAGGATCTTAAAAACGGATTTACTACTTTAATTCCAGATTTAGAATCGTCTAGAGAAATGTATACAAAAGTTTCAGATTATTTTAAATCTAATATTCTTCCTACACTAACAGACACATGGGAATGGTTAAAGACTGATGGCCTCGATATGGCTAAAGAAGTTTTTAATGGCCTAGTAGAAATGTGGCGAGAGTACAAGCCTCAAATAACAGAATGGTTTGATAAATTATTCACAGCAGAAGGAAGAGCTGAACTTTGGGCTAAATTTAAGGAAAAAGCCATGCTTTGGGTCACAGAGTGGTGGAACGGATTATCTAGCGCAGATGTACTTGCTGGAATCACTGCTGGACTAGCGGCAATAGTTTTAGGACCTATAGGGTTAATTGGCGGAACAATCGTTGCAGGAATTGTTGCTACATTTGGTTGGGAAAACATAAAATCTTACTTCATGGATGCTTTGGAGGAGTATGGTCCCGGTGCTGCACAATTAGCAAGCGATGCTTGGGATTCAATTAAATCTTGGTTTGGCAGTATTTGGAACGGGCTATTTGATTTCAATATACAAATGCCAGATTTTTCAGATTATCTGCCAAAATGGATGGGAGGAAAAGGTCTTGATTGGTCTATGGATAGCACTTCATCTAATTCAGCACCTCGGGCACAGGATGCTGTTGCTGCTGCTCCTGAAGCTGAATCACCTACAACACCAATGGATACTAGTGTAACGACAACATCATCACTGGCAAAAAATGATTCCGTTACTTCTCCTGAATACTTACTACAACAGTTAAATACTACGATGCAAGAAGTTAGAGACTTGCAAAGAACGGCTAATAGATATATTAAAAATTTAGACGGCAATTTAATGAGCTAGGAAAATAAATGAGTTGGAAAAGATATTTTACACCAGTTGACGTAGATGCAGGAATAAAAAGTCCTTTGTCTAGTACTGGATCTCAACCTGGACCAGCACGTTCAAACTACAGTAGTTTCTTGCCTGATGTCTATGTAGGTGCGCCAAACAGAGTTGAACGTTACGGTCAGTATAATGTTATGGATATGGACTCTGAGGTAAATGCTGCCTTAGATATACTTGCTGAGTTTTGTACACAGCAAAATCCAGTAAATAAAACTAGTTTTAGCTTAGACTTTAAACAAAGTGCCACTAATACAGAAGTTAAGATCTTAGAACAGTACCTACAGCAATGGCACAAAATGAATGATTTTGGTACAAGAATGTTTAGAATTGTTCGAAATGTATTCAAATATGGAGATGCATTTTTTATTCGCGATCCAGAAACTAAGGTATGGTATCATATTGACCCTGCAAAAGTTTCAAGTATTATTGTAAATGAAAGCGAAGGCAAAAGGCCTGAACAATATGTTGTTAAAGATATCAACTTTAATTTTGTAGACAAGGTTGCTACTACTCCTTATACAACTAATGGTAATGTAACTGGAGGCGGCGACGGATACTTAACAGGCGGTGTTCGAGGCATGGTTGGAAATGCATCTCAACAATCTGGATCAAGATTTGGCGGACACGATAAGACTAAAGAACTTGCTGTTAATGCAGAACATATTGTGCATTTAAGTTTAAGTGAAGGTCTAGATAACAATGCACCTTTCGGTAACAGTTTATTAGAAAGTATTTTTAAAGTATACAAGCAAAAAGAATTACTCGAAGATGCTATTATTATATATAGAACACAAAGAGCTCCAGAAAGAAGAGTATTCTACGTTGATGTGGGCAACATGCCTTCACACCTTGCTATGCAGTTTGTGGAGCGTGTAAAAACGGAAATTCATCAAAGACGGATCCCATCCAAGACAGGAGGAGGCACTAACGTCATAGACAGTTCATATAATCCTCTGTCAATCAACGAAGACTACTTCTTCCCCCAAACAGCAGAAGGCAGAGGTTCTAAAGTTGAAACTTTACCAGGCGGCACAAACTTAGGCGAAATTGACGATTTAAAATATTTTACTAATAAACTTATTCGCGGACTACGTATTCCTAGTTCTTACTTACCTAGTGCTGCACAAGACGAAGGAGCAGGTCAATTTAATGACGGTCGTGTTGGAACAGCATATATTCAAGAATTACGTTTTAACAAGTATTGCGAAAGGCTTCAAAATTTAGTTGCAGAAATTTTTAATCAAGAATTTAAAAAATATCTAATAGAAAAAGGAGTAAACATTGATGTAGCAATGTTTGATTTACTTTTTCAGCCACCGCAGAATTTTGCCAGTTATAGACAAAGCGAGCTAGATAATCAAAGAATAGGTACTTTCACACAGATACAAGCAATTCCGTTTATGTCTAATAGATATGCAATGAAACGATTCTTAGGATTGTCAGAAGCAGAACTTGCAGAAAACGAAAGAATGTGGAGAGAAGAAAACGATGAAAACTTAGTTACTTCTCCTACTGATGCAAGCGCAGAAATGCGAGGAGCCGGTATTAGCGGAGCAGGTATCAGTGCTGATTTAGATAGCGGTGTTGATGTTGCTCCGGATGACGAAGCACCTACAGTAGAACCGGGCGACGCTGGCGGAGATGATGCAGTAACTGAAGTACCCGACGAAGCACCTGAATAGGCATAAATAATAATATGATACTACGAGAATTATTTTATTTTGATAAAGAAACACTTGATCCTATAGAGGACAAGTCTTACGATGCTACAGATGACGAAAGCATTGTACAACGTGACGACACTAGAAAAACTAGACTCACACTAAGTCAAATTAATAAAGCACGTAAAGCATCAGAACTACACAACGAAGAAAAAGAAAAAGAACTAGTCTTTGTTCGTCAAATGTACGGAATACAAGCACAAGCACAAATCGAAGCATAGAGATTGTAAATGACAGTAGCGTTCGTACTCGGAAACGGCGAAAGTCGTAAAAGTATTGATTTATATCATTTAAAAAATTACGGAAAAATATATGGATGTAATGCACTTTACAGACATTTTGATCCTGATTATCTAGTAGCCGTAGATGTAAAAATGATTCTAGAAATCAATCAATCTAAATGGCAGATGGAACACGAAGTCTGGACTAATCCTAACAAACAATATAATGGAATGCAAGGTTTTAACTTTTTTCAACCTAGCAAAGGCTGGAGTAGTGGACCAACAGCATTATGGCTAGCAAGCACTCATAAGCATGATACAATTTACATTCTTGGTTTTGATTTTCATGGGTTAGCAGACGAACACGGGAATAAATCAAAAGTAAATAACTTGTATGCAGGGACACACAATTACAAGAAAAAAGGCGAGCCAGCAACCTATTTTGGTAACTGGGAAAGACAAACTACTTCAACATGTGACACTCATAAAAATATAAAATATATTAGAGTTGTAGAAGATAATGATGATTTTATTCCTAAACATTTAAAGAAATGCACTAATTTGTCACATATAACTTTAAGCGAATTTAAAAGATATTATGATTTTTAAACAGTTTAATTTTAAAACGAGTCGTTTTGACACCGTTTAGCACCTATTTTTTAATCAAACTGTAAATAATATTAGACAGCCTTACGAATAACATTTATAGGAGAAAACAATGGCAGATAATAAATTAGAGCAAATGCTCGAAAAATTAGTCAATAACGATCGCGAAGGAGCAGATCAGTTATTTCATGAATTTGTAATTGAAAAGTCACGTTCGATTTACGAGAACATGCTCGAGTCGGATATAGAAGAGTTAGAAGTTGACGAATCAGCTGAAGAAGATTTAGACGAAACAACTGACGAAGATTTAGACGAAACAACTGACGAAGAATTTGACGAGTCAACTGAAGAAGAAGTTGAAGAAGATTTTGATATGTTTACATCTGAAGAACCTATGGATCAAACCGATGACCTAGAAAACGACATCAAAGATCCAGAAGATGATGACATGACAGATATGGACAATGACGGTGAAGAAGAAATTGAAGATCGCGTTGTTGACCTAGAAGATGCACTTGATGACCTTAAAAAAGAATTCGAAAGAATGATGGACGGCGACGACGGCGACATGGATAACATGGATGCCAACGACGACGATGGCGATATGTCAGACATGGAGCCAGAAGGTGATGAAGATGCAAAGGAAGAGTCATTTGACGATTCCGAACTTAGCGTAGAAAACGACACTTTTGCTTATGAAGGTAAAAAATCACAAGCAGAGCAAATGAGAGAATATGTTGAAACAGTTAAAGAGCCGAAAAACACTTCGGAAAAATCAACATCTCCTGTATCAAGTGCTAACAACATGGGCGGAACTGCTAGCAACCTAAATCAAGGTGGCGAAGAAAAAGGCGGTAAAGCTGCAGCTGCAAAGGACATGAATCTAAACCAAGAGAATGTACCAGGCGGTAAAGCAGGTAGCACATTTAAGTCAAACGCTAAAGGCCACGGCGCTGAGAAAAAGGGCCCAGGCGAAAGTGGAGCTGATACTGGTTCAGTAATTGGTTCTTAAGGAAGTTTGATGCTAAACTTAACCGAAACACTATCATTTGACCAAGCCGAAATGGTCGTAGAGACTACTGAAAATGATGCAGGTGGTAAGGACCTGTATCTAAAAGGTATCTGCATTCAAGGTGGTGTAAGAAACGCTAACCAACGTGTATATCCCGTAGGTGAGATCAGTAGGGCTGTCAACACGCTCAACGATCAAATTCAAGGCGGATATAGTGTGTTAGGTGAAGTTGATCATCCAGACGGACTTAATATTAACCTTGATCGCGTTTCTCACATGATTACAAGTATGTGGATGGACGGACCAAATGGTTATGGAAAACTAAAAATAATTCCAACTCCAATGGGAAACCTAGTTAGCACTATGATACAAAATGGTGTTAAACTAGGAGTCTCATCTAGGGGTTCAGGAAATGTTAAAGAAGACGGAAGCGGCGAAGTCAGCGAGTTTGAAATTATTACTGTTGATGCCGTTGCCCAACCAAGTGCTCCGGGGGCGTATCCAACGCCTATCTATGAGCACTTAATGAATACTCGTGGTGGGTATAAGGCATATGAATTGGCTCGCGAATTAAATGGCGATGAAAAGGCTCAGAAATACTTGAAGGAATCGTTGGTTAACATTATCAACGGTCTCCGATAATTAGGAGAAAGAAATGTTAGATGCACTGAAAGCACTCTTTGAAAATAACGCAATTTCAGAAGACATCAAGACAGAGATCGAAGAAGCATGGAATGCAAGAGTTCATGAGAACAAAATGCAAGCCACAGCACAACTTCGCGAAGAATTTGCTCAAAAGTATGAGCATGATAAAGCTACAATGGTAGAAGCCATTGATAAAATGCTTGAAGAAAGACTCGCGGAAGAAATTACTGAGTTTTCAGAAGATCGTCAACAATTAGCTGAAGCTAGAGCAAAGTATACAATTGCAATGCATGAAAATGCAGACCTAATGAAAAACTTTGTTGTAGATCAGTTATCGAAAGAAATTGGCGAACTACACGAAGATCAGAAACTTATGGCTGACAAATTTGGAAAGTTAGAAGAATTTGTTGTTGACTCTTTGTCTAAAGAGATTGCAGAGTTTTATGAAGATAAGAAAGATTTAGCTGAAACAAAAGTACGCCTAGTACGCGAAGCTAAAACACATCTAGCTACAGTTAGACAAAAGTTTATCTCCGGCGCAACACAACTAGTTTCAGAAACTGTTGAGAAAGGTCTTAATAAAGAAATTACTCAACTAAAAGAAGATATTGAGTCAGCAAGACGTAATGATTTTGGACGCAAAATGTTTGAAGCATTTGCAAACGAATATCAAAACAGCTATCTTAATGAAAAATCTGAAACTGCAAAATTACTAAAAGTAGTTGAGCTAAAAGATAAGCAATTAGCTGAAGCTAAAACACTAGCAGATGAAAAGTCAACATTGGTAGAAAGCAAAGATGCTGAAATCAAACGTGTTCAAGATTCTGCTACGAGAAGTAAAGTAATGAATGAACTACTTGGTCCTCTAAACAAGAACCAAAGAGACATTATGACAGACTTACTGGAATCTGTTCAGACTAACAAATTACAAACACAGTTTGAAAAGTATATTCCTAGCGTAGTAGCAGGAAACACACCAGTGAAGGAAACCAAGGCAACACTGACCGAAGGCACAACAATTACAGGCAACAAAGAAAACATTGACATAGATGCAAGCAAATCTACATCGGACAACGTAGTAGATTTAAGAAGACTTGCAGGATTGAAATAAGGAGAAAACAATGTCAGAACTATTAGAGAGTCGCTGGCAGGATACAAAAACTGCACTTCTTGAAGGCCTTGAAGGCAATAAGAAATCAGTAATGGGTGTTACTCTAGAAAATACAAAGAAGTATTTAGCAGAGACTGCAACAGCAGGTGCATCTAGTGCAGGTAATGTTGCTACATTAAATCGTGTTATCCTTCCGGTAATTAGACGTGTTATGCCGACCGTTATTGCAAACGAGTTGGTTGGTGTTCAGCCAATGACAGGTCCAGTGGGTCAAATCCACACATTAAGAGTACGCTATGCAGATTCATTTGATGATGTAACTGCAGGTGAAGAAGCACTATCGCCATTTAAAATTGGTGCTGGTTATTCAGGCGGTGGCTCTACTGACAAAGCTGATGCAACAGCATCACTTGAAGGTACAGCTGGTAAGCGTCTAAGCATCCAGATCTTAAAGCAAACAGTCGAAGCAAAAACCAGAAAGCTATCAGCTCGCTGGACTTTTGAAGCGGCTCAAGATGCACAAGCTCAACAGGGCATTGACATCGAAGCTGAGATCATGGCAGCATTAGCACAAGAAATTACCGCTGAAATTGATCAAGAGATTCTATCATCTCTACGCAGCCTAGCTGGTGGAAATCAAGAAACATATGATCAAGCAGCAGTTTCTGGTACAGCTACATTTGTTGGTGACGAGCATGCGGCGTTAGCTGTTCAAATCAACAAAGTTGCAAACAACATTGCAGCTAGAACACGTCGTGGTGCAGGTAACTACGCGGTGGTTTCACCATTTGCGTTAACAATCCTACAGTCTGCGACAACTTCAGCATTTGCACGTACAACTGAAGGCACTTTTGAAGCTCCAACTAACACTAAGATGGTTGGTACTTTGAACAATGCAATGAAAGTATACGTTGATGCATATGCAGCTGACAGCACAGGCGTTCTAGTTGGTTATAAGGGTTCAAGCGAATCAGACGCACCTGCGTTCTATGCTCCTTATATTCCATTGATGAGCAGTGGTGTTGTACTAGATCCATCAACATTTGAGCCAGTCGTATCATTTATGACACGTTATGGTTATGTTGAGCTATCTAACGTAGCATCTTCACTAGGTAATGCAGCAGACTACTTAGGTCTTGTTGGTATTACTAACGGAAACGTATCATTCAGCTAATAACTGTTTGATGTTAAATGTAAAATAGGCCCTTCGGGGCCTATTTTTTTGATTGGTAATAATGATAAATACTATTGTCATATAGGAGCCTACCTTAGAGTAGGACTTATGCGGAAATCCACCGCGTAGACCCTAGAACGGCAATGATTAAACAAAGGAGAAATAATCATGGGTAGACCATTAGCAAAAGATATAAATGGTGTTAACGTAATTGGTGAAGCAACAAGCAACACTGGTGTAAGAGTAGAATTTTACGACACACAATTAAGAACAGATGGCGGCATTGTAAAGCAACGCGGAGCAAAAACTTTTGTTGTAGCACAGGAAGCTAACTTAGACACAACTAACCTAAAAGATTCAACAAGTACAACTACATGTGTACTTCAGAATTCAACACCTAATGCCGCTGGAGAAATGAGACTGTTTGGTTATCCAGCAGGAACTACACCATCTGGCACTGAAATTAACATTGCAAAAATCACAAAGCGTGTTGCAACTGACTTTTCAGGCAACAGATATACTTGGGTATTAGAAAACGATAGTACAAACGATTACATTGTATTAACAGCAATCTAATATAAGGGGGAGAAATCCCCCGTTTTTAGGAAACATTATGTCAAAGATTTTAAATGTAAACAGTGGAAATTATACTGTAAAAGTACCTTCGGGTAACACAGTCACTCTTGATACTGGTGCCCAAGTAGGTAAAGTTGTGTTTACTGGAAATATCGAAGTTCAAGGTACTACAACTACTGTTAACTCCGAAACTCTTAATATTGAAGATAATATTATCACAGTTAACTTTGGAGAAACAGGCGCAGGAGTTACATTAAACACTGCTGGACTACAAGTTGATCGGGGGACCGAACAAGACGCATTTATTGTTTTTGACGAAACTATAACACATAACGATCCGATAACACAAACTAATAAACCAGGCACTTTTGTCTTTAGGGACGGTGCAAATGCAACACTGGGAATTAAAACAAACTCAATTACAACCGGTGGCGGAGACTTATATTTAATTAACAGTAGTACTGGTGTTATCAGTGTTAGCGGAACAAACGATTACGAACAACAAGTCACTGATGACGATGATATTCCTAACAAGCGATATGTAGACGATGCTATTACAACAGGTATTCAAACTATTACAATTCAATCAATTGAAAGAGGTGATTCTGCACTTAACTTATTTGACGGAAGTTTAGACGGGGGAGTAAGTGCATTTAGAGTTGTAATTGATAGCAACGAAGTTGCATTGTTTAGAAATAACAGCACAGAAATTGAAAGTATTATTTTTCAAGATAACACAATTTCGACAACAACTAGCGGCAGCGACTTAGAACTTAGCAGTCAAGGATCTTCTTTTGTTAAAATTGATAGTGCATTAAGAATGCCAGTTATTGATGACAGTACCGTGCTTGCGTCAAGTGCTACAGATATTGCTATCTATGCAAAAGATCCTGATATAGGAAATACTGGCGTTTGGTACAAAAACAAGTATGACTACGAAGACGAATTGATAAGTACTAACAGATCATTGCTTTTTAGTATGTTATTTTAAGGAAACAATATGGCAATCACAAACGGAAAAATTAATCTAGCAGATACTACACTTTTAACTGTTCCTGCTGGAAAAAGATATGCTATTACAACATTACTAGTGTGTAATACAGCATCAGAAGATACTGGCGGATCAAATGATACTACATTTGATTTACACTTTGTTCCGAGCGGTCAAACAAAAGGTACTGATGATCCCAACGCTAACCAAGTTGTAAATAATTTAAAAGTTGCAGGAGCAGACACATTTACATTTGATACAGAAAAAATTGTATTAGAAGCAGGAGATGCAATTGTTGCTTCTAGCCAATCACCAGTAAATTTAGTTTGCACAATTAGTTATTTGGAAGTATAATGAGATTTTTAAAGGCACAAACAACATCCAGAGGTATAAATGCAGATACTAAAGGTGTAAATGTAGATAGTCTTGGATTAATTGACATGAATACTAGTTCAGCTATGATTATACCTAAAGGATCTCAAGCAAATAGACCGTTTACTCCTCAAGAAGGTATGTTACGTTACAATACTGACGTAACTAACTTTGAAGTTTATCAAGATAGCGAATGGAAACCTGTTAGATTTAGAGAACCAACAACTATTGTTCAGCAAAATTTAGGCAATGGCGACGGTGTAGAAACTACTTTTGGACCTTTAGATTCAGGAGATTCTTTTTATCCAGTACCGATATCAGAAAACAATATATTAGTTACTATTGAAAACGTTTTTCAGTTAGCAACTACAAACTACACAATTCAGCAAAGTACTAGTGGAAATTTAGGCGGACCAAACTCCCCTTATGCTGACGGTTATTATCTTGTTTTTGGTACTCCTGTACCAACCGGAAAACCTGTTCAAGTTCTGCATAACTTCGACAAGTAAATAAATACTGTAGTAAGTTTGAGGGGAACTCTATGCCAACACAAGTCGCCAGAATCGGCGGTCAGTTATTACAAGATAATTTATTAAGAGAGTTAGCTGATCTTAAGTTTGACAATGATCTACTTGTTGTTAAACGAGATAATACCCTTGGAGTCAATACCACCACTACACCAAGAAACTTAACTGTAGATGGCACACTTCGTGCTTCATCAGGTACATCAGAACCTGATGTAATTTTTAATAATAGTTTAAAAGTAGGCGACTTTACACTTGCTACAACTGGTATTAGTACAGGAACTGGCGATGTAACTTTACAATCAACACATCCGGAAGGCTACATTGTTACAAACGGTATTGGTAGCTATAATTTTGCTATCAGGGACGACGGACTAAAAGCTATTGTCACAAACGGCGACGTTGGAATTAAATCTGAAGTATTTGACGGGCAAACGGAAGCATGGAATTCAAATGGCAACTACGGTAATTATTGGGATCCAGGTCCTAAAATTAGTGCTGATTCACCGCCAAATGATATGGATAGACTGTATGACTATACACTGTCTTTATCGCAATCAGGACTTTGGAATGCTGAAGAATTAGCTGCACTTGACTGGGACGGTGACGGCGATATACAAGCAGATGACGCATTACAGCTATTACAGCTGAATACACAATTTATTGGTGGAACAGCATTTCCTGCATCTAATCTTATTAGCGAACATTCTAATCCAGAAGCATTTAAAGCGTACATTGAAAAATATTATCCAAGAAGTGCACCTCGTAGATTACAATTGCAAACAGGCGATACATTAACCGTTAATGGCAATTTACATGCTACAGGAAATATTACTTACGGAGGAGAAACAATTACCGTCGGTGACGACAGTACTGACACCGCAAGTTTCTTCGCAGAATTTAACAACGATCTAACACCAGATCAAGATAATGTTTTTCATATTGGTAAAGATAACGACAGTACTGGACCAGCTAAAGGTTTTAGGATTGCTGTTGATGAATTAAAAGCAGATTCAGTTGCTGCTAGCGGGATTGTCTTTAGAGGAATTGAGCTTACTAAGGACGTTGGAATAATTTTTGTATCAAACGGCAATGGATCAGACACAAACGAAGGTAATAATCCAGGAGGTCCTTATGCAACTATTGAGAAAGCACTTAGTGTTGCAACGTCCGGCGATTTAATTTATATCTATCCAGGCACATATCAAGAAGACTTTCCTCTAACAGTTCCGAAAGGTGTTACTATCCAAGGAGATAGTATTAGAGGAGTTGAAATTTTACCTACTTCAGCAACACAAAGTAATGATTGTTTTTTAGTAAACAGCGATGTTACTATAGAAAATTTAACTGTTAAAGAGTTTTATTATAATAGCAGCAATGATACAGGATATGCATTTAGATTTGCAGAAGATTTTTCAACAACTATATTTGAACAAGAACCAGGCAGATCTCCGTATATTAGAAATGTCAGCGTAATTACAAAAGGTTCAACAATTAGTGCGAGTGATCCTAGAGGTTTTGCAAGCGGCGATGCAGGAAAAGGTGCCTTAGTTGACGGTAGCGTAGTTGCACAAAACAGTAGGTCTGCTAGTATGCTATTTCATAGTGTAACATTTATTACTCCTGGTGTTGATGCACTTACAGCACGTAGTGGAGTTAGAGTAGAATGGCTTAACAGTTTTAGTTATTTTGCAGATAGAGGAATAAATTTACAACAAGGTACCGGCCGACTACTACCAGACAGTACTACTGAATACGGTTGTGAATTAAGATGTATAGCAAGTGCAGCAGTTTATGGCAATAAAGGTATTGAAGCCGACGGAGCAAACTGTATTGCTTATTTAATCAACCATAATTTTGCATATATCGGTGCAGGAAAAGATGTTACTAACGATAATACATTAACAAATCAAGACAACGAAGTAGTTGAAACAAACAATGCAACAGTATATTATACTTCTCAAGATCAACGAGGTAATTTTAGAGTTGGGGATAACTTTTTAGTAGATCTCGAAAATGAAAGAACAAGTTTTGATGTTGAAAGCATTTTTGCCGACAACACACGGGTACAAATTAGACAAGGTAATGATGTTGTTACATTAGAGCCAGGACAGATAACATTAAGTAATATTGTAATTGCTGGAAACAATATCGAAACAACTACATCTAATATAGATTTTGATGCTGCAGGATCAATCAACTTTCAAAGCGATGTAGTAGCTCCTAATTTATCATTAACTGGAAATATCACAGTTGGCGGTGCAATTAATGCAATTGGTGATTCTCCTACAGACATTGTTGATCTTAATACATTTATTAGTCAAGATTTTATGCCTGGTGATTCAGACGGACTGACACTAGGATCAAAAACAAAAACATGGGCTAATTTATATTCTATAACTTCTGCTATAGACACAGTAACTATTAGTTCAGAATCTATTGGAACTAACGAAACCAATGCAGATTTATATATTTTAAACAACGGCACTGGTACTACTAATTTTGAAAATTTACAAATAAAAGAAAATAAAATTATAGGTAAATTTGATCCTGAAGGTGAATTTATAGTATACAATTCTACAGATCCTGGATATCCTAGTATTTTTAATTCTTATACTGAGTTGAGATCAGTGTTGCCTAAATGGACTACTGTTCTTGGAATTCCTGTACTTGGAACAGAACTAGCAAGTGAAGATGCTGTTAAACATGCTGCAAATTTATTAGGTAGCTACTTGGATAACAATTACGACGGTGTTGCTGACAATGCTACGTTATATGCAGAGTTTTCAGATGGGCTAACAGGAATTATAGTGTACGCTGACAGTACAGACGAAAATAATCTTACATCAACTTTAGGATCATTTAAGCCAAACAGATCATTTGGTGTGTTAGAAAATGAAATGAATAATTTTCAAGAAGACGGAGGAAGTAGTCAACGTAATCTAGTACAAGAAAAAATACTTAAAGATTTATTAATTCCAAAATGGTGTTCATTATATACTCCATTAAGTACTACTCGACGATCTACTATAACTGAAGCAATGGATGCTGCTCGAGGTGGATTCCAAGCAGGTGGACAACCAGGGTATAATTATCCACCGTTTGCTTGGTACACAGACCCGCTCGGTTTAAGCTACGAAAATCTTGTATATGAATATCTTTATTACTTAATTTCAAGTCAAGCTGGTACTAATGAATGGCGGGCTGGGTCTATTACGTCTGTTTGGGATTTATATAATACTGGATTACTTCAATCTCAAGATGCTGCAGGATATTCAATTATTACAAATGCAACTTATAATTTTCCAATTATTAATAGTCCTTCTATAGATTATTGGACACAAGTAACAAATAACTTAGGTGGTACACCTAGAGACGTTGTATTTGCTCCTACTGAAAATTTAGATTTTTCAGCAACAGGCATGCTAACCTTGCCTAAAGGAAATGCTGTACAAAGACCATCAGTTAGTGCAGGTATAAGATATAACACAGAGTTTGATACATTTGAAGGAGTAGAAACTGGCGGATCTGTTTCTTTATCTGGGATTTACGATACTGATAGAGATACATATTTAGACCTTAGCAATAATCAATTTAATTTTGTAACTGGCGGAGTAAATAATCATACACTAAACGGAATCCTTTTAGAATCTGGAGGATTTAGTAGTAATCATCAATTTAGTATCGACGGAAACGTAGTAAGTGCAGACGACACTGACGGCAATAGTATCTTAAGATCGAACGGAACTGGTTATACAAAAATTGAAGATCTTCATTTTCAAGACAGTGATTTATTAAATTCAGTATCACAAGTATTTTCATTCTCGCTTACTAACAGCAACAGACAAGCGTATTTAAAGATCGATAATCCAAGCGGCATGGTAATTCCGCAAGGTAATACAGCAGAGCGTCCATCAACACCAGAAATTGGACACACTCGTTACAATACTCAACTAGAGTATGTTGAAGCTTGGAACGGAACTAGTTGGATTAACGCGGCGGGCGAAGTTGAAAGTATTGAAGCATCTGATGTTGAAGAATTAGCTTACATATTCAACCTTATCCTCGACTAATTTCTTAATACGGATAAATAATATTAATGCGGACAAGACCAATAAAGTTCGCAGGTCCAAACTGTGGTTAGCCAGCAAAGAGCGAAAGCTGAAAACTTAGGCTAGAGGGACGGGATCCCCGTATTGAGGAGAGAAGATGGCAATTGGTCGCATATCGGGTCCTCTCTTAAAGGAAAACCTCCTGAGAAACGGGACGGATTTAGCCTTTGAGACAGACCTTTTATATCTAGATGTTAATAACCGTCGGATCGGAGTAAAAACAACCAATCCTCAGTATGCACTTGATGTTAACGGAATCGCCCGTGTAACAGACTTAGAAATTACAAACAACGTCTTTACAATTGGAAATGTTACAATTGACGGAGATAGTAATTCAATCGAAACAACCGCTCAAGAATTTTCAATAGCAACAGCTGATAATACTATTGTTGGTAATAGAGTATTAATTGGCGATTTAGAAATTAATAACAACTTCTTAGAAAATACTAATACAAATAGCGATTTGTTTATTAGAGCCAATGGTACTGGTGAAGTTAATATTGTTGGTAACACAACAGTTAATGGAAACTTACATGCAACCGGCAATATTAGCGCCGATGGAAATATTACAATCGGTGACGATGATACTGATAATATCTTTATTAATGCAGACATTGCTAGTGATATTATGCCCGATATAGATAATACGTATAACATCGGAACTGAAAGCAAACGCTGGGCAACTGGTAATTTTGCCAACGTTACAACAAACACATTAACAACTAACGATCTTGATTTTGGTAGTATTGATCTAATTAGTACTCCGGGTAATTTATATTATGTCGCAACCAACGGCGACGATGGTCAGTCAGGAGACCATCCTCAAGATCCAGTAAGAACAATTGCACGAGCTTTAGAACTAGCAGGTAACGGCGACACTGTCTATGTTTACCCGGGCGAATATCAAGAAGCGTTTCCGTTAACAGTGCCATTAGGAGTTACAGTTAAAGGACACGGTATACGATCAGTATCAGTTTCTCCTACTAGCGGAACACAAAGTAACGATGCGTTTTTATTAAACGGCGATACAGCCGTTGAGAACATAACTGTTAAAGATTTTTATTATAATAGCGGAGCAGACACGGGATATGCATTCCGTTTTGTAAACAACGTAAGAATATATCAAAGAAGTCCTTATATTAGAGACGTTAGCGTTATAACAAAAGGAACAACACTAACTACCCAAGATCCTAGAGGATTCGATGCTGGCGATGCTGGCCGCGGTGCATTAGTAGACGGTGCAATTGCAGACGAAAGTTCTAGAGAAGCATCAATGCTTTTCCATAGTGTAACATTTATTACACCAAATGCTAGTGGACTGCGTGTTACTAACGGCGGTAGAGTAGAATGGTTAAACTGTTTTACATATTTTGCAGATAAAGGTATCGATATTGTCGATGGATCTACAGGCTTAAAAAGCGATGGTAAAACAAAAATTAAATACAGCGGGTTAAGCGGAAGTGCTCCAGTAGCAGGAGAAACTATTACACTTAGCGACGCAGATGGAACACAACTTGCTCAATCAACCATTGAAAGCGTTGATACTGACACTGTTATTATCGACGGTAAAGCTACTGGATTTATTAAGCCTTTGAGTAGAGCAAGAAAAACAATTACAGCGGTGGGCAATGCACAAACTGTTACAAGTTCTCCTGTTAAGTACGGAACAGGAATTGCATTATTTGATGGTATTGGCGACAAGTTTACAACAACTACTTCAACAGATTTTGGTTTTGGCACTGGAGACTTTAGTGTTGAAGGATGGATTTATATCAGTGACGACTTAGGTACTGAAACAATGTTTGATTTTAGAGCAGGATCTGATACAGATAATGCATTAAGATTATACACAGTAGACACGGCACCTAAAGTAGCAATTGGTAATACTATTATTCTTGCACCAGCAATAACACTTGTTAATACAACTTTTTATCATATTATGGTATCTAGAGTTGGTACTGATATTAGACTATTTGTTGACGGGTCACTCGAAGCAACAGCTACAGACAGCACAGACTTAGGAACAACAAAACCTTTATCAATAGGCGGAACATATACTACAACCGATCCGTGGGCTGGAAGAATTGATGATTTTCGTGTTAGAAAAGGTATAGGAGTTTCAACAGCATTTACAGCTCCATCTGCCGCCACCGCAGTTGATCAATATACAGTTTTAAAATTATCCTTTGACGGAGATGATGGATCACAAATTATTATCGACGACGACACGTTTATTCAAGACATTGAATTTAGCGGCGGCGGCACAGCAACAGCATTAACTCTTATTGATCAGAGTGATTTCGGCGGCGAAATTAGAAGCATTGCAAGTGCAAGCGTATATGGAAATTACGGAATATACGGTGACGGACCGGGATGTGTAGTATATGCAATTGGAATGAATCTTGCATATATTGGAACAGGTAAAGATGTTACAAATGATGATACATTAGTTGATCAAGAGGATGAAGTTGTTGCACTTAATGATGCAAACATTTATTTTAGCACAGTAGACCATAAAGGTGATTTTCGTGTAGGAGATTTATTTAGAATTAATCAACAAACAGGCGAAGTAACATTTACTAATGCTGAATTTTTGTTTAATAACAACCAAGGTATTACATTTACTGACGGTGTAAACACTACAATAATTGACGGAACAAAGGTCGAAGCGGGCAATATTAGAATTAGTGGAAATACTATTAGTAGTACTAGTGGCGATATTAATATTAACAGTTCCGCAGGAACAATTAATTTATTAGACGATGTTAATATTACTGGCAACTTAGATGTAGCAGGAAATGTTACTGTTGGCGGAAACATTACACTAGGCGACGAAGACACTGATACTATTCAAATAAATGCACAAATTGACAGTGATATTATTCCTGCAGCAGATAATACTTATGATCTTGGTACAACTACACTCGCTTGGTCAGAACTTAATGTTGGTCGAGCTGTAATAGATGATATCATAATTGATAACGACACTATTACAACTGATGCAAGTAATGGAAACATTAATTTTACAGCTAACGGAACAGGATCCATTATAATTGATGATCTAGATTTTAGTAATAATATTATTGCTAATAATTCAGGAGATATTGTTCTTGATCCTAGTAGTGAAACTGTAGTAGTCGACAGTACCGGTGCTGTTATATTACCAAAAGGTTCTACAGCAGAACGTCCTGGATCCCCAGACACAGGTATGATTCGTTATAATACTGATGCAAATGTTTTTGAAGCATATGACGGACAATGGATTCAGTTAGGTGGAGTATTTGACGAAGATCGCGATACATATATTACTCCTGAACTAACACCTGGCGCAGACGATGATACTCTAAGATTTTATGCAGGTGGATCACTTGTTGCTGACGTAACAGCGCAAAGATTTGATATTCAAAGGCTAGAAGTTGACGATATTGCAATAAGTGGAAATGTTTTAGAAACAATTACTACAAACGAAGATTTAATTTTAAGAGCAAACGGCAACGGTTATGTTAGTGTTGAAAACTTTAGTTTTAACGGAAATCAGATAACTAATATTGTAGACGGCGCTGTTACAACACTCAAACAAAGTGGAACAGGTTATTTTAAAGTCGAAGGTAATGGCGGATTTGTTATTCCTGTAGGAACAAATGCAAACAGACATCCTACTCCAGAAACTGGAATGATGAGATATAACAGCGTTGAAGATAGAGTTGAAATTTATGATATTTCAAACAACTGGGTGTCAGTAGCGGGTGCAACAGGTGCTGTTACATTTAATGATGCAGAAGATATTGCTATTAAACTTGCATTGACAATATAGGAAAAGAAACATGGCAACTAATTTTAAAAATGTTATTGGAAAAGAAATAGGTACAGAACGTGTAGCAGTCTACACTGTTCCTCCGGCTACTAGTACAACTGTTATAGGGATGAATATTGCTAATCTTACAGATGGAATGGTAAACACTACTATTGAAATTGGCGACGAAGGAAGTAATATTGGCGTAATGGTTAAAGATATGCCTATTCCGCCAAACACTAGTTTAAAACCTATCGGCAAGGGCGAAAAAATTGTTTTAGATGCAAATAACGTTTTGTATGTAACATCAGACAACACATCAGCAGTTGATGTTATTCTAAGTATTGTGGAGATTGTATAATGGCAGATGGAAATTTCATGGGGCAAAGTATTGCAGAATTGGTTAACCAAACCGATGCAAGATACTTTTATGGGCTACGTAGAACAGACGACGGAGATCTTTTCATTGCAAAAGTAGATCAATTACAAAGTAATGACAGTGTGCAAATAAATTTAGAAGGTGATCCTACTGACAATTATGAAGACTTTGTACAAGGTGAAGACTTTTTTGAAGGTAGAGATGTTAATCACAAAAGATTATATCCAAATTTAAATTATGAACAGTTTAAATGGGATAATAGAAACATTAATTATTATATTGATGATAGCGGCAACTTAGTTGCAAGAATAAACGAAGGTTATACTTACCCAGCAGGAGTATAATAAATACGTAAAAGGTTGAAAAAATGGCAGAATTTAAACTAAGTAGAATCAGATTTAATTGGAAGGGCGAATGGTCCGGAGGAAACGATTATATCATTGACGATATGGTTTCATACAAAGGTTTTACCTATGTATGCCTACGAACTCACACAGGTGCTACATTTTATAATGATTTAGCAGGCACCGATGTTACGCCTGCAAGTCCAAAATGGAAAAAGCAATCTGAAGGTAAAGTTTGGTTAGGAGACTGGACAGTTAGCACAATATATGCTGTTGGTAATATTGTAAAATATGGTGCTAGTGTATATGAGTGTACTGAATCACATACCTCTTCTGCAACCTTTGTTTCAGGAACAGACGGTCTAGTTGCTGACATCGGAAAATGGAAACTAGTTGCTGTTTCGTCAGCAGATTGGAAATATAACTGGACCATTAATACACTTTATAGAATTAACGATCTTGTAAGATATAACGGTAAAGTTTACAAAGCAACAGCACAGCACGTTTCAGCCGCAACAACAGCACTTGGTCTCGAAGCTAATCAAAACGACTGGACTGTATTGTCAGATAGTGACACATGGAAAGCTACTTGGTCAATTGGTACACGTTATCGTGAAAATGATATTGTAAAATATGGCGGTATTGTTTATAAGTGTATCACTGGTCATACCTCGGCTGATAACCCTGAATTAGGTCTCGAAGAAGATCAATCTAAGTGGGAAATACAAATTGACGGTATCGAGTACGTAACTAGAATTTTAGACGATGATACTGTTACTGGCGAATGGCAAGAAGCATATAGATATAAGAAAAATGATATTGTAAAACGCGGCGGCAACCTAATGAAGTGCCTAGCTGGGCACACTTCAACAGAAGGTGATGAAGGATTTAATACAGATTACGGAACAAGCAAATGGACTACATATTTGCCTGGATCAGAATACGAAAATACTTGGGCAGATAATGTTTATTATCAACCAAATGATCTAGTATTATACGGCGGTTACATTTATAAATCACTTAGTTTTAACGTAGCACTTCCTCCTAGTCAAAATTCTTTAGATTGGAACTTAACATTTGAAGGTTACAAGTTTAGAGACGACTGGAACGGCGAAGACGGAACAAGTAGCTTTTTAGATTATCGCACTGGTGATCTTGTTAGACATAGTGGTAGTTTATATATTGCCATTCAAGACAATACTAATCTCCAACCAGATCAATATCCTTCATATTGGGAAAAAGTTATCGATGGTAGACAGTTTAAAAATACGTGGGAAGACGATCAGGAATATTTTGAAGGAGATATTGTTACATGGCAAGGCACATCATACGTATGTTTGACCTATCATAGATCAACAGAATCTGCATCTAGACCAGATCTTGACGTTGAACAACCAGATCAAAATTATTGGAAAATTATGATCTTAGGCACACGTACTAATAAACTTGCAAAGTTAGGAGATCTTAAAACTTTCGAAGACCAAGATTCTACCGCTATTGATACACAACGTTTAGCTATTGGTACTACAGGGCAAGTAATTAGATCAACGAATGGGATGCCAACATGGGATAGTTTAGATCTAATAGAAAATGTTTTTTATGTTTCTAGAAATGGTATCGACGACAAGTCACAAGGCGGTACGCTAAACGCACCATTTAGAACTATTAGATTTGCAATGAATTATTTGCTAGAAGATGAAATCAATCGAGTAGGTGACGGAGCTACAGTAAAAGTAATGGCTGGAGACTTTGCAGAATTATTACCTATTAGTATTCCTAGTAAAGTAGCATTAGTTGGATCGGAGTTAAGATCAACTACTGTTAGACCTGCTGATGCACAACGTGATGTTGTACTAGGCGAAAGAACTGTTGCAGATCCTAATCCAGAACCTCTTTCAATACCAGATGATAATAATAGACGAGATATGTTTTATGTTAGAAACGGATGCGGTATTAGAAATTTAACATTTAAGGATCTAACAGGTACATTAGGCGGAAACAATGATTACGGAACAGCAAGACCTATTCCAGGAAATGCGTTTGTGTCTCTAGATCCAGGAACAGGCCCTGATGATCAAAGTGTTTGGGTTTCAAGTAAATCAACGTATGTACAGGGTGTAACAGCAATTGGTGAAAATTGCGTTGGTATGAAAATTGACGGTGCATTACATAACGGTGGTAACAGATCAATTGTTGCTAACGATTTTACACAAGTAATTAGTGACGGAATTGGATATTGGGCAACAAATAGAGGGCGTTCAGAACTTGTTTCTGTATTCACTTATTATTGCCACATTGGATACTTAGCTGAAAACGGTGGTATTCTACGTTCAGCAAATGGTAACAACTCATACGGAAAATTTGGTAGTGTTTCAGAAGGATTTGATAGTACTGAGACGCCACAAACTGCAACTGTAGATAACCAAAGTGGAGAAGCAAATATAGATGAAGTGTTTAGTACTGGTTCGCAAATTTTAGCTCTTGCATACAAAAATACTGGACAACAATATACTACAGCATCTTCTACAGTTAGTCAAGCATCGGGTACTGATCTTGATATGCGCTTTGAAGAAATTAGAGTCAATGCTCTTTCAAAAATTGATTTAGCCTTACCAGACGATAGTACAAACGTAGGCGGAGAAGGATTTAAATCGTTCTCTAACACAGCTCAAGACGGAGATTTAAGTAGTATTACGTTAGCTGCATCAGAAGTAAGAACGGAAGCTCAGTTATTAGGAATGAGAATTCTAATTAAGGAAGGACTAGGTGCCGGCCAGTATGGATATATTCAAAGCTACAACGAAGTAACTAAGGTTGCAACAGTTTATAGAGATTCAGATGATCAACCTGGATGGGACAATATTGTTCCGGGTAAAGTAAATGCTACTAATCTTGATCCTACTACCGTTTACGATTATGAGCCTAGAGTTACAATTTCAGAACCAACATTTGCAAAAGCAGATCGTCCAGTACAGTTAGGCGCACACGATATCGGATACAGTGATAGTTTGGGCCAATGGTATTATGCTCCTACAGGTGTATCTAGTTTTTATGTTTCGTCAGACACTAGCGTTTGGACTGAAAGAGATACAGATTACGGATTAAGTTATGTTTCATTTGCTAAAAATGGACCTGTAATGGCAGCGGTTGCTGACGGATCTGATCGTCTTGTATTTTCGAATGACGGTATATCGTTTGATCACTCAACATTGCCATTATCAACAACTTGGAAAAAAGTTGCAATTGGTGGAGAAAACAATGATAAGATTATGGCTATTGCTACCGGCGATGCAAATATATATATTAACACACTAACTACAGCAGAAGATTCAACAGTAGTACCAAACAGTAATTGGGCAACAGTAGCAACAGGTGCTAGCAGCACTGACTGGGTCGGACTTGCATACGGTGCAGGAAAATGGATTGCATTAGCCGAAGACGGAACCACAGTTATATCTACAGACAATGGTTCTACTTGGTCTACGGGAGCAGCGGTTACACCATCAAGTCCAGAAGTATATTCAGACATAATTTTTGGTAACAATTGCTGGGTTGCAGCAATGGATAATTCAGATAGAATTATATACAGTTCGAACGGAACTAGTTGGAGTGATTCAGGACTTGTTGGCGACTCAGGTAGAGAAGATTGGAGAGTTGGATATTCTCAAGGTGTGTTTGTAGCTGTAAGTGCGACAGGAACTACGCTAAGTTCGGACAACGGATATTATTGGAAAATTAGACCTACTAATAATAACTCTACTGGTATTGCAGGTGGAGTTAATGCAGGTGTTCCATCCTTTGTGTGTTTAAATGAACAATCAACTACTGGTAGTCTTATTACTGGCGGAGCAAAGGCATTTGCTAGGGTCGAAGTAACTAACGGAAGATTATCGTTATTTAAAATTTATGATCCTGGTTCAGGATATGTAGTAGATCCCACAGTAACAATTGAAGATCCTGAAGAGTTCGGCGAACCATACTTTACAGTTGATATTAACAGCGGAGTTTTACCGCAACCGATTTATTATAATCGAGGAACTGGGTATCAAAGTGCAATTGTAACAATTTCTGGAGATGGATTTGGAGAAGAATTACAAATTGGTAATACTATGAAACTCAATGGATTAAGTCTAGTTCCAGGACCAGGCGCTAACGTTAGGTTTGAAGGCGATAGCACAATTTATAGATTAGTTAAAGTGAACACTGAGCAAGGTACAGCTCCAAACATTAGTATTACTTTCCAAATATCGCCGGTAATAGGTAGAACAAACGCACCAATACATAATACAACAGCTACTATACGTGAAAGATATTCACAAGTTAGAATTACTGGACACGATTTCCTTGACATTGGTACAGGTAACTTTGGAGATACAAACTATCCGGCACTATATGTTGAAGGTCAAACGGCTGCTAACGATACTGTACAAGCAAACGAAGTTGTTGAATCAAACGGCGGACGAGTGTTTTACACAGCAAGTGACCAAGATGGTAACTATCGTGTTGGCGAATTGTTTAGAGTATCTCAAGCACAGGGCGGTGTTACTCTAAGTGCTGATTTCTTTGACTTAGACGGCTTAGACGAACTTAGACTAGGCGGCATTAGAGTCGGCGGAACACAGGCTGTTATTAGAGAATTTAGTACTGATAATACGTTTGTTGCTAACAGCGATAATATTATCCCAACAATGCAAGCATTAAAATTATATATTGAAAACAGATTCACAGGTGGTGGATCAAATCTATTTACTAACCAACTTACAGCAGGTCAGGTAGTAATAGAAGACAACAACATGTCAAACACAGCTGGATCAAACAATGCAGAAGCAATGACACAAGTTGACCCATTGTTTATTGTTAACGGACCACTCGGCGGCGGCTTACAAGCACTTAATATGTTTTTAGGTGGTAGAATGGAACGCGACGAGTTTAACGGATGATGATAAATATGTATAATACCAAGAACGGAGCAAAAAATGGCAGAATTTAAACTCGGTAGAATTAGATTTATTTGGAAAGATGCATGGGTTGCTTCTACCGAATATTTAAAAGATGATGTTATTAGGTACGGTGGCAGAACCTATGTAGCAGTTCAAGGACACACATCAAGTTCTAATTTCTACAATGACGAAGACCACTGGAATAAATTTAGTGACGGTACTGAATGGAAAGCAGACTGGACTACAGAAACTTTTTATAAAGAAAATGATATCGTACGATATGGTGGTATTATTTATATTTGTAATACTGGTCATTCGGCTCAAACAGTTCTTGAAGACGATCAAGCCAAATGGGATCAATTTGCTACTTCGATTGACTGGAAAGATGTTTGGACTGCAGCTACAGTTTATAAAGCAAACGACTTGGTTAAGTACGGCGGAAACATTTATCTTTGTAATACTGGTCATACAGCAGCAGCTACCGATGCATTAGGGTTAGAAGCTGATATTCTCAAATGGGATCTATTCTCCGAGGGCCAGGACTGGAAACAAAATTGGGCTACTTCTACAAGATACAAAGTTAATGATATTATAAAATACGGCGGAACACTGTATGTTTGTAATACCGGACACACATCTGCCGCAACCGAAGCACTTGGCCTTGAAGACGATCAAGGAAAATGGGATTATTTAAACAGAGGTTTTGAATATAAGGGCGAATGGACAAATTCTACACGTTATAAAGTAAACGATGTTGCTCTTTATGGTGCAACACTTTGGATTGCAACAGCAGCACATACCTCAGTAGCAACCAATCCAGATTCTCAGCTAGGTACGCTACAAGCTGATATTGCTAATTGGGATAAATTTGTTCCAGGACTAGAGTTTGAAAATACTTGGTCAGGATACGAAAGATATCAACCAGGTGATTTTGTAACATACGGTGGTAACCAATATGTTGCTAATGACAACGTTTTTTCTGAACTTCCTCCAGGTAGTTCAAAATGGGAATTAGTTACATCAGGCTTTAATCTTAGAGGAGACTGGGGAGAAGATTCTACCGATCAAGACTATAGAATTGGCGATGTAGTAAGATTGGGCGGATATACTTATTTGTGTACAGCTGATCACCAAAATCAGCGTCCACCAAATGCTAATTACTGGTCAAGATTAAACCAAGGTATTGAATGGAAAGATACTTGGACAACAGCTACATTATATGATGCAGGTGATGCTGTACGTTATGGATTGATTAGTTATGTTTGTGTTGACGCACATACTTCAGAAACCGCCAATCGTCCAGATAATGATTCATTGGGTGAGTTTTGGAACAACTTAGCAAGTGGTGCTGAAGAAAGCGCACTAACAACCGAAGGCGACATACTTTACTATAGTGGCTCAGGACCAGCTAGATTGCCAATTGGCGCAGAAGGCCAAGTACTAAGTGTTGCAAGCACCGGTATTCCTGAGTGGAAGGACTTTTCTTCTACACCAGATGTTTACTATGTAGCTACAAATGGCACCGACACTCCGTATCCAACAAATGGTTCAAATTTAGACAGACCTTGGAAGACGATCCGCTATGCGTGTGAAGAAATAGAAAAAGGTCCTAAAAATCCTAATGCTGCATATCTATTAGAAGTTAATAGAACGTTTATTGCATTTGAAACAGCAAAATGGGCTAAGAGACAAATTATTACACAAACCGATCCGTTCTTTATTGGATTTAGTTTCAATGAAGCTAAATTTGAAAGATTAGCTGGATTTGCAACAGACGCATTAATTATAGATCTAAAACGCGGCGGTAATGTTGAAACTCGTAGAGTTGCACAAGCAATTAAAGATCAAGAAGATGGTGACTTTTTTGATATAGGCTCAGAAACACAGAACGTTGCTGCATTAAACTTTGTAATCGATCTTATTGAAGATGTTTTAGATAATGCTACTCCTCCAGCTGATTACCAAGCACTGGATAGTGTTGCAGCAAATGATCGTTACTTGCAAATTAAAGACACAACAAAACCAGAAGAATCAAATGCGTTGACTGAGCTTACAGCTAATATGGAAGTAATTACAAATGCAATTACATTAGGTGGCGGATATACATTGCCAACTGAAGTAAAAAATCACAAAGTTGTTTTTGTTAAAACCGGTACATATAGAGAAGTACTTCCAATTAGAGTACCAGAAAGAGTAGCTGTTGTAGGCGATGAACTTCGTTCAACTAGAGTAGAGCCAGCAGGGTCTGTAACAGATTCTGGTGATACAACTTATAGTTTGGCAGGCATTCTACATCTAAAGAGCATTATTAGTGATATTGTTGAAGGTAACGACGTAACAGAACAAACTGGTAATACGCTAACACAAGACGATTCTAATCCTCTTAGTACAACGGCAGTTGGTACAATTCTTAGTGACCTATGCCAAGAGCTATATGACAAAATAGATTATGAAGTTAATGGCGCTTCGGGTGATTCAACAGCTCCAAGATTTAGAGGACGTAATGAAAGAGTCGATGATGAAGACAAATTTGCAGCAGCAAGATTGTTGATGCTAAACAAAGACTATATGGCAAGAGATGTTACAAAATATATTGAAGACAACTTCCCTGCTTATAGCTTTGACACAGTAGCTTGTGAAAAAGATGTTAAACATTATGTAGACGCATTCATTTATGATTTAATTTACGGAGTAAGTGAAGGTAGTAACTATGCCACATTAATGGCAGGCCATATATACGGTAATAGTGTTAATGGATCGACACTAGAAAATATGTATTTGTTACGAGATGCAACTGGTATTAGAAATCAAACATTAGGCGGGTTATCAGGAACACTAGGTTCGCCTAACGAATACGGAACAAGACGTCCGTCAGCGGGTGCATATTGTTCACTTGATCCAGGCTGGGGTCCAGACGATGACCGTGTTTGGATTTTAACACGATCACCTTATGTGCAAGGCGTATCAACTTTTGGTACAGCATGTGTAGGATTAAAAGTTGACGGTGCAATACACAATGGCGGCAACGATTCAATTGTTGCTAACGACTTTACGCAAATTTTAAGTGACGGTATTGGTGCATGGATAACCAACTTAGGTAGAGCAGAACTTGTATCTATATTCTCGTACTACGGACACATCGGCTATCTTGCAGAAAACGGCGGCAAGATTCGTGGTACTAACGGTAACTGTTCATACGGTGATCACGGTGCTGTGTCTGAGTTTATTGATGTTACTGAAATACCTGTTACTGGTGGTGTAAACAACAGAAAGTTAGAAGCACAAGTTGGTAGAGGATTAACTGACGGTAGTGAAATTATACATCTAGAATACACTAATGCTGGTAATAACTATTCTACAGCAACTTACACCATTAGTGGTAATGGATTTGGTGCAGTAGTTGATTCTGCAAATGTTGTTAACGGCGGTATTTTTGAAGTTAGACTTCGCAACCCAGATGACGGGTCAACATTTAGTGAAAACGATACTGATAGTGATGGAACACTTAACGATCCTGATACACAAGGTGGTAGAGGATATACTACCGCTTCGAACACAGCACAGGGCGGCGGAGTTGATTCTATCACATTGTCAAATACTGAAACTGCTAACAATACCAAATATATTGGTATGAGAATTGTAATTACAGCAGGTACAGGCGCAGGTCAATATGGTATTATTACAGCATACAACTCGGGCACAAAAGTTGCTAGCATTGCTAAAGAATCTGATCTATCAGCTGGTTGGGATAATTTCCACCATAGTAATTCAGTAGAAACAACTCTTGACGCAACTACAGCATACACTATTGAACCTAGAGTTGAAGTAGTTAGTGAAAGTGGTTCTGGCGCATTTGTTAGAGCAGAAGTGGCAGATGAAAGAATTACACAATTTTATATTGTAAATCCAGGTTCGGGTTATAGTAATGTTACACTTCCAACACTAACAATTACAGATCCAAGTGAGACGCTAACTGTACCTTACGAAGTTAGAGTAGGTGACGGTGTGCTAACACAGCCAACATGGTCAGCTAGAGGAACAGACTTTGAAACAGCAAGTGCTACTGTAGACGGCGACGGCTATGCAGATAGCTATCAATCAGCAAACTTCTTAAACGTATACGGAATGAGCGATATTCCAACTGAAGGTGCAAATCTACAACTAGACGGCGATGATAGATTCTTTAAAGTTGTATTTGTTAGAGAATTGCTAGGTAGTCCAGGAAACTATACAGCTAATTTACAGGTATCTCCAGATCTTGGTATCGAAACAGCACCTGAACATGGTACTAATATTACTATTAGAAGAAGATATAGCCAAGTACGATTAACGGGACACGATTTCCTTGATATCGGTACAGGTAACTTTACAGAAACAAACTATCCGGGTACACCGCAATATGCGAATGATCCAAATGACGAAGTAAAAGAATTTGGTGGCGGACGAGTGTTCTACACATCAACTGACCAAGACGGTAACTTCCGAGTTGGTAGATTGTTTAACGTTGAGCAATCAACAGGTTCAGCAAGTTTGAATACAAGTGCATTCAGTCTTGCAGGACTACAAGAATTGTCACTAGGCGCAGTTGGTCTAGGACAAGGCGGAGCAGTTATTAATGAATTTAGTACTGATGGTACAATGAGTGCAAATTCAGATAACGTTGTTCCAACGCAAAGAGCAATTATTACTTACATTAATTCACAAATTGGTGGAGGAAGTAGTTCTCTGAACGTTAACGCTGTAACAGCAGGTAAAATAAATATTACAGGAAATACAATTAGTACAACTGATAATTCGCCAATTACTGTTACAACTGGTATGAATTTTAACGGTGGAGTATCAGGATCACCGGTCGCGTTTGCATACTTTATGACAAGCAAGACTTAATGGCTAAATACTAACGATAGGAGTAATAGAAAAATGGCATCAGGAATTTTAGGATCAAACGATCTAAGTGCAGCAACAGACACTACAGCGTATACTGTTCCAGCAGACACTTATAGCGTTGTTACTGTTTCTTTCTGTAATAGAGGAAGTAACACATCAAACGTAAGACTGGCAGTATCAACAACAGACACTCCGGGAGCGGCAGATTATCTAGAGTATGATACATCAATCGGCCCAAACGGCGTGCTTGAAAGAACTGGTATTGTTGTAGACGCAACAAAAAAGATCATAGTTAGATCGTCTCAAACTAGTGTAACAGCAGTAGTTATGGGAATTGAAACAGCCGTACCAGCGGCATAAGGATAGGAAAATACTATGGGTAGAAGAATTTCAATCGGTTCACCAGGGTTAACTGTTCCTTTTGGTAATACAGCACAGCGAACTGAAGATGCTGGAGCAGGATCTATACGTTTTAACACAGAAATTAACGTATTAGAACTATATAATGGAACTGCTTGGATACCTGTGGGAGTATTGAACGGTAAAATGGTTACAACCGCGTATAATGCTAATTCAGGAGAACAGTTGTTTGTTGATACAAACAGTGGTGCGTTTACAATTACGCTTCCTGCTTCACCGTCTATGGGCGATATTGTTAGGTTTTATGACATTCGTAAAACGTTTGATTCTAACGCACTAACAATAGGTAGAAACTCTAATCTAATTCAAGGCGATGCTGCTGATATGACTGTTGATTCAGAAGGCGCATCATTTGATTTAGTTTATTCAGGTGACACATACGGCTGGCGTATCTTTGCTGTATAATATTTAAGGAACTATAGAATGGCATCATATGCAAGTTATAAAAAAATAACATCAGACGGTATTCCAGAAGGCACTATTACCTCGGATAAATTAGCTGCAGGTGCCGGTGCTTGTCGTAGAGTACAATGGGTCTATAACACACGTGGCATGGCTTGTCAACAATGCGCCAGACAAAGTGGTTGTTGTGAACAAGCAAATGGTAGATGTTGCTATTGGTGTGTACCTGACAATGTATATAAAGTAACTTTTGAAATATGGAGTGGAGGCGGTGGTGGCCCCGGACACACATGTTGTAACAATTGTAGTTTTGCAGTTGGTGGATTTGGCGGAAACTATGCCATTAAAACCGTTGATACCACTCCTGGTTGTCAGTATCAAGTATGTGCAGGTGGTAGTTGGCCTTGTGGTAAATCACACACATGTACAGCAGGTATGGGATGTAAGTCATACGTAAATGGACATAACTTATCTAATTTTTGCACTGACGGAGGCTGCGGCGGATGGATGTGTAACGGAGACGCTTGGGGTCAAAGACACGCTGTATCAAACTGTGCTAACTGTAGAATTTGTGGCATCTTTGGTGCAGATTTTGGAATGTCTGGTAGTGCTGGTATTAAAGCAGGTACTACTACTTGTAGATGTCACGGACAAACAAGCTGGACGGGCGCAGCTGCAGGTATTGGTATGCATTTAGCAACAATGACCAACGAAGCATGGTGTGCTTGCGGTTGTCACGTTAATTGGCCAGCAGGCGGAGGAACGCCCGGAACATCTAGTTATTGCGACAATTGGGCAAAATGTTGTGCAGGTGGCTCCGGACAAGGCGGCTCCGGAATTGTAAAAATTACTTATGTATAGGAAAAGATAAATGGCAACATATGCAAGTTATAAAACTTTAACAGCAGATAACTTTAGCGATAATGCTATTACAGCTGAGAAATTAGGACCGCAAGCCGGTAACAAGTATAATGTATTATGGGTATACAATACTCGTGGCATGGCTTGTCAACACTGTGCTGACGCCGGCGACTGCTGTGAACAAGCAAATGGTAGATGTTGCTATTGGTGTGTACCAGATGGAGCATCAAAGGTAACTTTTGAAATTTGGAGTGGAGGCGGTGCAGGAGCAGGTTCTACTTGCTGTAACTATTGTATGCACTCCGCAGGTGGTAGCGGCGGGAACTATGCTGTTAAAACAATTAGTACATGTCCAGGTTGTCAGTATCAAGTATGTGCTGGAGGAACTTGGCCTTGTTCAAAGTCACACACATGTACAGCAGGCATGGGTTGCCGTTCATATGTAAACGGATATAATTTAAGTAACTTCTGCACAACAGGCGGTTGCCCTGGCTGGATGTGTAATGGCGACGCATGGGGACCAAGACACACACAAACATGTGCTAACTGTAATATTTGTGGCATTTTTGGTGCAGATTTTGGTATTATGGGCTCAACTGGAGTATCCGGTGGTCACGGTGGTTGTCAATGTAAATCGGGTGACTGGGGTATGAGTGGAGTTGCACCTTTTGTTGGTAAGCATACAGCAGGAGCAAACGCAGAAGCATGGTGTAACTGTGCTTGCTATACAAATTGGCCAGCAGGTGGCGGTCAAACAGGACAAAGTTCATATTGCGGCAATTGGGCAAAATGTTGTGCCGGCGGCAATATGGGTGGATCAGGCATGGTCAGAATTACATACGCATAGGAAAAAATAAATGGCAACATATGCAAGTTATAAAAAAGTAGACAATGACAGTTTAGTAGACGGAACTATTCAAGATAGTGATATTGCACACGGAAATGGTAATAACTATGGAGTACAATGGGTCTATAACGCACGTGGCATGGCCTGCCACTCGTGTGCCAGACAAAGTGGTTGTTGTGAACAAGCAAATGGCAAATGTTGCTATTGGTGTGTACCAGACGGAGTATCAACTGTAACATTTGAAATATGGAGTGGCGGAGGCGGAGGCCCTGGCATGACTTGTTGTAACAACTGTTCATTTAGTATCGGCGGATCCGGCGGAAATTATGCATCAAAAACTGTTGAAACTAGTCCAGGTTGTCAATATAGTGTTTGCGCAGGTGGTAGTTGGCCTTGTGGTAAATCACATACTTGTGGTGCAGGCATGGGATGTAAGTCATATGTAAACGGACATAATTTATCAAATTTTTGTACAGTAGGCGGCTGTGGCGGCTGGATGTGTAACGGTGATGCTTGGGGTCCAAGACACACACATACATGTGGTAATTGTAATATTTGCGGTATTTTTGGTGCAGATTTTGGTATGATGGGCACATCGGGCACAGAACCAGGACATGGCGGATGTCATTGTAACTATTCGTATTCATTTTCAGGTTCACCGCCAATGATTGGTAAAATGCAAGTAGGTGTAACTAACGTTTCTTGGTGCTCATGTGGGTGTCACATTGACTGGCCAGCAGGCGGAGGCCAAGCAGGTTACAGTTCATATTGCGGTAATTGGGCGAAATGTTGTGGAGGTGGTTCGGGCCAGGGCGGTTCTGGTATAGTACGAATCACATTCATGTAATAACGGATAAATACTTTTAGGAGTTAGAATAAATGAGAAAAATTAGTATAGAGTTTACATATCCTGTGTGGGACGAATGGAGAACAAACAGTTTTACAGAAGGAAAAACCGACACATTTACTTATAACGGACCAGAGTTTTTAACCTTTGAAGTTAACAGCGATCCGGACAGTGAAGATTACGGTACTGAATCGGGTTGGTGCTTATGGGAAAAGAGAGATCTTGAACGTCCATCAGGTGCTGATATCACAAGAGTTACTGTAGACTGTAAACAACAGCCATTGCTCTGTGAAATTGGAAATGATTGCGGTCGCGATGATATGATATTAAAAAGACGTCAACGCGAGTGGGAAATTCTTTGGGACGCACCGGACGGGCACCCAGATGTTGAGTACACAGATGATGTAGAACCTCGTGATATTTACGATGATAATAATATTACATACGATTTTGAAACAGGTGAATTTAATATTGGCATAAGAGATTGGGCTGCCACAGGCTCGAAAATGGATCTTACATGGCAAGAGTTACGAGATGTTCGTGACGCTATGTTACAAGAAACAGATGCCAAGGTTGGACAGACTGATGCTCCTCAATCACTTCAAGATGAATGGATCTTGTTTAGACAACGATTAAGAGAATTTCCATCTGTAATGCAAGATTTAGGGTTTGAGCCATGGCAAGCAATTCAGATGTTTCCTGTTTACCCTAAAGATATGAGAGAGCCAGATTCGTCAGCCGATCCATCAGATCCGTATAGAGATGGTGCCTTTTCAGTTGATGTTAAAGTTGCTGCACAAAAAACAGCCGGTAAAAAATAAGATATTTTTAATACTATAAATTTAAATCCCTGTACAGTAATGTATAGGGATTTTTTTTGAACCAAGATTAGTTAATTTTTAAGTTTGCTTCTATAAATATTTTTAGAATTAGGAGCATTACATTGTCTAGAAAAAAAGCATATTTTATAAACGGTGGAGCCGGTAGAGTAGTTTGTTCTATTCCTGCTTTTGAAAAATTATACGAAGAAGATCAAGACTTTATTATTATTTGTGAAGGTGGAATGGATTTTTATAAAGGGCATCCATTTTTACACGAAATGGCTTTTGATAATTGGCATAAAAATTTATTTAAAGATTATATTAAAGATAGAGACTGTATTACGCCAGAACCTTATAGAGTTTGGGAATATTATAATCAAAAATGTAGCCTTGCACAAGCATTTGATATTGCAATTAACAATAAAGGATTACGAGAAGTAGGAGATCCAAAAATTTATATGAATAAGCACGAGCTTGTTCATGGTTATAAAGTTGTTGAAGAAGTAAAAGCAGTAACAGGTAAGGATAAAGTAGTTGTATTTCAGCCTTTTGGACGAACAGCTGAAAATATGGGAGACTTTGTAATTGATGGAACTAGTAGAAGTTTTCACCTTAATGATGTGATACGTATTTGTAAAGATTTACGTAATGATTATGCTGTAATTGTAATGAGCGAATTTCCAGTTGTAATAGAAGAAAACACAACAATCCCAATTGCTGTTCCGCAAATATCAGATGTAAGAGTTTGGTCAAGTGTTATACAAATTGCAGACCATTTTATAGGGTGCGATAGTTTAGGACAGCACATGGCTAAAGCATTAGGTACAACATGTACTAGTGTTATCGGAAGTACATATCCTATTAATATTTCTTATCCTAGTTCTTCTGATTTTGATATTATTGACTTAGGCGAAGGTAAGCGTAAGTTCAGTCCTATTAGACTTACAATGGAAGAAGAAATTGAACGGTTTAATGACGAAGTAATGGAACTAGATGATAATAGTTTTAAAGACATTATCCAAAGTGTGCGTAAAAGACTAGGAAAGCCTAGATCCTATACAGGAAATTTTAAAGCATCGACCGAAGGAGAAGTTTGTCCAACACACGGAGTAGTACATTCTCCAAGTAGTTCGACTACTCAACCTACACAAATTTTAGGAAGAACCGGCAGTTGATTACTGAAGACTTTTTAAACAATTTGTGGGAAAAACGTATAGAGCCTCAAAAAACAGGAAAAACTACACTAGAAACTTGGATAATTGACGAGCTGTTTTATCCTGACTACAAAAAGTTTGAAAATATTTTTACAAATTACGACGAAACATCGAAGCAACTAGGTAATGCATATCTTTATCATAAAGATAATATGAATTACCCAAAAGATATTGACGCAACATTAAGTTTACAAAAATTTATTACAGACAGCGTACAAGAAAATCTTCCAATATGTATTAAAGAATTTAGAAAAGCCTGGGGTGTAAAATATGGACAGAATTCGTATTCTGGATTTCACTGTCATACTATGACAGCAAATTGTCCAACTGACACAGTTAATGATCGACAGTTAACAGCAGTCTTGTTTTTAAATTCTGTCTCAACGTCTATCGAATATCCAATGGCAGGGAATCTAATAACATTACAACCGTTACCTGATTACCAAGTAAATTTTCAAACACACACTCCAAAAGCAGGAGAAGTAGTTATAATGGACGGAAGAGTTTGGCATGGCACATATCCTACAATTGATGAACGTAGAGTGTTTGTGTGTGATTTTTTATATGAAGTAGAGAATAGCCAATGATCAAAGTATACTGGTCTCCGGTAATAAACGTCCCAGAGGGTCAGGAGTTTGTTTCAGAATTGAAATACTTTGAACCAGAGACAGTCTATAAGGATCTTAATGCACGAGAATTTTTTGGGTTAGGTGCAAGTTTATGTCCCGCTATAGTTGATGAAACTAAAAACACATTTAGTGCAAAAAGTCCTATAGATTTTCATATAAAATTTGACCATGTAAAAAAAGAAGTAATGTCTAATTATGATATTGATCCTAATTTTTTAATTAATTATGTTGGCGAACCAAATAAAGAAAATATACATCAAATAGAGCACCCTAATTTTTTATTTTTTAGTGAAACTCCATTAAGTATGACACAATTACCACCTTACTACGAACAAACTCAGTTTTCGTCAGCGACAATGGGCATTGCTGGTACATATAATATATCAAGTTGGATTAGACCTGTACGTCCTGCATTTAAGTTTAAAGATAACGTATCTGAAATAGACATAAAAAGGGGCGATACATTATGTTACTTTAAATTTAATACTACAGAAAAAATTAAGTTAATTAGATTTGATAGTGCAAAGTTGTTTGAGTCTAAAACAGGACCAGTAATGCAATGTTTAGGTTACAAAAATCTAAAAGCCAAAAGATTTTTACCTACACCATTAGCAGAATGTTATAAGGCATTTGAAAATGCAAAATATAGAAGTAAAATTCTAAAATACATAAAGGAAAATAAAGTATGACGCAGTGGATTGGAGCAATTACAAGAGGACACAACGGCGGTGCTGTTTTATTGAAAGACGGTGAAATTGTATTTGCAATTGAAGAAGAACGCCTTACTCGTAAAAAATACGACGGCGGCCCACTTGCCGCAATGATTAAATTTTTAGATTATACCGATAAACTTGATTATCTAGTTGTGGCACATACACAACCGCTATCAGACTCTAGCAGAATCGACTTCAGCGGTGGAGACATGTACACTGGATTAGCAAGAAAATTAGGGTTAATTGATCGATCAGAAAGTGCATACGGTCCTAATTTTGATCATAGACAAGTTATAGACCTTAGTCACATTCATCATAAACTTCATGCTGCTTGTGCATTTTATCGTTCAGGATTTGAAACAGCAACAGCTGTCGTAGTTGATGGCGCTGGTACTTTTATTCCTATGAATATTAATGCAGGACAATTCCAAGAAGAATTTATGACATGGGAATGCGAAAGTATTTTTAATTGTAATTATCCTGATAACTTAAAAACATTGTATAAGCATCAAGGAGCGAATGGACCGTTTCCTGGAGCACATGTGCCATTTATACCTTCAGATCGAGAAGGTGAAGAAGGATATCACGAACTGGTGCTTGATGATAGTGCAGGAATTACTAAAGCATACGAGGCTGTAACTCAGTATTGCGGATTTCAACCAATTGAAGCTGGCAAAACAATGGGATTAGCACCATATGGAAAACCAAACAATAATATTCCTCCAATTTATACAGACGGTAATGGCGGAAAATGGAGAACTAGTGACAGAAACGTAATTATTCCTACTTATCCTAATGCTGCATTAGTTAACGAAGGCAAATATGAGTTTCTTGAAACTTCACAAGATGTGCAAAATAGTAATATAGACTTAACAACACTTGAAAATAGAAGAGATCTTGCATACGCTGTTCAAGAACAATCTCAACAAGAAGTTTTAAATCTTATTTTTAAAGCAGTGGAAATGAGTGGCAATAAAAATGTAGTTCTTAGTGGCGGATACGCATTAAACTGTGTAGCCAACTATTGGTATCTTGATAAACTAAACGACGAAGGCATTAATTTATATGTAGAGCCAGTATCGAGCGATGCAGGAACAGCAATCGGCGCCGCAATGTTAATTTATCATCAAACTACTAAAGATAAAAAAGTAAGATCGTATGCAGAAACTATATATGAAGGATTTGAATATTCTTACACAGCTGAACAGATCGAAGAAACAGCAAATAAGTATGGTGCTAGTATTGTCGATGCTGATTATAACACTGTAGTTGATTTAATTAAAAACAAAAATATTGTAACTATGTTTCAAGGGCAAAGTGAAAACGGCCCTAGGGCATTAGGTAACAGAAGTATTTTGTTTGACCCTACTGCAGAAGATGGTAAAGATTATGTAAACAAAGTCAAGCGTAGAGAATACTTCCGTCCATTTGCTGGGTCTATTTTATTAGAACATGCACACGAATGGTTTGACATGCGAGGATTAAAAGAATCTCCGCATATGATGTATGCAATGAACTGTCAACCAGGTATTGAAGAAAAAATTCCTAGTATTATTCATGTTGACGGCACATGTCGAATTCAAACTGTTACTGAAAATCAAAACAAACACTATTATAATTTAATTAAAACGTTCTATGAGCAAACAGGTGTTCCGATTATCTTTAATACATCGTTTAATCTAGGCGGCGAACCTTTAGTGGAAACACTTGACGACGCTGTTAGGACATTGTATAATAGTGAAATGGAGTACTGTTTCTTGCCCGAATATGGTAAACTAATTGAAATGAAAAACTAGTAATGACACACTATGATTTATTCTCAATTCCTGTCTATAAGACACAACTAAACAATCATCAAGATGTTCAAACAGACTTTAACCAAGTGTTAGAGTCTGATGAATATTTTAATAAAGTCGATACTTGGTATAGCAACGTTGACACTACCTTTGGAAATCGAGATGCTGATAGCTTGCCATATCAAAAGTTTATTAGGTCTGCAATTAACGGTTTAAACGAATATCTTGAAATTTTTAATATTGATCTTCCAATTGATTATCGAATCGAATGTTGGTTAAATAGGTATTCTCAAGGACAACACCAAGAAGTTCATAATCACGCAGGTCCTAGTATTATTAGCTGTGCATATATGATGAAAGTACCTCCTAATAGTGGAAATTTTGTTTTTTATAAAAATGCATATGATTTTTTCCATCAATCAGACCTTCCTAGTTTAACTACACAGCCTTTTAAATATAATAATAGAGTAACTCCCCCGCTAGTTGAAGGAGATATCATTTATTTTCCTAGTGTAATGGAACATTACGTAACACACAATAAAAGTCAAGACATACGAGCAACGATTAGTGCTAACTTTATACTAACAGAGAAAACAGATGCATAAAAAAACAATTGACGAAGACGAAGTATTTGCAATTAATCCAGACTATCAACCATATGTTCATAAATTTGGGGATGTAACTGTTATCTCAGTTGATAATTTTTACAAAAATCCTCACATGGTTCGAGAACTAGCTTTGAACATTCCTGCATCAACAAACAAGCGCATTAGAGGAAACAATCCAGCATTAAGAATTAATGCGTTTTATGAACTTTCTAATATGTCTTGGATTTATGATCAATTAGCAAGAACATATTTTCCAGATATTATGAAAGAATATGATCCGGGATATATGATACGTAGTTTTACAAATGCAACATTTATGGTAAATGTAATGCAGAGCGAGAATCTACCTCCTATATGTCCTCATATGGACAATACTAGTGGAAGAAATTTAGCTTCAACGATTTATCTTAATACGGCTAACGAGTGCAACGGTGGGACTAGTTTTTATAAATTTGGCGGAAAGACGTATTATGACGATACTTCAATAACACATACGCTAGATGTAAAAGGCAAACATCCTGTTAGAGAATATATTACAGATACAACATATGATTGGGAAATGATTGGCATGGTGCCGATGGTTTTTAATAGAATGGTTTTGTATAATCAGGCAGTTCTTCATACAGCGTATGTTAAACCTCATATGTTTGTAAACGACAACTACCGTATTAATCAACAATTTTTTATTTAGGAGTCATTATGGAAGGCAATTTTAACGGAATCGAAGAATATTCAAATGCTTTTCCAATTGATTGGTGTAAGCAAGTAATTAAACGTTTTGAAGAAATGTCTGCTAGCCAACTTACAAATTTAGAAAGCAGTGCAAAAAATCAAGACGAACGTGTAATGATGGATTGGGCAAATCACAATTCGAGATATCATGCTGATGAAGACTTGTGTCATTTTTTCTATTCTACTCTTAATAAAATTTACACAGACAAGTATCGCAGCAAATATGAAAGTTTAGGAAACGTAATGCAACACTCTCCTAAAGGAATGAGTGTACAAAAAACTAAACCTCATCAAGGGTATCATGCCTGGCATTGTGAAAATGCTGATTTGAGTTCAGCATCACGCATACTTGCTTATACAGTTTACTTAAATGCTGTTGACGAAGGCGGCGAAACAGAATTTTTATATCAAGGAGTCAAATGTAAACCTGAACCAGGCAAACTTTGTATTTTTCCAACATCATTTACACATCCACATCGAGGTAATCCTATTTATAAAGGCGTTAAGTATATTGTAACTGGATGGTATACCTTAGATGAATAAAAATATGAAAATAGCAGTGGTAGGCGGTGGAACCGCAGGCTTTGTAAGCGCATTAATATTAAAAACAAGTTTTCCTAACTTTACTGTAGATGTAATTAGGTCTACGAAAATAGGAACAATCGGTGTAGGCGAAGGATCCACAGAACACTGGTCTGCATTTATGGATTATGTAGGGATTCCAGCAGGAACTCTTGTAAAAGAGTGTGATGCAACCTACAAAGCAGGTATTATGTTTGAAGACTGGAGCGAAAAACCTTATCTACAAAATGTACACGATCCGTTTGTAGGAGAACATCTCGGAATGCCAATGTGTTATGCCAAACTAATTGGTGAAAACGTTGATCCTCGAGACTTAACTGGAGATTATCTTTGGAAAAATCTTACACCTTTCAATAAATTTATGGAAGAACGCCCAAATGATACAGGCGTAAGTCAATATCATTTTAACACTAACAAGTTAAACGATTTTTTAACAAATTTTGCAATATCTAAAGGGTGTAATGTATATGATGATGAAATTGTAGATGTTAATGTATTAAAAGGCGAAATTAAAACTTTAAAAGGTGAAAAGCAAGACTATCATTATGATTTTTATATTGATTGCACAGGATTTAAACGTCTACTAATTAATAAATTGGGTGCTACATGGAATAGCTACAGTAAATACCTCAAAATGAAGGAAGCTATTGTTTTTCCTACTCCTGAGGAGGAAGAAACTCCTATGTGGACACTAGCTAAAGCTATGAATTCGGGTTGGATGTTCAGAATTCCAGTATACGACCGAAAAGGGAACGGATATATTTTCGATAGTGATTATATTACAGCCGAGGAAGCGCAAAAAGAAGTTGAAGAATACCTTGGTTACGATGTAACTGTTGCTAAACACATCAAATTCGATCCTGGTGCTTTAGATCGCCCATGGATTAATAATGTTTGTGCAATTGGGCTGAGTGCTAGCTTTGTTGAACCGTTGGAAGCAAGTTCGATTGGAACTAGTATTAATCAAAGTTTTTTGCTTGCACAGCGATTAGTAAATTATAATCAAGAATCTATTGATCGATATAATGTAGAAGTTGATTCTATTATGAACAATATTAGAGACTTTATTGTACTACATTATATAACAAAAAGAAGAGACACACCATTTTGGAGAGCTGTAGCAGATACTCCTATTCCAGAATCTCTAGAAAAAAATCTTAAAATGTGGGAAAATCGAATGCCAGTTGCTGATGATCTAACGTCTCATACTAAAAAAATATTGTTTAATGAGTATAATTATGCAATTGTTATGCATGGACTAGGATTATTTAATAATAAAGATATATTATCTCAATATAATACGTTACCATCAGACGTTCAGCAATATGTAAACCAAAAATGCCAAGAAAAAATTAATTTTGATAGTATTAGAGCCATTCCACATAAGATGATGTTAGACTTATTAAGGAGGTTGGTTTGAGGATTTTTGCATTTGGATGCAGCCTCACTCAATATTTTTATCCTACGTGGGCAGATATTCTAATTCACCAATACAAATCTCAAGGATACGAAGGATCTAATTGGGCCAAGTCGGGTGCAGGCAACATGTACATCAATACACGCCTGTGGGAAGCAAATACTGTACATAAATTTAACAAAGATGATATTATTTTGCTTCAATGGAGCAGTATGTTTCGAGAAGATAGATATCATATGGGTAAAGGATGGTGGACGCCTGGAAACTTTAATAATTTTACTCATCACAATGAAGAAAAATTTATTTTAAATAACTATCTGTACGAAGGTCAGTGGCAGTGGTCAGATTTAATGCATTGTACAATGCGCGATTGTGCTATAATTAGTTCTACCCATAAGGCACTGAAATCAATCGGATGTAAAGTTTATTCAACATGTTTTAGAGATCCAGTAGAAGGATGGGAAGAACAGTCTAAAACTTTTAATCAACAAAATGAAAAATTAGAATTAGAAGATATTAGAGCTGTGTTAGAAGTTTATAAAGATGACATAGAAACAACTTGTCCTCCTATACTCAATGCATTAAATTTTGGAGTAACTGACGAATTTTTCAAAACACGGCCAAAAAGTGTTCCAACACTTAAAGAAGAACATGCACATATGCTTTTGGCTGAAGTGCATCCGTTAACACACGAAGCGGCTAGTTTTGTAGAACAATACATAGAACCATTAAATGATGAAACTAAACAGTTTGTTGACAGCTGGCACGATCAATATCGAGATAAAGATCCGATTGTATTAGAAGAATTACAATGGTTTAACCCTGATAAAATTGGTTGGTCCGACGATAGGTGGAGACCTTAATTAAAACTATGGAGATTAATATGCAACCCCCAGTAATTGGATTAGATCGAGATGGAACTATTAATGAAGACATAGGCACATATGTAACCAAGCCAGAACAATTTAAGCCTATCGAAGGGAGTCTCGAAGCAATTAAGATAATTCGAGACAAAGGATACGATGTCGTAATTCTTACTAACCAAGCAGGAATAATGAAAGGCATTATGGACTCGGTCGATGTTGATGTTGTGCATAATCATATGTTAAGTTTATTAGGAGATATCGGCTGTCGTAGTATTAACGGACTGTATTACTCAACTACAAATTTAAAAGATGATATATATGCAAAACCTAATACTGGTATGTTCAAAAGAGCTGCGGCAGAAGTAGGCGTCAAATGGACTAATGGTTTATATGTTGGAGACAAAATCACAGATTTAAAAGCTGCAGTCAAAGCAAAAGCTAAACCAGTTTTGGTACGTACAGGATACGGTCAAGAAACAGCCAAGAAGTTAGAAACTTTTGCAAACAAAGATCTAAAAAAACAAACTGATGTGTTTGATAACTTATACCAATTTGCACACAGTCTAGTAGATCTATCTTAAAATAACTAGTGCTATATATATTTGTAAAACGATAAATACTATACGGAGCACTAATGATGAATAAATTACTAACAAATCTTTTTTCAAAAGGTTTAAACAACACAATACATCTTCCAGATAGAAATAGTTTCAGTTATAAAGGAAACTGGCTAGGAGTCCATCCCAATACTGTAATGGACTCTTGGCATGTGGGCGATTTCAGTAGTGTAGTTTATCAAATTACTGTAGAGTATGACTCCAACGAAAAAGAAATTATGCAACTTTCTGTAGTTGCAAGACCAGACAGAGCTGTTGCAAGCGTGTTTGGTCGTTCAAGTATTAACCAAGAATTAATTACATTAGAAGTAACAGTTGACGAAAGTATTTGTAAAGTGATGGTCCGTCCTGCATCATCCATATACACAGGTGCAAAATTAATTTTCCACGCAACGTATGCAAAAACAATTCATCAGCTTACTCCTCCTGCTATTATCGCAGATGTATCAACAGTTGAGTCAGATGGTATAAATACATTTGATAGCATCGATAATACTATGGATAATACAAGTATAACATTTGACAAGGTGTAAAGAATGGCAAAATCAACAATTAATATAGGTACATCAGCAAACGACGGAACGGGTGATACACTCAGAGCCGCTGGTACTAAACTGAATAGTAACACTGATGAAATGTACAATGCATTAGGTGACGGTACAAACCTAAAAGATATTGTAAACTCTAGCTTAGAGCTCGATGTTCCTAACGACGATAATAAAATTAACAAAGTATCTTTTCATGTAGCAACTACGAATCAACTTAACCAAGTTAATCCGGCGACTTATCACGGTGCACTATTACACAATCACCAAACTGGTACAGTTCATGTTGCCCATGCAGGCGAATGGCATAAATTATTATTAGATACTAGTGCAGGAGATATTACTAACTATACATCTCCTCTTGCTACTGTTGCTTACACCGGAAATATTAATAGTCTTACAGATGTTGATACAGTATCACAAGCACCGCAAACAGGTAACGTATTAAAATGGGACGGAGCCAAGTGGGCACCAGGCGTTGATACTGCTGTAGGCGGCGGCGGAACAGATGCTGATACCCTTGACGGATTTGATAGTGCATACTTTACAAATTACAACAATCTTAACAATCGACCAACTATTCCTACAGCACTTACAGATTTAAATATTTCAGACGGTTCAGCAGGACAAGTACTACAAACAGACGGTAGCGGCGGATTTACATTTGAAACTGTAAGTTCTGGTAGTGTTCAGAACTTATTTGAAACAGTTGGTGCTGACACAGGATCTGCAACAGCAAACAGTGCTACAGACACACTTACTATTGCAGGCGGCACAAATATTGCAACGTCAATGGTAGGCGATACTATGACAATTAACTATGTTGGTTCGCCTAACTCGGGTGAAGCAAACCAAAATGCTTTCTCAAATGTTCAAGCAGATACTGGACTAGCAGAAGCTGATAATACAACAGACACGCTTACTATTGCTGGCGGTACAAATGTTACAACTAGCGTATCCGGCGACACAGTAACTATTGATGCCGTAAGTCCTTCATTTAGTACATTATCAGACGTTACTATTACTTCTCCAGTTACAGGTGCTGTGCTTGCATATAATGGAACTAATTGGATCGATGTTGGAACTACAATTGATAGAATGGCGTATCCTGCAATCACTTCTTTAGTAGTTACAGCAGATTCTAGTAACGGTTATAAATTTGATCAATACGGTAACACAGAAGATCCTATTATTTTTGCAATGAGCGGAACAACTATTGCATTTGATTTAAACAGTTCTTCGTTAGGAAGTCATCCGTTTCAAATTGAAACAAGTGGCGGCACACAATATAATACTGGACTAGTTCACGTTTCTACAGACGGAACAGTGTCAACTGGATCAGATGCGCAAGGACAGACTGGCGGAACACTTTATTGGAAAATTCCTTCGAACATTAGTGGTAACTATGCATATCAATGTACAGTACACAGTGCAATGAGAGGAACAATTACAATTAAAGAAATTAGTGCAATTTAAGGTAAACTATGACAGTAATTAATGATAAATTTCAAGCACAAAACGGATTTGAAAGTCCTAATTTTACAGTAGATACATCGGGTAAAATTACAGCACCTGTACTTGACGTACAAAGTATTTTGCTAAATGGACAACCATTTGTTGCTTTTGTCGAGCCTGAAGATGATGCGGACGATACCGGTACTCAGGTCTCAAACAGCTTTGAAAGTCTTGCGGTCACAGGCGGTGTATTTAAAGTTAATTACTTAGGAAATTCAACACTAGCAGTTATTAATGGCAGAGTTGTAGTTAATAGTTATGGAGCAATACCAGGAGCGTTTGATAATGTAGATATTGGATACAATACACCTGGACAGATTAAAGTGTATACTATTGATATGACTACAGCACCAGACAGCACAGCAAGTAATATTAATGTTAATGACGCAAATTTTAATGGCGATTTACAAATAATTGATAATATTAATTTAACTAATGAGCCTACAAGATCAGAACACGCAACACGAAAAAGTTATGTAGACGCAACGGCTACAGCCCTTGCAGTAGCATTTGGAGCATAAAGAAAAATGGCAAAGAAAAAGATTTATAATTACAAGTTTTATCCAGGATTAGGCATTAATGACAATACGTACCCGAATGCATACGCACTACTAACACTTAACAAAGATTTTATTAGTAAAGAAGTAGCTGCATGGATTCAAGCGCAAGTTAACGCTGGAGCAACAGGATTTGTAGGTTATACATATAACGATGAAAAATGTGAAAGAGACACTGGATTTAATATCGATGCGTATGCACACGATTTAAGATACACAGGTAACGAAGAAACATATAGAATTGCTAATACTTATTGGGAAGGATCAGTTGCTCAGGTTGATGGTGATAGACAAGCAGAAATTAAAGCAAAAGAATTTACTCGCGATTTAATTATTAATCATATTTTTACAAACTCGCCTCAGTCTTCTCCTTATCAAGGAAATGTTGCACAAGTAGTTGATCTTACAAAAACAGCCGAACCAGCCGCTGGAACTGAAATTCAAACACTTGTAGGAATAGTCGTTGACGTATTGACAACAGGAACATCGGCATTGCCGACATTCCAACGCAAGGGACTCGGACATGTTAGATTTCCAGGAAACTTTGACAGTAGTGACTTATTAATTATTACAAACACCACTGATTCTACAGTAATTTTTAACTTTACTGATGAACAAAAAGGCGGAATTGTAAGAAGAAAAAATGATGTTACGCCTCGAGATTCAAGTGGTTATGTTCCAAAATACGATTCTACAAATGCTAATACTAATGCAGATGAAGACTTTCCGAAATATTTGCAATACACAGATGCTGTAACAATTCTTGATTTAAACTTTAATACTGAATCTATGTCTGAAGAAGACGAGTTACAAATTTTTATTGATTCGCCTGAACAAACAATTCGTCCATACGATTTTGGTACTGATGCTATTGAGCGTATGCGTATTGCTCCGCCACTGTCGATGCTCGACGCTGACTTTGAATATGGTCTACAGCCTACTAAGTGGTCGGCTATTGGTATGTTACGCGGATATCCAAGTATTTACGAGCTTCCGGGTACAGATACACAGGTACTGAGTGTTGTAACTGATGCTTCGGCAGGAACTGACGGCATTGGTGCTTCTAAGATTACAGTTACTACACTAGGTGCTCACGGCTTCGAACCAGGTACTCCGGTTACAATTAAAGCATTAGAAGACGCTGTAGTAGGCGCTGCAAGAGCAGAAGGTTCTTTTGTAATTGTTGAGGTTCCTACAACAACAACATTTACATTTTTTGCAAAAGCAAAAGTTGGAACAACAGATGGCCAAGTTCTTTCGACAACATATACACAGTTAAGACAAGGTGCATTTTATACAGGAGCATCAGTTGGCCAGCCAAGATACGAAGTATTCAGTAATGGTACGGCAGGTACTATGACATTAAGCCTGTCAGCACAAACTGGAGAGAATAGATTAGCATTTACTGGTGATGTTCCAGAAATTGGTGCTCCTATTGACGATCCTGCATTTCCAGTAGGTACGCAGGTTACTGCTATATCAGGCACTTCAGACGGTAATGCGTTATCGATAGAACTAACAGAAGATGTTAGTCCGGGTAATACAAGTATTACTGTAGGTTCAACTAGTGGCATTATTCCAGGACTAGCAGCTGATAACGGCGATGGCGACGCAATATTTGTTAACACTATTGTAGGAAATACTGTATCACTAAGTGGAAGTTTTACTACAAGCATTGTAAGAAATACACAATCTTACACAGCAGTATCTGGCTCTATCACACCAGTAGCCGGTATTAATGCTGAGTTTAATATTGACAGAAGCGGATCAGATTATACCATCGAAAGCGTTTCTCAGGCAGGTTCCGGATATAAAGTTGGCGATGTAATATTAGTTACAGGTGATAATTTAGGTGGAACAACCTCTGCAAATGATGCTACTATTATTGTATCAAGTATTAATGGTACAGGCGGTGTAACAGGTGCTACAATCAGCGGAACAGCATTAAGTGGAAGTGTTAGTTACGAAAACGTTTCTTCTACATATAATCACGGAGGCGGTGACCTAGGAACAACTAATTTTGATATTTCATATGAAAGCGGTAGTTATACAACTGTCGACATTAACTCTCCTAACGATACAACTGGGTTTGCTGTAAATGATAGACTAAGAATTACTGGCAGCCAAATCCTTGGCGGTACAGGACAAGACGGTAATCAAGCATCTGGTGGTAACGACTTTGTAGGAAAAGTAACAGCAATAGGAGCCGGCGGATCAATCACCACACTAACGTTTGATGCCACTGACTGGAGTGCAGGTACCCCACCAAGTGCAACTAGCAGTTATCAGTTTGGCGGTGCCGGACTTAGCTTTACTGGCGGATCTGGTACTGGACACGAGTTTACTATTAATGTATCTGGAACAGAATATAGTTACCAGATTAGTCAAAATGGAACAGGATATAATACAGCAGATACACTAGTTTGTAGCGGATCTGACATGGGCGGGGCGAGTCCTGCAAATGACTTATATTTAAGAGTGGTATCTGTAGATGCCACTGGCGGAATTACAGATGTAAGACTAGAAGGTGCTGATATTTCTTCAGTACCTGTTGCATTTAATGGTGGTATTTTTACTTCTAAAACATTGTCTTTGTTTGATGGTTCGGGTGCTATATTTGATATAACAAACGACGGTTCGAGCTACAGTGTTTCGATCGACACAGCTGGATCTGATTATCATAATTCGCAAACATTTACTATTGCTGGAACAGAGCTAGGAGGTTCTTCACCAACTAATGATGCTACAGTAACTATTACGGCTGTTGGTTCCGTAAACGGTGATGTTAGTACAGTAACCGTTGCAGGTTCAGCTCCTGCACTTCCGACTAGCTTTACTGATGTTGCAGGAACAAATCAGGCACATGCAGGAACAAATGGTACATTTGATATTACTAGAACCCGAGGTACATATACTGTAGTTATCAACAGTTCAGGCGAAGACTATCAAGCAGGTAATGAAATTGTAATTGCTGGAACAGATTTGGGAGGTACATCTCCTGAAAATGACGCAACAATTACTGTATCTAATATTGACGGTAGCGGCGGATTAAATTCGATAACTATTGCAGGAACAGCAGTTAGTGGTGGGACATTAAATTTAGTTAATGCTGTTACATTGTCTGATTTTGCAACTACAGATATTACTTCAGGATCTAGTGTCGACTTTGAAGCACTAGCAACTATCGAAATAATTTGGCCGTATGCGCACGGAATTGTACCAGGTGATACGTTTATTGTTGATATTAACTCATCAACCGAAACAAATAATCATGCGTTAGCTTCTGGATCATTTATTGCAACGCAAGTACCTACTACTAAAAGTATTAGATATCAAGCAAGAGCACCGGGCACAATTGTAGAATTTTTACCATCAGATTCAACAGAAGATAAAATTCAAGGTAATGTCTATATGCGACCTGATAGTTTCTTTATACACAGGCCATACGACGGCGGTGTACAATTAGGTACAGGCGGTCCGCAACACGGTGCACAAGCAATTCGTCAAAGTAAAAAGTATATTCGTTACCAGTCAGGTAAAGGTATTATGTATACAACTGGTGCATTGTTTGCTCCAAGTTATGATGTTAGAACTATTACATCTACAGGAACTGAAATTGGTTCGGTAATAACTATTGTTACTGATGATAACGATCACGGTGCTCAAGTTGGCGGACTGATTCGAATAATTGGAGCAGAAACAGAAGGTTATAACGGCGAATACACTGTTACACAGATTGTTGATGAAAGAACTTTAAAATGTTCAAGCACAAGACGCTTAGGATCTACTAATGCTGTGCTTGGATTTGCAGCTCAGCTGACTGTAGTTGGATGGCACGGAGCAACTGTACGTTCAGGTATTTTTGATGATCAAAACGGAATTTACTGGGAGTTTGACGGAACTAACGTACAAGTAGCACAACGTACAAGTACAAAACAAATTGCAGGCACAGTGTCTGTAGATCGAGATTCAAACTTAGTAATAGGTAATAACACTAGATTTAGAGACCAGCTAATTGCTGGTGATAGAATTGTTATCAAAGGTATGACACACGTAGTATCTAATGTAGATTCGCAAACACAAATAACTGTTACTCCTGATTATAGGGGTGTAACAAGTATTGCATCCGCCAAAGTTAATTTAGTTTCTGATAAAAAAGTCCTTCAAGAAGAATGGAATCTTGATAAATGCGATGGCACTGGTCCAAGTGGATACAACATGGACGTTAGATACATGCAAATGATTGGTATTCAATATTCATGGTACGGTGCTGGTTTCATTGATTGGATGCTACGTGGTGCAGATGGTAACTTTGTATTTGCACACAGAATGCGTAACTCAAACGTAAACACAGAAGCGTTTATGCGTTCAGGTAACTTGCCAGTACGTTACGAAGTTACTAACGAAGGAGCTGTTGATAAACTAAGATCTGTAATGGATTCGACTCAAACAACCATTCCTCTTGTAGAATCTAAATTCTTCCCTGATTCTGGAACAGTTTATATTGATAATGAAATTATTTCGTTTACTGGAAATAATAAGACAACAAATACACTAACCGGTTGTACTAGAGGGACTACACTAACTAACTTCCAAGCTGGATCAACTAGACAATATAGTGCAGGCGATCCTGTACAACATGAGCAACGAACAGGTGTTATTTTAATTAGTAATACAATTACTCCGTTAATTAGTCACTGGGGTTCTGCGTTTATTACAGATGGTGGATTTGATGATGACCGCGGTTACATTTTCTCATACACAGAAACTGGTTTGAACATCAGTACAACTAGACAAACAGCATTCTTGCTACGTCTAGCACCTAGTGTATCCAATGCAATTGTAGGAGACCTAGGAGATAGAGAACTGTTAAACAGAGCTCAGTTACTTATGCAGGGCCTAGAGATTACATCAGATGGACAGGATCCAACAGATGATTCAAATATTTACGGCGGTATCGTTATTGAAGGCATTCTTAATCCGCAAAACTATCCACTCAACCCAAGTGATATTGGTTGGACAGGATTATCAGGACTAGCACAAGGTGGACAGCCAAGTTTTGCACAGGTAGCATCGGGCGGTTCTACTAATTGGAACAGTGGTGATACAGCAACATATTCTACAGCGGCAGTTATGTCTCAGGCTACAACATCAGCACAGTTAATGCCATGGTGGAACTTTAGAACAAACAGAAACTACGGATACTTTGACCAAAACAGTTGGGAAACAGCTAATTTGAAAGTTGGTGATGAAGTATCTTCAAGTGGTGGCGGGAATGAATTTTTCCCCGCAGGTACTACTATCCAGCAGGTAGTTGACCAAACAATCTATGGCAGATATTTGGTTTATTTCTCACAAAGATCTAATCGTAATTCTGGCAACGGAGCTACTCAATCATTCCAAAAAGGTGGAGATTTGAACAATGCTAACTTTGCATTTTTCTTAAAATCAGAATGGGACAGCTCAGGTGCAAGGTCAGGTACTGAGCTCGGAGATGAAAATGGTGATCCAACCAATCAGGGCGATGTTAGTTTCCCAGCAGGTTCGGCTGTATCGGTTATTGAAGGACCTTTACTATTCGGTAATCAAAGTTCAGGGGGCATCGAGTATTACAAAGTTAACTTTAATAACTCTTTCAACGGAACAGTTTCGCCAGGTGATGAATTTAACTTCGAGTTTAGTCAACCACCTTATGCACAGCCAGGAGAAACGGTATTCTCGTTTATTGCACAACCCGGCGAAAGATCTACGTTGGATCTACAGAACTTGAAAGAACTTACAAACACTACACTAGGTGGTAGAGGTACTTTCCCGAATGGCCCAGATGTGCTAGCACTAAACGTTTATAAAACGTCAGGTGAGCCGGTAAACGCTAATATTATTATTAAATGGGGTGAAGCACAGGCCTAAGCCTGTGCGTTATCCTCTGTAGAGAGTTGGCTGTCGCCTCTACCGATACGGTAATTATCTTCTACACTATCCGGTGTACTGACTTCGGTAATGCTACTCCCTGCCTCCATGCAAATTAATTGATGTGGCTGTAAAGGAGGATTGCGCCAAACCATTCCTTGTGTTAGTTCTTGCTGATGCAACTCGGCTGTGTTAGTATCAATCCATTTTAACAAAAATCTACCATTGTTAACAAACCATGTTTCGTCTTTTTCTTGATGAAAATGCATGCTAAACTTAGAACCAAGTTTTTCAAATACCATAATTTTACCACAGTATTTTTCATTGGTTGCCCAAATAAGTTCATACCCCCAACCTTTTTCAACTTTGCCTTCTAATCTAGTTGGATTCATTTAAATATTCCTCAATTGTTAACCAATGTCTAATTGGTATTGTATTATGTAGTAGTGCGTTATCTGCACATGTGTATTCTTGATATTGACCTTTTAATTTTTCTGGCATATCAATATATTTAATTTTAGCATCATACTTATCAGCAATTACTTGTGCAACAGATTCTAGATTACGAGCTTTTCCGGTTCCTAAGTTAAAAATGCCACTTACATCTTGATTCATCATTTGCTCGTGAATTCTAACAACATCGTACACACATACACAGTCTCTTTCGTATTGATCACTATTTTCAAATAGTTCAATTACACCATTTTCTATTGCTTGTTTTTGAAACTTACTGACCAAACTCATTTGATCATTTTTATGTCCTTCACCTGGACCGTATACGTTAAAATATCTAAAACTTTGCACTAACATATTAAAATCATTTATGCCACTGTCTTTTAAAAATTTATCAGTAAGATATTTACTCCAAGCATATGGAGTTTGTGGGTATACAGGATCATTTTCATTAAAACTTTTGTTTGACCCGTATACAGCACTCGTACTTGCTAATTGAATATTAGTACCGAGATGATCGCATACTTGTAATAGTCGCATAGTAAATTCGTAATTGTGTTTCCAAACTTTATCAACATCTCTTTCTGTAGTATCAGAAATTGCTCCACAATGTATTACCCAGTCATATGGTTCAACATTAGGAATAACGTTTTCTACGTAATCAAATCCGTCTACTTCGTGATTATTGTGTAATAGATAATTAGAAATATGACTTCCAATAAATCCGTTGTGTCCAGTTACTAATATTTTCATTTTATATTCTCAATTATGTTGCTTGTTGATCTTCCTTGTATTGTAGGAAATATTTCTACAGGATAATTTTTATGACCTACAACTTGTTCTATTATATAGTCTCCGCCCTTAATAATCAAGTCTGGATTTACAATTTTAAGTATGTTTTCTGGAGTATCTTCTTCAAAAATTACTACATTGTCTACCCACGGAAGTGCTTCTAATTGTTCTTTACGTACTTCTTGATTATTAACAGGACGATTATTTCCTTTAAGTCTTTTTACACTTGCATCACTGTTAATACCAACAACTAATTTTATGCCTTTAGATTTAGCAAACTCTAAAAGTCGAAAATGTCCAGTATGCAATATATCAAAACATCCGTTTGTAAAAACAACTTTACGTTTTAAATCGTCGTGTGTTATAACGTGTATTCCTCGATGTTCAACTGATCTTGCCGAAGCATAGCAAGCAATTTCGCATGCTTTGAAAACGTCAATACCTTGACCAATATAATATGCAAGTACTGCTAATACGGTGTCACCTGCTCCTACAACATCAGCTACTTCTTGTGCAGGTTCTTGATAGTGACGATAAGTTAAATCATCTTTTAGTACATGAATTCCATTAGCACCGTCTGTAACTACAAGATATGTCCAATTATACTCTTTAAGTTTTAGTATTGCGTTTTCTTTTTTAAACTCTCCAAACCATGAATTATATTCCTTCATATTTGGCTTAACTAAAAATGCACCTCTATATGTTTCAGCATCTTGTTTAGGATCAACTAACACAGTGCAACCTTTATCTAACAAATCACTAATTGTATTTTTTTGAATTGTTCCTTTATTATAATCACTTACACAAACAACATCTTGTGATTGCACATCTGCTAATAATTTTTTGAATGCATTTGAATTTTGATATTTTTCTTCTCTGTCCCAGCGCAAAATATGCTGTCCACCTTGACCAACAAGTCTATTTTTAGTAGTAGTAATTTTAGAGTCTGTAGTAACATTGAATGCAATTTTTTCATAATTTCTAAAACATTCAGCAAGTAAGTTGCCTTCATAATCAGGAGCAATAGTTCCGTATACTCCTACATTTTCGTTAAGGCTTGCAATATTAATTGCAATATTACCAGCACCACCAGGACAATGTTTTTGCTCTGTTTCGTGCAAGACAGGAACAGGTGCTTCTGGACTAATTCGATTGGCATTGCCAATGATCCATTTGTCCAGCATAATATCGCCATATACTCTAATCATTAAATGCCTTTTATGTAGTTGGTATTATCCGGTAATGATTCACTCATTGAGTGATGTTCTTTTGTGTGATATTGATATGCACTATCGCTTAACATTTCATCATGATTAAATTTAAGTTCTTGTCTAGCAATTGTATCTGTTAGTTTTCCTGTACCTGCAAGAACAAAACTCCATAAAGGCCATCCGGCACTTCCCTCTTGGCGTGGGAATAAAGTTGAGTTAGGCATCCTGTGCTTGCAGATCTCGTGTATTGATTGTACAAACGGAGTAATTGTTGCACCGCTGTCGATATGTTTCCAAAATTCAGAATCATTTCTGCCACACGTATAGTGCGCAACAAGAAAGTCTTTCATATTGTCGTATAAATGACCATTTTGTTGATTGTAATTATCAACTTGTGCAGGATTACAAGTATCGTCTACATCAACTCCTAAACAACCAAATACAAAATGTTTTAACTGAATAATTGTTGTGTGAATACTTGTTGCTTCTAACGGCTCTGCAAACGCAGCACACAATCCGATAGACAATACATTTTTAACCCACAATTTTTCCTGTCTTCCGCTATCAAATTTTAATAATCTAATTGGGTCAACTTTACGACCAATTGTTTGCTCAAGTTCAGCATGTGCTTGATCAGGAGTTACAAAATCATCGCAAAATACATATCCACATCCTCGACGTTCTTTTGTTGGAATTTGCCAACACCAACCGTTTTTTTGTGCCCATGCATTTGTAACAGGTTCAATAACTTCATCTTCTTCATATGGAAGTAAAAACGGTAATGCACTATTAACTGGTAAATTTTCTTTATAACTTTTCCATTTACCTCCAACAGCTTTCATTAAAACTTGATGAAAGCCACTTGCATCAATAAACATATCGCCTTGGACTATTTCATCATTTGACAATTTTAATTCTTTTACTCTACCTGATTCACTGTCTAGTATAACATGTTCTACTTCGCTGTCAATATGTTTTACAGTATTACTAACTTTTTTAAAGTATTTTCCTACTTTATGAGCATCAAAATGATATGCGTGATTACCAGCAGTCTCAACGAAACTATTTTTATTATGATGAATTTTATAACCAAGCTCTGTTGAAATATGTAATAAATTTTCGTCTCTGTAACCTAAGGCATGTTGAAAAATAATATCGGCTCTGTCGTTAGAAGTCGGTGTTCCGTCAATTGGACCGATGTAATATTTTTTAGGATCTTTATTCCAACCTATATGTTTAATTCCTAATTTGATTGTAGCATCACACTCTTTGATAAAATCTTGTTCGTTACAGCCAAGATTCCACATTTCGTTTTGTACAATATTTGTAAGTGTTCCGGTACTACCTTCCCCGGCACCGACAATGCCAATTTTACTACTTTCAATAACAGTGACATCATGTTCAGGACGTATTTTTGAAATCATTAATGCGGCAAGCCATCCAGCCGTGCCGCCGCCGACTACTACAATTTTCATACCAATTGGCCCCTATCTCCCCTAGACTGTGCTAATACTAACCAGTCTAATCCAAGATTAGTTGATTCAATAGCATCTATATGACTTTGACTAGTGTGCATTCTAATTTCTTCAGCCAGTTGAAAATCTCTCAAAAGAAACTCTATTTCTTGCGGAGGCATATAGTTAAGATCTACATTTACTGGATACCCCATTTGTACCAACCACAAATGCCAATTTGGCGGATGGAACAGTGTGCGTGACTGCACCGGAGTATAAAACTTACGTTGTGGATCTTTTAACCAATCTTCATACCATAAATGTTTTTCTGATTTTACATGGGTTTCTTTTACATAATTCCAAAAAGGTGTATCCCATTCTGTGTCAGCATAATGGCTGTTAACAAAATCAACAGCATCATTATACCAAACTTCCATTTCTCTATTATAAGTTTCTACATTAGCATCAGTATAAGCATATTGAGGAATCATATCCATTAATTTTTCAACACCAGTGGTCATACTAGCAAGCCCTGTAGACTCTAACGGTTCGATAAATCCGCCACTTAGTCCAATTGAAACTACGTTACCTTCCCAAAAGTTTTTACTGTAATAAGGAACCCAGTCAATTAACTTTAGATCTTCTGGTTTTATTCGATTATCCCAGTGTTCGCAGAAATAACGTTTTGCTTCCTCTGGGTCTGTAATATCTTTATTAAATACAAGTCCTGATCCGATGCGTGATTGCACAGGTATCTTCCAGATCCAACCGTGATCAACAGCAGGACATTTTACATACGGAGTACATTCTTTTTCAAAATCTTCATACGGAATATGTCCGGCAACAGCAGCATTTGTAAATAATCTTCCTTCACCTAATAGCTCTACACGGTCAGCTTCTTTAAGAATACTAGCAAATCCTGTACAGTCGATAAAAAAGTCACTTTCATGTACAGCACCGTTTTTAAGTTCAACGCTAGTTACATTGTTACCATCTTTGTTTACTTTTACAACATCGCTTTTAATTACATTAACATTTTGTCCACAAATCGTTTGTAACTCTGTAACAAGTTTTCCAGCGTCAATATGATACGCAAGGGTTTCAAATGCTCCCCACATATCAAGTTTGTTATTCATATTAACGTTATAAGTCGGAAGTGCTGTTTTTCTAAAATCTAGATCTTGCTTTTGTGCCCAAAGGTCATATGCTGTACATCCTTGTGCAAAGTAACTTCTATTTAGGTAAAATGGATGCCAAACATTATTGTTAGGTCTTTTCCAATGAGGAAACTCAATGCCAGACTTGTATGTAGCATCAATATTTCTAAACCATTCTGGCAAATTTATACCACATTTTCTTAAAAAATGTGGGAATGTAAGCACCGTTGCTTCGCCCACTCCTATAGGATTACCTACTTCTTTGTCGATTACAGTAATGGGTAAGTCCCAGTGATTATTTTGTATGTAAGTAGCTGCTAGCCAAGCGGCTGAACCTCCACCTACAATAGTAATGTTTTTAATCTGCTTCATTTTGTAAATATCCTATTAGGTCAAAAACGGTTTTTAATTTTGTTTGATTTGTTTTATTTTGTAATGTATTGCGTAGGCCTTGATGTAATGGCTTGGGCCATTTGTCAAAACTTACCCATGCGTAACCATCGTGTTCTTCGTTTAATATTGGTAAAAATTCGTCATTAACAACTACTAGATATGTATGAAAACTAAATTTTTCATCTGTGCTAACAAATGTTTCGAGCGGAATTGTTTTTACAATATTAGGAAGTTCACCAACTTCTTCTATGATTTCTCTTTGTAGTGCAGGCCACGGACGTTCATTTTTTCCGTTTGTTCCTCCTACTAATCCCCAAACATTTTTTTGTTTACTTTGTGTTCTATGCAAAAGTAAAAAACGTTTAGATTTTAAAGAATAAATTAATGCACCACTACAAATGATTTCTTGATTCATACAAGTAATTATCTTAAGAGGTAATGCGCCACGATCCTTTTCGGTATTCGCCCTCGAATGATAAAATCCACTCAACACCGGTCCACTTGTACTGAACACCTGTATTTAGATTAGTAACGTACACAGTATCTTGCTCGGTATATTCGCTTGCATCAAAAACAACATTCCATTCGCTACCGTCCCATTCTACAATGTCATTTGTGTCGGCAACAAAATCACTACCGTCGTCGTTTTTCCAAGCATCTGGACCATCATATGGATCTTTAGAACTTCCGTCACTTGGATCTTGACCAAAGTCCATAAGACCATTAACATTTTCACTGTTATTAATAGCACCTAATAATAATAATCGTAACCCTGCATTAGTGCTATCAACATTTGGATTATACGTAGACGGGTCAATAATAAAATCTACACTTCCGGTATTATTCCTTCCGCTAGGCGAAGGCAAAGATGAATTAGTAGGTATTGTGTCTTCGTCCCAATTTATAATTAATTGTGTATCGTCTATTGGATTTATTGTAACAGTTCCGTTAACGCTTCCGGAAACAGATTCCCCTTCTATTGTAGTTCTTTTTAATTGCAATTGAGAAAGTCCTGCAAGATAATCGTTGGGTCGAGACTGGAAAAATTCCGTCCAAGTTATTGCACCAGTTTGTCCTTTATCTATTAGTTGTGCTACATTGTTTAATACAGATAAGTCATAATTATCGTAGCCTCGAACTATCATATTAATTTCTAACTTATTGTTTTCTAGATCACTTGATGGCACTCGAGTTCCTGACCATGCTTCTAATTCAGGAGTACTATTACCCAGGTCAATGGTTCCTTTTGATTCATCAAAAATACTCATAACAACATCTGTAATTACACCTAGCTTTTTAACTTTAGCTGGCATGTTTATATAGATTGGAGTTGTAAAACTTAACTGTGCTATATCTATATCTGATTCTGTTCCGATCGGAATAGTTCGACTGCTAAAATTAATATTTGTTAATTCAACACTAGTCAAACTACTCCAATCAATATAATTGTCTGTAGTTTGTATTTCTAGACTAGGATTAAAAAGCATTAAAATTTGTTCTACAATTTGAAGTTTTTGATCTGTGTTTGTACTCCAAATGTCGATGTTAATACCTAGTGTATAAGGGCTAGGCATAATCCTTTCAACAGTATAATTTTTACCTTGAGTATTTAGATATTCGTTATTATTGTTATCATAAGCTCTTTCACGAATATGCACTTTATTAGTATAAGAACTATCACTTGTTCTTGATCTGTCTTGGTCTAATGATGTGATATAAACAGCAATTCTTGGAGCACTTGGAATTTTATTTTCTGAGTTATCTCTAAGAATATTACCAACTTGTCGAGTAATATCTCCATACATTACTGGTATCTGTACTGCTTTGCCGTCACCGTCTTTGTAAGAAAAATTACTAAACAATCTAACAAGTTGTGTAATATATCGTCTTATCTGACCGTCGTAAAAATGATCCATTAATTATCTGCCTTAGGTCTAAGTGCTTGCGAAATACTTTGTCTTTCTTGTACAGTATCTCCCGCAATCTCATTAGTATTTGTATTGTTAACAAATGTACCTTTTTGTGTTTTTCTATCGCTAGAGTTTGTCATAGTCATGCGTACATTATCTTCCATCTTGACCCACCTAGTTCCGTCATACCTAAACAATCTATTAGGAAACATGTCTACTCTTAAAAAGTAATCACCCTTAATGCTACTAAGAGGAAAACTAATACCACTACCAAATGCTTCGCCGTTTGGAGCAATGCCGTCGCCGACCAAATAGCCAGTATATCCTTCTCTTTCAGGTGTTTGATTTATTCTGTCAGCAAATTCGTTAATTGTACTAGCATCCATTGTGTCAAGATCAGCTGTTACAAGTTCCGGTCTACCATCTTCGTCTACTTGTAGTGTAAAGAAATGACTGGTGTCATAACCACTTTTAGGAGCATCAGCTTCGGCTTGAGAAATAATTGCATCATTAATTTGCATTTCTGATTCGTAAGTTGATAATACATCTCTTAATGTCTGACTACTTCCTTCTTCTGCTGGCAAATCAAGAATCTCTTTAAACTCTTGCGAATCAACAATTTGTTTCATTTTCACACGATATAAGTGTGGATACCAAGTTGGCGAAAATCCTTCAGCAGCTCTGTTAACATCTTCTACAACATAAAATCTTTTTAATGCTACACTATAGTCATTTAATGCATTTTCATCTTTTAAATGAGGAAGTTCAATAACATCTCCTGACATAATTTTTCTTCCTAATGTTCTAACACTGTAGTTAATTGGAATTGTCATGAACACAATGTCGTTTTGCAAAAATAAACCAAATTGGCTCATGTCAAAATCTACATCACTAACGTTATAGATACCTCTCATAGTGTAAACATCAGGATCATATTTGCGATCCCTATTTTCCATGAATAGCATATCTTGAATATTAGTTTCGGCTACAGCGTCATAAAGAGGTTGAGTTGCTGTTGCATCAGCTTCTTCGGGATTTTTTGGTCCTAGATATTTGTGTACAAATACGTCAGTACCTCCGACTGTAAACATTTCTGTTATTGTCTTATCTAAGAATGCATAATCTTTTCCGCGTTCGGGTCTATATAAACTAAGTCTTGGCATATACATATTTATCGTAACGAATAAATACTATGTGGAGAATATTAAATGACTACAAACATTAATACTAAGAAACAAGAAGTTTACAAATATGCTGAAACTATGCTCGGCGGCGGCATGGTTGATGTTGAACTTGATCCTATACATTACGAGACGGCGTTAAACACAGCACTAACAAAATTTAGACAGAGATCAGATAACGGTGTAGAAGAATCGTACATGTTTCTACCAACAGTAATTGACCAAAATGATTATGTTCTCCCAACAGAAGTAATGGAAGTGCGTCAAATTTTTCGCAGAAGCATTGGCTCACGCACCGGCGGCGGTGACGGCGGTACGCTTTTTGAACCATTCAACATGGCCTATACAAATACATATCTGCTGAGTAGTTCAAACATGGGCGGCCTAGCAACATATGAAATGTTCGCAGGTTATCAAGAACTAGTAGGTCGCATGTTTGGTTCATTTATTGAATTTAAATGGAATAGATCAAATAAAAGACTTACAGTATTACAACGACCTAGAGCAGAAGAAGAACTGTTGTTGTACGTGTACAACTATAGACCGGACTTTGATTTATTAGAAGATTATCTAGCAATCCAATGGATTAAAGATTACACTCTTGCTAAGTGCAAATACATGTTAGGCGAAGCACGTAGTAAATTTGCTACTATTGCCGGCCCTCAAGGTGGTAGTTCTTTAAATGGCGATGCACTAAAAGCAGAAGCACAAGCCGAAATGGAAAAGTTAGAAAGTGATATAACACTTGCTGTACCAGGCGGCACAGGATACGGATTTACTATAGGATAATAGTTGACATATCTTATTTTTTAGTTTATAATACTTTAAAATAGTATGGAGAATTTTATGATTATAGGCATCTGTGGTTTAATTGGCAGTGGTAAAGGCACTGTTGCCGATATTCTAGTTGAAACACACAACTTTCAAAAAATTAGTTTTGCAGACAAACTTAAAGATGCCGTAAGTGTCATGTTTGACTGGCCGCGTGATATGATCGAAGGAGATACAGCAGAAAGCAGATATTGGCGAGAACAAGAAGATACTTTCTGGACAAAAGAAACTGGAAGATCTATTACTCCTCGATTAGTACTACAAGAATTTGGAACAGATTGCATGCGCAACGGATTTTACGACGGAGTTTGGGTTAGCTTCGTTAAAAAGAAAATTATTGAAAATCCAAATACTAGTTTTGTAATTCCTGATCTTCGTTTTGAAAACGAAGCATCTGTTGTTAAAAGTTTAGGTGGAAAAGTTTGGTGTGTAAAAAGAGGTCCCGATCCTCTTTGGTTTAGACAATATGTTGATTTGGATATTGAACCTGTTGATGTTCATCGGTCAGAGTGGTCTTGGGCAAAGACTGATTTTGATTTCAATATTTATAACGAAGGAACGCTTGAGGATCTTAAAAGTCAGGTACAAGGTCGCCTTGCTTCCACTTTACGTCTTGCTTCTGCACTAACCGCTGACAATTAGCACATATAGTTTTTAAGTTACTAGGAAGCACGTTGTTTAGATCACCGTCTATATGATACACATTAAACTGTTCTTTGTGTTGACTTTTAAATCCACATTTTTCACATACTGATTTTTGTCGATATCCTGCCTGATACCATTTAGGAATTCCGTATTTTTTCTTCCCTTGATGTAAACAAGTTTCGCACGACTTTCGATAATATGTTTTGCCGTCTTTTTTATAATTTATTGCCGCTGGACGGTATCCGCATTCACATAATGGTCTCATATTGTATTTACCACACCTTTCCGCCACCTTTTATTGGTGGTTTTACTGTGTGAATTGACCCAAATCATATAAATACTTTTAACAGTTGTTAATAATAACAGGAGAAATAATATGGCTTTAGTATCACCAGGAGTTCAAGTTAGTGTAATTGACGAAAGTTTTTACACTCCAGCAGAACCAGGCACCACACCAATGCTTTTCGTTACTTCGGAACAAGATAAAAGTAACGCTGCCGGAACCGGTACAGCAACAGGAACAACAAAGGCAAATGCCGGCGTTCCGTTTTTAATTACATCACAAAGAGATTTAGCAGATACATTTGGAGATCCAACTTTCCAAGTGGACGCAAACAACAATCCAGTAAACGGTGGAGAGTTGAACGAATATGGCTTACAAGCAGCATATTCGTATTTAGGAGTAAGCAACAGAGCATATGTTGTTAGAGCAGATGTTGATTTAGGAGAATTACAACCTTCAGCATCGGCTCCGGCAGCAGCACCGGCTAACGGAACATATTGGTTTGATACAGCATTAACCAAATACGGAATTTTTGAATGGAACGGCAATGCAGTAACCGTAACAGGCGGACAAACATTCACAAATAAAATTCCTTTGGTAATTACATCTAATACACAATTAGTTGGCGAACAAAATACTGGAGCTCCAAAAGGTGCTGTAGGCGCCGTGGGCGACTATGCTGTAGTAGCAACAACAACTGTTAATAAAGTTTATTATAAAAATACAAGCGGTGCATGGGTTAAGCTAGGCACAGCCGACTGGGTGAAGAGCTGGCCAACTATTAAAGGCTCAGCTTCAAATCCAACATTAACAACAAGCCAAACAATTATTATTAACGGAACAACTGTTACTATTAGCGGAACTGCAGTTTCGGATATGGAAACAGCTATCGACGACGCTGGTATTACTGGTGTATCAGCAGGCGTTACTGATGGCAAACTTTACATTTATAGTGACGGTAGTTCAACTACTGACGGGTCTACTGACGACGACGGCGCTATTGTAATTTCAGCAGGTGCTTCGGGCACACTATTATCTGATTTAGGAATTACAGCCGGTACTTATTATGCCCCGGCATTAGAAATTGCACCTCATACTTCAGTACCTGCATTTAAGACAGCAGACACACAAACAAGACCAACTGGTTCAGTTTGGTTCAAAACAACTGAAGCTAATTTAGGTGCGCAAGTAAATGTTAAAGTTTATAACGGCACTACTAGACTTTGGGAAAGTAAAGATGCTCCAGTTTATAAGACGCATCAAGAAGCTCTTTACAATTTAGATAGAACAGGCGGTGGAATTAACCTTGCACTAGGACAGTTATATGTGCAAGCACACACTTCCGAATCAGAAAATGAAGAATTAGATTTTACAATTTTTGCTAGAAATGTTTCAGGCGCAACTAGAATTGTTTCGTCGGCGGTTACAGCAAGTTCACTTACAGCCCAATCATATGGATTTATAATGGCCGAAAGTGATCCAACAAAGGCTGCTATTCAAGAAGCTAAAGCACTAAGCGTTACAGCAACAGGTGCAGCAAGTGACGCAGACCTAATTGCTGATGCAATTAATGCTGCTGGTTTTGAAAATATTGTTGCAAGTGTAGATGCAAGTAACAGGGTTGTTATTGAACATAACGACGGCGGAGAGATTCGTATTGCTGATACAGATAGTTTACTAGCCGGAATTGGTTTTTCAGCATATAACTATACAACAAAATTAGGAACAGCTAATTTGTATGCTGCACCTTCTGGTGATAGTACATATGATTTCCATGCTTCAAACTGGAAAATCTTAACACAAACAGCTAGCGAAGACGCTCCAACAGCATTGACAACAGACGGTAGACTATGGTATAGCTCAATTGTTGACGAAGTTGATATGCTAGTACATGATGGGACAACATGGAAAGGTTATGCTAATGTATATCCAGACGCTGACCCAGCAGGACCTATCGTAGCAGCAACACAACCTACACAACAATCAGACACTAGTCCGCTAGTAACAGGTGATATTTGGGTATCAACAGCAGACTTAGAAAATTATCCACAAGTACACAAGTATAATGCAGATTTACAAAAATGGATTGCACTAGACGAAGGCGATCAAACCACAGAAGATGGTATTTTGTTTGCTGATGCACGTTACGGTACTAGTGGCGGAACTGCAACAGAAGCACCAAGCGGTACAATTGCAGAATTATTAGTAAGCGATTTCTTAGATACCGATGCACCAGATCCTGCACTATATCCAAAAGGTATGCTGCTATGGAATCTACGCAGAAGCGGATTTAACGTCAAGCGTTTTGAGCGTAACTACATTGACTTAACAGCAGACAATGTTAGAATGGGCGATGTTAGTATGGCAACTTATTACCCACACCGTTGGGTTACTGAATCAGCTAATCAGCCAAACGGTGCTGGTAGCTTCGGACGTAAAGCACAGCGTAAAGTTATTGTTCAAGCATTACAATCAATGGTCAATGGCAACCAAGATATCCGAGATGACGAATCAAGGTTGTTCAACGTTATGGCTTGTCCAGGATATCCTGAACTAATCGGTGAAATGGTTTCATTAAACTATGACAGAGGCTTAACAGCATTTGTTGTGGGGGATACGCCATTTAGATTAACATCAGACGCAACTACGCTCAACAACTACGGCAACAATGTTGCACTAGCTGTTGAGGACAACGACGACGGCGCTGTTACTAGAGACGAGTATTTAGGTATGTTCTATCCGAGCTTGTTTACAAGTGACAATGCAGGAAACAATATTGTTGTTCCACCAAGTCACGGTATTATTAGAACACTTGCACTGAGCGATCAAGTTAGCTTCCCATGGTTTGCACCAGCAGGAACAAGACGAGGCGGAATTACTAATGCAAGTGCGTCCGGGTTCATAGATGCAGAAGGCGAATTTAAGTCAATCGCACTTAATGAAGGACAACGTGATACATTGTATTCTCAAAACATTAATCCAATTACATTCTTAACAGGAGCAGGACTTGTAAACTACGGTCAAAAAACTCGTGCAAGAAATGCAAGTGCATTAGATAGAATCAACGTAGCACGTTTGGTAATTTACTTAAGATCACAACTTAAGAAATTAGCTAAGCCGTATATCTTTGAACCAAATGATAAGATTACACGTGATGAAATTAAAGCACAAGTTGATAGTTTAATGCTTGAACTTGTGTCGCAAAGAGCACTGTATGACTTCTTGGTTGTCTGTGATGAGTCTAACAATACTCCGAACAGAATTGACAGAAATGAACTATATGTAGACATTGCTATTGAACCAGTTAAAGCAGTTGAATTTATTTACATTCCACTACGCTTGAAAAACACTGGTGAAATTTCAGGGCTATAAACAGATAAATAAAAGTAACAGGAGCATATAATGGCAATTTCAACACTTTCAAAATTAACAGTACCACTAGATAGCAACGCAAGTGCATCTAACCAAGGTCTGTTAATGCCAAAACTACAGTACCGTTTTAGAGTATCTTTAGAAAACTTTGGCGTATCAAGTCCGACAACAGAGTTGACAAAACAAGTTATGGACGTAACACGACCTAATGTTAGTTTTGAACAAATGACTGTTAATATTTACAATTCAAGAGTACACTTAGCAGGCAAGCACAACTGGGAGCCAATTTCACTTAACTTGCGTGAAGATGTAAGTAACAATGTACAAAAATTAGTTGGTGAACAACTTCAGAAACAGTTTGATTTCTTTGAACAGTCAAGTGCAGCAAGTGGAGCAGATTACAAGTTTGTAACTAGAATTGAAATCTTAGACGGTGGCAACGGTGCTAATGTACCAGGAGTACTTGAAACATTTGAGCTTTACGGTTGTTACTTAGAAAGTGCTAATTATAATGCACTTAACTATGCAACATCAGAAGTTGTAACTGTTGGATTATCTATTCGTTACGATAACGCAATTCAAACACCACAGGGTACTGGAATTGGTACAGCAGTAGGTAGAACAGTTAATACTGCTATTACAGGTGGCGGCTCTATCTAACTAGTATAGTACTACAAACTAAGGAGCGCAAGCTCCTTTTTTTGTGACTAAATAAAGTTATATATGTAGTTAATATAAATGGATAAATATTTATATGGCAAACTTTTTAAATGGTTTTTTAGACAACGTTGCATCAGGTGCATTAAATCCTAAAGGCAACTTAGCAGATTATCAACACGCGGCTAGACTATATGTTGACGATAGTCATAGACTTTCACCTAAGGTAAAATTTCTTTATCATGTAAGTTTCACGATTAATAGAGATGCATCTGCGATTATTCCTCAGCTTTCAGAAAAGCATCTTAATGAACTTAATATGTTGGTTAAAAATGTTCAACTACCGGCATATAATATTCAAACTGATGTAAAGCATCAATACAATAGAAAAAGAGTAGTTCAAAAAAGAATTGACTACCAACCAGTAACTATTCAGTTTCATGACGATTCATATGGTGTGACTACAGCCATGTGGGAAGCATACTATAGGTATTATTATAGAGACGGAAATTATACAAAAGTAGGACCAGCTGGCGCACCCGATCCAACAATTAAAGAATACCAAGATACGTTGCCTAGTTTTAGTGAAGAATTTAACAGAGGAAATTTGTTTAGTCAAAGACAATATAGATACGGTCTTGATAACGATAGTTTTGCTCCTTTCTTTTCAAGTATTACAATTCATCAAATGTCAAGAAAACGCTACACAGCAATGACATTAGTTAATCCTATTATTAGTGCGTGGCAACACGACACTATGGACAATAGTGTTAGCGATACTGTTACTAACCAAATGACTATTGATTATGAAACTGTGCATTACAGTAGAGGTCCAGTTGGGGATGCAGGCCCTAAAGGTTTTGCACAAGAACTATACGATAAAACTCCGAGTCCTAATTCATTATCTGGTGGGGGCGCAGCAAGTTTGCTCGGAGTAGGCGGAGTGCTTGCTGGAGGCTTTGGAGTACTGGATGACATTACTAGTGGTAAAGCAAACTTTGGAACTGTATTGAAAGCTGCTAATGCAATTACTAATGCTTCAAATTTAAGTGCTAGTGGACTCAAAGGAGAATTATTAGGAGCCGCAATTGGTGCCATTGGAGAAACAACCGGTATTGATGTAAGTGGTGTTGCAGGAGTAGCATTTCCTAAAGGCGGTAGCGGTAGTATAGGCACAGTTGCAGCTGCTGCGGCATTAGTAGGGGGTGCAAGTTTATTAAGTGGCGCCAACCCAGGAGGAGGCGAAACTAGTAAACCGCCACCAAATCCTAACGATTTTGGACCATAGGAGAAAAATTAATGTCGTCAAAAACTGTAGAACTTAATTTGCCTGTCAAGAAAAATACTGACAGTGCAAGTGACACTAAAAAATTGTTTAACACTTTTTATTCAAAACAACTTTCGTATCCATCCAACGAAATTGATGCTGTAATTGGATTTTTAGAATCTAAAGGTTTTGAAAAACAAGCAGCTATTTCGACTTCGGCTGTATTATTACAGCAATCTAAAATTGACGGGATAAAAGTATTTGAACTTCTTGATACTCTTAACGGACTTAATAAACTACAATTAAGTTTTGCTGTAGCACAAGTGTTAAACTTTAATCGTGAAAAAACTAGCACACTAGGGTTTAGATCCGCAAACACCACTAATCCATTAGAAGCAAGAAATATCATAGGATAATGATATGTCACGATTTGCACAAGGCAAATATAATCTAAAAAATCCTGACAAATATGCAGGAAGACTAACTCCAACTTATAGAAGTAGTTGGGAGTTTGCATTTATGAAATTTTGTGACGAAAATCCTGCAATTCAAATGTGGGCTAGCGAAGCTGTTAAAATACCTTACAGAAATCCTTTTACTGGCAAAGCAACAATATATGTACCCGACTTCTTAATACAATATAAAACTAGAAAAGGCAAAAATATGGTTGAACTCATAGAAGTAAAGCCTGATAACCAAACTACTATGGAGAATGCAGGGCGTTCTAAACACAATCAAGCACATGCTGTTCTCAATGCCGCAAAATGGGAAGCCGCAAGTAAGTATGCTAAGTCTAAAGGAATTAGTTTCAGAATTATCACTGAAAAAGATATGTTTCATCAAGGAAATAGAAAATAATACTAATGATAAATAATATTAGTAGTTAATGTGAGTAGATATGACAAAAAAACTAGAAGACCTTCTTGACTTACCTGACAGTAAAGAAATGATCAAAAAAGAGCAGAAGAAAGAGAAAAAAGAAGTTGTTGAACAACAAAATGATACTCTAAGAGATATTGCAGAGTTTGACAAAATTTCTTCAGCACTTCCCGCTGTAAAAGGTTTAGGAGAGATGGCTGATAAAGAACTTAATGAAGTTGCAGACAAGGCAATGGAAGCATATGAAGACTTAATGGATCTTGGTATGAATGTAGACTCTAGGTACAGCGGCAGAGTATTTGAGGTTGCCGGCGGAATGTTAAAAACTAGTCTTGATGCTAAGGTTGCAAAATTAGATAAAAAACTTAAAATGGTTGAACTACAACTCAAAAAAGAAAAAATGGACAAAGATAACAGCGAAGTCGATGGCAACATTGTTCAGGGCGAAGGTGCTATTATCACAGACCGTAATAGTTTGCTAGAAAAACTTAAGAATATGGATAAATAATTTATAATAGGAAAAAGAACATGTTTGAGAAATACCTAACAGAAGCAAAAAAAGTGTACGAATTCAGTATTGGTGTTGCTGGAGAGCTCCCTGAGGGTTTCGAAGACAGCTTAGAATCTGCACTAGATCGCTATAGTGTAGCATCAATGAGCACTGGTAAAAAAACACCAATTCAAGAACGTCCTTTGGATTTCCCACAACTTTCTAATTGTGAAGTAACATACTACGAAGCAGAACTTAACTATCCTACTACTCCGCAAGTTTTAGAAGAATATCTTTCAATGTGTTGTGGTGTAGAAAGAGCTTCGGTAATTGTAAGAACTAAACAAGATCCAAGAATTGACTATCAAACACAAGAAGACGAAACTAATTATCAATCAAAATTAGATACACTAGAAATGGAACAAGCTGATCCAGATGCTCAAAATACTGTAGGTACAAACAGAGTTATGGATTTGTTAAAAGAACTGGAAGAAGCACGTAAAGAAAGAGAAAATGATCCTATTGCAGACGTCACTCCAGGTAAAACAACAGATATCAAAGATTCTGGAGTTAGTATATCTCCAGTAGGGAGCAAATAATATGGACATGAAAAAAATCTTACAAGCAATGGACGGTGTATCAACTAGCGGCACATCTAATAAAACCGATGCAAACGACATGAAGGCTATTTTAGAAGGATTTCATGATGCGTCAACTAAAGAAGTTGTTAACGAATCAGCCTCGATGAACATTTCAATGACAGCAGATGATGCAGGTCAAGTTGGGCAATTAATGGCAATGATGCGTAATGCAGGAATGAATCCGCAGGAAGTTTCAGCACCAACTGGAAATATGCGTTCAGATATGGAAAAATTTAGATCAGCATTAGATGATAATCCAGACATTCCTGGAAGGGACGATGTACCCGGCGACCAAGACTTAACAGCAGGTGCTATTGGCTCAGGCATTGGCGCAGGAGCAGGTAGTGCATTAGCAGGCGGTGCCCTCGGCGGACCTTTAGGAGCATTAGCAGGCGGTGGTGGCCTTGGCGGAGCAGCAGGAGCGGCACTGGGCGGCATGGTCGGCGGACCTTTAGGAGCCGCAGCAGGCGGTGCAATTGGCGGAGCATTAAACAGCGACGATGAAGATGACCCAAATATTCCAGGTCGCGACGATGTTGAAGGCGATCAAGATTTACAAGCCGGTATGTTAGGTTCGTTAGCAGGCGGTGTATTAGGTGGAGCAGCAGGATCGACATTAGGTGCAGGAGCCGCCGATGCATTGGGTGCAGCAGGCGGTGCCCTGGGCGGTGCTATTGCTGGCCCCACTGGAGCAGCAATAGGACAAGCAGCTGGCAAAGCACTCCCAGCACTAGCAGGTTCAGTAGCTGGATCATCAATTGGCGATAAACTAACAGGTGAAGATTATGAAAACGAACCAAACGAACATTATTCATCATATTCGGATATGAGTAGAAGCGGAAATGATTTAAACAAATCCAAAAAATCATATCCAAAAGTTGCAGGCGGAGATAATCCAATGGCACTAAAAGATAAAATTAAAGAAGAACTAGAAACTTTTTATCAAAACTATAAAAAGTAAAAATCAATAGCGTCGAAAGGCGCTATTTTTTTGGGTAAATACTTTATGAAATCATTAGATGGCGTATTAACCAAAAAAGCAAATCAACGAGAAACATATACAGAAGAACAAATTACTGATCTTGCAAAATGCATGGATCCTGAATTAGGGTATCTTTATTTTGCTCGTAAATTTGCATATATTCAACATCCTGTAAAAGGAAAGTTACTATTCGATCCTTTTGATTATCAAGTACGACTTTTACAATCGTATCATGATAATAGGTTCAATGTTAACATGCTACCTCGTCAAACAGGAAAAACAACCTGTGCAGCGGTATATCTAGCATGGTATGCTATGTTTAATCCAGACCAAACAATTCTTATTGCTGCACACAAGTATTCGGGTGCACAAGAAATCATGCAACGAATTCGATTTGTATACGAAACTTGCCCAGATCATATTAGAGCAGGTGTTACTAGTTACAATAAAGGTAGTATCGAATTTGAAAACGGTTCACGTATTGTAAGTTCAACAACAACTGGTAACACAGGACGAGGCATGTCAATATCGTTATTATATTGTGACGAGTTTGCATTTGTAAATCCTGGTATTGCTGAAGAATTTTGGACTTCGATATCACCTACGCTAGCAACTGGTGGTCGTGCAATTCTTACATCAACACCAAATTCAGACGAAGATACGTTTGCTACTATTTGGAAAGAAAGCCAAAATAAATTTGACGAGTATGGCAATGAACAAGAAATCGGAACTAATGGATTTTTTGGTTTTACAGCTACTTGGGATGAGCATCCAGATCGTGACGACGAATGGAAACGAGCAGAGATTGGAAGAATTGGTGAAGAGAGATTTCGCCGAGAGTATGGATGCGAATTTCTAGTTTATGACGAAACACTAATTAGTTCACTTAAACTGTCTGGCATGGAAGGCATTGATCCTATAATGAACATGGGACAAACACGATGGTTTGCTAAACCTAAGTCTACAGAAAACTATGCTGTTGCACTTGATCCAAGTATGGGCACTGGCGGTGATTATGCAGCTATACAAGTATTTGAACTACCGTCGTATACTCAAGTAGCAGAATGGAGGCATAACGAAACGCCCATACCTGCACAGATTAGAATACTTACAGATATCTGCACACACATCAAAGAACAATGTGGAACTAGCGGAACAAATATATATTGGAGCGTGGAAAATAATTCTATCGGTGAAGCTGCATTAATTGTAATTAACGATTTTGGTGAAGAGAATATACCGGGCTTGTTTGTTAGCGAGCCTATGCGCAAAGGACATGTAAGAAAGTTCCGCAAAGGATTTAACACTACGCACGGTACTAAAATTTCAGCATGTAGTCGATTAAAGACTATGATCGAAAACGAAAAACTTAAAATTAATAGTAGTGCATTAATAAGTGAGTTAAAAGGATTTGTAGCTACTGGTACAAGTTTTAAGGCTAAGTCCGGAGCAACAGACGATTTAGTTATGGCGACTATTCTTGCATTAAGAATGATGACAGTTTTAAAAGATTGGGATCCTAGAATATATAATACTTTTACACAAACTGATACAGAATTTGAAGAATACGAAGCTCCAATGCCAATCTTTGTTACAGGCGGTCTAGGATAAATACTAGTATGAAAAACCTTGACACTATTGCAACAGAATTATTTAACAAAATTAGAGGACGATTTCCTAGTGTAACAGTCGGCGACGAATCTGCTACAATTACTAACGAAGTTTCTAATGGTAGATTTTTTGAGTTTAATTTTACTAGTGGAAAAAAGGTAAGTATTACATTAGATGAAGAAGATCTTACTGTTATGTATAGTAAAGATCTATTTGCAGAGCACGAAGAAGTTTTAAAATCAAAATGGTTTGATTTTTTAAAGGAACTTAGAATCTTTGCTAAAAAAAGAATGTTAAATTTTGATACAAGAGATATAACTAAATCAAATTTAGATAAAAGAGATTACCAATACCTTAGCACGGAGAAACAAATGAGCGAATCAAAGTTATACGGTACTAGCAGAACTAGCTACCAAAATATAGGATCAGCTAGAATGGTTATTAAACATTCTGCACCGATTAACCAAGAATCAGCAACGGGAAGAAATTCTAGTATTCACAGCATCTATATCGAAAGTAATGCCGGAGAAAGATTTAAATATCCGTATAGACACTTAAATGGTGCAAGAGCAATGGCTCGTCATGTAGCAGAAGGCGGTAATCCTTATGACACATTTGGATCTCATATTTCTAGTCTTTCAGAAGAGTTATCAAACTTACGTAAATTTAAAACATACATGAATCGCTCAACTGTGATGGCAGAAGGTCTTTCGCAGTATATGGATGTAGTAAATGACAGAATTGACACAGTAAAGAAAACAGTAGAGTCCCTTCAAAAACAAAATCATTATACCACAACACTAGAAAATTTTGAAGAAACTGTAATGGAAGACGTGCCAGAAGACGTTACAGCAAACTGGATCGACGAACTTACTATTCGCCAGTTTAATGAGGAACTAAAAGACGTATTTCCGTACATCTATAAACTGGTAGGTAAAGCAAATGTTGTTGAAGAAATTGGTCCTGAAGATTTACTAGGTGAATATCGCGATGACGACGATGACGAATCAATGAGTGCATGTTGCGATGCTCCGTTATTGAACTACAATGACGGACTCGGCATTTGCAGTGATTGCAAAGAGTGGTCGGGACCGCACGAGGATAACAACGAAGACTTTAGCGGATATGATGAAACAATCGAGTCTAGCATTGAGAGCTTAATGGGACAGTTTGCAGAAGGCGAAAGACGCAGTGACGACGAGATCTACGACAAGTGCTGGAAAGGATACAGACGTGTGAAAGGCAAGAAGCGCGGCGAAAAAGGTAGCTGTAAGAGAATTGAGGGCGTTGAACTAGAAGATTTAGATACATTTTTTGAAGGAAGAGGCGAAGACTTCAGAGTCGCCGCCCCGAAAGGCGACAGAATTACCACAGATGAGAATCCACTAGTAACAACTTATGACGATGAATTTAAGCCGGGCCAGGCAGGTATTTCAGGACATATGAATCTTAAAACTTACATGAGTATTATAGGAATTAGTGAAAAGTATCAAGAACAACTAGCACAGGCTGTATTGGATGCCGGAAGAGGCAAGCAAATTAGCATACCAGATGAAGCCAAGGCCGGCTACGATGCAGAAAGAGACGAAGCCGGATTAAAGCCTCGAGCATTATGGATTGAACTTTCACAGCATCACGAAGCAGAAAAAGATAGTGATGCACAGTCAGAAACTGTTACAGCAGAAGAACAAGCATTTGAAGATTTCAAAATGGCGGCGGCAAATGCGGCGGCCAAAGGTGAGACAGAATTCGAATATCCAAAAGGTTCTGGTAAAATGCGTAAAGTAACAATGGACAAAGGTACAGCGGCTAAGATGTTAGCTGACAGCCAGATGAACGAAAGTGAACAACTAAACGAATTTATTCAATTTTTAATTCCGGCAGCTACAGCCGCTGCTAGATATATTGCACCTAAATTACTTCCTACAGCAGCAAAAGGAGCAAAAGAAATTGCTAAGTTTGCTGTCAAAAATCCTGTAAAAACCACAGTAGGAGGTGTAGCAGCTGCTAATCCAGACACAACAGCCAAAATTGCACAAGGCGCTGTTGATACCGCGAAAGGTGTTGCTTCGGCGGCCGATACAATTTCTCAATTACCTCAGCAGGCAGCAGATACAATGGCAACTGTACAAAACAATGTAAAAGCTGCAGGCAATAAAGTTGCTCAAACAGCAGATGAACTAAAAGCTATGGCAGGCGGCGCATTAGACAAACTTCCAAATATAGATAATATTGTTAGTATGGCTAAGAAACATGCATTACCTGCAGCAGTTGTATTAGCATTATTATTTGGCGGATATAAAGTATTTCAAGCATTATTTGGAAAAGGTAAAGAAAAAGAATCATTTGACGATGAGCCAAGCGCACCAGATGAAATTTCATTAGAAGAGTTTGTTAAAACTATGTATGATTATACACAAAATTCTTTTCCAAAGGGAGAAACAGCGGTACTAACAGCGGTACAAAAACAGTACGGTGATAGTGCAGTTGATGATGCTCAAGAAGTGATAACAACATTACTTCAAGGGCAAGATAAAGAAATGTCTAGAATTCAGCAGTTAGCAGGATTAAGATAATTTCTTAAATACAGTCAAGAAAATACTTGACTTACTAAGTAGTACAGTATATAATAAACACTGTGCTACATATAAAGGCACAAGAACAATTTAGTTGTTCTACATAGGCAAACATTATAGGAGAATAGGCACTATGGCATCATTAGCAGAAATTCGAGCGAAGCTCAAAGAACAAGAAGCAGGCGCTTCAGGTAACCGTCAGTCAGGCGGTGGCGACAACGCAATCTATCCATTCTGGAACATGCAAGAAGGTCAAACAGCAACTTTGCGGTTCCTTCCAGATGGAGACGAATCTAATACATTTTTCTGGAAAGAGCGTTTAATGATCAAACTCCCATTTAGCGGAGTAAAGGGTCAGACTGATTCGCGACCAGTACAAGTACAAATTCCTTGTATGGAAATGTATGGCGATAGTTGTAGTATTCTACAAGAAGTGCGCGGTTGGTTTAAGGATCCTAGTTTAGAAGACATGGGTCGTAAGTACTGGAAAAAGCGTTCATACTTGTTCCAAGGATTTGTTACAGATAATCCTTTAGCAGAAGATACAACGCCAGATAATCCGATTCGTCGATTTATTATTGGGCCACAGATCTTCCAGATCATTAAGCAAGCACTTATGGACCCAGACATGGAAGAATTGCCAACAGATTATACTGCTGGTGTAGACTTCCGTCTTAACAAAAGTTCAAAAGGTGGGTTTGCTGACTATTCAACATCTAACTGGGCACGTCGAGATCGTCCATTAGGTGATTCAGAAATGAATTCTATTAACACAAACGGATTGTTTAATCTTAATGATTTTCTTCCTAAAAAGCCAGGTGAAGTTGAAGTTAAAGTGATGCAAGAAATGTTCGAAGCATCAGTAGACGGCGAGCCATACGATCCAGATCGTTGGAGTAATTACTTCCGTCCAGCAGGCATGGCGTCACGTACAGGAGATCCTAACATGTCTTCTTCGGCGGCTACAACTCCTGCTCCTGCTCCGCTTCCGACAGAAACTACTACAGAAGCACCTGCTCCTGTAACAGAGACTGTAGTAAACGACACTCCAGCAGCATCAGATGAAAAGCCAGCAACCGGTGGCGATGCAAATGACATCCTTGCAATGATTCGTTCACGTCAAGGACAATAATAACACGGCCCCTATCAGTTGCTGAAAAGGACTGCTTAGGGGTTTTTATTTTTTATTTTAGGAGAAATTATGGCTAAATCATTCGATGTTAGTAAGTTCCGCAAGGACTTAACAAAATCCATTACAGGTATGAGTAGCGGATTCAACGATCCTACAGACTGGATCAGTACAGGTAGTTATGCTCTTAACTATCTTATCTCAGGAGACTTTAACAAAGGTGTTCCACTAGGTAAAGTAACAGTATTTGCTGGAGAATCAGGAGCAGGCAAATCGTATTTTTGTTCAGGCAATATTGTAAAACATGCACAAGATCAGGGCATTTTTGTAGTTCTTATTGACTCGGAAAATGCACTTGATGAAACATGGCTACAAGCATTAGATGTTGACACAAGTGAAGAGAAACTTCTCAAACTTAATATGTCAATGATCGACGATGTTGCTAAAACTATTTCAACATTCATGGCAGACTATAAAGCAATGAATGAGGAAGATCGACCTAAAGTATTGTTTGTAGTTGATTCGCTAGGCATGTTACTTACACCTACCGACATGGATCAGTTTCAAAAAGGTGATATGAAAGGTGACATGGGACGTAAGCCCAAGCAATTAACAGCACTTGTTCGTAATACAGTTAATATGATCGGTAGTTATAACGTAGGACTTGTATGTACTAACCATACATATGCATCGCAAGATATGTTTGATCCAGACGATAAGATTTCAGGCGGTCAAGGCTTTATCTATGCCTCATCTATTGTAGTTGCAATGAAAAAAATGAAACTCAAAGAAGATGAGGATGGTAATAAAATTTCAGAAGTTATGGGTATCCGTGCTGGCTGTAAAGTTATGAAGACACGTTATGCAAAACCGTTCGAAGGTGTACAAGTTAAGATTCCTTACGAAACAGGAATGAACCCTTATAGTGGCCTTGTTGAATTGTTTGAGAAAAAAGGCTTGTTAGAAAAGCAAGGCAATCGTCTCAAATATATTGACTTAGAAGGCAACGAACATCTTGATTATCGCAAACAATGGATCGGTGAAAAACTTGATTTAATTATGTCAGAGTACGCTGAAAAGACGGCTCCGACGGTAAATACCGAGATTGAAGAATCAATCGAAGAATCAATCGAAGAACTAGAAAATCAGGAGTAATTCTATGCAAGCAAGCCTTATTGTTGATATGTGGAACACATTTAAAGATAGCATTGACAAAAAAAATATTGAAGTAGTAGCAGAAAAATTTATTGATACTTGTGCCGATCATGGTGCAGATGATATACATTTAAAAGATGCTATGGGAATATGTGATATTTTAGATTCAGCAATTACATATTATCTTGACGTTGACGAAAATATCGAATATGATGAAGACGAAGACGAGTGGGATGATTAAGTATGGGATGGTACTCTGAAGTATCGAGAGATATCAGTAAAATACCTAATGCAATTGATCATTTTGAAAAAGAATTAGTTGAGGCTAAAAACGAAGTAAAACTTAAAGGAAACGTTGAAAGAGCTGCCTCTGAGCTTCCTGGTATAGTTGAACATCGATTCAATCAACTTCAAGAAATTGAAGCAATCCTTAACTATATGAATATCGAGCTACGTAGACTACGTAGCTCGTATTTTAAAAAATATCTTGAAAATTATCAAAGAGCATTGAGTAGTCGAGACGTAGAAAAATATGTAGAAGGCGAAGCCGATGTTGTTGATTATGAAAAAATTATCAATGAATTTGCTTTACTTCGTAATAAATGGTTAGGCTTATTAAAAGGACTTGATCAAAAACAGTGGCAAATTACAAACGTAGTTAAACTTAGGGTCGCGGGCATGGAAGATGCATCCTTATAAATTTCAAGTACCCGAAAACTCAAAAAATCTGAGAGGACAAGTCTTTAGTTATCTATACAATAACTTTGACACTATAACAATTAATTCGCAAGACCAAATCGATCCGAACAGATACTTAGCATTCAGTCATCCATTTGATGACTGGGTGTTTGACGAAATTAGTAAAAATAAAAAATTAAATTTTTTCCATATTGATAATGGTTATATCGGTAATCATCTTTATAAAACTCCGTACTATTATCGTATTAGTTACAACTCATTACAAAATACTAAACCATACCCGGTTAGTACAAGCAGAATATCAAAGTTAGAAATAGATAATAGTTTATGGCAAGACTGGAATCTAAAAGGAAAATATAATCTTTTAGTTATGTCACAGTCTAGTAATATTTTTAAATACTTAGGTAAAAACTATAATACTTGGCGAGAAGAAACTATTGAAAAATATAATAATTTAGATGTTCCGCTAATTATTAGAGAAAAGCAGGGTAAACGTAAACAAAGATTCAAAGAAATATTGCCTATGATAAAAGAAGCAAAAAAAGTAATAACATATCATAGCATGGCTGCTGTTGAATCTCTTTGTCTTGGCACTCCAGTAGAAATACTAGGCCAAAGTGCAGTGCAACATTGGCAAAATCAAACAAACTTTGATCGTCAAGAGATGCTAGAACATATTGCATGGAGTCAATTTTCTAGAGACGAATTTGCAAATGGAACAGCATGGAAATGCACATTTAAATATCAGGTAGAAAATAATGTATAATGAAATTGACGGGTGGCGCACAGTAAGCGGAGATATTTGTTTAAAAAGTGCTAAAAAACAAGGAGTCGGTAAAATAGAAGATTACCAAAACTTGGAACTACAGATAGCAATGAGCTATTGTGAAAAACTAAGAGTTGCTATTGATGTAGGAGCACATGTAGGAATTACTTCATATCAAATGTCAAAAACATTTGAACATATACATGCTTTTGAAATTAATCCAAAAATATATCAATGCTTAGTGCATAACCTTGCACATAAAAAGGTCACTAACGTAACAACATATCCAGTTGGCGTAGGCAGAAAAGAGGAAACTGTTGATATTGTTACTACTAACAAAAGTTTTGGCACACATGTAAAACCTAACAGTCAAGACAAAGGTAGCATTGCTATAAAACCTTTAGACTTTTTTAATTTTCGAGATGTAGACTTTATTAAAATTGATGCTGAAGGATATGAGCCGTTTGTTGCAATCGGAGGCTTAGAAACTATTGAAAGGTGCAAGCCGATTATTTTATACGAAAGAAAACAACATCCCCGACGTTATGGATACACTGAAGAAAGCATTAGAGAAATTTTAATGTCTCTAGGGTATAGAATGATTAGAAAAGTCGGCCGCGGAGAAAAGAATGCAATTATTGGATATCGACCAAGGATGGCACCCGATGTTTAATCTACCAAAATTAAATGGCACTCTGTGTCCTAAAGAAAATAACTATGTTGTATATTTTAGTTGCGACTACAAATATTTTGATAGGCACGGTTATGCACTACAGCAGAGTATAAATCGAACCCTTTCTTGGGTACACGTACATTGCCATATCATTGACGAAGGAAATATAGATCACGATGTTTTAAAATTTCTTTCTAATAATTTTAAATTTACCTATACTTGGGAAACTGTTACACAAGACTTTTATAATAATTTGCCAAAAAATAATAAAAAAATGAAAGAAGGTTTTGATATTTTTAAAACTTCAGATGTAGACTATGTTGCAAGAAGAACCTATTTAGCTAGTGCTCGTTTTATGAGATTAAACGAATTATTTAAAAATAGCAATCAGTATATATTACAAATTGATTGCGATAGCATTTTAAAAAATGGATTTCATTTACGAGACTTTGAAAATCTTACTAGATACGTAGGAGTAATGCCTAAGCCAAAAGATCAAGGAATTTTTATTGCTAGTGCATTAACACCAGGGACAAATCAAGAAGGTATAGAATTCAGAAATTTGTTTAGTAACAATTTAATAAAAGGGTTTGAACAAGGATGTTATTGGTTTATTGATCAAGATGTATTAAAAGATACAATGGCGGAGTGGACACGGTTAGGAAAAACATATTCTAAAATTCCGTATAAATGGAATGCATGGGGTCAAAAAAAGGATGACATTTTTAGTACAGGCAAAGGTAATAAAAAAGAAGATAGGCGATTTAAATCAGCTCAACTTAGGTGGCTTCCAGATCATTGGCGTACTAAAATAGAGCGAGAAATTAGGAACTTAGAAAATGTTAGTGGAAGATAGAGGTTATGTTATCTATCTTCCAGATTATGATCAAAGCGTTCAAATGGCATCTCGTGCTATTCAAACTGGCACACATCACGGATGGAATCTAGAATTACGACCAGGTGTTAACGGATTAATTACTGGACTAGCAGACTATAATCTATCGGTAACTAATCAAAGTAAAAAAGCAAAAAAACTTTTGCAACGTCCTGGAACACAAGGGTGTTTTCTAAGTCAATGGTTATTATGGAAGGAATGCGCAGAAACTAATACGTCAATATGTATATTTGAACACGACGTAGTATTTAAAAAACCTATCGGCAAGTATACAGATTGCGATGTATATAAATTTGAAGGCTTTAAAAAAGCTAAACCTATCCCGGCTGGAAATTGGTATGAGGGAGCCCGAGCATATCGAATTACTCCAACAGGTGCTAGAAAAATTTTAAATTGGGTAGACACATACGGCGTTATGCCAGCAGATTGGATGTTATGTGACGGAATTGTTAATATGCAATTTGATAAGTATAACAAAGTAACATACGAAACAAAAGTTAGTTTTACTAAGGATTTATCATGAAGAGAATGATCTACCAAGTTGCTGTTGGAACACCCAGTAAACTGTATACTCATTGTATACAAAGCGTTGAAAAATATTGCGCTGCATACAACATTACACATATTGTGCAAACAGAACCTCTTTTAAAAATTAGACCCGATATGGACAGAACGGGCCGTAGTAAAGAAGCGGTCGAGCGACTAGGGTACTTGCCGATCTACGAAAAAGAAAATGCATTTCAGTACATTAAAGATTATGACCAAATTGCAATTATAGATAGTGATATTTTTATTAAACATAATGCTCCAAATATTTTTAAAGACCTAACTGGAGAATATGCATTTGGTGCAGTTGTTGAACGAGAGCTACCTTGTTCTAAAAAATATAAGTCTAAAATTAAAAAGTATTCTAAAGCAGCGTTTGAGCCATGTACTGATGTTGATTGGAAATGGAACAACACAGGCGCTGAATTTTATAATATGGGTATGATGGTAATTAATTGTGAAAAATTTAAACCTTACTTAAAAAATCAAACTCCTAAAGAATTTTTAGAACGTCCTGAATTTAAGGATTTTGTTGATGGCGTAGGATATCGAAAATGGTCTACAGATCAAATGTTACTCAACTGGTGGATAAAAAAAGAAAATATTCCATCGCTGAACATGGACTGGAGATGGAATGGATTATACAAAGGTATTGACGACAATTATTTGTCCGAAGCATATTTTATTCATTTTTTCTTAAAAGATTTATTACCACAAAGGGGAGAAAATATTCTAACCTTGATGAAAGAAATTGGAGAACACCCTTTATGATGGTAAAAGAAAGAAATAGCGATGCACCGAATATTTTACACCTAATTAAAAAAGACACAGTAGGCGCTGAAATAGGAGTATGGATGGGAAATACTTCATTTGAATTTGCAAAGAAAAAGTTAAAAAAATTATATCTAGTTGATCCATATTCAGTTGACCCGTTCAAAGATAATAGTGAAATGACATATGATAAGTGGTTATGGAAATATCAAAAACTTCTCAATATATCTCCTGAAATTAAGGATCCTGCGGAATTAGAAAAAGAGTTTGACAAGTACTATGACAATGTATATCAAAAAGTCAAAACAAAATTTGCTAATAATCCAGAAGTTAAAATTATAAGACAATCGTCTACTGTTTGGTTTGATTCCTGTCAAGATAATCATTTAGATTGGATTTATATCGATGGCGATCATTCTTATGAAGGGTGTTATGCTGATCTTATAAACGCATATAAAAAAGTCAAACCTGGAGGATTAATATTAGGAGATGATTTTAAATGGCCTAAAGCTACTTGGAGTAAACCAGGAGTAACGCGAGCTGTAAACCAATTTGTTGATAACCATAATTTACGTAATAATTTTTATCGACACGGAATGACTCAGTTTGAAATTAGAGTGTAATTATGAAACATATAGCTATGAGAGCATATAGCACCGTAAAGAAAAACTTTCACTACGGTGCTCCTGGTTTAGGTGATAGAATACACAGTGTATTACTAGCATACAACTACGGACTAATAGAAAACACCCCAGTAACTTTACACCTTACAAAATATCAATGGAATAGACATAAGCCTGAAAGTTGGCCTGAAATACTAGACCTATTTCCTAATAAAAATATTTCAATTATGCCTCACTTAGATTTCGAACCCAAAGACAATAATGATTTTGTAGACTATGTAAGGTCTCAAGGATACGACGCAGAAGCACATATATATACTGATTATCCACAACGTTTTGAACCTGCACAAGGTATTGACTCAACACAATATCTTAAACATTTTCCACAAATCGCAGCAGAATACCAAGATATTAAACTCCCTAAAAAATTTATTACTGTACAGTTTGATAGTACATCAAAAAAACGTATGATTAAGCCTAATCTACGACAAGCAATACTAGACAAGTATAAAGACTATGAAATAGTTGTTGTAGGCGGCGAATCTAAAAATATACTATTAAAAGATAGTCTCAAACATATTGCATATGCAATGTCTAAAGCAACTTATCATGTTGGCGTTGATAGTGGATTTTTGCACATGTCACAAATATACTTTGCCCCAGAGAACATTCACATATATACAACAAGTGCTAAGGATCGTTGGAGTCATCATATGCACAGGGCTAAAGACAATAGGATCAAAATTAATGATGGTATCGATTGAAGTATCTGTCGGTGAGCTGTTTGATAAAATTACAATATTAAAAATCAAACAGGAAAAGTTAACAGACGAAAAGCAACTAATAAATGTTAGTAAAGAATTGTCTTTACTAGAAAGTAAAGCATTTACTGATGACGCAGAAGTAAATCACCTAGTGCACGAATTATATGAAATAAATCTAGCACTTTGGAATATAGAAAATGATAAACGTAAATGTGAAATCACAAAGGACTTTGGTCCTAAGTTTGTAGAACTTGCTAGGCAGGTTTATATAAAAAATGACAATAGAGCAGAAATTAAAAAAATGATCAACACAATAACAAATTCGTCTATAATAGAAGAAAAGAATTATACAAAATACTAATGAAAAAACTTTTTATACACATACCAAAAAATGCAGGATGTACAATTAGACTTAACAAAGATTTAAAAAATAAAATAATCGATGCTAGTCCTAAAACACATATTAGTAAAGAGTACACAGCTAATCTTCTTAGTACTATGAATGCTCTTGGAGATCACCACGGCTACGCACATGCACGATGGAGAGATTTTAATGTGTCTTTGAGAGAAAAACATACAGCATTTACTATAGTTCGAAATCCGTGGGCAAGAGTTGCTTCTCGTTTTTACTTTGCTAAAAAAGTTATCGAAATTGAAAAAAATTCTCCAATTGGTTATGCTGACATATCTTCCTTTGAAGCATTTTTAGAAGAGCGGCACAAATGGGGCGGAATGGAATTTATGTGGCATCGTGCTGTACGAGGATGGTACAATCAATTTGATTATGTCATTGACGAAGATAACAATGTTCGATGCGATATATTAAGACAAGAAAATCTTGACACTGACCTAACAAAATATTTAAATTTAGCAACTATGCCACGTTCTCGAAATGTTACAGGACTAATAGATTCTTATAAAGAAATATACACGCCTCAAACAATACAAATTGTAGCAGACTGGTACAAACAAGATATTGAGTATTGGAACTTTGATTTCGATACAAGTGCAAGGAAAAACACATGGCTTGGTCAAATTACAAATTAGTTACGTTTGGATGCAGTCATACATACGGTCACGGACTAAAAGATTGCTTAGGCGAGGACAGTCGCTCAGAAGGCCCGTATCCTAGTAAATACGCTTGGCCCGAAAAGTTAAAAGATTTAGTTAACTTTACTTCTGTAGATAATTGTGCAATACCCGGCTCGTCTAATAAAATGATTACTAAGTCTATAATAGAATATCCCCATTACACAAAAAACACTGTAGTAGTAATACTTTGGTCTAACTTTAATAGGCAGACTATATTTGAAGATCAAAAAAACATTAGAATACATATGCTACCAGCATTTATAAAACAAAATATGCCCTTAACATTTTGGAGAAGACACAAGTCAGAAAAAACTGAATTTATAAAAACAGTAAAAACTTATTACGAAAATTACTACGAACAGTTTGACACAATTTTTGATCAATTAATTAGAATAAATTATGTTCACGGATACCTTAAAAACAAAGGAATAAAAAGTTTTCATGTTTTTCCCGAACATGAGATTCCAAAAAAACACAAAGAATATTTTGATAATTTTTATGTAAAAAATGTTAATCTAAAAAACTTTATATGGGAAACAAATTTTTACATAGATGAAGCATTAGATAAACCAAATCCCCATCCTGGACACAACAGTCATGCGCTCTTTGCTGCCAATCTAAAGAAATGGTTTTTTAAATGAATATTGCAATTTGTATTTCTGGTGTGAATGATAAAGACAGCAAAATTGTTGAACAGCTTCAGCACAAAATTCCTGGCTGTAATTTCTATTATCACACGTTCACAAATCGAACAAATTTAGTGCCTGAAAATTTACACAACAGATTAAGTACAATGCACTATCCGAAATGGCATTATCATCCTATGGAGGTTACTCCTCATTCTAAACATGGAAAATATAAAAAATATGTTGAGTCGGGAAAATTAAAAGATGAATTTTATTTTGGAATAGTTCCTATTTTAGCACACTCGGATTTAATTAGAAAAATACCTTCACATCATGATCTAATTATAAGAGTTGACTGGAATACTAAAATAGACAGACAAGTAGATTTAAATCATTGGTTGCGCAAAGCATATGAAGTTGGCCCGGTAGGATTTATGACTAGAGAAAATCGCGGCAGTCAGTTTGGCTCAGGACAATGGACAGAAGTTAACAAAGACAATCCTGAAGACGACTGGTATGGATTTTTGCCTTATGATTTTTTAATTCATCATCGAAAACATTTTGATCATGCATTATTACGCAAATTAGTTAAAGAACATAAATTATACCCTAACGAATGGGGATGGTATCAAATACTAAGCGAACCGTACAAAGACATACATACTAGTGTTCACGGGTTTGTACAAAAAATAACTTAAAAGGAAATACAATGAAAGTTTACGAATATAAAAATTATGAAGAGTATTTAGAAAATCAAGTCGAAGCAAATGTTGCTAAACTTAAAATGATTTATGTAGAAAAGAAAACAATTAAAAAAATCTGTGAAGATAAAAAACAGGCAACAAGAATATTATGTCATGGTACTCGTAATGCCGCAGAACAATTTTATTTTAAAGAAAATTTTCCAGAAGCTGAGATTATTGGAACTGAAGTATCACACACCGCAAGCAAATTTCCAATGACAGTACAACATGATTTTAATAATATACGCGAAGACTGGCTTGGCTATTTTGATGTTGTTTATTCAAATGCATTTGATCATGCATTTGACCCTGTTAGAACTATTAAAGTTTGGGCAGATCAACTTTCGTCAAACGGTAAATTGTATTTAGAACACGGCTACGGGCCTAGTGATAATAATGCAAGACCATGGGACCCTGTGGAAATTAATGACGACGAATTACGACAACTGTTTAAAAACACAGGATTACAATTAGAATCAGTTTTTGAATCAACTGGATTAAAGGGCAAAGTACCTTGTAGAGTTTATGTGTTATCTAAATGAAAGCGTACATAATTACAATAGATGATCATGACGATAGTCAAAGTCATGCAGATCGCTGTATACAATCTATTACAGATACAAACTCTCAAATAGAAGTAGAAAAATTTACAGCAATTACTCCTAATACTATGTGGAAGATAAATTGGAAATGGCCATATAATAAAAAATCAGTTTGTCCTACGACTGGCATGATATTAAAAGCATACAAGACATACGACATGTCTAAACGTATAGCTGCCGCCGGAAGTCATTATAAACTATGGGAGAAGAGTGTCGAGCTTAATGAAACTATTATGATATTAGAGCACGATGCAATTTTTACTAGACAATTTAAACCTTTTGAGTTCTCTGGCGGCGCAATTAGTATCAATAATCCTGATCATGCAACATTTAATAGTAAGTTGTACGATGCGCTAGATAATTCAGGAGAACAACAGGTTCCTTGGGTCACAGACAAATCTATTCCTCAAGGACTTCCTGGACATAGTGCTTATATTATTAAACCAGAGGCTGCCAAAGAAATTATAAAAATACAAGATACAATCGGATGGTGGCCCAACGACGCTATAATGTGTAAACAATTATGTCCTTGGTTACGTACATATAAACCTTACTTTACAAAAGTTCAAGGTATCAAATCAACTACTAGCAAATAAGTGCTAATATAAATATCTATATGAATAAAGTGGTATTGGTTACTGGCGGCTTTGATCCCTTACACTCAGGGCACATCGCCTATTTTAAATCAGCAAAAGAACTCGGCAATCATTTAGTAGTAGGTGTCAATTCAGACGAGTGGCTTACACGCAAAAAAGGTAGACCATTTATGCCGTTTGAAGAACGTGCAGCAATCATTAAAGAACTTGCATGTGTTGACGAAGTTATCGGTTTTAACGACGACGACAATACTGCACTTAGTGCCATAGGCCAAGTACTACAAACCAAAGGCAGTAGTTGGAAAGTAGTATTTGCTAATGGCGGCGACAGAACAAATACTACTACTCCAGAATACACTATATACGGAGAGCATCAAGATGTAGAGTTTGCATTTGCTGTCGGAGGCGAAGATAAGAAAAACTCAAGCAGCTGGATACTCAAAGAATGGAGTCAACCCACTACAGAACGTGACTGGGGTAGATATACTGTATTAGACAAAGGCGAAGGCTGGCAAGTTAAGCAACTTGCATTTGATGCTGGTAATGCACTAAGTGACCAAAGACATTTTGAACGTAGTGAACACTGGCACGTTGTTGAAGGCACTATTCAAATGAAACTAGAACATGCAGATGGAAGAATTGAAATACAAAATCTTATTTCTGGTTATAGTATTGACATTCCAAAAAACACATGGCACAAAGCAACCAATTTGGGCGATACAACTGCTAAAGTTATAGAAGTATGGTTGGGCGACACTCTAACAGAAGAAGATATAGAAAGAAGAGATTAATGAAAGTATTTGTAGGTTACGATCCTCGAGAGGACATTGCATATCAAGTGTGCAAGCATAGTATTATAAGTAGATCACCAACAGCAGAAGTACGTCCTCTAGTACAACAAGAATTGCGTGATGCAGGTTGGTACACACGCCCTGTGGATAAGTTAGCAAGTACTGAATTTACATTTACACGCTTCTTAGTACCTGAATTGGCTAACTTCAAAGGCTGGGCTTTGTTTATAGATTGTGACATGATCCTTACAACAGATATTAAAGAGTTGTTTGATCAAGCAGATGACAAGTACGCTGTCATGTGTGTGCAACATGATTACACTCCTAAAGAAGGTATGAAGATGGACGGACAAAAGCAAACCATCTATCCACGCAAGAACTGGTCTAGTGCTGTACTATTTAACTGTGCGCACCCTAGTAACGCTAGACTAACACAGGATATGGTAAACGATCCAGAACTAAACGGAGCATACTTCCATAGATTCAGTTGGCTCAAGGACGAAGAGATTGGCAAACTAGATCACACATGGAACTACCTAGTAGGAGTATATGACGATATCGAAACTCCTAAACTAATACACTACACAGAAGGCGGCCCTTGGTTTGAAAACTATCGTAACTGTGAGTTTAACGAACTGTGGAAAAACGAATTATTTGAGATGATGGAGGTATAATGGGTACATTTGATATGCTAGGGAAAAATGATAAGCCATCTATGCTTATGATTAACGGCGATGATGAAATTTTAAAACATTGGGGTGCGGGCACTAATGCAAGGATTATAGATCGAAAAGAAATTGCAAGTAAAATTTCTCAATCACCCTGGCCGATAGAAATTCCAGTAGCATTCAGAAGCATGACTAAACGTAAAGAAATTTATAAATGTTGGGAAACTGGTCGACCGTTTTATTATATTGATAACGGTTATATGGGCAACTTAATGAAAAAGAAAATTTTTTATAGAGTTGTAAAAAATAATATTCAGCATACAAAATACAAAAGTATGCCAGGTGATAGATTTGAAAAATTAGTCAAAGTTGCTCCTTATATGCAATACAACGGCAAAAAAGATCAGTCTAAACAAAACGGTCCTATCTTAGTTGTTACTCCGTCAGAAAAGCCTTGTCAGTTTTATAATATTACTAAACAAGAATGGTTAAACTCTACAATTGCTGAAATTAAAAAACACACAGATCGTCCTATTATTATTAGAGATAAAGGTTTAAGATTTGAACGCATTAAAGATAATAGTGTGGCAGCACAGTGTTTTAGAGAACAGATTCATTCGGTAGTAACCTATCAAAGTATGGCAGCTCTTGAAGCTATGCATTATGGTATTCCTGCGTTTACTATGGCGCCATCTTGTGTCGACCAAGTTGCTAATAAAGACCTATCCAATATTGAAGATCCTTATTACCCCCCAGAAGAACAATTTATTGAACTATTACATTTCTTAGCGTACTGTCAATATACAGTACCAGAATTAGGAAGCGGAAGTGTAGTAAAAATGATTGAAGAAAAAGGATTATACGATGAGGCCTTTTAAAGTTAATGCTTATATGAAAGCAATACCACCTGGAAATAAGAATCAAGAAAAACCAAAACTTTTAGAGTATTTTATTCAAGGTGTGCGTTCATTAGAAGATAAAGGTCAACTAATTAATACGTTTCAATACGAGCCAGCAGATGTTGGTATATTACAAGGGTTTGTTCATCCAGGTAGTAAAAATGTACCTCATTTAGATTTACGCCGTCGAGTATTATCTTCGCAATCTGAATTAGGAGGTAGAACTATTATTGCTGACAGTAACTTATTTTTAGCATACGATCCTGGAAATACTAAATCATATTTAAGATACAGCTATGATGGTATTTTTCCAACCACGGGAGAATACTGTGACGATAAAATTGATCCTGCACGTTGGGGCAAGTTGCGAGATAGATTAGGACTACAACTCAAACCTTGGAAAAAGTATGGTGATTATATTCTGATTACTTGTCAACGTGATGGTGGATGGAGTATGGACGGATTAAAAATTATTAATTGGTTACATCCCTTGTTACAAAATTTAAGAAAATTTACAGATAAACGTATCCTTGTACGATTTCATCCAGGTGACAAAAAAATTGACAAACACATTCAACAGCTCAAAGCAATAGGACATAAAGTAGAAATTTCATCTCCGACTAGTTCTTTGTTAAAAGACTTACATGATGCATGCGCTGTGATTAGTTACAATAGCAGTCCGGCGGTAATTGCCGCTATTGAAGGTGTTCCAATTTTTGTAATTGATCCTAAACGCAGTCAAGCTAGAGATGTGGCAAATACAAATCTTAAAAATATTGAAAATCCAAATTTTGAGTTTGACAGAGAAGCATGGCTTAGAAGACTTGCGATGAGTCATTGGACATTAGATGAATTAAGATCCGGCGAATGCTGGAAACATATGAGAGAATATGCATGGAAAAAATAACAGTAGTAACAACATTTCACAAGCCTGGATTAGAATTATATGGTCAAAGATTTTTAGATAGTTTTAGTAAACGTGTAGATTCACGTATTGAATTGTTAGTATATACAGAAGATTGTACACCTGTTGTAGATGACGATCGTATCACTGTACTAGATGCAAAAGAACATCTACCTAAACTAACAGCATTTAAAGAACGATGGAAAGATGATCCTAAGGCAAATGGCATCCCTCCTGATGCAATTAAAGCACGTAGGCCACGCGACTGGCACAAAGAATTTAAATGGGACGCTATACGGTTCGCTAACAAAACTTATGCTGTGTACGACGCTTGTGCGCGGTCTACGGGCTGGTGTGTATGGATGGATGCGGATACATATGTACACAGTGACTGGAGTTATGAACAGTTTAAAGAATTGCTTCCTAATAGTGCATACATTACATACGTTGGCCGAGGCAAAGGATCACAAACATGGCCGGAGTGTGGGTTTTACGGAATGAATCTAAATCATCCTGTGTGTCATAGTTTCTTAGAGGATTTTGAACTTATGTATGAAGATGCAGACAACGGAATCTTCACATTAGAAGAATGGCATGACAGTTATGTGTTCGGACATTTATTGAACAAATATAAAGATTTCCAGTCATACGATTATAGTGCTAATATTTACAACAACACCGCTAAGACAGGCGGAGGTGGTCACCCGTTAATTAATAGCGAACTTGGAAAATGGATTGATCACATGAAAGGTGGTCGAAAAAATTCTGGAAAAAGTTTGTCTAAAGATTTAATGGTAAATAGAACAGAAGCGTACTGGAATGAAGTTTAGCCTTTGGAGACAATATGGAGCACTCAACAGCCGACCTGTGTTTGACGCTTTTGTTAGCGGTGCTGAGTCTCTTGGCTATGATTGTGTTGACAATGATCCTAGTGCCGACGTTGATGTTATTTGGAGCGTTCTTTGGAATGGTCGTATGTCTGGAAACAAAGCTATTTGGGAAGCCGCTAGAGCCAGATCCAAACCGGTGGTTGTCTTAGAAGTAGGTGGTATCAAACGTGGAACAACATGGAAGGTAGGATTAAATGGAATTAACAGAGATGCTTACTTTGGTGAGCAAAACAATGATAGGACTAGGGCTGATAGCTTGGGACTGGTTTGTAAGCCTTGGAGATCCGACGGCGATTATGTTCTAATAGCAGGACAACACGAAAAGAGCGAACAGTGGCGCAATCAACCACGTATGAGTCGATGGGTAATGGACACTATCGAAAACGTACAAGCACACACAGATCGTCCTATTATATTTCGAGCACATCCAAGATGTAGACTAGAAGCAATCGAAAGACAATATAGGAACGTGTACAGGCAAGAACCTATACAATTAAAAGACACATACGACGACTTCGATATGAATTTCAACGACATATACTGTACTGTTAGTTGGACGTCTAACCCAGGCATACACAGCGTCTTAGAAGGTGTACCGGCATATACATCACAATCAAGCCTAGCATGGGACGTAAGTATTAAGAGTCTTACCAACATAAACAATCCTCCCCAACCTGACAGGCAACAATGGCTAAACGACTACGCTCATACTGAATGGACTGTAGAAGAAATTGCATCAGGTTTACCACTTAAACGCTTGACTTCTAAACTATAGTATCGTATAATACTATTATGAATGTACTAGAACCTACGACTTGCGAGGACTGTCTAACATTACTAACTGGTGTTAGAATTCCTAAACAAGGAAAAACTTCTTATGAAGATTTTGGATTTCATCTAAAACAAAACGATGCAACTATTTTAATTAGCATTGCTAGGCAATTGTCTAAAGGTGTTGCGATGACTGATAGACAATATGCACTAGTTAAAGAAAAGTTAACTAATGATTATGCAGATCAGTTTAACGAAAAAAACATTGATGTTTTAGCAATTTCTAAAATTAAAAAATACGGCCTTAGAGAAATAGATCGCTCTCACTGGCTTAGAATAGTGTCTCGAAATAACGAAGAATTTTTAGCAATTAGATTTCCTTTTTCTAATAAAATTATTAAACGTGTACAAGAGATTAAAAACTTAAATCCGTTACGTAATACACAATATGATAAGCACACGCATCACTTCCCAGTAAATGCAGAAAACTTGTTTAAGCTAATGCAAATTGCTAAACGATTCGAACACAAATTTGAAATACAGCAAGAAATATTAGATGCATACAATGTTCTTTTAGGTTATTATGAAAATAAAGAAGAGTACATTCCAGGAGTTTATGATTATAAAATTAAAAACTTACCTGATAATGCTGTAAACTATTTGTTAAAAACAATAGGCGATCCTAAAGATAACATAGTATTATATTACGAAAGAAGGTACTTATATGGTTTACATTCATTTGATAATATTAATCAATATATTAGAGAGTACTCAACTTTGTCTCAGATCATAATTAATAGAGATAATCCTGAAATAGTAATCAATAATGAATTTAATTTTGATCAAATTATATCTAGTGTAACCGAATTAAAAAGATTTCCAATACTAATTGTACTTGATGAAAATAACGCATTTGATAAATTAGTAGAAACGTATAATTCTTTAAAATATTCTATAAACTCTGAAGACGTATCTGTATTGTTTAGACTAGACGGTTCTGATCCATTTAACGAATATGTAAAACAAAAGAAACTTAATAATCCAGTTGCAGAAAATACAAAAATAGTGTATATTAATAGTAGTAAACTTCCTAAACCTTTAATTAAATCAGGATGGGTTCCTAATTGTGTAGTTAATTACGATTCTAGGAGTTTACGTTTTAATCATGTAACAGCATTTTCGCAACAATGCGATTTACAAATTATATGCAACGACAAGGTATCTGAAGGATACTGGAGTAGGAGTCAGAGGAAATTTATACATGTCAGCGTGTAAACTAATAATCGAAGATGAAGTAAACATCAAGCTAGAAGGACTAGATGTAGATGTACGACGAAAACTCGCTAATGCACTAAAATTTGAAGTGCCGTATGCAAAATATATGCCGCAATATAAGCTAGGACGCTGGGACGGCAAAGTTGCGTTCTTTGGTATTGGCGGAACCGGCTATGTTAATCATCTCGATGTTGTTAGTGATGTACTTGCAAAAAACAACGTTCAAATAGTTGATATTGAAGATAGACGTCATCCTATCGATTTAAACTTTCCGGAAGTAACAGAGAACTACTGGAAAGAGCAAGGTGTTGTATGGCCCAAAGGTCATCCAGCAGAAGGCGAAGATATTATTCTTCGTGACTATCAAGTAGAAGCAATTAACAACTTTGCAAAGAACCCGCAGAGTCTACAGCAGATTGCAACAGGCGCAGGAAAAACAATTACAACAGCTACACTGTCGCATATGAGCGAGAAGTATGGACGTAGTTTAGTTATTGTACCTAACAAGTCGTTGGTAGAACAAACAGAAGAAGACTACATCAACTGTGGACTAGATGTAGGTGTATACTTTGGCGACAGAAAGATGTTAGGTAAGACTCACACTATTTGCACTTGGCAGAGTTTGAATATTCTAGACAAGAAGCATAAAGACGGCACGGCTGTACTAAGCCTTGCAGAGTTCTTAGAAGATGTGAGCACTATTATTGTCGACGAAGTACACCAGGCAAAGGCAGAAGTTCTTAAAAACTTACTGACTCGTAACTTACGCAATGCACCGATCCGTTGGGGACTAACTGGTACAGTACCCAAAGAGAAGTTTGAGTTTGAAAGTATTCATGCTAGCCTAGGTCCAGTAATTGGACAGATCAGTGCAAAAGAACTACAGGATAAAGGTGTATTATCTGAGTGTCACGTTAACGTAGTACAGTTAATTGATACAGTAGCACATGCAGGCTATCAAGAAGAATTAAAATATCTAACAACAAATACAAAACGATTAGAATACATAGGCAAATTATTAAGCACAGTAAAAGAATCAGGCAACACACTTATACTAGTAGATAGAATTAGTGCAGGAGAAGCACTAGCAGAACTTATACCAGGCAGCACATTTGTAAGTGGCGCTGTTAAGAATAAAGATAGAAAAGAAACATACGATACAATCAAGGAAGGCACTAACGAAGTTATTATTGCAACATATGGTGTAGCGGCTGTTGGACTTAACATTCCACGTATCTTTAATCTTGTTCTTCTTGAGCCTGGCAAAAGTTTTGTTAGAGTTATTCAATCAATTGGTAGAGGCGTAAGAAAGGCAAAGGACAAAGACTTCGTACAAATATGGGACTTGACATCAACATGCAAGTATGCGAAGCGGCATCTCACACAACGTAAAAAGTTTTACAAAGAGGCGCAATACCCATTTACTATAGAAAAGGTGGATTGGAATTAAATGAATATACTAACATTAGAAAATAAAGCATTGGATTTAAATACCCTGCCAGATCAAATAGAAGAAGATATTAGATTTAGTGTATTGGATAATAGCGATCAAACTACACCTGACTTTTTTTACATACCTTTAATATTTTTAGAAGCATTTAGCTCTCCTAGTATTGTACTACAAATTGGTCAAGTAGAGATACAAATGCCAATTGATTGGCATATTGCTGTTGGCTGTAGTGACAGCGGAAATGACTTAGAAGTACTACCGTTAACTAGTATCGGCGATAGGGGATTCGAAGCATTCTTGTTTAATCCTCTTACCAGCTTCAAGGCCGAGTTTGCAGAAATCAAGGTAACTAATTATTATAACGATGTGAAATGGTATTTTCCTAAAGTTAAAAATGGACAACTTTTGAGTATACCATTGCAGGATGGAGACGATCCAATTTGTGCATTTTTTATTAAGGATGTTACTCGACAAACGGAACTTATTAGATACGGAGAATTGTTATAATGAAGTCAGGAAAAATTTGGGGATCTACAGAATTGATCCACGCAAACGGTGTACTAGAGTTCCACCGGATTGAATACAAAGCAGGATACAAATGTTCAGAACATGAACATCAGTACAAATGGAACGGGTTCTTTGTAGAGTCGGGCAAGATGATTGTTCGTGTTTGGCAAGACGGAGAGCAGGAAGGACTAGTTGACGAGACTATTCTTGAAGCAGGAGACTTCACGCAGGTGAAGCCAGGTAAGATTCACCAGTTTGAAGGTTTAGAAGACGGTGTCGCTTTTGAACTATACTGGGCTGAATTTAATCACGACGACATTGTTCGTCGCACAGTAGGCACTAAAACAAACTAAAGGAAGTATTATGTTTAATTGGTTAAAGAAGTTATTTGGATTAGATATTCCGGACACTCCGGTTATTACACAAGATGCGCAAAAATCAGAAGTAAAAGAAGAAACAAAGTCGCCTATGTCAATCAAAACAAAAACAGTTTCGACTAAAAGTACAAAGGCTGATTTAACTACTATGGCTAAAAAAGACTTGCTTGCTCTTTGCAAGGAAAAAGGAATCAAAGCAAATGCTAGTCTTAAAAAAGAAGAGCTAATTGCACGATTGAATGGCTAAATTAATTCCAGGCGAGCCATTGATATACGAGCGTAGCGACGGTGTTGTCTACGCTCGGTATCGCGATCTTCCTGAGATTAAACGCTGGATCGTAGGTGGAGATCCTTTTTCTGTTGCTAGAGCACAAGGCGAACTATTAGATTATAGTGCTTGGAAGGAACTATGTGAACTTGCACTAACAAATCCTACATTAAAAAAACAACTTGACAAAATAGTAACAACGTATTATATTATAAAAGATAGTAATTGAGAACTCATATGGCATCACAAAAACTTCCATTAAAAGATATATTAGCCGCAATTGACATGGGCGGTATGTCTGTGTGGGACGAATTAACAGAGGACGATCGAAAGCAAGTTAGCTTTTATCTTTTAAACAGATATGTCAGTTGTGTTAAGGGGTCGCGAGAAAAACAAGAACTAGCGGTTTTTAAAACTAATGAATATTACAACAAACATTTTTTTACGTTGCAACGACATAAAAAATTATTATGGCAACTGTTATGTTTAAGCGGAAACACAGGTAAAATAGAATATCATCAGTGGATAGGGCACAAGAAAAAAACTCAGGACAACAGTAAAGCATCTAAGTTTTTAAAAGAGCTTTATCCGAACAAAAAAATAGATGAAATAGAAATGCTTGCATCTATGTATACTAAAAAAGAATTACAACAGTTAGCTAAAGACAACGGATTCGACGGAGTTAAACTTTGAGTCGAGTGTTTGCTTATGGATGCAGCTTTACAAAATACTATTATCCTACATGGGCAGATATTATAATTAGAGAATCTCAGGAAGGTTACAACTGTGGAAAGTTAGGCAGCGGTAACCAATTAATTGCTAATAGAATCTGGGAAACAAATGCTATAAAAAAGTTTAACAAAGACGATACAATTATAATTATGTGGAGTAACTTTTTTAGAGAAGATAGATATAATGGCGAATGGGTAACTAGAGGAAATATCTTTAATCAGAATATCGAACATGATGATTTAGAATATTATGTTTATCGAGATTGTAATTTAATTGCAAGTACACTATTGGCATTAAAAACAACTGGTGCTAATGTAATCAGTACTAGTATCAACAATCCTTATACTGACGATATACTATTAGAACATGAAACAATATCTAAAATATTAGACATGTATAAACAATGGGTTGAACCTAAAACTAAAACACTTACTGAATTATCCTGGTATCCTAATATTGAAAAGGATAAAACAAGACCGCAATATTTACGAGATAATGAATGGTATATTGAAGATCATCCTCTGCCATTAGAACATTGTAATTTTGTAGAAAACGTGTTACACTATAAGATAACTGACAGTACAAAAGAGTTTATTAATGACTGGCAAATAAAATTACACACCATGGAATCAAAAGAGTATGATAGAATTTTTGAATCGTCAAAAACAATCGAATGGGTCATTTAAACAAATGTCTGTAGAAAAGCCTTATGTGTGTGAATATTGCAACACAGCGTATGTAAGAGAAAAAACTCTTGCTGTGCATATGTGCGAAAAAAAACGCAGAGCTTTACAGAAAAATGAAAAGCGAGTACAACTAGGATTATACGCATTTCAAAGATTTTACAAACTAAGTGCAGGTGCTAAACAGGATAAAACATATAAAGAATTTTGCAATTCTCAGTACTACAATGCATTTGTAAAATTTGGATCATTTGTTAGCAATGTACGTCCATTATATCCTGAACGTTATATCGACCATGTAGTAACTAGTGGTATTAAATTAGATCACTGGTGTAAAGATGAACTATACGAAAAGTATGTCATTGATTTGATCCTGAAAGAAAATATGGATACAGCAGTTAAACGTTCTATCGAAACAATGATGGATTGGGGCGAAGAAAAAGATACTCCGTGGAATGATTATTTTCGTTACGCAAGTTTAAATCGAATTGTACGAGATATTAAGGACGGAAAGATAAGTCCTTGGTTAGTGTTGAATTGTTCAAGCGGAAAAGAAATGCTAAACAAGTTTAATGACGAGCAATTAGGCTTTGTATATGTTGTATTAAATCCTCAACACTGGGCACTCAAATTTAAAAAGAAAGTTGCTGATGTTGAAATAGTAAAAGAAGTAGCCAAGGAATCAAAACTATGAAAACATGTTTATTAGGAAACGAACACCAATGGATCATAGAATCACACTATCCTGATTGCGAAGAGTTTGATTTTCATTGGGATAAAAAAGTATTCCCTAAAGATACTCGAACCGATGTAAGCGATCAAACCACTACATATCGAGGACAGCAATTTAATGTACACGAACGTGCATATCTCAACGAATGGAAGTATAAACCTTTTTTACAGGATAAAATTGACGAAGTTGGGTTAAATATACAACTAACAGATTTATGCGCACTATGGATTGTTGATTACAAGAAAGGAGGGTGGCAAAAGGCGCACAGACACAGTGATCAAACTGTAAAGAAAATTAGTGCAATTTGTTACTTAACAGAACCAGACAGCGATGAATCGACATGGCATGGAGGAACTTTTGCGTTTCTTTATGACGGGTTAGGAAATACACACGACCTCTGTTATAAACCTAATAGAGGCGATGTGTTAATTTTTAAAAGCACAGTCCTATATGGATCATATCCGACTAGGCAAGACAAAAGAGTGTTTGTAGTAGACTATTTTTATGAGGAGAAATAAGATGGAAGTAATTACACACCCAAATAAACTTTTAGAAACTGTGTGCGACCAGATTGATATTGACAATGCACCAGTTAATTTTACTGAACTTAAAGAAGAAATGTTTGATGTTATAATTAAAAATAACGGAACTGGAGTATCAGCAAATCAAATAGGAGAAACTTTTAGGGCTTTTGCTATGATGAATTCGTCAACAAACAACATTAATGAGCGAAAAATGCTTGCTATTAATCCTGAAATTATTGAAGTAGACGAACAAGAAGTTGATATGTGGGAATCTTGTTTAAGTTTTCCAGGTGTTACTTTACAAATTTCAAGGCCATGCAAAGTACTTGCTCGCTGGACTAACGAATTAGGAAAAACTAGAGAGGAATGGTTAAGTGGTTATTCAGCTAGAACATTCTTGCGCTTGATAGATTTGCTTAACGGTGTTACTATGCAAGAACACGTAACTCCTTCAAAATGGAAAGAAGCACTAGCAAATGCCTGATATTGATATTGATTTTCCTAACAGAGATATTATATTGTCTAAGCTACAACATCGAGTAGCAAAATTAGACACTGGGAAAAAACACAATACTGGAATTTATGCTACTGAAATTCCACACAATCCTGTAGATAATCTATCTACAATTGATCATAAGACCGCAGAAGAACGCGGCTACTTTAAACTAGACTTCCTTAACGTCAACATTTACAAAGACGTTAAGGACAGTCGACATCTTCAAGAATTAATGGAAAGGACTCCTTTATGGCAACTTCTGGAACACGAAGACTTCAGCGAAAGCGTCTTTCATCTAAACGGGCACGGAGCACTGCTGAAACAATTGAAGCCGCAATCGGTAGAACAATTGGCAGCGACACTAGCGATAATACGTCCAGCGAAGAGACATCTAGCGGACAAGGGTTGGGAAACGATAATGAAGGAAGTGTGGACGAAGCCGACTGACGGCGGGTACTACTTTAAGAAAAGCCATGCCTTCTCGTATGCTGTAGCTGTTGTAGTACATATGAATTTACTTTGCGAACAAATTAGTTCTTAGGCTTTTTAACTAACTGTACACTTTTACGTTTTACTCTCTTAACATGTAGTCTGTTAAGATTTACAGTTGGCCCTAGTGTTATTTTAACATCTTTAGAATTCATAGTTATTTGTGCATATCTAAATTGTTGCATATCAGAATTTAAAAATATATTAATAGGGATCATTCTATTTGATTCCCACCACCATACTTCGCCAAGTTCGATAAACCTTTGTTTATCTTCTTGGGTGCGTAATTCAGTATACACATACATACTAGTAATATAGTTGTCCTGATTATTAATGATACCGATGTACTCGGAACCACCATACGTGACAACACTCAAAAACGGAAATTTTTCTTCTATATCTTTTCTTAACATGCTCTTATAAATACACTAGTTAGGATTAATTCATTATGCAGCTAGTGACAAGGTATTTAGTTTCAAACAGAACCGTAGTTATCGCAGATGACTTTGCAGGCAACGTGGAGTATAGAAAATTGTATCAAAGAAATATAAAAGTAATAAAAGGAATTGATAACGTGATAACGTTTGAAGTTAAAAATAGTGATCACAAACCAGTTTCAATTTTAAACACATATATTCCTTATGTAGAAGTTTTTACAGAAGACAAGGTATTATTAAAAAAGTATCAGGGCACTGTTAAAGAAACTAGTTCATTATATAAAGGTCAGTTTACAATTAATATTGCAGATGGCGACATATTAAATATTGACGGACAATATATGATGTATACTGTGTATCTAAATAAAATTGCTGATAGCACAAACAATATTACATATGCAGACGATCAATTTGGAACCAGCGGCACAATCGAACTAATAACTTCTGCGTTCCCAGGACCTATTGTTTCAAAAACAATTTCAACATTTGTAGAAAATACTAGTTCAGCTATAGATGCAGAACCACAGATCAATAGCAATGAAGGCTTACACACAGCTGCAATTTATTCAACAGGATTCGACGGCACTGTAACTATACAGGGTACGTTGGATGATAATACAACTCAGTCTTGGTTTGACATTAGTACTATTAATATGTCAACTCCTTCAACTCCAGTATACGAAAATTTCAATGGTGTTTTTAGCCATTTGAGATTTAAGTATAGTAATAATTCTGGTAACACTGGAACTATTGATAAAATTCTTTTAAGAAATTAGTTGACTTTATTATAGATATATCGTATACTCTTAGTATGAGTATAGTATCTGATACAGTTCTAACATATTTGCCACCAAAGCGTAAGACAACTCCTAGTGGTTGGGTTTCGTTTAATGCTCCGTGTTGTAATCATAATGGTACAACTGCGGACACAAGACAACGTGGCGGCTTAATTGCCAATCCGGATGGTGGCGTAAGTTATCACTGTTTTAACTGCGGCTTCAAAGCATCCTGGCAACCGGGCAGGAACTTTAGCCACAAGCTGCGTAAACTTCTCCAGTGGATGGGAGCACCTGACGATATAATCAACAAGGTGGCACTTGAGGTTATGAGAGAGAACGAAGGCGTTGAGGTCAAGAACCGTATAGCGGAACTGCCTACCTTCAATACTGTCCCGTTGCCAGACGATGCGATTAAGATCACAGACATCACAGACTTCAACAAGTTTAGCATGGCTATACTAGAGTACATGGCAGCACGTCACTTGAATGTAGATGACACTGACTACTACTGGAGCCCAAGCCTAGGCTATCGTGATAGATTGATCATACCCTTCTACTACGAAGGACGCATCGTAGGGTGGACAGGACGTTCAATACTAGCAGACAAGAAGCCCAAGTACTTGAGTGAGATACAGCCCGGGTTCGTGTATGGGCTAGATGAACAGCGTCATACTAAAGTGTTTGCTATTGTATGCGAAGGACAGATCGATGCTATCCATGTAGAAGGCTGTGCCCTAGGCGGTTCAGAGATTAGCGATCAACAAGCAATGCTACTCAACAGGCTACAGAAACAGATCATTGTAGTACCTGACAGAGACAAGGCTGGTAGCAAACTAGTAGAACGTGCTATTGAACTAGGTTGGAGTGTTAGTTTACCTGATTGGATGCCAGAGATAGGCGACATCGGAGATGCTGTAAGTAAATACGGAAGACTGTATACGTTACATAGCATTGCAAATGCTGCAGAAGAATCGCCACTTAAAATTAGACTGAGAGCAAAAAAATGGTTCACTTAAAAAAATTCTGGAATTGGTTAATAATTCCCTATACTAAATGGAAGAAGAAACAAGATCTAAAAAAGAAGATTGAAGAACTTAAAAAACGGGATCCTTTTATTTACAAATGATTAATTGGGGAATGGTTGGCAATAGTCACGATGCTAGCCTAGCTGTATTTGATGACAATAAGTTACTATGGGCAAGTCTTGCAAAGGACTTCTCCAAAATTCCTAATGACCCAGACTTTAATTGGACACAGCTAGAAGTAGCCAAACAAAAATTTGGAACGCCATCTAAGATTTATTGGTATGAAAAACCTGTACTAAAAACACTGCGTCAGTTCAAAGCAGGACAGGGTTGGTTATACAAAGAAAATAACATAAAAAAATATTTAAAGCAATGGGATATCAATTGTAAAATTAAATATACTCAGCATCATCTAAGTCATGCTGCCTATGCTTATTACACACAACCTCATGATGATTGTGCTGTAATCTGTTTAGATAGTATAGGTGAGTTTGAAACTTTAACTATATGGCACGGAAAGAACAATAAACTTAGAAAGATTTACAGTCAAGGTTATCCACACAGTCCTGGCTTATTTTATTCGGCAATGACTCAACGTTTAGGATTAGTACCACAACGTGACGAGTACATGGTAGCAAGCATGGGGGAAGGTCACGACCCGGAACATTTTCGCAACGCTGTAATGACTGAGATAGTAGACCGTTTACCTAGCTTTCGAGACCCTAGGTGGAGATTTAAAGAAAATTTACATAGAGGCTGTCGATGGTTCCGTCCAGAAATAAGCACTGAAAGAGCTTTAGGAATGTTAGCAGCAACTACTCAAGAAATATTTGAAGATGCTGTGTTTGGTCTAAGCTGTTGGGCAAAAAATAAAACTAAGAGTTCTAACTTAGCACTAGCAGGCGGAGGCGCACTAAACAAACAAGCTATTGATAAAATTAGAGATCAATGGCAAAATGTGCATGTGCCTAAGAACCCAGGCGATCCTGGAAGTTGTATCGGTACGTTTCTAGCACATTCAAAACAGCATATATCAATTGACAACAAATGGCATAAGGCTTTATAATACTAATATGAGCACAAGACAAAATACAGACTACGGTTACGATATACAAAAAATCTATCTAGAAATGATGCTGACTGACGCCGAGAGTTTTGTGCGATGTCAAGCTGTGTTTGATCCGTTATCTTTTGATAGACGCTTACAAGACCCTGCAAAGTTTTTAAATGATTATGTTGTCGAACACAATGCATTACCTACTTTTGAAATGATAAATGCAGCAACTCAGGTAGATTTAAAACACCCGGGCGACTTAGCAGAAAATCACTATGACTGGTTGCTCAAAGAATTTGAAACATTTAGTAGACACAAAGCATTAGAGAAAGCAATCCTTGATAGTGCTGACTTATTAGAAAAGGGCGAGTACGGGCCTGTTGAAGACTTGGTTAAGAAAGCTGTGCAAATTGGTCTACAGAAAGATCTAGGTACTGATTACTTTGCTGATCCTAAGTCTCGTCTTGAAGCAATTAAAGACAAGAACGGACAGATATCTACAGGCTGGCCAAGTTTAGATAAAAAATTATTTGGCGGATTTAACAGAGGCGAACTGAATATCTTTGCAGGTGGTTCAGGATCTGGTAAGAGTTTATTCTTAGCAAACATGGGAGTGAACTGGGCACTACAAGGATTGAACGTGGTGTACTTGACATTTGAGCTTTCAGAAAACTTAGTAAGTATGCGTCTTGATTCGATGACTACAGATATTCCTAGTCGCGATGTGTTTAAAAGTATTGACGATGTAGAAATGAAAGTCAAGATGATTGGCAAGAAGTCGGGTGCATTCCAGGTCAAGTATATGCCCACAGGCAAAAACGCAAACGATATCAGAAGCTATTTGAAAGAATACGAAATTAAAACAGGACGTAAGGTAGATGTACTATTAGTTGACTACTTGGATTTGATGCATCCTATTGCCGCAAAGATTAGCGCAGAGAACTTGTTTGTGAAAGACAAGTATGTATCGGAAGAGTTACGTAACTTGGCTATGGAGTTGAACACTATCTTTGTTACAGCATCTCAGTTGAACAGAAGTTCAGTAGAAGAAATTGAATTTGATCACTCGCACATCTCGGGCGGTATATCTAAGATCAACACAGCAGATAACTTGATTGGTATCTTTACTAGTAGAGCAATGCGTGAGCGAGGACGCTATCAGATCCAGTTAATGAAGACACGTTCGTCGAGTGGTGTGGGACAAAAAATTGATCTAGAGTTTGATGTAGACACATTACGTATTCGAAACTTGGACGAAGACGAAGATGAAAATACTAATTCGTTTGGTACTAACAAAACAGTGAATAACATTGTAGGTAATCTCAAACGCAATTCTGCCGTAGATAATACGGAAACAAATGACGATCCATCACAAGGCTCGTCAGTAGGAAAAATCAAAGTAGAAGCAGAGTCTACTAAACTTAGATCATTTTTAGCAAATCTTGACAACGAGGAATAATGAAATGGCAACATCAGAAGAAAAACAAGAACTAGTAGACACACTTAGTGGTCCACGCTACTATCGTATTCAACTAACAGGATATGGCGGTGAAAGTTCATACATGAGTATTTCGAAAGAAGCACATGACTTTTGGAAGGATCACACAGAGCAATATGGTGACAGTGATCTTGTAAACTATATGATAGGTGCAGAAGATAATGACTTTGACTTCGAGGACATCGAAGGCGTACCAACAGAAGCAGAGTTTATGACTGACGAAGACGGAGATGCTCGTCCTTGGTTTGAACCGCCGAACGAACTTGAACATACATATGGTGTAGAGTACGGCAGTGCTCGTTTGTACGTTGACGAAGTTGACGGAGAAGACTACGGTGCTCAAAATATTGCAGAAGTAGTAAGCGGTGACGATCTACAAGAATATATTGACACGGTATCAGAAGAAAGCGATTGGGAAGTAGAAATCATCGAAATGGGATGTTGCGACGAACATGAAGAACACAAGTATATTGCACAGATGTATTCAAGTGAAAAGGGCGGGTTCTTTGATGGTCGTATTGAAACTGTGGGTGAGTTCGATCCTAAGAAACTAAAGTTCCATACCACAGAGTATTTGAACGGCGAAGACACTGTAACAGAAGTATACTACGACGGTGTTGAAGTTGACAACGACGGTGCAGAAACTAACGGAAAAGGTTATTCCGCGGCAGTTTGGGAAAATTAAACCTGTGCTAGATATTAAGTTTATATGTGGAGAACCTAAAGTTGCTGAGCACTACCCTGTAGTCCCTGCAAGTCAAGCTAAACCAGATTGGTACAAGAAAACAACTCCATGGCTAGGTCAGCCTCATCAGAGCTACCCTACAATTAAAAAATGCATGCCTGTTGGCGACTATATCAATATGGGCTACATGGTAATGAATCCTGTAGAACAAGAAATTTCTAATGCACCTAGACTAGACACAGGGGTAGAAGGTTTTAGTCGTGAGTATCCCCAGGGTTGGGCTATGCAATGTCCGCAAGAGGGTCACGAGCATGCTCAGTGTCCAGTAGAGCTTCAGGGAAGACGTAGGGATTATATCACGTTTAGTGTACCGTGGCGTATTGAAACACCGCCGGGGTATAGCTGTCTTATTATGAGTCCGTTCTATCACTTCGAGGAACGCTATCAATTATTTCCAGCTGTAATCGATACTGACACAATCGACGTACCTTGGAACAACTGGCCCGGTGCTATGCTACAAGATAGATTTGTATTACAGCCAGGAGAGCCTTTAGCACAGATAGTTCCATTCAAGCGGGACGATTGGAAGATGTCACTTGAAGTAGATGAAAACGGTCTAAAGCGTGACACTAGTCTTAAGTTTTTTCTTAGCGATGCATATGCTAAAATATTTCACAGGAAGAAAAAATATAAATGATCAAAGTTACTGTAAGCCAACAGCCTATTTTTAGAGACCTACTAATGAACTACGAATGCACACTAGATGTGCTGGAAGCAAATGCAGATACCGATTGGCTGTTAACTCCAGAGTGTGCTGTAAGCGGATACTGTATGCCGCCTACGCTGAATAATGTGTTCGATGTAAGAACAACACAAGTAGAGAAGATTATACAAAAAATCAAGGATCGTGCAAAGGAACTAAGCATAAACCTAGCACTAGGCTCGGGCATAAAAGACAACGATGGTTATCCCTACAACAGCATGTTGATATACGATCAGGGCAACCTAGTCAGCATGTACAAGAAACGTATTATTACCCGTGGCTGGGAAGGCGGTGGGGAACATCATCACTATCTTGCAGGACATGTGCCTAACTATTTTTATTTAGATCAAGAACAAACTGTTCTAGCATCATCTATGATATGCAATGACTTTTGGTGTATGCCAAGAGTAGCACCTGCCGGTAATCCCTACTACCAAGTAGAGCTAGCAAAGAACGGTGTAGACATTTTGTTTGTAAGCAGCAACTGTAACGGCGAAGAACCAGACCACCTAGCAAAAGTATGGAACGAATCACATCTACAGATATTTGCTAGAGAGTTTGGTATGTATGTAGTGCATGCTGGAAGTGCTACTAGTATTAATCACAAAGAAACAGATTTCCTACAGTGCTCTTCAGGAGTGATCGGACCAGACGGTGAGTGGATAGCCAAGTGCAAAGACCTAGGCATGGACAGTGTCACAGTAGAGCTAGACATCAAACCAAGACTGGCTGTAGAAAAAGCCAGCAGCCATATTTTTGTAAGGAAGGACCCAGATGAAGATCACCGCTAGTCAACAGCCTGTGTTTGACAGCGTTCAAGAAAATCTTGAGTGTTTGTTAGACGTACTAGAAACCCACCCTGATTCAGATTGGATCCTTACCCCCGAGGGTAGCCTCAGCGGCTATTGTGCCAACGTGTGTCATGAGGGTACCCAAGAGCAAAAGAACGAATACTTCAAAGCCTTGGACACCCTGGAAACTTATCTGATCAAAAACAAACGCAGCATAGCACTGGGCACAGGCCACTACGAACAGGATGGCTTCCCCTACAATCAGATACGCTACTATCGTGAAGGGCAGCTCATATCAGCATACAACAAACAACTATTGACCCGCACACACAATGGCCTGGGTGAATACTATTTTTACCTACCAGGCCTAGAAAGCAGCATAGTTGAACTCAGCAACACTGGCCCTAGGTTGGGCAGCCTTATTTGCAATGACGCCTGGGCATTCCCCTCAGCGGCACCCAAGGGTGACCCTTACCTATGGAACACTATCAAAGACCAGGGTGCATGCTGTGTGTTTGTGAGCGCCAATTGTAACGCTGAAGCCTACGACCCACACGTATACACATGGCACGAAAATCATCTACAGCTACAGGCCAAGCTGTGTGGCATGCACGTAGTAGTGGCCAGCGCCAGCACAGACATGCTGGGAGGCACCGTAAACTTTATGCAAGCACCCTCGGGCATAATAGGGCCTGACGGTGAGTGGATAGCCAAGTGCAACACCCAGGGCATGCACAGTGTCACGGTGGAGATTGATCTATGAAGCTGTGGATCTACGGAGACAGTTTTGCCACAGACTGGAAAGTGGATTGGGGATGGCAGAGACTGTTGGCACCCAGGTTGAAAACATCGCACTGTTACATACAGGCCTGTGCAGGAACCAGCAACGAGTGGATTCTCAAAACATTTAGAGACGATGCGCATGAGCCTGGTGACTGTGTGATAGTATTTCTTACTGAACCCGCAAGGCAATGGTTCTTTGAGGATGAACCGCATCTCAGCAACCTAGTAAGCATTTTGAACACGGCGGATGCAGCAGACGTCAAAGAAGCCTCTAGAGAAAAATATGATGCTGTGATCGGTTACTATGAACATCTGCACAGAGACGACTTGTCAGATCTTCGCCTACAGATGATCACTGACTTCCTGCGTGTGAAAGGTATTGAACGACAGATCAACCTACAGGTTATTCCAGCGTTTACCATGAACATAGACTGGACCGACCTATACCCCTGCAAGGGCAACATGACTTGGAGCATATGCGACAGAGAGTTTGCAGATTGTAGGGACATTGAACAGTGGTACGGTCAAAGCATTGACACCAGAGCCAATCACATGACCGCCCACAATCACCGGGTGTTTGCAGACCTACTGTTGGAAAGATTCACCAAGCCAGGCGCTGGACTACTGGATCTAGAGCACGAGCGTTTTCAAACTGGATTCCTCAAACTGGAGCACAAGCTGACCCATCCGGGACTGTGTGAACAACTGGTACAAATGGCCATGCAGCCGGGCAATACCATTCCCCCACAGCATTGGCCAAAAAACAACACCCAGGACTAAAAATCACCCGTGCGACAGACACCGTAAATAAAGGTTTTACCAGCATAAATGAGCCTTAAATTGCCGTTTAACCACTAAATGGTATATTGGGTAGCAAAACCGAAAACCCATGCAATTAAGAGCCATTTATGGCCCGCAGCCGCAGAGCGGTTTACGCTAAAAAGCGCGAAGCGTTAGCGCAGAATTTTACAAGCTAACGCAGCACCAAACGCTAAATATTCAAAAGGAGACAGCATGTACGAAAAGTATTACAATCCTCAACTAACACTAGAAGACTACGATAAGATTGTCAAGGCCAAGAGCGGGCACTGGGACAAGAAAGACAAAGATGCTATGCGAGCTCTTCAGCCTTACTTTACACTGGGATATCTAGAAACCAATCGCTCAGGTGAGATATGGCTTACAGTAAAAGGCACACGCACTCTACAAGCAGCTGGCTGTGATCCGCTTGACAGTAGAAAGTTCTTTAGTAACAGTCCTAAGCTAGAGCAACATGACGGATAAACCAAAAGACAAACAAGAGTTCTATCAAAAGATGGGTTGGGTACACTGTAGTACATGTGGAAGCATGTTTGATGACTATGACGAATACACACAGCATCGCAAAGACTGTCAAGGTGTACACATGTATGACGCACCGTTCGATTGGAGCATCAGCGAGTAATCCACACTTGCTATCCTAGCACACAGCTAAGAGGTTCTTGTTTAGACACATATAAATGTACTGTGTACATACACGTTCGTTGGGAGTCTTTGCTTTCAGCAAGCGACCCCTGCACTCACGTGTGTGTTCGCTTCGCTAGCTTACAGTAGAGAAAAGGGTTCAAGAGTCGCCTTCCTCCGAAAAGACTCCCTACACAGTAAAAAAATAGTGCGCAAAAAAATTTAGGGAAGTACTTACACATTTCCGAAATGGGTTCTACACAGTGTGCGAGATCCCGTGCGAAAAATTATAGAGAAGTACTTACAGAAGTTGGTTGGTGATTTTGTACCACTACTACTAAAAAACAGCTTTAAAAACAATAGCTTACTACGCCCCGCCCCTCAGAAATTTTTTAAATTGTTTTGGTAACCCCTTGATGTGATTGAAATTTTTTTCACAGCCAAATGTGTTGACTTTTTGTTGTGTTGTGTTATTATATATAAACAGTAACAAAACGGAGCAATACATAATGTTAGTAAGCGAACTAGTAGCACAGCTGCAAGCACTACCGCAACACTTGCAAGTAACAGCGTTTTCGCACTACTCAGCAAAAGAACTTGAACTGCACAGTGCGGAACTGTTTGAGCAAATGGGCGAAGTAACTGACGCAGACTATATTCCTGAATCAGTAACACTGCACTTTGATGTGTAGTGTTTAGTTAACACACAAGCACAGCACATACGCTGTGCTTTTTTTTGGCTGTGTGTTTTGTGCGCATAAGAAAAAAGGACAGTGTTGCCACCGTCCCTTTCTTGCATGCAGATCCGAGCCTGCTGCCTACACTCTTGTTGTTAGTCTAGTCTACTTGCTGCGTAGACTTTGTCAAGTCCTGTTAGTGCTTTGAATGTGTCCTTGTATGCTTGCGCACCTGCGTCAGCTGCGTCTACACTCTGTCCACGGTACCATGTGTTGCGGATTTGGAATGCTCCATCATAACACTTCCGCGCTCCTGTTACTGCTTCTAGTGCTTTGCCCAGCTTGCTGTTAGCACGTACACCAAACACTGCTACGTGCGCAAAGCCACAAGCGCCTGCGTCTCTACCACCAAAGTGTTTGTCCACGAACGCTTGGCTTGCTGCCTCAGCTGCTGCTAGTGCGTTAGTGTGTGCTAGTTCAATGTTGTGTTGTTCCAATTGCATAGTATGCCCTCTATCTATTGCTTCATTGTGTATACAGTATATGGTCAGTGTGCTGTGTTGTCAACCATTTTCTGTGCTATTTCACGATCTATTTCGTCAGCGGCTGCGTTGAATGCATCATAGAACTCATCGTCTGTGTTGTACAGTTCTCTCGCATAGTGATACGCATCAGCATCCACATAGTTCCATATGATCTCATTAGTACGATAGTCACGGTTCTCTTGTAGTGCTACCAGTCGTTGTAACAGTTTCAACATTGTGCTGCCTCCTCACGTTCTGCCATCAGTTCTAGGTGTGCTTCGAACTCTGTGATCTCGTCGCAGGCCGCACTCATCAATGCACGGACGGTTGGTCGATCAGGAGTTTCGTTTGCTAACAGCTTTGATAACTCTGAACGCAATGCGTAGATGTCGTTGATATGCATGTGTATTCCCTCTTTGCCCTAACTGTTATATGCAGTATATGATCAATGTGCTGTGTTGTCAACCGAAAAAGTAAACAATCGCAGCAAATAATAATACGTATGGTGCAATCTTAAATCCGATCTTTGCCGCGGCCACAATCACAGCAATGGTCACGCCCGCGATGAATCCATACTGTACGAAAGGAATTAGTGCTTCTAGTAGTGCTTGAAAGTCGTTCATGGTGTGCCCCGTTTGCTGTCAACCGAATTTGAGTTGAAGGCATACAGGTATTGAAGCTCGGCATTCACTACATCATACGGGTAAGATCCAAACTCGTAGTTTTCAATCTCCTCTTCCAACTCGAGGATCTGAGCCTGTATTTCTTCTGAAGTCTTCATCTTGTTGCCCTCATGGCGTGCTAACTGTTATATTAAGTATACGACCTAAGCCGTACGCTGTCAACCTCTTTTTTACTTTTGATATGCTGTGGGTGTATGGGCGGTGTTGACTAGGATTTGTGGATTGTTGCGCAGGATGCGAACGAAATAGGCTTGCATGCGCGGCTTGTGGATTGTGTGCTTGAGTGCGCTGACATGATATTTGTACAACACACGATGCAGATACATGCTGTGATTGAATTGATTGAATGCTGTGGTGAGCTGTGGGTTTGTGGGAATGTGCTTGCGGATGAGCTTGCTGACTATGCGAGCGAGTTGTGTGTTGTGGTTATTTGCGAATGCTTGACGTTGCGACATAAGATTGCCCTCTTTGCTTTAACTGTTTATAGTATAAGGTCGTTGGGGTGAGATGTCAACCAAAAAAAACCCCACTTGGATGAGGGCGGTCCAAGTGAGGCTAGTTTCGAAGTAGAGCGTGAGGGCATATGAGGGATGCTCTACTTCTACCCAGTGATGTCGTTGAGGGCTTAACGTTTCATCACTGTGTTCTCTGCCATCGCTTCCCAATTGCTGGGAAATGCTTTGGCTAAGTCGGCGACTTTCAACACTGTTCTTAATGACAGCTCACGCAGTCGCTTCTTATTAATATCAACAAAGTCTACAATCTCTTGATGTACTTCTTCGTCGAATCTGTATTCGTCCAGCATACCGTCGGTAACAATCTGCTTGATGCGCAACATCTTCTCTCGCTCTGTGTCGATTGTTAGATCAACATAGTGGCAACGGCTTTCAAGTGCTTCTAGGTGATCACGCATCTTCTTGCTCTTGACGTTGTCGAACTTGATGTTGGTGATAAAGATCGCACTACCTTTGAACTCAAAGCTATCTGGCACACCTTCGTTGCGCAGCTTGAAGCTGTCAGTGTTCCAACAGATGCGACGTGTCTTCTTTGTGTCCAGTGCCGCTTTTAAAATATTAAGGCTGAGTTCATCTGAAAAGATACTGTCACAGTCATCGAACACTACCACGTTGTCTTTGTCTGCCATCTTGTATAGCTTTACATACAAACCAATCGCACTCATCGCGCCCTTGACCACTTCGTACTTCTTCAGCTTCTCGTCGTTGGCAATCTCTGCTAGAAGATCGTGCTTGCCTAGTACTTTTTCTACACCGTGACTCTTACCAACACCTGGAGGGCCACTCACAATCATTGCACGTACATCGCCTTTCTTGCAGGCTTTGGTCATCTCCTCCAACATGTCGAAACGTTCACGCAGGCGATCGATAGTCTCTTCATCGGTCTCCTCACGCTGGACGACGGCTACGGAGCTGTCTACAATCTCGTATGACTGTGCGCTCTCGCATTTGATCTTGATGTTGCGGTCCGGAAAGCCTGCGACCGTTGCACCATTCACCGTTACGTAGCCGCCGCCCGCACCAACCTTGAACTCTTCTACCAGTGGAAATACCATTCCGGCCAGTTCAACTTCTTTGCCGCGGATCTTGTAAGTGCCTTCTAAAATTCTAATGTTCTGCATGGTTGCCCTCATGTGTTTTGCTATTGTTTAAGTATACGACCTTTAGTCAGTTAGGTCAACCATTTTCTGTTCTAATTTTTCTAGTGTGGTTGGCTCAGTAGCCGCTGACACTTGCTCTGCTGTGCTGTTCACAAGGTTCAACATGATGTCTCCAAACTCAGCAAGGGTTCCGTTCATGTACAGTGCCCCTAACACAAATCCAATTATCAAGTTGATCATTACACTGCCTCCAAGTCTGCGTATTCTTCGTAGGGTAGTGGCTCACAGTTGTCTGACAACCCTTTGCGCAGTTCTGCTTCATAAGCCTCTGCTTCCTGCTCAGCTTCGAACTGGCGGTTCAGTGCAGAACAGATGCTGTCGTAAGTATCTTCTAGTTCTTCCATGCTCATCACATCCCAGTTGAGGCGCAAACGACATCCGTTGAGATCCTTAGACGCATCACTAATGCCATCGATCAGTTGGCTGCGCTTGAAGTCCTCTACAGTGTAGACTCCCATGTCAGCCCAGAAGCTCATGTCGTCTGTGTACTTGCTCATCCACAGGCCTGGCTCCTGCTCCATCATAAGGTCTGCTTTTGCGTTAAGAGATTCGATGTGCTGAAGAAGTGTTGTCATTTGGATTGCCCTTTGCCCTAACTGTTATATATAGTATATGGTCACTTGCGCTCGATGTCAACCTTATTCTGCATAAATTTTGAAATTAATTGCTTGTCTTCATCTGTGAAGCTCTTCTCAGTTGTGCCAAAGGTAGTGCCCAAACGTGTGAGCATACAGCCTACTTGGCTCATTTGATTGAGCATGCGTAAACCATCGTCCGTGACATCTTTCAGTCCGTGGAGCTTACCATAGTTCTCGGACCAGTCCTGCATATCAGCACCGACGTGGCATAGCTTCTTGTATTCCGGTGACACTTCGTAAATTGACATTCGTCTTCTCCTTTGTATTGGTGGACCCACCTGGACTCGAACCAGGGACCAACCCATTATGAGTGGGGTGCTCTAACCACTGAGCTATAGGTCCTTAACTTGGTGCTCCCTCCCGGACTCGAACCGGGACACTGTTTCCAGCGAGAGATTTTAAGTCTCTTGTGTCTACCTATTCCACCAAGGGAGCTAAATTTGGCCTCCGCGGCAGGATTCGAACCTGCGACCCTGGGATTAGAAATCCCATGCTCTATCCAGCTGAGCTACGCGGAGATAACTTTAATTAATCTATTTCCTGAAGTTCTTCATCCCACATGGCAACGTCTTCAAAGATGCCCCATTGCTCCAGGATGTCGTATTCGCGTTTGCTCAGAGCACTCTCATCACCACGAGCAAGTTCTGCTACATCCTCTAACACGAAGTCATCACCATCCGTCCACTCGCCTGCGAAGTCCATGCCGGGTTCGTAATAGTTGGCTGATACTTCGAAGCCCTGTTCTTTCAAATACTCATACAGTGCCACTGGTGGTGCCCAGGCTGAGTCGAACGATGCTGTGAGTGTTGTGCCATCGTATTCCATACTCAGAGGTTCTACATCCCACTTGGTTCCCCAGTTGTCCACTGAGTTATTGTAGTCCCACTCTCCCAGTGGACGAAGCAGTTCGAAGAATCCGTCTGCGGCTTCTGCTGTGCTTACACGATACAACAGTGCCTTCTGCTCTTCTGTTGTGGCTGTGATGTCTGCATTGTTCATGCACCAGTTAGGCATTATGCGTCCTCCTCTTCGAAGCGTGAGTCCAGTTCGTTCGCTGTAAGCATATCACGAACGTCGTCTTGGCTCATATATTTGAGAGCGGCCGTAAGCATCATCATAGGATCTACTATGCCGTCTTCAACCATTTCAATTGCGTAATCTCTGTAATCCATTGCGTTTGCCCTCGCGTTGTTTAACATTGTCTATACAGTATACGATCAAAGTTTAGAGATGTCAACCTCTAATTCAAGTTTTTGTGCAATTTCTTTAATGCGGTCCGATACAATCTGCGGATGCTCATCACAGTAGCCGCTTAGGCCGATCAGCATACCTTTGAGCGTGGCCAAGTTATAGCTGGCAGCATTCCGCTCTTCACAAAGTTGATCATATGAGTCTTTGTAGACTGTTACCGTTTCCATTACACTGTCTCCTGTCGAGCCGCGGCCAATGCACCGCTTGCCATAATAACCAAACCCGCAACAGCAATTGCCAAGCTATCTAGCGGAACTGTGACTTCTGTGTTGCTTTCGATGGCGCCTACGCCGCCTAACATAAGGAAGAAGCCTGCTACGATTCGGATTGTGCCTTGCATGTGTATTCCCTCTTTGCCCTAACTGTTATATATAGTATATGCTCGTTCGAGTTCGTTGTCAACCACTTTATTAAACTTTCTGTATTTTTTTCCAAACGTCAGCGGCTTGGAGAATACATTGATCTCTCCGTCCTCTCGTCTATAGGCATACATCTTGCCTTTGGTGTTGTCCACGAGATAGGTATGAGGGTGGAGACCTTCAGTGGTCTCCTGTAGAGTTTCCAAAGCCATTACTTGCGTCCCTTTAACAGTGCCTTAATGAGTTTGGCTTCTTTGCCCTTGATGCGAGGATCCTTTCGGATCTCTCGCTCTACCGCTTTCTCGTTGTACTCTCTCATTTCAAGTACCCCGGACCGGTCCAACGAATAGTATATCCACCGTCTAGGATGTTACCACGCGGCTTGTTACGAGCAGGAGCATTGAAGCCCGCCGCCATCAACAAGTCGCCCTTGCGGAACTTCTTATCGTCATCTACATTTACGATGAAACCCCACACCATTGTCTGCGATCCCAGCTTCTTGAGGATCTTCACATACTTCTTACCAGCTTTGGCGGTAACACCTTCGTTGAACGCAGTGACCATGTCTTCACGATCACAGAACTCAGCGTAGTTGTCTTTGATGTCTTGGATGAGTTTTTCGATTTGTGCTTGCATTTGATTGCCCTCTAATGCTTCAGTGTCTATACAGTATATGCTCAACGGCTGGGTTTGTCAACCCCTAATCTAGATCAGCCTGCCAATATTCTCCATCAAAGGTTGCGACCACAGCGCCCAGTGGATAGTCACTGTGCTCAAACATAATGAAAGGACGGCCCATCCAGTCAATCTGCTGTGTGACAATGTTGACTTCTTCCAGTGACAGTTTGGTGTCTGTGCCTGGGTAAGCTGAGTTGAAGATCCTAATCATACCGCATACTCCTTGTTGGACTTGAGCTTCCATTTCTCTAGCACAGGATAACCATACTCGTCTTCGTCTACCACAACAGTTGCCACAGTCTTCTTGACGATTGCATAGCGCCAGCCAGTCATGCCGCATACGCCTTCTCCACCTACCCATACCTTGTGTGGAAAGATGGCCATGGGCTTGTCATAGCATTCTTCGTTGAGGCTATACTCAAAGTAATTGCCGGTGTCCCGCTCTACGAAACAACCTATCGGTGCTTGGGTGTAAGTGTAGTATGCCATGTTGCCCTCCAATGCCCTAACTGTTATATACAGTATATGATCAACTAGGATCGTTGTCAACCTCTTTTTTATGTTTTTTCTTGCGAGTGAACTTGGTGCGATCCCGTTCTGCTCGAGGACGATAAGGACCGTCTAGGTCACGGACGGACTTGGCAACCCAGTTGCGTGGTTTAGGTTTCTGCGGTGTACGAACTTTCTTAGCCATTGGATGCCCTCCTAACTGTGAAACTAGTATAGCAAGAGCACCCCGAGTTGTCAACCCCTAGTTTATCGGCGCACCTGGTTTAGTGTCTGTCAACTGCTTTTGGCTGTTTATCAGTTTGATCATGTTCTCGAATACTGTTTGTGGATCCTGTTGCAGGTTCATGGGTGCGGGGATACAAGTCGCTTCGCCCAGTCCCATGCTCAGAGTGATCTTCTCTGCGGCCTCCACGCAAACCGCACGGTCTTGGTACAGCATGGGTTCGCTTCCCATCAGTGCTGTGCTCAGCAATAGAAATTTCATCGTCTTACTACCTCTACCAAACGACTTGCTCGGCCGGTGTAGGCACTTGCACTCACACCAACCATCTGTCCGGCCTTTTGCTTTGCACTCTGTTCACTCAGTGCCATCACAGTTCCTTGGAACCGACCATCATAGTAAACGAAATATTGATTCATCATTACGCTGTCTCCTCAACAAAGAACCAGTACTCTTCTTCTGTTAGATTAAATCCTGGAAGGTTGTCCCACAGTGCTGAGAACACTTCCTCACGTACTACGGTGTCTGTTGCTTCCGAGAACTCTAAGCTGGTCTGGAGCTTCTCCAACTCGCGATATGCAAATCCCCACACATCGGCATTGGTAGCTGCCTGCTCTTGCCCCAACTGGAGTGCGGCACGTACTATGCGGTCTACCATCTTGTCACCAGCGTCGGTAAACATGCCATATTGCTCAACTACTCGCATTTCAAAACCCTCTCTCTAATGCTTCATTGTTTATACAGTATAGTCTCAAAGGTTGCGCCTGTCAACCCCTAATTTGCAAAAAGAAGACTGTAATTATTTACAGCCTCCTAAATGCAAATGATTCTTATTTAGATTATGCGTGTTGCATTAATTGTGTGTACATGCATTCGCGCAGCACTGTATCCTCTGCGCTGTTTAGTGCGGCAACTGCTAGACTTTTAACTGAGGTGTGTTGCGCACTAGCAGACAACAGGTACTGTATTTTTGCACAGTTGTCTGTTATGCTGTAGTCGCCTGCTTCCACTACGCTGTCATAACTAGCACGTGCAATTGCTTGTGCGTAATGTGTTATAACGTTTGCGACTGCGGCAGGATAGTATGTAGTGTTTTGCATATAGTGCCCTCTATATTGTTTAACTGTGCATACAGTATAACACAATATGCACAGTTGTCAACCCCTATTTTAAGTGTTGTGCATATTGTTTGCGCATGTTGTCGTCTATTGCGTCATATGCGCTGTCTACTAGCGTTTGCGTAACTTGCAACTTGTTGTCGCCGTCTAGCGCCGCTATTAATAAATGCAGCTGCGCTTCGTCTAGTGTACGCATAAAACGCCGTGTTGCGTTCCACTGCTGTAGTGCTTTTTCGTTTAGTTTTTGCATAGCGTGCCCTCTTTGCAATTAATTGTTTATGTGTACATAGTAGCACACATAAACACATTTGTCAACCCCTTTTTAATAACTACACAGCACACGCACAGCAAGTGTGCTGTAGTCTGCGTTTGTGTTGCCAGTTTGCTTTGCAAGTTTAGCAGCGTTGTCGCATGCGTCTTCAAATTGCTCCGCTATGCATTCCCTGTATTCTGTGTCGTAACTACACAGCGCAGCACCCGCATCCGCTAGCGTAAACTGTATATTTGTACAGTCGTCGCTGTCGTCTAGTGTGTCGTACAGCATTTGCAAATTTTGCATAACCTCCTGCGCATCCGCTAGTCGCACAAAGTAGTTGTCGTTTTCTACTGCACAGTCTGCGTTAACCTGTGTCAAGTTTGCAAGTGTGTCTGCTAAAAACACAAGCACAAAAGCACGTTCCGCTTGTGTAAATGCTTCTAGCTGTTCTGCTGTAAGCAAGTCAAAATTCTCGTCGCTTACTACAGCGCAGTTTGTAAAAATCTTGTTGTATTGCATAGTTTGCCCTCTTTGCAATTTTTTAGTGTATATGCAGCAGCATACTACAAAAGCATGCTGCTGTCAAGTGTTTTTTACAATTAACTTGCTTCTAGTTGCATACACATACGTGCAACATCTTCGTTATGCAAATTATGCTTGTTTGCAATTGCATCTTGTGCTTGTAACACTGCATTGCATTGCAATTTATCGTCGTCAAATATTACAGCATAAAATGCGTCTGTGTAGCCGCAATCGTCGTCGTTGTAGTATTGCACATTGTTGTCGTAGTGCGCTTCTACATACTCCGCATCTGCTTCGCTAAATGCGTCTGTGTATATGCCGCTGTCGCACATGTAGTGCCATACGCCGCATAACAGCGTTGCTTCGTAATCGCCCGCAATATTAGCGTAAGTGTTAACTAGTGCTTGCACGTCTGCAAGTGCTGCTTGTGTAAAGTTTTGCATATATAGCCCTCTATATAGTTTAAGTTAATTTTTTACTGTATAAGCAGTATAGCCTCGTTTGCGCAAAAAAGCAAGCATTATTTTTTTTGTAAGCTATTGAAAACACAGAGGAAAAAAACTTTTTTTAATTTATTTTTCCCTTACGAAACAATGACTTACAAGACCTCAGAAGGTTGACTTTTTGGCGGCGAGGCCGTATACTGTATATAACAGTTAGGGCAAAGGCACAAAACATACAAGCGGGAACGAAGAGACCGGAGTACAAGGAGGGAGGGTGCGCGAACCGAAAGTTATCCACAGCTTGTCCACAAGTCGCCCCACCTTCATTTAACATAATATATTATATGCGCACACGGCCGGTATTATGTTAAATGCGCACGGCCCCACCTCAACAATATCAAACACTTAGCGCACGTTCCTCATCCAATTCTCATTTAACATAATACACATTATGCGCACCCCTCGCAAAAGTTATCCACAGCTTATCCACAACACATAAGTGCTTGTTTAGAAAGAACAAAACGAACACAAAATCCTCAACAAAAACAATAACTTACACGGGACGAACGCAAACGAGGCGGCGAACGGCGGACTTATGCACAGAGCTAAGTGCTTGATTTTACACAAGATTTGCTAAGTGTTTGATTTTACACACAATATTCTCGCACACACTTATACACAAGTTATACACAAAAAGTGCAGAGGCCTAAATGCAAATAATTCGCATTTAGATCACACAGCCAAACACACAGTATGCAATAAGTCACTATGCACTATAGTAGCTATACACACTATACCATACACTACACACCGTACACTACGCTAACGGTCACATTGTATAACATGCTACACTATACTATACACACACTCTGTATACTGTATAGCTAGTAAGAGATCTATCCCCACAGAGGCCGAGTTCTCAGACAGTTTAATGGTGGGTTTACGGTGCCAATACTGTAGGCCTAATGTTAAATAAGAATTATTCGCATTACGGTTCTGGCACGATCTATAGCCAAAAAAAAATTTCTTGACCGTGGTGACGAGAGGCATAGTTCAAATACTTTTTACCTTTCTCTCAAATACTTTTTACCTTTCTTTCAAACGCTTTTTACGGTTCTTCCCACGCTAGATTCAACCTAGTCACACTATAAAATCAACCTAGACACACAGTCTTTCTACGGCAAGCATCTACACTGTATAGAGTGTGTGTGATACCGTGATACTAGCAGCGGGGCCTCAAGGAAATTTTGTTTTGTGTATAGCTAGCAGCGGGGCCTTTGTATATGCGAGCTTGCGAGTATATATAAAGCTCTCTTGTGCGGGGCCTTTGTATATGCGCTCTTACTTGTGTGCTGTGTATGCATAGTAGATCTTACTGTGGGGATTCCATTGTATACAGAATATAGTATAGTATCGATCTGCCATGTACACAACCAGCTCATCAGGAATGTCACTGTCTACACTATAGGGAGTATGTATGCTAGTCAGCTTGTCGAAGATATCATTGCGCAGTGTGTGTCGATGAAAGCCAGCGTTTTTAACTTGTGTGAACTCTATGTACATATAGATATTTACACTGAGTGTGAAATTTTTTTTGGACGCTTCGCGCTTGTTGGACTGTTATGATGGTACGATAGTAACTATGCCAGATATACCTGCACGAGTGTTGTCTGGTTTTAACACTTCTACTTGGAATGTTTCGTTAGTAGCATCTGCGTCATCTGCTATGTTAATTGTTATGTCGAGAGATCCACCGAAGCCTGTGTTGAATATGCCAGATTGAGTTCCAGTATTATAGAAACCACTGCCGCCACTGAAGTCCGAGCTGTTAGTGGTTCCATTTACTACTCTGTATGTGGCTTGATATCCAGTTGGATAGTTGTTGGGATTTATTCTAAAGTCTAGACTATTGCCCGCGGTAACAGTATCACTATCTGCTGTAACACTAGCAGTTACTGGTTCAACAAGTGTTGCTGAATCAGATAGTGATCCTGTAGCATTGCCACTAGAATCCGTAGCTCTTAATGTAACTGTGATTGTTTCTGTGCCTTCTAATCCGCCGCCGGTAGTAGTTGTAAATGTATCTGTGCCTGTGCCGTCAGCACCTATTGTAATAGTACCACTTGTCTTGCTTACATCGTTTGATTGGACTCCGGTTATATCATAGGTTACTGTTGTGTTTTCTGCTATACTAGTTGTTGTTAGATCAACTGTTACAGTATCCCCTTCGTCGTAACTAGTCTCATCTAACTCGAATGTATCATAGCTTGGATCTAAACTAGTATCATTGATAGTTGCTGAATCCGACAGAGATCCTGTGGCATTACCGGCACTGTCTGTAGAAGCTAGTCTAACCGTAAGTGTTTCTGAGCCTTCGGTGGTGTTGTCGTTTGTTAGTGTAAATGAGTCCGAACCTGCACGATCCGTACCCACTGTGATAGTTCCACTTGTAACGGAAGCATCAGCTGCGTCTGGTGCGGTTATGTTGTAGGTCACTGTGGTACCTGGTGCTATCTTGGATGTTGTTAGGCTTACTGTTACAGTATCGCCTTCGTCGTAACTGTCTGCATCCAGCGCAAAGGTATTATATGTAGGCTCACCTGCTACTCCGTGTTCAAACCCATATACCATTGCCGTTACATTGTCTGTGTCACTTGACACAGTCACATACTGTTCTTCAGATATATTAATTCCTGTTCTTTGCAGAACTCCTCTAGGGCCTAGCTCTGCATCGTATTCTATGAAATGTGCATCGTCGTCAAATTGATCTGTAGCGTTTGTAACCGCCATTTTTATACGAGCAGTTGTGTCACTGTTTCTATTGCATACGCTTACTTCGACAACAGCAGACCCAAGGGCAAAAACTTGTCCAACTGTTTTAACAACATCTGATTGTAGATTAGCAGATCCTTTTACACCACCGTAGGCCATTTTGCACTCTCCTAAACTTTATTAAACGTATTTATATTTTAAGTTTTGTTAACAGTTGTACAAAAGACTAGTGTAGGGTATCCTCTGGGGGATCTGGGAAATCTTCTTCCTCTGTGTCGCTGTCAGAGATAGTCACGTCCAGTTTTACAGTGCCGTCTGGGTTTTCTATTTCTTCCACATGCACAGTTTTGTAGGGAATGCCAAATGCTTGTGCTGTTTCTTGGATCAGTGCGGCCATGTCCTGTTGTGTTTCTTCGTGTGCTTGAAGTTCGGTGTAGTGTGCACTCCAGTTGAGTATGATCTCTAACAGCTCTCGTGTGTCATCGTCCAGTGTGTACTTGCTCATTGTAGCTCGTCCGCGGGAGGATGGGTGCTGAGTTTTTCTGCTATACCGTCAAACACGAGGTCTTCCAACACAGCCAATTCTTCTGTGGTGGGGACGGTGTCCGTGCGCAGCTTTTGAATTATGCGCTCACGGTCTTGATCACTCAGTGTGGTCGTGAGGGGATGTGCTCGCAAAAAACTCTTGTTCATATGCTGTCTCCATGTGTTCCAGTTGTTGTGTATATTTGTTTATGAGATCTTCCAGTGCTTCGCTGTGTGGCAGGCTGTGGAGATCTTCTAAAAATTCAATCAGTTCCCGCATCAAACGGCTCCTTCCATTCCACAGTGTCCACGTCCCAACAGTCTTGCCATGCAACCACAAAAACTTCGTCGCTGGCTACATCTCTTAACCTAACCAACTGTTGTGCTGTGTCTCTCTGCATGATCACACCCAAGCCTGTGTATTCACCTGTGCCTTGTGTGGGCCTGCGGAGATTGGGAGCGGGTTGTCCTTGATCGTCCAAGGTGGTTTGTGTTCGAAAGCGGCAAGCATAGCTGTTGCCTGGTGTTAGATCTTGTATCTGCATGTGTGTTCCTAGTACTGTGGTGGTTTTTCATCGCCCCAACGCCAACCTTGTTCGCGATAAGCCTGTCGTTGAGCTGCTAATGGCTCATTCTGAATAAAGATCCAATCACCTGTGTGAGGATCGTGTGAGCTAGTGCCTCGCGCCCATTCAGCTGTGTTTGCACAGCCTGTGAGTGTGATGGCTAACGCTAGTATTTTGATCATAGTCAGTGCCTGTTCTAATTTCTACACTGTTAATACTACACGTGATTGATCAAGTTGTCAACCAGTATTGGCAAAATTGTTCACGTGCTCTGTCGTGGCCCAACCTGCGATTGAGCTTTTGACACATGCGAGCACTCACCTTCAGTTTGGTTCCTTTGCCTATCACCTGTTGTTTCCAGGTGTCCACAATCAAAAAATTTCCTATTTGGTCGTCTAGTAATTGATATCTCATACTAATATTTACCAACCGTTGACACGCACAGAGTTAAATACTTGTGTGAACTAGTTCACTTTATACAGGAGAGAATACTATGACACTAAGAGCAATTGACGTAAGTTTAGAATTAGGACAAGAAATTCTTGTGGGCAAATCAAAGAAGCCAGCCAAAATCACCAAGATTGAATTCTTTGAAAAGTCAGGCGAAATTGTGATCGGTACGACGGAAGGCACACGCAGTGCGCTTACGTTCAGTCTTAGTCCTCGACCTGTTCACAGTGATCAAAGCTGTGCCGCGGATAAATATCGTTAGTATGCGAATAGATGAACTTTTAACCTCGGCAGATGATCTTGAAGAATGGCAGGCTTCTAAAAAACTGTGCAAGAGCAGTAAACCTAATTCAAAACTAGGTGCTAGTGCTTTGGCCAGTTGTAGAAGTCAAGGCCTGCGCAAGCGTTCGGGCAAAAAGAGCCACAAGATCGGCAAACGCAGAGTATCTGTGGGAGGCAAACACATCAAAGGTAAACCCTATGGTGGACCTCTTCCGGACTACAGCTAATGACCAAGGTTGAAACCAAGTTCAAAGGCAAGCTATTAATTGCTCGCCCTGGCACCATGCGAGATCCAACTTTTGCACAGACTGTGGTTTATCTTTATGAACAAACAGATCTCATAGTGTTTGGATTGATTCTCAACAAGCCCAGTTATCTCACCATTGACAGGCTTCAGGGCCTACGTGGCATCTACAACACAGGTGCCACTGGCAGTGTGTACAGAGGCGGTCCAGTGGGTGAACAGAGCCTAATACTCCTGCACACTGATGAATGGAACAGCACAAACACTATTCCTGTGACCCACGGCAATTGTATTAGTTCAGACGAACTAATGCTGGACAAGATGGTAGATGGCAACTTACCTGCCTGTTGGAGACTGATAGCCGGAATGAGCACTTGGGGAGTCAAACAGCTTCAGGAAGAACTGTATCAACACAAGGCTTGGTTGTTGGTAGAGCCCAATCACGAAATTTTTTACAACGAAGATGAAGAAGATCAGTGGAAGATGGGTATTCAGTTGGCCAGTGATCAAATGATGGATCAGTTGTTAATTGACAACACTGTGGTGTGACTGTAAAGTATTACAATATTATTAACAGTCAAAAAAATCTATAAATATACTAGTAAACAAGAGTTTTTGACACATTGGAGAAGTAAAAAGTGTCTGACGTTTTAGTTTTGAACGCTGATGCCCAACCAGTATCGTATCTTCCGCTAAGTGCTGTACAGTGGAAGGAAGCGGTCACCTATATGTGGTTAGACAAGTGCACTGTGCTTGAATGGTATGACGATTGGATAGTAAGTTCACCATCCTGGGAGACTCGTGTACCAGCGGTAATCATGCTTAAAGAAATGATGAAGCGCCGTGCAAGGCCACGTTTTTCTAAACAAAATCTTTTTATACGTGATATATATACCTGTCAGTATTGCGGGACACCCTATGGTAGGAGTAATCTAACACTTGATCACGTGACTCCTGTAAGCAAAGGCGGCAAGACGTCGTGGACTAATATTGTAGCGGCATGCGGACCGTGCAACAGTCGCAAAGGCAACAAAACCAATATGAAACCAAGACGTGCTCCTTATGCGCCTGACTACTATGATCTAGTAAACAAACGCAAACAGTTGTCTATGCAGATAGCACATCCTAGCTGGACAGCTTACCTCTAGCGTATCCAACCGATGCGCTTGCCTAGTTTCTTGCGCTTTTCATATTCAGCAACACTTCCGGGAAATTTCCAAGCCCATAGAGCGACCAGCGCCATAAAGCCTGCGCTCCACAGTGTTGCTTTGATATTGCCGGTGCTAAACCATAGGAAGGCTGCACTTGAACTCATTACAGCAACCATCATGTATTTCATCTTGGTAGGAAATACTTTCTTCTCTGTCCAATTAGTAAGGAACGGACCAAAGTGTTTGTGATTGTATATCCAATCGTGCATCTTCTTGCTCGACTTTGCAAAACAATAGGCTGCAAACACAAGGAAGATCGAAAATGGTATGCCTGGAACTACAAATCCTACATAGGCCATACCTAACGAGCCCATGCCCAATACATACCATAACATTTTTTTAATTGACATTTTTAAAAACCTTTACTAGCGCATCTACTAGATCGCTTATCATAGCGTCTGTGTGAAAGGGTGTAGGAGCAATGCGCAATCTCTCCTCTCCTTTTGCAACCGTAGGCCAGCCAATCGGTTGTAAATAAATTCCATATTCGTTTAATAGTTCGTCGCTGATAGTTTTACAACGCACAGGGTCACGTACCATAACAGGCACAATATGAGTACAGGCGCTTGCATGTATTTCAATACCTTCGTGTATTAAATTGTTTTTAAGTTTTTGTACCTGCGTTTGTTGTTGCTCTCTTAGTTCGTTGTGATCTTTTAGATACTTTATAGAGGCCAAAGCACCAGCACAAATCACAGGACTCATACTGGTAGTGAATATAAATCCACTGGCTACACTTCGGATTGCGTCTATGACAGTCCTTTCACCTGCAATGTAGCCGCCTTGTACTCCAAAAGCCTTGCCCAACGTTCCATTGATGATGTCTACCCGATCCTGTATACCCAGTTTCTCTAAATATCCTGCACCAGTACTCCCGTACAAGCCTACTGCGTGGACTTCATCAATGTAGGTCATTGCTCCATATTGTTGAGCTAGGTCGCAGACACAAGAAATAGGAGAGACATCGCCGTCCATGCTATACACGGACTCGAACACAATGCAGGCGACTTTGTTCTGTGCGGAAACTTCCTGTAATTTCTTTTCTAAATCGTTCATATCATTGTGCTGCCAAATCATCTTGTCAGCACCACTGTGTTTGATCCCTTGTATCAAAGAAGCATGATTCTTTGAGTCTGAAAGGAACACAATGTCGGGAATGATCTTGCTTAGAGCGATGAGTGTCCACTCATTGGCAACGTAGGCACTGGTATACAATAGAGCACCTGATTTAGCGTGTAACTTTGCTAATTCGTGTTCTAGAGCTACGTGGTAATGACTAGTGCCGCCAATGTTACGTGTGCCGCCTGATCCGCTTCCTGTTTGATCAAGGGCTGTATACATACTGTCAATAACAACCTTGTGTTGTCCCATTCCTAGATAATCATTTGAACACCAATTAACTATGTTCTTGATATTGTATGGACCATACCAAATAGCTTCTGGAAAACTACCACGTTCTCTAACAATGTCGTTGAAAACACGATAGTTGCCTTGACCCTTTAGTTGATCTATAATATCTTGAAACGGTTTTATATCTAGCATGTGTATACTTATTATAAATACATTACAGGAGTTTTTATCATGGCATTAGACACACTAGGTGCAAATCAACTAGCACTAACCCGTCCTACAGATCCACACGATCCTAACGGTATTGCTCACGCCACAGACAGTACTGACACAGGCAATGGCGTGGCAACAAAAGCAGCAAGAGCCGCCGCTAAACTAGCTTGGGCAAACTATGTTCAAGATTACAGGCAAGGACTAGAAGATAGCTCAGTGCCGCCAGAGTTTCCGGACAATGGCGAAATAGACTACGCAGACGACTAAATATTCAAAAGGATCTTTATATTATGACAGTAGCAGAATTATTAAGACAATTAGCAGATAAATTAGACACAATTGATAGTCCAGATGCTGCTGTCTTATCACCAAACAATGCAGAACCAAGCGACGAACCCACAATGATGACACCTAATCAACAGAAACTAGAACTATTGAAAAAAGGTGTTGGTGTCGATTCACAATACGATGACGAGTCAGCATGTGGTTCTGACGACAATGAGCTTAACGATATTAGAAAAATGGCAGGTGTAAACCCAGCGGTGGTTCACATTGCCAGCGACGACGACCCACTGGAATAATCAATGGCAGTCTATGACTTCTTCCTAAGTAGAAACTCAGCAGCAGTTACAGTTAATGACTATGTAGGTCACGCTGGTAGATTGTTTTATGACGATGCTGGTATCACAGGTTTAAGAATATCAGATGGCGTTACTCCAGGAGGCACACCATTCAGTTCCACAGCACTAGCAACAGCATCTAGCCCAGGACGAGTTCAGCCAGGACAAGGTTTAGAAGTTGATAGTTTAGGCATTCTCGCAGTAAAAGACGGTGACGGAATCACATTTGACGGAAGCAACAATCTCACACTTGACCCTGCCACAACCGATGCCTTAGGTGGTATTAGATTAGGTCCCGGCGTTACACTAAACGCAAACAACCAACTGGTTATTGATTCAGAAGGACTAGACTTTACATTCGGCAACTTCAGTGCCACAATAGAGCCAGGTGTAGACTCAACTACCTCCGCAGTACTATCAAGCACTAATGTAAACGAGCCTATTGTCATTCGTGCCAACGGCACAGGCAGTGTGAGTGTTGTAGGCGAGTTTAATGTATTTCCTACCAACGGTAGCATAGGTGATAGAGATCCAGTGTTTGCCGTCAACGCAGATGGAGACACTTCGACTACTACACTGAACATATCAAACTCAGAGGACCTGGGATTATCAGCACCGTTAAATGTCACTATCAACGGTGCAGGACTAACTAAAACCCCAGCAGTAGTCACTGGCAGTGTGGCACAGTTCACAGGCAGAGATGACAGAACAGCCATATTGGTGATAGACACCTATGGCATAGACACAGACAGAAGCATCACAGGTGGTGAACTGGTATTTAGAACAGGTAGAGGAACCAATGCTTCTACTACCGCAGTTCAAGACGATGACATACTGGGCAATGTCACAGCCGCAGGTTGGGCCAGCAATGGCTTCGGCGGACTAGGCGTAGGCGGACTAAGAATCGTCGCCAACGAAAACTATACAGCCACAGCACGAGGCAGTAGACTAGAGTTTTACACAGTGCCTAATGGGACGATTGCCACTGACACTGTTGTTACCGTAGACGAAACGGGTATTACTCTAAATAGAACAGACGCAGGCGTATCTAACGCAACCTTTATTACCTTTGATACCTCACACGTTGACGATCACACTGATGAAGGCACAGTATGCTGGAGTGCAGAAGATGGCACACTGAACATACATCACGCAGACGGCGTTGTTCAGCAGGTTGGACAAGAACAGTATGCTTATGTAATCAACAACACAGGCAGTGAAATAGCCAACGGTGCTGTGGTTAGATTTGACGGTGCAGACGACACTGATGGCTACAGACTAGAAGTAGCACCGTTTGAAGCAGATGGAGCATTTCCAAGCCTATACGGTTTGGGCATTGCCACTCACACATTAAGCGATGGCGAAAGCGGACGCATCACAGTGTTTGGTAAAGTTCGTGGAATCGACACTACAGGCGGTGGCGAGAGTTGGGCAGTGGGCAACATACTGTATGTAAGCCCTACAACAGCAGGTGCGTTGACTAATGTCAAACCCACAGCACCTAACAATGTTGTTCCAGTTGCGGCAGTGCTACACGTAGATGCCACAGAAGGTGAGATATTTGTTCGTCCTACCATTGAGCAGAAGATGAACTATGGCCGCTTTGCAAGAACTACAAACGTCACAGCCGACAGCACCAACACAGCCTACGTAGTTGCATTAGACGACACCTACGTAGAAACAAGTGGTATCAGCCTAGGCACACCCGCAAGTAGAATGGTAGTGGATCAAAGTGGATTGTATGCGATTAATGTGCAATGCCAGTGTTATTCAGCAGGCGAAACAGGCGACGAAACTTTCCATGTGTGGCTAAGAAAGAATGGCACAGACGTGCCTCGTTCAATGAAACGCACATCAACCACTGACAACTTTATCTATACTACATTGAGTTATGCATTTACATTGACTCTTGACGCAGACGATTATGTAGAAGTTGCCTATGCATTCACTGACACAGGATTGAGATTTGAAGCAGAAGATGCAACAGGATTTGGTCCATCAACATCGGCTGTAGCAGTCGACATCAATCAAACAGCACTATAAAAGATTAAGCCCCCGAACTAGTGATACTAGAACGAGGGCTTGCTTGGTGTAATGTACTTATTATTGTATGGACTATGTCCGTGAAATTGTTATATTAACTTCTTTGTAATATTATTTATTTCTTATTGGTAGTACCGTTAACGAAGTCGTAGAACTTGTCCGCGGCTTCTAGTACTTGATCCACTCCAGGAATCTCTGGAAGTGTAACAGTTTGTACTACTTCTCCAGTTTCTGGATCACGTGTTACAGTCTGTTCCCATCCTGCAAACTTAGCATGATAATCGCTCCAGACATTGTCCTTGGCCATTTCTAATACTTGTGTGCGGATTTCGTAACCGTTTTTATTTGTGCTTACTTTTGGCATTGCCTGCTTGAACATGTCTGCAAGTTCTTGCGTTTGCTTGAGGATAGTTTCCCCGTAGGTTGTTTCTACTTTTGACATTGTATTTCTCCTATGTGTCTGTGTGTAGTGTGTACTACATTATTAATATAACGTAGTCTTTTATTTATGTCAAGAAAAAAGCGCCTATTATATTTTTGGCGCTTTTTTGTTTTTAAGAATATAATGCGTGTTTATAATCTGCTATACGCTGTGCTTCTTTGTAGTGTCCAAGCGCACGTAGTTGCAGAATAGTTTTACAGTAGGCACGATATTCCATTGCTTTGATAAAACGTTCCCACATTATACTTCATCCTTGCGCAGCATCAAGTTTCTTGCTTCTTCGTGATAGCCCTGACGTGACAATTCCGCCGCCGCTCTTGCTCTACCTGCTGACTCACCAAATGCGACAATGCCCATAAGCACACTAAGCAATACTTTGCCTGTGCCTCTTAGGATACTTGGTAGTGGGTTTTTAAAAGTTGCACGTCTGAATGCAACACCATTGCGTTTTGCGTCTAGTGATACTTCCATTACACCCACCCCTTCAAATTTGCATTCGCATCACGAATTTCTTTGATATCGGCTGTACCGTGTGCAACTGAATAGATGTCACCGCGGCTAATACCTAAATCACGTAGTTCGCGATCGGTTAGTGCTGATAGTTGATTGATTGTAGTTTGGATTTTTGCTCTCTGAGCCATTTTTGCGTTTAGTTTTTTGAACCAGTTTGCAATAACTGGTAAGCCGATTGTGTCAGCCGCCATTGTTATATTAGTCATTTTATTTTCCTTTGTATGTGTGTGTGCTTCTAAGGTTCGTCACGTACCCCGGTCTCTTCCGGCGTCACCTTTTTATGGCATAGGACATGCCCTTCATTTTTTACAAGCTGAAGACGCTTTGTTGCTGTGCAACATGTTTATTTATACTACTATAGTTTAAAGGTTGACAAAAATCAACTGTTATTTGTGCATACCGTACATGTTATTTTTGCATGGGTGTCATTAGAATTTCTAAGGCATAAAAAAGCACCCCCTAAGGGATGCTTTCTTGTTTAATGTTTTGTTGGCTTTCGACTTGACATCAAACTGTTATAAGCAAAGAGTGCATCTTTCTTATATTCTATTTCTGCGTATCTCCAAAGGTCTTCTTCTTTGTTCTTGGTGCGTGGCTGATTGACCGCAGTCATCATTACACGACCAAGCATTTCTGCCATCTTGATCATTTTAGTCTCCTATCGTAATGATGCTTTTTATCGCGAGCGCGACTTGTCTTACCAAGTTGTCAGGTCGAGAACGTATCTTGCCTCGGTATTTATACAAAGAATAAACTAACCATTTAAAAGTCGTACAATTTGCATATATACTATATATGTAGTAAGAAAGGAGAAAGCACATGAAACAATCAAAACTATTAAAAGAAATGTATTCGGCTTCTCTTTCCCACGACGGCAAGATGATACGCAAACTGCGTGAGCTAGAACTAGCCAAAATCTTAGACCGTAAAGCGAAAGGCAAGTCTTTTAATCCCAAGTGGACATTAGCCGACGGTTTCTAATCATTGTAACAAAGGTGTAGTCTTTCTGCTTATAAATACGTAAGCAGAAGGACACACGCTATGGCTCATTATAAGAGCATCTTCATCTCAGACATACATTTAGGCACTCGTGGTTGCCAAGCCGATGCTCTTTGTGCCTTTCTAAAAGAAAACACCTGTGATAACTTATTCCTAGTTGGCGATATCATAGACGGCTGGCGACTGAGGAAACGCTGGTATTTCCCACAAAGCCACGCCAATGTTATTAGACGCATATTCACAGCAGCCAAGCGTGATACCAAAGTGTATTACATACTGGGCAATCACGATGAAGTTATCCGCAAGTTCCTGTCATACGACATCGACATAGGACGCATTCGAATACTAAACCGTTATGATTATCGTGCGGTGAACGGCAAGAAGTATTTGGTTGTTCATGGCGACATGTTTGATGGCTTGATGATGCCAAACAAGAAGTGGATAATGCATTTGGGCGATGCGGCATACAACACACTGATATGGTTTAACACACACTTCAACACAGTTCGCGGCTGGATTGGCATGCCTTACTGGAGCCTAAGCAAGTTTCTCAAATCAAAAACTAAGGGTGCTGTGAACTACATCAACTCATTCGAAGAGCACGTCGCAGACTATTGTTATAAGAAAGGCTACGATGGTGCTATCTGTGGACATATTCACACAGCAGAGATAAAAGAAATAAACGGCATAGAATACATGAACGATGGCGACTGGGTCGAGAGCTGTTCAGCTCTGTTAGAACACACCGACGGACGCTGGGAAATACTGTTTTACGAATACAACAACGATGGAAAACCGGATGACATTGAAGAACAAGATAACCATAGTCATACCCTCTAAGAACGAGGAGGACTATATTGGACATCTACTTGACGATCTAGCAAAGCAGGTAGCCGACACTCAAATCATTATAGCAGATGCCAGTGACGATGACACTCGCAAGGTTATCGAACGCAAACAGAAACAGCACAAACTCAACATCAAAGTGGTTGAAGGCGGACCTGTTTCAGAAGCCAAGAACAATGGTGCAAAGCATGCGACAACACCATACATCCTGTTCATAGATGCTGACGTGCGTTTCTTTACCCACACAGAAATAGCAGACAGTGTGTGCATCTTTGAGTCGCACGACTTGGATTTGCTGGGCATGTATATCAAATGCTATGACGGAGACATTCGAGCAAGAATAGGATTTACCCTGTTCAACATCGTCAACAGCTTCATGCAGTATTCAGTGCCGTTTGCGGTGGGTGCGTTCATGCTCACACGCAGAGACCGCTTTGAAGAACTGGGAGGCTTTCCTTGCCGTTATGTTACTTCCGAAGATTTCTTCCTAAGCAAGCAGTACAAGCCAGAAAAGTTCAAGTTAATTAATCATCACTTCGGACAGGACAGCAGACGTTTTCAGAAGATGGGATACTTTGGCATGGCATGGTATTTGATAAAGAACTTTTGGAATCGCAACAACGAAGAATACTGGGACAACATAGACGGAGACAAATACTGGGACTGACATGGATGTAATTGAGCAGATATCAATCAAAAAACTATTACAATGGGCCGCGATGCCTCCTACACCTGTAGATGCACTGGACATGGTTGAGCTGGGTAGAGACGTGGATCGCAATGGTGTGAAGGATCCTATCATTATCTGGGTAAACATTATTGAACGAACCATAAGATTAGACAGTGGCAATCATCGTGTGTATATGATGCCTCTAATGGGTTGGACTCATTTGCCCTGTGTGTGCAGAATAAGCAACAAGAGTGTGGGAGATCCTGCAAATGGCAGTCATTGGTATTTCTCCAGTGACATCAAGATACCTCCATACTTCAGAGAGGAATACGACGAGCGTCCGAGTTTTGTTATTAAGGGGATACTGGATTGAAACTGTTATTGAACTTATTAATTTGTTGGGCTGTGGCATTTGCTTTTATGCTGGTAAGCCTAGGTGTAGCAGGATCGTTTTTTAGTAGAACTGAGCTCTTAGAACTCACAGGCGGAAGTGGACTGACAGTATATCTGTGTTGGGCAGGCATACTGTCAGTGGCAACGGTCATTCGTTACTTGTTAGCAAAACGCTCCAAGTGAGCAATATAGTTACTCATATTGTGATCGTCGATTTGATCAACCTTACCTGAAACAAGTCCTCTCCAGAACCCTTGGAAGCCATCCCAGAAGCGAGCAAAGCCCTTTTCTTGATCAACATCACCTTCTGAATCAATGTAATGTTCGATACCGTGATGACGATAACCCATGATAGCCATTGGAACTTTGGTTACGATATCATTGTTGTTTACCCAACGATGATGTGTCATGCCTAACCCCTTAACATATCCTGGCCATCCTACACGAGGCGAACCATAGGTGTGTACTTCCACAGGATTTGGTAAGTCTGGATCGTGGAAACAACGACTTGCCATAATAGTAGTCATTGCTGCTCCTAGACTGTGCCCACAGAACCAAACATCTCGTTCGTCACCTTCTCTTTGAACATCTTCCATAACCATTGGCCATAGCTCGTCAACTTCTGCTTTGAAACCTCTGTGTACACGACTAACAGTCTCTGCCATTACAGGTACAGCGTCTAGGTCTGCTTTGATGTCATTCCATTCTGTTGGCTCCGTACCGCGACAAATAATAACAAGATCGACTTTGTTCATAAAGCGATAAGCCTGTGCCCCTGCTTTATCATAAAACTCTACTGTAGTAAATCCTAATTTTTTTGCTTGACTTTTTGCTTCTTTAGCATTAAAATACGCAATACTAGCAAGTTTAGCAAACAACAGTCCTCTCTGAGCGAGAGTAAGGTTAATAATAGACATGATGCCCTCCTTCATCTATATGCATATTTACCGTAACACTACGCTAAATACATTACGGAGCCGTAATAAATGAAAAAACATACTCGATCGATATTAGAAGAGCTAAACAATTTAAATTTGAATCGCGATAATGCACATCTTATCGAGACAACTGGTCAAAATTTAATTGAAAGTGTTATCAATCTATTTGAAAAGATTTCCGACCATTATGATCCGGAGGAAGCACTAGAATTAGAAAGACGGTTTATTAATAGTGTTAAAAGTTCCGATCCTCGCAAGTTTAAGCGTGGCATTAATAAAATAAACGAGGCAAAGAAAAATGATTCTTAAAGAAAGCGGCAATGTTTTTAAGACAGAACCTGAAAAGGAATTAATTGCATCAAGAATTGCTACAGCTGATGTACAACCAACAATAGATTGGCTTAATAGTACATTCGGATTTAAGTTTACTAAAAAAGAATTTCTAGGAACTACAGGTACAAAAACAGATCCAGATGGAACATTTAAAAAGAACTCATCTGGTGATTTAGATCTAAACACAGATACTAGGGAATTGCCTAAAGAAGAAATAATAGCAAAACTTAGTGCGTGGTGTCAAAAGCAAGGCATCCCTGATTTAGAGATTATGAATAAGGGCAGGACCTTCGAAGCAGGATGGATCAAAGATGCTGGAAATCAAGTACACTTCCGCACACCTATAAAAGGCAATCCTAAAAACGGTTTTGTACAAACAGACTTTATGCTGACAGACAATCCTGCACTACAAAAAGGTGCAAAGCGTGGCGGCACAGAAAACTATACTGGAGCAGACAGAGCTGTACTACTGTCTAGTCTCGCAAGAGGCAGAGGTTACAAGTTTAGTCCTACAAAGGGCATAGTTGATCCTAACAACGGTGATGCTGTTGTTGCAGACAACTGGGATGAGATTGCAGAGATACTATTGGGCAAAGGTGCTAAAGAACCAGATACCCATACTGTTGAAAGTATGTTGGCAAAGTTAAAAGGTGATCCTAACTACGATGAACTAATTGCTCCTTGGAAAGAGAATATGGAAAAGCAGGGTAAATTGGTACCCGAACATACTAATGCTCTTAGGGCAGGAATTAGAATAGCTGAGAGAAAACGCACAGACGAGTTTGTAGGGAAAGCAATCAAAGGAGCAGGAAAACTTGCCGCTAAAACAGCTGGCAAGGCGTACATGATAGGGCGAGACGCGGCAAAATCGGGATATGCAGGATACAAAGCAGGCCGATCAACATTTTCTCCAGGCGGTGAATTAAAAGATATGCCAGGAGAATATAAAAAAGCAGGCGGAGCAAAAACAATCCCGGGCCAAGTTGGCGATAAAATATCAAAAGGAGTTGATGCTGTTAAAAAGACAGCTGGCATTACCAGTGATCCAGTAGTAGGAAAAGCTAGCGACAGCAAAGACACTAAAGATATTAAATCAGGAAGTTCTTTTGTTGACAAGCAAAAAAACATTTGGACCTATGACGACAAAAGAAAAATTTGGACTAGCGTTCAAAATGACAAGATAAAAACAATAGATAAAAAACGCGGTCTAAAATTTTACAATAAATTTACAGAAAGCATACAACTTACAGAAGGTGCTCGCATTGATCATGCAGAAGACCTAGTGTATCTACAAGGGTCACAAGGAGCACTTAGAGCTTTAAAAAGTTTACGTAATATGGCACAAGAAGGCAAAAACAATGTAACACTAAAATGGGATGGATCACCAGCGGTTGTTTTTGGACGAAATGATAATGGCGAATTTGTATTCACAGACAAAGGAGGGTTTATTAAGTCAGGCGGAGTTGGCAGAACAACTGATCCAGAAGCACTTAAACAAGAACTTCTCAATCGAAGCGGTGGTAAAAACAAAGACGATCCTAAACGTATTGCATTTGCGAACAACATGGCACAAGCATTCGGTGTGTTTGAAAAGGCAGTTCCTGAAGAGTATAGAGGATACTTCAAAGGTGATCTGTTATACTATGATACTCCGCCAGTACAAGATAAAAACTTTGTGTTCAAACCAAATATTGTTGAATATGCTATAGATGTTGAAAGCGATCTAGGTAAAAAGATTGCTAGATCAACCGCCGGTGTAGTTGTACACAGAATGGTAAATGCAGACGGCAGTGAACAGCCATTAAAAGACTTAGACATATTCCAAGGCAATGATTTATTAGTGGTACCGCCTGTGACTATTGAAGAGCCTGCACAAGTTGATAATTCAGAAATTAATAGACTTGCACAAATTATTAAAAAAGACTCTGCTGATATTGATAGTTTATTAGATGTAAACAAACTTACACAAATGAAAATGAAAGACTTTCCTAAAATCATTTATAAGTATATGAACAGCAAAGTAGACACAGGTCTTGATAATCTTGGGCGCGACTTTATTAAATGGTTAGATACTAAAAAAGACATCAGCCAAGGTAAGAAACAAAAGATTATCGAATATATTAAACAGAACATGAGTGCATGGACATCGTTGTTTGAAGTTATATCAGGAATAATGAAAGTTAAAGATAGTATTATTTCTGATTTAGACAGCAGACCAGGAACCGTTAAAGCAAAAACAGCTGGAAAGTCAGGCGGCGAAGGCTATGTACTAGCACATCCCGAAGGCGATATTAAATTAGTTAACAGAGCAGGATTTAGTGCTGCGAACAGAGCTATAGAACGATAGGAGAAACAAATGAAATTAATTGATTTGCTTAATGAAAGTGAATTTGATGATTTAGAACTAGGCGGAGTAGGGTCAGAACTAGATCAAGATGATGATGCAACTATGGGTAAAGGATACGATGAAGATCCTATGACAGACCAGTTAGAAAAAATTGTTCAAAGTCAGGGAGATGATATTAAAGATCCTGTTCGTTCGGTCAAGACTGACGACGGCAAAACATTTAACATAAGTCCAGAACAAGCTAAAACTTTAGGTATGCTAGCAAGAACAGACAATGTTAAAAGCACTATCCGCGCTCAGTTCCAAAAAGATATTCAAAGTTCAGTAGGATTAGAAGATGTTCTTTCAGACAATCCAAAACAAATTGTACAAAACTTTGTTCAAAAATATATGAAATAAGATGAAGTTTTTACAGGAACTACACGAAGCGAGATTGACCCGTGATCAAAACAATGTAAGATCGCTGACCTATACCGATTGTGGTCAGCGTCTGTATCTCACGATGCTGGTTCTTGAATTGCTAAGAAAATATCCTACACACAGTGTTTCGGCTGTAAACTATGCAAAGAAAACTAAAGATAGTGATTATTCCCAGTTTAAAATGAACGGGACTGACCTGCATAATTTTGTTTATTTTGTAAATGGTGACGAAGTTGCTCTAAATAAACTAAAAGATCCTGGCGCTGCAATGACTCTAAGACAACGCACAAACTTTCCTACAATGCGATTTAACGGTTATATGTCTAAACTATCAAACGGAAGTGCTGTTGATAGATCTGATGCAGAAACTTTTATTAAAATAGAAGCCGCACTGAGTATTACTAATTCAGACTACAAGGCAATCCGCAGGTCTGTATTCAATTGGGCAAGTCTAAACCGAGTAAATCGTAAAGCAATAGTAACCAGGTTATTATTCGCATCACGAGCAAAACTACGTTCAAGTGATATTATTGACAACTTAGAAAAGTTAGCCGCTGATAAAAATTTAGAAACTAGCACAGTAAGTGATTCAGAACCAAAAGTTAGTGTTCCGGACATTGCTGTAACAGGACAAGATATGTTGTCGTATAGATATCTTGTAGGAACCAAAAACTTAATGATGACTAAAAAGTTTTTAGAATTAGCTAAGGACGGCAAGAGCATCCCTTCAAGTGTAGTTCAGGGATACTTGCCTGCAATACAAGTTATAGACAACATAGTTAAAGCTGGACCAGGATTTGCCCAACAGTTAAGAAATTTAGAAAATCGAGCCAAAAAAGAACCTAAAAAGTAGTTTTTTTTCTTCTAAGCTAAATACTTATAACAACTTCGTAGAGTAACGAAGTGTCATTTCAAGAAAAGGAGAAAGAAAATGGCAGGAGTAACAAGAGTAAACAGCGATTTAATCGCACTAGAAGATTTAGTAAGCACAGCTCAACTAAAAGTTTTTAAAATCGTACTAGAAACAGCAGCAACAGCTGACACACAAGCAGGCGGCGCAGGCACAGCAATCACCGAAGGTACAGCACGTGGAATGCTAAGAGCACTAAGCCCACTATTAGCTGAGTTTGCAGCAGACGGTGAAGAACTAGTAGTTGTAATGGACGGTCATGCAAATGACATTACTTCAATTGCAGCACGTCTAGGCCACATCATCGAAGACACAGGTCTTATTGAAGGTGCAGGTATTTGGAAAGATGCAGCAGGCGGAAACGCAGTTGTAACAGTAACTGAGCCAGGCACATTCATCGGTCTTAACGCAGCATAAGATTCCTACTACCTTAGGAACCGTGACAACGGAAGGCGTCACACTAAAGAGCCACTTTTTAAGTGGCTCTTTTTTTATCAGCAATAAGTAAGTTTATGAAAGTCTATACCTTGATTGATATCACAGAAACTAAACAACATAAAAGTAATAGCATGGATAATATTGCGATCAATCAACAAGCAAACTTTATGACTTTTGTACAAACCTTAACTCTAAGGACTAACATTTATTTTGATCAGTCTCCTACTGTTGAAAAAATATCAACAGCAAAATTAAAAAAGCTAGGCTTTGGCGAAGACTACAAAGGAAGCCATCATGTTTGGACACTGGAATGCAAGATAGATGAAGGTCAAGAATTTCCTAATCCTATTGACTTATTAAAAGATTTCGACCTAGTTCCGGTTGTTTCGGGTCTAAATGAAACCATTAAGATAAATAATAATGTGTTTAGAGCACAAGGCAAACAACAAAACATAGTAATAGAATAGGCAAACATCACATAATCATTTAGGTACAAAGTAAGGCCCCTTCCAGAGAAAATAGGAACGGAGATTCGGTTATGGCAAGAGCCACCAAACTAGAAAGAGAAAGTTTAGAAGCACATGTTGATTTGTGCGAGCAGAGATATCAAAATCTTGAGTCACGTCTTAACAAGATTGAGCTTAAAGTTGAAGATATACACAATGATATTCAAGAAGGCAACAAGTCTATGATGAAAGTCTTGATTGGTGCAACCGGTACTATTGTTGCAGGCCTATTATCTACTATCGTAGTTCTATTAATATCCTTTCAATAACATCCTGCATAAATACCATATGCAGATCACAGAAATAACATCAAAAATACAAGAAAAACAAGTTTGGGGCCGCAAAGGTAAAAAACTCGTCCGCAAATACAAATGTTCTATGGGTCAGAGAAAAGGCCGTATTGTGTCTAACATGGCACAGTGTTTTGCATCGCCTAATTTAAAAGCCCGCATGACCCTCAAGAAAACTCGTGCAAGACTAGGGCCGAGAATTGCTAGGAAAGCTCGCAAAACCAAAAGAACTAATCCAGCATCAGTTGCACTTGCAAGATTAAACAAGAGTGCTAGATGAATATTACCGACATCACAGAAGGCGCAACGCAAATCTTTAGTCGCCAAGGTGGTAAACTTGTTCGCAAGTATCGCTGTAACTCAGGACAAAAGAAAGGTCGTATTGTTGCCAAAGCACAAACGTGCTCGACTCCGGTTAACGTTGCTAGTAAACAAGCTCTTAAAAAAACAAAGGCAAAGAAGTCACCTTTAATTAAGATCAAGTCGAGATTTACTAAAAGGACCAATCCAAGTTCAAAGTTAGTTTCAAAGTTAAATAAAACTAGAATGAAACCAACCAAGCGTAGTACAAAACGTAGGAGAATGAAATGAGGTTTTATGAGTTTAGCCAAAATACTAATGAAGCGATTCCTACAGTGGGTCAAGTTGGCAAAGTAGTTTCTTCGGCTGTTGGCAGAGTTGGAAAGGCAATGGGAAATGCCGTAAAATCAGCAACTAACGCAGCTAATCCTCCTAAAACAGCACAGGAGAAAGCCGCACAAAAAGTAGCACAAAAAACAAACACTATGGCAGCTAATAAATTGTTAAAGCCAGGTGCAAAACTCAACATAGGTGATCAAGAAACTGTAGTTGATAAAGTAGCAGGAAACGAAATCACAATAGCTGATCCTAAAAACAAAAAAGGACCAAAGATAGTTTATCAAAAGGACTCAGACCAAATTAAAGGCGCTGTGCAACAGCTAATCCAAAAATGAAATTAAACGAACTACTATCAAGTTTCGACATTCAAACTTCCAATGAGGAGAAACAAGTGTTGAAAAAATGTAGTTCGGTACGACCAATACATAGTTTTTCAGAACGAGACAGATTCATAATTGAATCTTTGATTCGTAAATGTTTATTAAGTAAAATAGTGAATAACGGGACTGTATTGGTTGTAGCAAATGATCTTCAATGAACAATTAGCAGAAGAATTAGATCGTGTAATAACTACTGGTTTAGATCGAGTGGCGATTCCTTACGAAAAAGGCAACAGCATTCGTCTAAAGCATATTGCAATTCGAAAACACAAAAAAGGTTATAAACTTTTTGATTGTAAAACAAACTCCCACATAGTTACAACATTTACTAAAGCGGCAGCTCTTGCTATAGCAAAACTAACAATAGAACAAAAACAAGAACACATTAATAGTGTAATGAATTTTGACGACCGAGCGAGTAAATACTACATGGATGCTGTATTTGCCAAAAGATCATACGAGAATTCAAAAAACAATATTAAAAAAGACACCGCAGAAATACAGTTTGATATTGCTATGGAGAAGTGTTGGACCGCTTTAGAAGCAATAGAAACATTTATATTTGATAAATAAAACTATAATGACAAGGAACATACAGTAATGCTTATTTCAGAATTTTCAAAACCTATTACGGTCAAGACACTAAATGAAAGTTTGGCTAAGAGATTCGGACAAACAGTTAATGTAGATGCATTTACTACAGAACAGTTAGAAGACGTTCGTAACAAATTGAGAACAAAACTTTTTCAAGTTGAAACTAATGAAAGTTTTGACAGCGTTTCTACAAGTGATACGTATCAAAAAAGTAAAATGTTCCTTGATGTTGTAAATGCAGAGATTGCAGAGCGTGAGATGGCAGAAGGTGAAGTTCCAGCAGGTCTTAAAGCATATCAAGAAAAGAATAAAAGCAAGAAGCCAGAAGATAAAAAAGCTAAGTCAGGCAAAGGTAGTATGCCAGACGGAGATGGCGACGGAGTTCCACCGTGGGCAGACAAAGACGACGAGGACCCTAACGTAGGAGCCAAGAAAGAATCTGTTGTACGTGAAGGTGCTGAACAAGAGGCAACACTAGTAATGGCAGCTAAAGATATGGTTGATCGTGTTACTAGTTGGATGGAAGACACAGCAGAAATGCAAACCGAATCAATGTTAGAACTAGGCGATAAAATTAAAGACGAACTAGGTATTGAAAAATCTGAACAGTTTATTGCCGCAGTTAAACCTGCGCTAGAAGAACTGTTTACATCATTGGAAAGTACTAGAGATGCTTTGACAGGTGGCGTAGCTACTTTAACAGGCGAAGGTGCACCTCAAACAATGGGCGATGAAGTAGACGACGAAATGGATCTAGAAATGGAGCCAGTCGATGCAGAAGATGACGCCCCTGAAGACGACGAAGATGAATTTGCAACAGCAGATGCATCCGCTGGAGGAGACGAGCCAGCAGATAGAGAGAAAAGAGAAAGTATCGATCTAAGTAGACGTCTAGGCAAGATGCTATCAGATTCAAAAAAAAAGTAAACGAGTCTGAAAGTTACGATAAACTATCACAAGTGCTCTATCTAGAGTTAGAACAAGGCTCAACAAAAATTAGTTGGGAAAAACTCAACGACATTCTTTCAAATGTAGGCAGCGAACACTTCGACAAAGACAGTTTTGTTCAGGCATATAACAACGACACAAGAGTAAAAGATCTTGTTAATAACTTTGATCAAGACGGTGTTGTTCTCGCTGGCGCAGAAACTCCTAGAGAACCAGACGACGACAAGACCGTTGACCAAATGGCTGACAGAGCAACCAAAGCCGCACTCAAATAAACTGTTGACTTCCTAAGACTTTTGTTATATACTTAAAGAATAGGAGTTTCCATTGAGTCTATTAAAACAAATAAATGACATCGAATTCTATGCTGTTCCAAATCAGCACTGGGTAGTATCTGCAATTTATCCTTATTACAAAGATATGGAAAAATTATTTGATTTTACGTCAGCAGATATCTCTACTGGATCTTGTACGGTCAATGGCATACAAAAACCTTTGCAAAATGAAGAATGGTCTAGAGAAAGAAAAGAATACAAAGAATGGTTGTTGGACATCTTTTCTCAGTTGAATATGCCTATAACACAACTAGAAGAAAGAACAGACGAGCAAGCTCACAAAGCCTGGACACTTAATTATTTTCCAGGAGGCTGGCAAGCTGGTCATTTTCATTCAACAGATAAAGTAGGACAGACAAATAAAAGATTTGCATCTAGTGTAATGTTCTTTGATAACATTGTTCCTACCAAAGATAATCGCTTCAACGGATGCTTGTATACTGTTTTGCAAGATCAAAATGGATATACATACGATCACAAGTTCCATCCTGCACCCGGCAGAGTGGTTATAATGGATGATAGGGTATGGCACGGTGCATACCCAACAGAAGATAACAGACGAGCCCTAGTTTGGGACTTTAACATAAAGTGAGAATATGAGTTTAATTACAGAAAAGTTTGATTACCAACCAATATCACGTAAAGAAATAAACGGCAAGAGATTGTATGCTACTCCAGACGGCGGAGCAGTTGCAAGCGTAACAACTATTCTTGATGCCACTAAAGATAAAACACATCTTATTGCATGGCGCAAGCGTGTAGGCGAAAAGAAAGCACAAGAAATTACTACAGAAGCCGCAGGCGTTGGTACACGCATGCACAAGTATCTTGAAGATTATATTGAGTTTGGTGAATGGCCTACTCCTGGAAGTAATCCTTTTGCAATCAAAGCACATCGTATGGCGGAACAAATTCGTGACTGTGCTATGATTGATGTAGATGAAATTTGGGGTAGTGAAATTAACTTATACATGCCGCAAATGTATGCTGGCACAACAGATTTAGTTGGTCAATACAAAGGCAATCCTGCTATCATGGATTTTAAGCAATCAAACAAAGTTAAGAAACCAGAGTGGGTAGTGGACTATTACCTACAAATGGTTGCATATGCAGAAGCACACAACGAAATATATGGTACAGATATTCGAGAAGGACACGTGTTTATGTGTACTCGTGGCGATGATTCAATGGCGCTAGGCGGCGAACAATATCTACAATTTGATCTTTGGCCACACGAATATGACGAATGGCGCAACGAGTGGTACAACAGGGTCTATCAATTCTACGAGCAACACGCATAAATACTAGTAATAAATTTAGGAGGATGAGATATGGCCGTGGTGCAGATCTCCAGGATACAGGTACGTAGAGGACAAAAAAATCAAGGTTCGGGAATACCACAACTTGCAGGCGGCGAACTTGGTTGGGCTGTTGATTCGAGAGAACTGTACATTGGTAACGGTAGTGTTGCTGAAGGTGCTCCGGCAGTTGGTAACACTAAAGTAATTACTGAGCACGACGATCTTTTTACTCTTGCAAACACGTATGCCTATCTAAACGGAGTCACAGTACAGACAGGTGCTAGTGCAACATCCCCTATCAAAAGAACATTACAATCTAGACTAGACGAAATCGTAAGCATTAGATCCTTTGGCGGTAACGGCGACGGAACAGATCAAACTGTGGCAATTCAACGAGCCATTGACCAACTGTTTATTAATAACTCAACCAAAGGCACAGAACAAAGCAGAGTTAAACTTTATTTTCCTGCAGGTGTGTATACAATCAGTGACACTATTAAAATTCCTCCATACGCTAGTATTATCGGAGCAGGAATGGACAAGACAAAGTTTACTATGACTGGGGATAATTTAGCATTTTCAACAGTAAATGGATCAAGTACTCCGGGAGCATATACTGACGGAAGTAGTAATACAGCAGATAATCAACCAACTAATATTCATATAGAAGGAATAACTGTTAGTACCGTAAGTACAACACAGCCGGCTATTGTATTAGATAGTTGTAAGAATAGTCATTTTAAAGAAATTAAAATCACAGGTCCTTGGACAACTGGAGATACTATTACTTCAACTAACGCAGGGTTTAAATTAAACTCGCTAAGTTCGCTAGTAGGCACTCAAAAAAACAAGTTTGATCATGTTATGGTTAGCGGATTAAGTGTTGCTATTTCAAGTGATGATGATGTGTACAATAATCACTGGCATTGTTGTTATTTCCAAGATATTGGCCAAGGAGTTGTGTTTGGCGAAAACACAGCAATTGGTTCAGCTGGACAAAGCACAGGACCGTGCAAGAACACGATCAGTCAATCTGCCTTTACAAACATTGATAGAGAAGCAATTGCAATTACAAACGGAACTAATAATATTAGTTCTCACAACAATTATGAAGGAGTCGGTAACGTCGGCGGCAACGAAGGCAACGCACAATACAGTGTGATTGACTTTGTACAATCAGGAAACAGTAGTGTTGAAGATTACTTTGCTAGAACAGCTGACTTGTCCTACAACCAAACATACATTACAAACAGCAAATATGTTTCAGAAATCAAAGGTAAAGTAATTTCGACTATCGGAGGCTGGCATAGTCTAGAAATGTCCGAAGCAAGTTCTTATACCTATTTGTTTAGATTGCCAGGCGATTATAATAGAACCTATGAAGTTGAATATTCTTATTATAGTGCTATTGTAAATGCACAAAGAACAGGTGTAATGACATTTCAGTTAGACAAGTCTAACAGTAATGCAATTAATTTTATAGACGATCATAGTTACCAAGGTGATGTTGCATACGAAAGCAATCTACAGTTCCAAGCTGCTATGGTAGACACCGATGGTGCATCAGGGGTTGACACACTTATTATCAGCATGTTAAACTCTACAACAAATGATCAGGGCGAATTTAATTTTAAAATCAAAGTCATAAGTTAATGTACAAATTAAAATTTGAAGATAAAGTCAAAGTATGGAGAGATCTTCGGAACACATTAGAAACACATCCGCGGCCATTTTCTTTGTTACAAAAATTTTTAAACGACTTGCCGATTAGTAGTCGCAAATGCAATCCGTTTGATCCAAATACACAATTAGGACCTTGGAATCTAATTGAAAACAGTTCATTTACTGAGTATGAAATCGCACAACTTTGTGCGTATACGTTACAATTAACCGATAGGTTTAGTGAGTCACAGGTAGAGATACATATCAGTAAGGACATTGAAAAAGAACAAGTAATGTACCTAGTATATTTGGACAGGAGTATGGTCTTGGGATACGATACAGAAGCAGTTTCCATCGACGAACTTCCACAAAGTGTAATATCACAAAAGATATATCACATGCCGCCGCTTCACTAAATATTTTTTGATAAAAAGGAAAAAGAAAAGAATGAAACAAGACCTTAGCATTGTAAAACGTCATGGCGATAGGGTACGCCTAGATATCCAAAAAATCCATAAAGTAGTTAATTTTGCATGTGAGGGACTAGCTAACGTTAGTAGTAGTTTGATCCAAATGAATGCTGGAATTCAATTTTCGGACGGAATGACAACTAAGGAAATTCAAGATTTATTAGTTAGGTCAGCAAATGATCTAATCAGTTTAGAAACTCCTAATTATCAATATGCCGCTTCAAGATTGTTGCTGTACGGAGTGTACAAGGAAGTGTTTGGCGGGTTTGAAAAGCTATCTCTAGCTGAAATGATTTCTAGAAATATCGAACGCGGCGTGTATGATGCAGAAATTCTCGAGAAGTACACCGCAGAAGAACTTGCAACACTTGATGGTTATATTCGTCACAAGCGTGATGAAAACTTTACCTATGCTGGACTTCGCCAAGTAGTAGACAAGTACCTATGTCAAGATCGTTCCTCAGGCGAAATATTTGAAACTCCTCAGCACATGTACATGATGATCGCAGCTACGTTGTTTGCAAACTATCCTGCAGAAACACGTATGCATTATGTAAGGAGATACTATGATGCGACCTCACTTTTTAAAATCAATATCCCGACACCAGTCATGGCCGGGGTCAGAACGCCTGTGCGACAGTTTGCTAGTTGCGTCCTTGTTGACAGTGACGACACCCTTGATAGTATCTTCGCTAGCGATATGTCGATTGGTAGATACACTGCACAGCGAGCGGGTATCGGCATCAATGCAGGCCGCATCAGAGGCGTCAACTCAAAAATCAGAGGCGGAGAAGTAGCGCACACAGGAATCATTCCGTTCCTTAAAAAATTCGAAAGTACAGTACGTTGCTGTACACAAAACGGTGTACGTGGCGGATCAGCTACAACACACTTCCCGTTTTGGCATCAAGAGATTGAAGACATCCTTGTGCTAAAGAACAACAAAGGCACAGAAGACAACCGTGTGCGCAAGCTAGACTATTCAATCCAACTTAACAAAACAATGTATGAAAGATTGTTATCTGGGGGAGATATTACTCTTTTCTCGCCACATGATGTTCCTGGTTTGTATGAAGCATACTTTGGCGATGCAGACAAATTCCAAGAACTATACGAAAAGTATGAACGTGCTACAAGTATTAAAAAGAGACGTATACCAGCGATGGAGTTGTTTTCCGCATTGGTCAAAGAACGTGCAGAGACAGGACGTATCTACATCATGAACGTAGACCACGCTAACACACACAGTTCGTTCAAAGACACAGTGTACATGAGTAACTTGTGTCAAGAAATTACATTGCCTACTAAACCATTAAATCATATTGATGATCCAGAGGGCGAGATTGCACTGTGCATTCTAAGTGCCATTAATGTAGGCATAATTAAAGATTTGAATGACTTAGACGAGCTGTGTGAACTTGCTGTTCGTGCTCTAGAAGAAATTATTGATTATCAAAGATATCCAATCTTAGCGGCTGAAAAGTCGACTAAAGCAAGACGTTCACTTGGTGTAGGGTATATCGGACTTGCTCATTATCTAGCTAAAAATCAAGTACAGTATAGCGATAAACAGTCATGGAAGTTAGTACACGATCTTACAGAAGCATTCCAGTATTACTTGCTAAAAGCGTCAAATAAGTTAGCGCAAGAGCGAGGCGCTTGCGAATATTTTGATCGCACAAAGTATTCAGACGGTATTTTACCAATTGATACTTATAAAAAAGATGTTGATACTATCGTAGAAAACAAGTTAAACTATGACTGGGAAAGTTTGCGAAATGATATTAAAACGCACGGTCTTAGACACAGCACGTTGTCTGCACAGATGCCGTCAGAAAGTTCAAGTGTTGTATCTAACGCAACAAATGGAATTGAGCCGCCTAGGGGATATCTAAGTGTTAAGAAATCAAAGAAAGGTCCTTTGAAACAAGTTGTCCCGCAATATCAAAGCCTCAAGCAACATTACACTTTACTATGGGATATGCCTAGTAACGAAGGTTACATTAATATTGTAGCTGTAATGCAAAAGTTCTTTGACCAAGCAATTTCAGGCAACTGGAGTTATAATCCAACGCACTTTGAAAACAACGAAGTGCCAATGAGTGTTATGATAAAAGACTTACTGAATACTTACAAGTTTGGTTGGAAGACAAGTTACTATCAAAACACATATGATTATAAGACAGACGGTGAAATAGCCGAAGAACCAACACAAGAACCTCTTGCTGTAACAGAAACAATTGATACAGACGATGATGAAGTTTGCGATAGTTGTGCAATCTGACTTGACAAATAATACAAAGTAAGATATAATATAGGACATAAGGAAAATATAATGGCAAAAACCGTATTCAATCAAGATAAAGTAGACTTTACTAAACAGAACATGTTCTTCGGAGCAGATCAAAATACACAGCGTTATGACACGTTTAAATTTCCGGAGTTTGATAAACTTAATCAAACTATGCTGGGCTATTTTTGGCGCCCGGAAGAAGTAAGTCTGCAAAAGGATCGATCAGATTTTGCCAACTTCCGTCCAGAGCAGAAGCATATCTTTACCGCTAACCTAAAGTATCAAACACTGTTAGACTCAGTACAAGGTCGCGGCCCTAGTTTAGCGTTCCTTCCTTATGTAAGTTTACCTGAGTTAGAAGGCTGTATTGTTACTTGGGACTTCTTTGAAACAATTCACTCACGCAGCTACACACACATTATGAAGAACGTGTATGCTGACCCTGCAGAAGTATTCGATACTATCCTAGACGATGAAAAGATTATTGAACGTGCGGTAAGTGTAACTAAAAATTACGATGCATTTACGCAGGCAGCTGACGGTTGGTTCCATAGGAAAGAAGGTAGTTTAAGAGACGTAAAGAAAAAATTATTCCTTGCAATGATGAATGTTAATATCTTAGAAGGACTAAGATTTTATGTTAGTTTTGCTTGTACGTTTTCTTTTGCCGAATCTAAGATGATGGAAGGGTCTGCTAAGATTATTAGCCTTATTGCCCGTGACGAAGCAACACACTTGAACCTAAGTACACAAATTCTTAAAAATTGGATTAAGAACAAAGACGATGCAGAAATGGCCGAGATTGCCAAAGAATGCGAAGACGAAGTATACGAAATGTGGAAGACTTGTGTCAACGAAGAAAAATCTTGGGCTAACTATCTATTCAAAGATGGTGCGATTATCGGACTTAATGAAGAACTTTTGCATCATTACGTAGAATTTATTGCTAACAAACGACTCAAGGCGCTAGGATACAACACTATTTACGATCGTCCAATCAACACTAATCCGCTACCGTGGACACAGCACTGGTTGTCGAGTTCAGGCTTGCAGGTTGCTCCTCAAGAAACAGAAGTTGAATCATATATCATTGGCGGTATTAAACAGGATGTAGACGAAAACAGTTTGAAGGGATTCTCACTATGAGTGAGAATATTGTATACAGTAAGCCTTCGTGTCCTAATTGTGTAAAAGCAAAAAAACTATTAGACGATCGCGAATTGACTTATGTAGTTAAAGAACTTGGTGAAGACATTCAACCACAAGAATTGTTTGATTTATTTGAAGCAAAAGGGCTACCACAGCCTAGAACGGCTCCTCAAATTTTCTTACAAGGTACATATATTGGAGGCTATGATCAGCTGACAGCATATTTAGAAGAAACAGGATACAACGGAACAGGACACACATTATAATGTTAATAGAAGCACCATATAAAGTTGGCGACAACGTTAGCTTTAAATTAAACTCAGGAGAAGAACTAATCGGAAGATTAGATGCAGAAGATGCTAAAGGCTATACATTACATAAACCAATGGTACTAATTGCGCAACAGCAAGGATTAGGACTAGCACCATTTATGTTTGGGGTATCTCCAGAAGCCAAATTTGTACTTCAATCACACGCAGTGAGTTGTGTTGCTAAAACTGAAAATGAAATTAGTAAGCAATACACATCACAAACAAGCGGAATAGCACTGTAATGACAGAAATACATCGTGTTACAGATCCGAACACAGCCGACGCTCCAGTTACTAGCTCTCTACAATCAACAGTTTACGCTGGAGGAGAATTAGTTGCGGTAGACGGAAGTCCGGTAGCAGGACACGGTGTAGGCGAACATGCATCGCCTGTTACAGCAAATGGTGATACAACAGTTTATGCTGAAGGTATACCGATAAACAGTAAAGGTGATGCAGACTCTTGCGGACATCCTAGAGCCGCAGGATTAAACACGGTCTTTGTAGGACCATAACAAGGAAAAAAAACAATGACACTACATGAAGAAATTATTGCACAATACGAAACATATCTAAAAGAGCACGAAGCGTTTGAATCAAAAGGAGTAAAGGCATCAGCAGCTCGAGCTCGTAAAGCACTTGGTGAAATTGGTAAGCTAGGCAAGGCACGCCGAGCTGAAATTCAAGACAAGAAAAACAATATGTAATAAATAATACTGCAGAGTTTAAATACTCTGCAGTTTTTTTAGGACAAGAGTATGACATATCAGGGCAACGTAAAATTTTATAATCATGTAAAAGGTTATGGATTTATATCTAGAGAAAATGATCAACCGGACCTATTTGTACATATTTCAGAATTTCGAAAAAACGGAATCAAAAAAGTAATTGAAGGTATGACTGTAGAGTATACTATTGAAGACCATAACGGAAAACCAGTAGCAACTAATATCTCTGTCATACACACTCCTTAAAACACTAGTTGACTTTCTAAATTTTAGACATTACAATATAAGTACATTAAAGTATGGTGATTAATTATCATGAATGCATCAATGTTACACGATTTTGAAAAAGTAAAAACTGTTTTTAAAAGTTGTGAAAACTATCAACAGTTTGAAGTAGCAAAAAGATTATTATTTAATTTTTTTGAAAAATATAAAACTGAGTTTGATACATGGACTAAAATAAAAACAGTACAACAAATACAACCTATTATGGATGATTGTACACTGAGGTTTATTAAATGAGTAAAGCAAATTGGCAATGGGACAATAATAAACGTAAATGGTCATGCACAGACTATCCTACATACAGTTGGGGATTGCATCCAAAACAAACAGTTTACGATAGTCCAGATATGTTAGAGGCTATCGAAGTTGCGTTAAAACATATGGAAAGATATCCAGACGCTGAACGACTTATTGCTGGTTTAAAGGATGAATGATCGCGATTTGTATCAAGACATAAAAAGTGATGCTGAAATACTAGAACAAGTAAAGAATCCTGAGTATGCACATAAGTTGTATTCAGCATTATGTAATACAGTATGGCAACCTATCGATATAATAAACGTTCTCAAAAATGAAACGTGGAGTGCTACTTGGAGAGCTGTAGGCAGTATTATTGCAGATCTACGTAATGAAGGAGATTATATTGACTGGTATTGCTCGGGCTACGAAGGATATGTTCATCCTATAATTGAAAAAAAACTAAACAATCTGGGATGGGTATGCATAGAAAAAGATACCTATATTGGCGAAGAGATTACCGAACGTCATTGGGGTAACTTTCCTAGAATTTTTTGTGAAACATTAGATAGAGAAGGAGATAACACATGAAATATGCTGTAATGGTTTGTCTAGATGGCAAAGACGATTGGATTTATGTTACAGAAAACACAGACAAGTGTGATATGTGGAATCTTAAAGTACAGACTTTCAATGATGCACAAGAAGCAATGACGTTTGCACAAACGTTTCAACATCCTGACAAGCCTGAAAATGTAATGGTGGTAGATTATTATGAAGATTAAAATATCAAACTACAGAAACAGATTGATGTGTAGAGTACATACACGTTATATGGATAGTAAGCATGGCTGCATAAGCTGGCCTGACGAACAAACACGATTCGAACACAGTCTTGAATGGCTAGAAGATCGTGTGCAAGACTTTTACAATGTGTTCAACTGGCTGTGGTTTGATAGACGCACAGGACAAAAGCAAAGGATACACATCGATCCGTGGGACACTTGGAGTATGGATCATACTCTTGCTCCAATTATCTTGCCCATGCTTAAACAACTAAAGAAAACTAAACACGGAGCACCGCAAGTGGATCTAGAAGATGTTCCTAAAAAACTATGGCCATCTAAAAAAGAATTATTAGAATATACTAAAACTGGTGACACAGATCCTAAGTTCTTTGAACGCTGGGATTGGGTGTTGGACGAAATGATTTATGCATTTGATTGTAAGGCAAACAAAGACGATGTGTACATGCGTTTTGATGTCGAAGAAAGAGACGCAATGAACGCAGAACAAGAACGCATATCAAACGGTTTTAGACTTTTTGGAAAATACTACGAAAATTTATGGGATTGAGCTATAAATATTGAATAAGATAAATAAAAAGTACGCACTTAAAGGAGCATCACATGGCAGGAAACTCTTCAGCATTATCTAATCTTATTCAAGAAAGACGGACACCAAAAAGAACGTCAATAGGCAAATCACACAATAGTTCTTACAAAGGCAAACACGCCAAAAAGAAAACATATAGAGGACAAGGTTAATGCCTTGGTATGTGATGATTCTCGTCACACAGATTAGCCAAGGCATGCACGAAGGGTTCTTATGGTATGATCCTGTGTTCGAAACAGAACAACAGTGTGTTTCGTGGGCAGAGAACAATCCTGTGAGAATCATTCAAACACTGAACTACATCTATCCTGCGGGATGGGAGATACATGACTCTGTGTGTATCCGTGAAGACAAACTCGAAGAACACGGTGTTCGTCCGTATCAAGAAGGAACAGATATTTAAGATAAATATTCATATTAATAGAGGGCTTTAATATGAATACAAATGAATACGACGTAACTGTCGTTAAAGTAGTTGACGGCGACACAGTAGACGTAGATATTGATCTAGGATTTGGAGTAACACTAAAAGATGAACGAGTTAGAATTATGGGCATTGACACTCCAGAGAGCAGAACTAGAGACAAAGTGGAGGACCTCTTTGGAGAAGCAGCCAAAGCGAGACTCAAAGAACTTATGTCAGACGGAGCAAAGCTCATCACCACAGAAAACAAACACGGCGAAGACATGAAAGGCAAGTTCGGACGTATCCTAGGTGACTTCAAAGTAGAATACAATGGCGAAATGAAAACAGTCACTAAGATCATGGAAGAAGAAGGACATTGCGTTCCATACTTCGGCGGATCAAAAGAAGACACTCAAGCAGCACACGAAGTAAACCGCAAGCGTTTGCTAACTGAAGGTGTAGTAAGTCGTGAAGACTACGATGCCGCAGTTGCTAAAATGGCAGACAAATAAATACTGTTATGAGAAACTTCAAAGACACTGTAATTTTAATAATAACAACGGGTGTACTAATATTGCTCGGAGTTATTATTGTAGGCGATTATTATATAGCACTAGCTGAAAATCGTCCAATCGACAGTGAAATTATTGTATTGATGAAGATGTCGATTACTGGTATGATTGGTGTAATTGCTGGTTATATCGGTGGCAGCAAAAAAGACGAATAAAAATACTTGACAACCTACTAGACTCCTGCTATAGTGTTTACATTAAGTTAAACAAGCAGGAGTTTTTTTATGACTATGCATTTAGCCCGCGGGCTATCTACAATTAGTACTAAGAAGCGCAAAGCTAAGAAGCCTACAAATAAACAGCTCGAAGCTCTTCGAGTTGAATGGCGTCAATACAACAAACGTATGCGCCAAAAGAATATGCACAGTTTACAGTACGATGTGTTTGAAGATTACGTAGCATATACACAAGGCAACCCACCAAAGCGTAAGGAAGAAAAGGAGTTTAAAACCTATGCGCCAACCCAATCGTATGTCCGCAACACAGAGAAGCATCGAAGCCTCGAAACGTCGAATCAAGTCCCAGGAGTCGCAGCCAAAAGAGAAACCCAAGTCTACTCAGGAGAAAGACGACTCCTCGGAATAGCCACAATGCACAAGAGCAACATGGTTCCAATCTTCGAAGACAACAAAGAACAAGCCAAAGAAATTGCGCAAATGCGTCGCAACTAAATATATAGAGGGCAATTTAATGAAAAAGTTTATTACAGCACTTGTGCTGATAGTGTCTGCGTCTAGCGCACAGGCAAAAGGTCTGTTCACAGCAGAACAACAACCTGTGGCTTGGTGCCTAGCGCAGAACATCTACTACGAAGCTCGCGGATCTAATTATGCAGATCAAATTGCTGTTGCAGACGTAGTGCTCAATCGTGTGCAAGACACTCGTTACCCTAATACTGTATGCGAGGTAGTTAAGCAAGGCAAGAAGAACGCAGACGGCGGTATGAAACGCAACGCTTGTCAGTTCTCATGGTACTGTGACGGCAAAAGTGATTGGCCAGTTGACGACGATTCGTGGGTTAACGCACAGATGATCGCATACAACATGCTAAAAAATAATAATGGACGTGGACTCACCGAAGGTGCTACACACTATCATGCAGACTATGTAAATCCACGTTGGGCCAGCAGTTTGCAACTGGTAGGACGCATTGGCGTACACATCTTTTATCGCTGGAATTAAATGGTTGACAAAACGATAAAAGTATTCTATACTATATAAACATTGTTAAACAACTGGAGCAATACAATGAAAGGCACACTTAAGGCATTGGCTATCGGAGCCACAATTGCAACCCTCGCAGGCTGTTCTAGCATGCAAGAAATTACAGTACGTGATAATAAAGCACATCCTAATTGGTATGTAGATTGCGAACAGATCGGAACAGAAGGTTTTATCTTTTTTAATCGACAAGATTATGCATACGCATGTGGCATGGGTGAGAGTCGATTTGAACAAGCAAGCGAAGCACAAGCATACGCATTTGCTGTGAAAGCATTTGCAGAACGTATTAATGGCGAAGTCAACTCTAGTACTGTAGTTGATATCACAGGCAACGGTAACAACGAAAATCGAGAGACACGAACATTTGTTGAACACTCTGTAAACAACACAGCAATCCGCGAGCACCTTGAAGTTAAACGTTACGCATATGAACTTGCATCTACAAACCGTGTACACACATATGTACGCATCAAGATGCCTTTAGATGTGTTTAATCAGTTGTTAGCTGAAGCAAAAGAAAAACCTACACAGGTACAATGACATGCGAGTGTTAACTTTGCTAGGAGTATGTGCGTGTTTAACTGCATGCTCCTCACATAATCAAACTCCTGTAATGGCACAGTTTCAACCACAGTATTGTTATCAAACTACTAAGATTGAAACTAAAAACGGTAATGAGATTTCTAGTCAAGACGTGACAGAATGTTCAGATAATCCTAACAACAAACACTTTTTAGCCTTCAGCGGTATGGCTAAAAAGTGTCGAGAGCACTATTATGATGTATGGTATCATGGAAAAAAACAGAAGCAACGTGGGTTCGTTTGTCAAAAACTTGATGGAACCTGGGAAGTTATTAATCACCCTTACAATTAGTGTTGGGCTTTTAAGTGGTTGCACTTCCAATAAGACTATGACTTATAACAGCCATAGTACATATGCTAGTACAGTCTCAGACTATAAGTCTCCTTCTAGTACACTAGGGCTGTTAGCAAACTACACAAAGTGGTCTGTTAATAGAATGAATGCAAACGATAGGAAACAACAGGAACAGGCTGTGTTTTTTGCGTTAAACACCCTTGCTCCGGGCGAAATGACTAAATGGTACAACGGAAATACTGGCGCCCATGGCGCGGTACAAGTTGCTATGACTTATCCACAAGGAAGTGGATACTGCAAAGTATTAATGAGCCAAATAGTATACAATGGCAATCAAAGAGACTTTTCTGAGACAGCCTGTGTAAACAGCGTGGACAATACTTGGCGGTTTGTAAGATAAATATGTTGCGGAGAAAAAATTGTTTTTAGGAATCTTAACACTTATCACAGCACTGTCAATCAGTGCTGTTGCTATTTACTACTCAGTAGCAGGACTTGTGGCTATCTTTGCCGCAGCTGCCGTTCCCATTATCATCATGGGTGGTGTGCTTGAAGTAGGCAAATTAGTCACAGCAGTATGGCTACACAAGTATTGGGATCGTGCTACATGGTGGCTTAAGAGTTATCTAGGTGCCGCAGTTATTATCCTAATGTTCATTACGTCAATGGGTATCTTTGGCTTCCTGTCAAAGGCACATATAGAACAGACTGCCGCCGCAGGCGAAGGCGTTGCACAAATAGAACAGATTGATGCAGAGATTGCTAGACAACAGGCAATTGTTGTTCGTGCTGAACAGGCTATTGAAAAGACACAGACATCTGGTACAGGCGCAGATCAAAACATACAAGCACAAATCGATCGCGAACAAGAACGCATTGATACCGCCTACGATCGAGTGCAACCTGCCATTGACGCAACTAATGAACGTATTGAAACAGACAAACAGTTTTACCTAGACCAGTTGCCCAAGATTGACGAACGACTAGAGCAACTGGCAATTGCCACAAACATCAACACAGAAAACGAAGAAGCAGTCAAGCGACTACAAGCACTAGTAGGTGCTAGACCAGACGGAGCATACGGTGGCGGAACCGCTCGAGCAGTAAAGGCTTATAAAGAAAGCCTAGAAGCAGAACGTGCTGATATCTTTAACAAAGTAGAAGAACTAAAGTCCACGGCACAGGAAGAGATTGCTAGACTACGCAGTCGTGCTGAAAGTGAAATCGACGACAGCAATACTCTTATCGCAAGACTGAGAGGACAACTAGGACAAACCACAGGCGAAGACATTGACACTATTATAGCAGAACAGTCAGCCAAAATCAAACAGGCAAACACAGAGCTTGACACACTCACCGAAGAGAAGTTCACGCTAGAAGCAGAGTATCGCAAACTGGAAGCAGAAGTTGGTCCTATCAAATACATCGCTGAGTTTATCTACGGTGATCAAGCCGACAAGAATTTACTAGAGGAAGCAGTTCGTTGGGTTATTATTGTTATCATTGTGGTATTTGATCCACTGGCTGTATTGTTATTGATTGCAAGTCAATACACATTCAACTGGAGCAGAGAGGGCAAAGACTATGTTACCACCGAGGAAGAAGATGAGTCCGACGATGATGGACCCGGACCAGAGGATCCTAACCCAAACGGACCTACTGATGGACCGGATAGAGAAAGTGAGGCAGGAGTTCCAGTGGAACAAGACCAAGATCCTCAGCAAACACAAAAAGAAATAGAAGACTGGGACGAAGCCACACAAAAAGAAACTGAAGGGCTAGTAGATGATTTTTACAATGAGGAAGCACCCGTAAGCAAAGAAGATCAATGGTACGAAGAAAATGACGAGCGTATGGACATTATCGGTCAAAATGGTAACGATGGTCTACATTATAACGAAGTTGATCAACTAAAAGAACAAATTGCTTCTACTTATACCACCGTCGAAAAAAAAGAACTAGAATCGTCGGAAGAATCAAACAAAACGTCTATACAAGAAAAAGCTGAAAAATTAGAAGACTATGACAGAGATGCAGATTGGGTCGATGCAAAACGCCAATGGAAAAAAGAAAATCCAGAACAAAATATTAAAGATTGGAAACATGCATACCTTACAGGAACCATTGATGAATTACCTTGGGCTGAGAATGTGCGTCCTAAGCCCGATCTTACACAAGTAATCGAACCAGACGGATATGTTCAAAACAGTGAACAAAATGAAAGTTCAGTTTGGCAAAAAATACATAACCAAAACAATAAGTAATATTGATGTCTGACACAATTATTAATTTAATAACCTCACCTGACAAACTATTTAATAACAATCCAAGTTTATTATTGATAAATCCTAGTGATGATATCAAAACAAGTTTCAACGAACATGCAAAATATTTTGAACACACAATTAATCTTTATTTGTATGAAGAAGATTTAAACTTGCCTTGGTTACTTGATGTGTCACAGAGTGTAGATTATATTGTAATTGATATTGACAATACTAAAAATAATACATGGATAATAGGTTACTTATTAGGTCTTGACAAGACTTTTTACTTGACAACAGAAGCACATCCAGTGTACAATATAGTTAATGTTAATAGAATATACGAGTTAAGTCAATTTATGGAAGGAGTAAATCATTTTGGCATATCACAATAACAACAATCGAAATAATAAAAAACAGTTTCGTCCTAACGAAACAGAAAAACAAGGTCTTACTGTAGAAGTAAGAAATGACGATGTAGGTAAAGCTCTTCGATTGTTCAAAAAGAAAGTTCAAGAAGACGGTAGATTACAAGAAGTAAAAGAACGTCGAGAATATATTAAACCAAGCGAAAAACGTGCAAGAGCAAAAGCAGCTGGACGTAAACGTTGGCTCAAAACTGTTGAGAAAAAACAAGCAGAACGAGGTTATTAATATGGCGTTGCAGGCAGAACAATGGTTTCCTAGTGTAATCTGGTCCGGACTATTGTCTGGTGTAGATAATGATGCATTGTCTACGTTTGCATATGACAGACAGTTAACAGATGACGGTGTTACTGTCTCTAATTATATTGGCTGGCAAAGTAATTCAATTAAGGAAGGCGACAACAAAGCGTTTGATGAGTTAGTAAAAGTTATCAATACTGAGATGATTAATTGTTCTGTTCAGTCTGAACTTCCTGAGTTGGAAATACAAAATATTTGGATTAATATCAATAAGCCCGGAGCATATAATCATTTACATAATCACGCAGGTGCAATATTAAGTGGTGTTTATTACGTAAAGAGTACTCCGGAGCAGGGAAACTTGTTTTTTGAAAGGAGTGATAACGCAGAGTATTTTCTGCCTCCAATGGAACAGCCTAATTATTTCACTAGCACAGCTACAACATACAAAGCTATGACTGATGCAATTTATATTTTTCCTGGTTGGATGAAACATAGCGTACAACCAAATGTAACTAATGAAGACAGAATTTCAATTAGTTTTAATTATGGCGTAAAAAGATGAGAATCGAAACCGAAAGCAAACTAGATTACAAAGATGTGCTGATACGTCCTAAACGTAGCACACTTGGTAGTCGTAAAGAAGTTGAGTTGGTGCGTGAATATACATTTCGTAACTCCGAAATAGAATTTCCTGACAATGTTTTAAATGCTCACTATAAAGGAATTCCTATTATGGCGGCCAATATGGACGGTGTTGGTACGTTTGAAATGGCAGATGAACTTGCACGTTTGGGTATGTTTACCTGTCTTGTAAAAACATACACGGCAGACGAGCTTGTAGACTTTTTTGACACAGACGAATATCTACGCACTAATCATGTAGCAATGAGCATTGGTATTAATGACAGTGACTGGAACAAGTTTAAAGACGTATATGATCGTGCAGACGGCAATCTAAAATATGTTTGCATTGATGTAGCAAATGGATATTCAAATCGCTTTCGTGACTTTGTGTCAGAGATGCGTAAGACGTATCCAAATATTGTAATCATCGCCGGTAATGTAGTTACTGGTGAAATGACAGAGGAGTTAATTCTTGCAGGAGCAGATATTGTTAAAGTTGGGATTGGTCCTGGTAGTGTGTGTACTACTCGCATTCAGACAGGTGTTGGTTATCCTCAACTCTCGGCTGTTATTGAGTGTGCCGATGCGGCTCACGGACTCGGCGGCCATATTATTGCTGATGGGGGTTGCACTTGCCCTGGTGACGTAGCCAAAGCATTTGCCGCTGGCGCTGACTTTGTAATGCTGGGCGGCATGCTTGCCGGACACGATGAAGGTGGTGGAGAAGTAATTGTCAAACGCTATGCCACAGATGAGCTACGTCCTGTTCCTAAGATGAGCGGAACTGACTGGGATGAAGGTCGTCGTGTTATTGAAGAAAAGAAGTTTGTACAGTTCTATGGCATGAGCTCAACAGCAGCCAATGACAAACACTTTGGCGGACTTAAGGAGTATAGAAGCAGTGAAGGAAGAGAAGTTCTTGTGCCTTACCGAGGAACAGTGGGTAATACTGTTCAAGGTATTCTTGGTGGGTTGCGTAGTACTTGTACTTACGCTGGCGCAGTAAAACTAAAGAATCTTAGCAAATGTACTACATTTGTTAGATGTACACAGACACATAATGCTGTGTACGAAAAATCAACTGTTGGTTACTAACAGATGATAAATAAAAATGTACGCCATTAAATGGGTACATTAAAATCTTGCTTATTAAAGGAGAAACAAAATGACAAGACTAACAACTCTAGACCTACCTAACCTACACAGAGCTACTATTGGCTTTGACAGACTATTTGATGAACTAGACAGATCATTTGCTAATAGTCAGAGCACAGGATATCCTCCATACAACATTGCACAGATCGACGAAGATGAGTTTATGATTACTCTCGCAGTCGCTGGCTTCGGTATGGATAACTTAGACATTACTAAGGACAAGAATATCTTGCGTGTAGAAGGTACATCTCCTAAAGGGGGTGAAAACGTAAACTATCTGCACAAAGGAATTGGCGAACGCAATTTCCGTAGAGAGTTTACACTTGCTGATCACGTAGAAGTAGTAAGTGCAGGCCTTGAAAACGGCATGCTTAACGTACATCTAAAGCGTGAAGTTCCAGAAGAACTACAGCCTAAGCGTATTGAAATCACAGACTATAACGGTCATGTGCAAGACGCTATTGACAGCGAGTAACACAGTCTAGGGGGAGTGAGATATCTCCCCCATTTTTATTTTAGGAGAAACAAATGAGCGTAGAATTAGATACACAAATTAACATAGACGAATCTACTAAAGAAATCATGCTTGAACCAGGAAAGTACAAGGTTCTTATGCTCAACGACGACGTTACGCCGATGGATTTTGTAGTTGAAATTTTAATAGAAATTTTCAAACACTCGGAAATTGTTGCAAGAAACATTACTATGGAAATTCATGAAAACGGAAGTTCTGTAGTTGGTCTTTATAATTATGAATTAGCAGAACAAAAATCTTTAGAAGCAACTAAATTATCTAGGGAAAATGGGTTTCCGTTGCAAGTGGCAATTGAAAAAGAATAGTATAAATACACTGTATTGAATGATTAACTTTTACGAGGAGTAAACAATGAGTTTAGCAAGTTTAACACAAGTAGCTCATCAGAACGCAGAACGTCAGGAATTTGCAAGAAAAATGATGTCTGGTAATATGAGCACTGAAGAATATAAAACATACTTATGGAACATGTGGTTAATGTATGATGTTCTAGAAGATGTTGCATTAAGTATGGGTTGTTTTGGCCCACAAGATTTAAGTATGCCAGATGATGATCTTCCACTAGACGGGTTGATTCAGGCAGACGATATTATGGCCGACTTTGTAGAGTTAGGTGGGGATCCAGAAAATCCTCCAACAGAAGTTGATGCTGTACATGAGTATAGATCACATATTGTCACACAGTGTCAGCATGATCCAGACAAATTATTTGCACACATTTATGTAAGACACATGGGTGATTTGTCAGGCGGACAGATGATTAGAAGCAAAGTTCCAGGTTCTGGGAAAATGTATGCATTTGAAGAAATGACTCATTCGGTTGAAGAAATGAAGGAAATGATCCGCAGACGCACACATGACGGAATGGCAGACGAAGCTAATAAAGCATTTGAATTTGCCGTTAAAGTTTTTGAGCAATTAAACGATTTAGAATATTCCTAGTATGATCTGGGATCAACTTATTGATTGTAAAGATCAAATCATTCAAGCGTTTGATCATCATGGGGTTGAAGTTGAAGAACCAGGAATGGCACACTTCAATCAACCCGATGGTGGTTGGATTAATAGAGTTTGGGAAAATGAAGATGTTCGAAGAGCTCACATTGATGTAGTTGATGCTCGAGACACAAAAGGATTGTGGATGATGCATGTTTGTGTCTTCCCACAACTTCACAACACAGCACCAATATATGGATTTGATGTAATTTCAGGTAAATCTAAAATGACAGGTGCATTTCACGACTTTTCGCCCAGTTGCGAACTAGACCATCCTATGGTTCAATGGTACGAAGAAACTGTAAAAGAATTTATTCCAGAGAAAAAACGACAACTACCTGAATGGGCTACTAATATCTTTACGCCTAGTATGATTGCAGCAAGCAATGTGAAAGAAGACGAAGCTGGTGTTATTATTGACATTGCACTTTCTAACTTACACGAGTATCTTGACCAAGTTGGTGAGTTTAATGGATATGGAATTCAAGAATTAGTTACAGCCGGACAAAATTATTACTGTCATAATCAGCAACAAAATCCTCATACTCCTAGGGTTATGAAAAGTTTAGGTCTTGCCGAAGACGATGTTGATAAGTTCTGCACAGATATGTTATTTCCTAAACTGGCATAAATATTTAAACATTTAAGGAATACGTTAATGCGCTATCAACATTTAATTGAAGGACAATTAAAATTTTCAGAACTAAGAAAACGCGATAATATCGAGATCTTTGTTAATAAAGTTCGCAACAAACAACCCCATACTTTAGAAACAGGGGGTTCGATTATTTTAGATCCCCAGGAAGCAGATAGATTAGAAAGTGATTTAAATTCTGGTAAACGAGCACCTAATAATTATTTTATTAAAGACATTGATGGCAATGATATATCTTTAAAGGAGCTTACAAAAACAGGCGAATACGGCGGCCAAGCAACTGTAGCAGGAGAAAAAAGAGATAAAATTTCCAACAGAGGTGATGTTACTGAAGGTGTGCTAGGAGCGGCAACAGTTGCAAGATTAATGCAACGTCCTGGAGCAGACATTACATTAGATAATGTTATAAATTTAATTAATTCAACGCCTGCCGACGGCGGCACAGTAGAATTTAAAGCAAAAGGCAAAGAAAACATTACAGATGTTTTTAAATTAACTGTTAGATTGAATAAAGCAGCTATGGAAAGTTTTTTAAATACTGAGTTGTTAAAATCAGACAATAAAATGTTTAAAACAATGAATCAGATTGTAGCATTTTGTAATGATGCTAGAACTGTAGAAGCATATGCAAAGTTTTTTGAACAAAATCAAAGACCTGATGTTGTTGAAATTATAAGTGACGGAATATCTGATAACAAAGGCAGAAAAACTGACATTTATATGGTTTATCTAGATGAAAATAATGAACGTAAAATTAAACATTTTGATCTAAGTCTTAAATCAGGAACTACCCCTCAGTTTGGTCAATCAGGAGGAGGTTCTAGTTTAGAAAAACCTAGCGAGAGTAATTGGGAAAAAACTACATCGTTATTTGAAGTATTTGGAGTTGATATTAGCTCGACTCAACAAGACTATTTAAAAAGTAAAAACTATGCATCCGCTCTAACTAAGGCATTTGTAGCCGCATCCAAAGATCTTAAAACTAAGTTATCCGGTGCCGATGTTGAAAATGAAGCAGAGTTTATGAAAAAATTTATTGACGGTATTAAACGACATGCTACCCTCAATGATGACAATGTTAAACTTTTACAATTCGAAGAAAACAAATATTATCTATTAGATTTTAAAAAATTAACTAAAATAATGAATCGAGATGAGTTTGATCTTGATGCTAAAGTGCAGAAACAATCTAATGGTTGGCCAGTACTACATATTTTTAACAAAAAGAAATCTAAACAAAATACATTTATGTCAATTCGTCCTAAAATAGAAGGTAGCTCAGCAACTAAAACACTGAGACATATTATTCAAAAAGGACCAGTGATGAAAGATGTTACAAAAGTAAGATCTAATATTAAGAAATAACTGACCTTATAAAATCCCCCAAATCACGATAAATAGTATTGTAGAGCGTGAGGGCTTTACAATAATTGTTTGTTAATTATACAAACAGAGGGGATTAAAATGATCAAACGAATTACAGCAGTATTATTCATAGTGCTGGCTATAAATGCAGTGCCACAAGCCTCTGCATCGGACCCGATTGTAACAGACTCAACTTCAAATTCAACAGTAACTACTACTGGTAAAACAGAAACCACCGTTAAATCGCCACCTGCTAGTGCTATTAGTCCAAGCATAAACTCTAGCAACAGTGACCTATGTACTGTTGGTGTGTCAGGTGCTGTTCAAACACAGATACTGGGTATCAGTTCAGGCAATACTGTTCGTGATATGAACTGTGAGCGACTAAAGAATGCCAAAGTGTTGTACGATATGGGTATGAAAGTTGCGGCAGTGAGTGTGATGTGTCAAGACTCAAGAGTATTCAATGCAATGATGTTTGCAGGAACACCTTGTCCGTTTGACGGCAAGATCGGTGCTGAGGCCGCTGAACTATGGGCACAGAACGTAGACAAGTGGCCACAAGCACAAGAAATGGAGAAACGCTCAGATGACACAATTAAAGGTATTGGACTGGGTATACTCGGTGCTATTATTATTGGTGTTGCTACCGGCGGCGTCGCCTTCTAACGCACAGCAAAGATTCGACAACAAAACGTGGAGTCAACCTGAATATCAGGCAGTCCAAGACTTCTACATGTCATTACCTGGAGCAGGCGTAGAAAGTTATTCATACAGACCTGATGGTAGTGGCATCTGTCTACGTGACGATGTTAATATGACTGTTACTGGGTTTGGACTTGACTGTGATGAAATCGCCCCTGGTTATACTATGTTAGAATACGACGGTAGTAACACACTATCACCGAATGTAATCGACAACAATGCTTGGGACGGCGCTACTTACGGTAACGATCCAGGTGGGTGTTGTTCAAGTATAAGCGGTAATGGTGCTCTATACGATCAGTCCACTGATACCATTATGTTCTCATATGGTCGAGATATCCTTGCACAGACTATTGCTATTAACCAAGCACTAGCACAAAGTGGAATACAACTAGATGGACTCAGCTATGGCTGGACTTGGAGACGCATAGGCAACAATGGCAGAGACGGTGATATACTTCAATTTGATGTTGAAGTAAAAGACAGTTCCGGCGCAGTTGTAGAACGATATTCATATGATCGTAGCGATGGATCAGGCTACGGCACAACAGACCAATGGACAACAGAAGAATTCCTACAGGCATTTGGGACATCATATCTTGACCCTAGTAGTGCTAGTATTCGTATTACAGGGCAAGATGGCGGATATTGGGGCGGATACTACGGACCTGAAGTTAAAGATGTAAATCTACAGTTTATCTATCGTGCTGATCCTTGTGCGGCTAATCCTCTATACGATCCAAGTTGTGAAGGATATGGCGAAGCATACGCTGAACAAGAGTACAATAATAATTGTACAGCTGATCCAATGTACGATCCAGGTTGTCCTGGATATCAACAAGCCTACGAACAACAGCAATGTAATGCCGATCCGTTGTACTCACCGAGTTGTTCGGGCTACCAACAAGCATATTATGAACAACAATGTAGTGCTGATCCGTTATATGATTCAGGTTGCCCAGGATACGAACAAGCCTACTATGACCAACAGTGTAGTGCAGATCCTTTCTATGATACAAATTGTCCAGGATATGCTAGTGCGTACTACGATCAGCAGTGTAGTGCCGATCCGTTATATGACAGTGGTTGTCCTGGATATCAGTCAGCATATTATGATCAACAATGCGGTATTGATCCATTATATGACAGTGGTTGCCCTGGATATCAATCAGCATATTATGATCAACAATGCGGTATTGATCCATTATATGACAGTGGTTGCCCTGGATATCAATCAGCATATTATGATCAACAGTGTTCAGTTAATGCACTATATGATTCAGGCTGTCCTGGCTATGAACAAGCATACTACGACAATCAGTGTAGTTTAAATCCACTGTATGATACTGGCTGTAATGGCTACGCAGACGCATTCTACGCCCAGCAGTGTGGTTTAGATGCACTGTACGACACACAGTGCCCAGGCTATGCGGTGGCTTACTACGATCAGCAATGTGGGTTAGACGCACTTTATGATGCAGGTTGCTCGGGGTATCAAGCCGCATACTACGACAAATATATCAAACCAGGATTAGACAAACAGGCAGAACAGGCAGCAGGAGTTAGCAATGATGATGCGTCAAGCACAGCAACTAACACCACAGTAGATGCTCAAACAGCAGAAGATCCTGTTGCGGCACTAACACAACCAAGTGCTACAGGCGATAGCACGGTTGATGAAGTATTGAGGGGGACTAACAATGCTACAACAAATCAAGTGGTGGATAGAGGACCTGCAATATCTATACCTGCACCGCAAACAGAAAGAACTGTGGCGACGAACACACCCAGAGCAACACAAGAAAGAACAACAAAAGAAGAATCCCAAGAAGAGCAAATGGAACAAGAACTGGTTGCCTTGGTAGAAACAGAAGGGAAAGACGGCAATGAAAAAGAAGTATCAGAGTCCCGTGATAATGTGGACGAGCGAATGGATTCAGCAGGGGACAAAACTAGCGACGAACGAAAAGAACCAAGCAAAGAAGATTCCAAATCTGATAGCGAAGGGGATGATAAATCAGGAGAGTCGGATAGCGGAGATGATTCAAAAGAAGAAGGATCTCAAGAATCTGGAAAAAAGAAAGAAATGACGGCCGAAGAAAAACAAAAAGCCAAACGCAAGAAAATGAAAGAAATTGCTACTAAACGTGCAATGGCACTTGCAGAGACAATGGGTGCAGCCGCAACACTAGAAGCACAGCAGGCCTTACAGGCACAGATAGCGGCACTGATTAACTTTGTGCCAGGATTTAATGCTTACGGACAGGTAGGTATACCGGGCGGTGATATATATGCTGATCAAGCATTTTACGCAGACGAGAAAGTTCCGGAGAATCAACGAGGGCTACGCAACGGACTTGCACAACAGTTATTACACCAAGAAATGGTAGATTTACAATATGAGAAAATGAAATGATTGAAGCAATAGTATTTGGATTTTTTGCTTATTTTGGCACAGAGATAGGTGAGTTTGCTCACAAGCAGTATGACAAAATACAAGAAACCGCAGAAGAAACAGTCGAAGAAGACAGAACTGACGTATTATCAACCACAGTTATAGGAGAGGACAATGAGTGATAAGGATTTAGGTGAAGGCCTAGAAAATATGGAGCAAGGCATCGAAGATCTCAAAAACAAAGAGTTTCGTATCCTTGGAATAAAAGTAACATTCGTAAGTGCAACAGCAATGTTAAGTGTAGTAGGTGCCGTAATTGGTTCACTATACGGAGGCTTCTTGATGTATCAAAAAATAGAAGAAGCAATTGCGTTTGTTGACCAACAACAAGAGTATGAGCAAAAGATTGCAGATTACGATCAGCGTATGGAAGTAATTGAACTAAAACTCGAAGAAGCAGTAGATTATACTCGTGATATCAAGAGCGGACTACGTGATGACATTCTATCAATTGAAAAGAGTGTTGACCGTATGGAAGACAAGTTGCGTGAGCAAGAAGACGAGAACCGTGCAGTTATTTCTAATGCAGAAGAGCGTTTTGAAAACAAGCGTGACGCACTACAAAACGACTATGACGAAAAAGCAAATCGTTTAGCAGAGCGTAATGACAATCGTATTATTGATCTTGAAGACGGGGTTGCTCGCGATCTAAAAGAACTTGAAGATCGTTTAAACAGACGCCTACAACGTGCGCTGGACAATCCGTTGGCTAACTGATGCGGTTTGTAGCTTTTTTGTTGTTGCTAACAGCAATAGCTGGTTGTACTGATGTACAAGGTATTGACAGGAAACCAGCTATTGAAAGTTTGTTTGAGAAACCTAAACCTGCAGCTATGACAACAATGATTGCGTTTCAGTATCTAAACTATGGAGAACAAACGCATAGGGCAGAGCTAAAACAACTTACAGGTGTTGATCCTGTACGTACAGAATGGTGCGCAGCATTTGTTAATGCTGTTCTTAGAGACAGCAATACCCCAGGATCAGAAAGTGTAAGTGATTATCCTCTCTTGGCTCGCAGTTTTCTTGACTGGGGCGAGAAAGTCACAGGTGAGCCGCAGCCTGGAGATATTATAGTATTTCCAAGAGGCGGCTCACAGTGGCAAGGACATGTAGGTTTTTACTTCGGTACTGTTAATGTAGGCGATATAACTTATTATAAAATACTCGGCGGTAATCAAAACAACAAAGTAAACGTAGAACTATATCCTGCATACAAAGCATTAGGCATCCGCCGCGAATCACCAATTTAAAATATCTATTGTATCCATTGAAAAATAACATAGACTTGACCTATTTTTAGGTTGATTTATATTGTAAATACCTATACAATAACACAATGAAGGATTATTCACAAGTTGAAGGATCAACATTCTTTTTAAGATACAAGGAGACAAATATGTCATTGAAAGGAACAGGAACAGAAAAAGCATTGCAAGATGCTTTCGCAGGTGAGTCAAAAGCAAACCGTCGTTATCTCTACTTCGCAAACGAAGCAGACATTCAAGGTGCACCAGATGTAGCCAATGTATTCCGTAATACTGCGGAAGGCGAAACTGGACACGCACATGGACATATGGAATATCTAATCGAAGGTGGTTCAGGTGATCCGGAGACAGGGCTTGCCGCTAAGACAGTGGAAGAAGCACTGGAGTCAGCGATTGCTGGTGAAACACATGAATACACAGATATGTACCCGGGAATGGCTAAAACTGCTCGCGACGAAGGATATGATGAAATCGCTGATTGGTTTGAAACCCTAGCCAAAGCAGAACGCTCGCATGCTAACAAGTTCAAGAAAACTTTAGACGCATACCGAGAAGAAAACGCCTAAGGAGAACACAATGCAAGTTAGTGTTTATCGTTATAATCCGGAAACGGATCGAGCACCGTGGATGCAGGAAGTCGAAGTAGATGTCCCTGCAGACAAGGACTTAATGGTGCTGGATGTTATGATTCGTGCCAAAGAACAGGACCAAACCCTCACCTTCCGTAGGAGTTGCAGGGAGGGTGTTTGTGGTAGTGACGGTGTGAACATGAACGGTAAGAACGGACTGGCTTGCATTACTCCAGTGTCGGAGATTGCTCCTAACGGCAAGAAGTTGGTTATTCGTCCGCTTCCAGGTATGCCAGTTATTCGCGACTTGGTTGTGGACATGACACAGTTCTACAAGAGCTATGCAAAAGTAATGCCCACTCTTACCAACAGCACTGTAGCACCCACGCAGGAAAGGCTACAGAGCCCAGAGGATCGTGCCAAACTGGATGGCTTATACGAGTGTATCATGTGTGCATGTTGCTCAACCAGCTGTCCCAGTTATTGGTGGAATCCAGACAAGTTTCTTGGACCACAGGCACTGCTCACCAGTTATCGTTTCTTGGCAGATACCAGAGACGATGCCACCGAAGAACGATTAACAAACCTTGAAGATCCATTCTCGGTGTTTCGTTGCAGAGGTATTATGAACTGTGTGAGTGTGTGTCCTAAAGGACTTAATCCTACTAGAGCAATTGGACACATTCGCGACATGCTGTTAGCACGAGCATCATGATGTGGGACGTCATCTATGGTGATGGCGTCATCACTTTCAAGAACACTAATACTACTATTGCGTTTGTGAGATACGATGAACAAGCGGAAATAGAATATATTTTTGTAAATCCCGTGTATAGAAAGCACGGGCATGCTACCAGACTGTTAATGATGGTAGAAGAACAAACAGGGAAGAAACCGGTTCCACAAGAACCAATATCGCCATTAGGGCGAAAACTATTTAAAATGGAGAAATAAATGAAAGAAGGCGTAAAAGTACCACCAGTTACTTTTCATTATCGTGTTCGTACAGACGGACACCCTATAACATATGTAAACAATAACAATGGAAGTGAAAACCCATTTGACTGGAAAGAAGTTACAACTGACGAAATTTTTAACAACAAGAGAATCGTTGTTTTTTCGCTACCCGGAGCATTTACTCCGACCTGCAGTACGTATCAAGTACCCGGATTTGAAGAATTGTACGATGACATTCGCAACTGTGACGTTGACGAAATATATGTTGTTTCAGTAAACGACACTTTTGTTATGCGCAAGTGGATGATTGATCAAGGTATTCAGCATATTAAATTTATTCCAGACGGCTCGGGTCAACTTACTCAGCGCATGGGCATGTTAGTATGCAAAGATCATGTCGGCTTTGGTAATCGCTCTTGGCGATATGCCGCAGTAATCAAGGACGGTGTAGTGGAGAAATGGTTCGAAGAGCCAGGCATTAATGATTGCGGTGACGATGACGATCCTTACGGAGAAACAGATCCAAAGAAAGTATTAAAATATTTGCAAAACATTTAATTTTTAAATTACAAAAAATAGATTGACAAACCGTGTGCCTGATTATATTATAGTAGAGTAATCAGGCACATTCATTTGTAAGGCAATAAAATGAACACAATCTATCTTTACACTACAAAAAGTCAAAGCAAACAAAGCGTAGCAACAGTCGACGGTGAAGTTTTCAATGTAAAACTTAAAGTTGGACAGACTATGCTTACAGCAGAAGAACGGGTTGAGCAACAAGATAGCACATCGAATTCTGAAAAATTAGAAATAATTTATTCAAGACAAGTTCCTACGCATATTACTGATATTGCATTACATAAAACTCTCCAACGCAAAGGTTATTTTAAAAGTCGCGACGATAAGAACCGTGAATGGTTTGATTTTCCTGACAGCATAACAGCAAAGGATGCTAGTAAAACAGTTCGAGAAGTACTCAACGGTCTTATTAATGGCGTAGAAGCTCTAGAAGATTGGAATAGTTTTGATTATCAACAAGACATTATCGACTGGGCCGTAACTCGTAGTTCGGTATCTAGTGACTTGCTTATAAATGCTATTATGCGAGCCGGTAAGTGTCGTATTAGCTATGAAATTGCACGAGCACTTGGTGCTAAGAAAATTTTAGTAGTTACAGCAAAAGTAGGTGTTAATGATAGTTGGGCAAGTTTATTGCCGGGTGGAGAAGAGAACCACATTGACTATGCTGGCTGGAAATACCACAACTATAAAACAACTAAGTCTTTGGAATTTACAGGCACTGATGTTGTGTTTGTTAGTTTACAGTTTATCAATAAACATTTTGGTAGTAATAATAAGTTCTTAAAACAAATGTTTGACACACAATGGGACAGTGTATTTTTTGATGAACAACATTATGCTACATCAACCGACAACACACAACGTCTTTGGAGTAATCTAAAATTTAAACTTAAAGTTGAATTAAGCGGAACTCCGTACAAGACTATGCTAAGTGGACGATACGCTTCAGAAGATACATATAATTTTGATTATATCGACGAACAAAATATACGGAAAGAACTTTTAGAAGCAAACGAAGACAACTTCTTAACAGATCAGTTTCGCAAACGTGCTGACATCAACTATGCATTAGTTAATGTTCCGGAAAAAGTAAAACAGCTACTCGGCGACGAAGGATTTACATTTTCTAAATTGTTTGCAACTGAAAATGGTTCTTTTAAAAATGTAATGGGTGTAAATGAGTTTATTACATTTATTATGAAAAACTTTAAAAAACCACCATCAAGATTTAGTAATGTTGCTGACAAACTTAGCCGTCATACACTATTTGTATTGCCTGATAACGTGGAAGCAATTGGGTTATTTGCACAAGCATTAGAAGCACATCCGTTCTTTTGTAAACGTAAGATTATTAATGCAAGTGGAAAAGGCGTTAAGAATATACAAAAAGTAAAAGATATAATTTCTCGCAACGACCATGACGGTGGCGCCGGCACTATTACACTCACATGCGGACGCTTCTTAGAAGGCACTACTGTACCTGAATGGTGGAGTGTACATCAAATTAATAACGACAAGAGTGCGGCAGATTACTTTCAAGGTAGTTTCCGTTGTAAGTCGCCGGCAGACGGAAAAGAAAGTGTAGTAGTATTTGATTATGCGCCTGAACGTTTTGTTAGTGTAGTGTACGATTATTGCGAGCGTGTTGCAGACACTACAGGACGTACCGCTGAATCAGTAATTAGTGAATGGTTAGAAGTAAGCGATGTATATGATTATGACGGTAATGCATGGAACATTATGTCAGGTGCAGAAATTTCAAAACGTTTCCTGTCAGATATTACCAACCATATTGATCGCATTGGATCTTGTATTAAACAAAATGAAATTGATGATAACATTATTGCACTGTTACAAGATAAAAACAAAGACGCTAATAGTAATAGTAGCAGAACACAATTTAATGCTAACGATATTGAAGAAGGCAAAAATAAAACACGTTCTAAGACAAATTCGGCTCAACCTGAAGCTAGAGATGAGGATGAGTTAAATGTAACTATGCAACGTATTCGCTATAGTTTAAAACAGATTTATAAACTAGCAGACATTGCTTGGGCTAATGACTTTGAATTTGACAAGATACAAGATGTAACAAATATAGACAATGGCATTGTAGCACAAGTTACGGGATTGACAACTGACGAATGGTCAAGTATAATGAATACTATAAACACTGTTTCAGCAAATCGAGCGTTAGGACAATACTTTGACCATCAATAATATAAACAATCGTCTTGCACAATTAAAAGCATACGACAGTAGCGGATCACAAACTATTATTGAAGAACAATTTGCTAAGAATGCAATTGACTTATTGGACAATAGTTTACTTTCGGATCCTGCTACTACATATTTTGATCCACAGTGTGGTAGTGGAACATTACTAATGTATCTTGCTCAACGTTTAATGTCTACGCTATCGCCAGCTATTCCAGACGAAATTGAACGTATCGAACATATTTTTAGTAACCAATTATATGCAAGTGATATTGATAATTTACAAACATTAGTTTGTAAGACTAATTTTAAAAAAGCACTAAACAATAAAACATTTAATGTGAATGTTTTGCAACAAGATTATATTGACGTTCAATCTTCACATACTGTAGTATTAAGTGCTATAGACTTTTTAACAACAAATAGTTTTGTATCCAAGTTTAAAGAAACATGCGACCACGTACTGGTCCTTACCCGTCCGAATAAAAATCGTTACACCAAGAAACAACACATAAGAGAAATTACAAAATATAGATTCTTAGGAGTAACTAAAACTACCACACCGATTTGTGCTATGTATTTCACAGCAAAAACAAATAATAGTGTAGAGTTTATTACGGATGACACTAGTGTTATTGTTGATAATCCTACATATCTTCCAGCATTTGATTTGAAGACCTATATGTTTGCGAAAGAACTGTTCGAACAGAATTTTGAAACATTTACAGCAAATTATGGATCATATTATATCAACGATAAAAAAATTATTAACAATCCCGGCGATGTGCAACTAATCTATCAAGTAGGAACTGAAGGCGCTGACTTTAGGAAAACAGTTGGTGTAGACAAAAGCATTATTACACCCCGTGAAGGCGTTGGTGTACACAAAGTTGTTATCAGTAAGAATGGTAATCGAAATACTAAGAGCACACTAAAATATGCTAGTCCAGAATACGGAACTGGACATAATGCAATTTGGATTCAGGTTGAAGACAAACAAGAAGCAGAAGAAATAATTAATTACTACAATAGCAAAGAAATTACAAGATTAGTGCTAAGTCTAAATGAAACTAGTCCGGCAAACGGCACAGGGTTTTGGTCAAAAATTCCACATTACAAGCACAAGGAACAGGTAAAAGAAATATATGCAAAACACTTTAATTGAAAATTACTACAATCATATCTGTAAAGAATGGAATGTGACACCGACTAATGATTCTTATTCTGGTTATGAAAGTGTGGAAGAACAATTAAAGACTTATACTAAAGATCGCTGGAACAAAGCAGATGACAACGGTCGAGATCAAATTGTACAAGATGTTTTTAATATTTACAGAAGCGTAAACGTTATTCCTATTACTTACTTTACACTCGAAGGCTGTAAAAAAGAACTAACAGCAATTAGTCAAAAATCACACGAAGTAAAAGACAAAAAGATAGCTGTAGGAAATACCGCAGGACAAACTTTCAGTCGTTTTTGGTTTCCTAATATGCAGGAAGCGTACACTCGTAAAGATAAAATGGTTAGTATGCGAGCAAGATTTTATGATGACACTCGTTTGAAACGTGCTATTAGCTTTTGCTACAAGTATAGAGATGAAGGCGAAAAAAGTGTATTACCTCAAAACATACGTCGAGCATTAGATCTTGTAAGCGGAGGCACTATTGCAAACTTTAAACCTATGAATGCTAGAGCTGTGTATGAGTATATCTGTCCTCAAATGTTTGGTAATGTTCTAGATTTTAGCTCTGGCTACGGTGGAAGAATGATTGGATCTCTTACTAGTAACATGCGTTATCATTATACAGGAATTGATCCGAATACAAAAACTTACAACGGGTTAGTTGCGTTAGGCGAACTAATGAAAGAATTAGGACTTGGATCTGGGTATGATATGAATCATATGCCTAGTGAAGACTTTGATCCAGAGCCGGGCTCTTTTGATGCCGCATTTAGTAGTCCCCCTTACTTTAACTTAGAAACATACACAGATGAAGATACACAATGTATGAACAATTGTAGCACAATAGACGAATGGTTTGATAATTACGTAGAGCCAACTGTTAAGATGTTACACACAGCTCTTGCAAAAGAAAGCCTGTATGCTGTTAATATTGCAGACTACAAGGACGGCAAGGAAGAATTTAAAATTGTAGATCGCTGGAAGGATGTTAGTAAAAAAATTGGATTTGACTATGTAGAACAGATAGATATGTTACTAAACGTCCGTCCTGGAACTGGCAACAACAAATTAAAAAACGCATACAAAAGTGAAGGCATTTATATATTTAAAAAGTCTTGACATTTTTGCCGGACGAATTTATACTGTATATAACAGTTAGGCAAACACAGAGACGCACATGGAAATTATTGTATCAGGCGGTTCACGCAATCAAAAGAAGTATGCAGAAAGCATGGCACTCTTTTGTGTTAACAAATTCCTTCCTCGACACAAGAATCTTACTGTAGAAATCAATCTTCGCCTGATGAGCAAAGATGAAACCTACGGTTATTGCTGTCACGTAGATGATCGCGAGTTTGAAGTTGAACTCAAGCGTACACTAGGCATGCGTGATATGCTCACTACACTAGCACACGAAATGGTACACGTAAAGCAATACGTGCTAGGCGAACTTGACCAAGGCAGCGAAAGCGAATATGACTATTGGGATAAGCCAAGTGAGATTGAAGCACACGGGCGTGAAACAGGTTTGTTTATACGTTGGTGCGAACAAGAACGTCTTAGCCATTTGAAGTGGACACAAAAGTGAACAAAGAAGATTTATATCACGATTACTTGCTAATTCGCAATATGCGAGCACCAACTAGTAAACGGGCTCGTATGCTAGGAGAGCTATTGTCGCTATGTCCTGACCATTGGCAAGTGATAGGAATTACCGAAGATGCCCTACGTGTGTTTGCTGAACATGGTTATAAGAAAGTAAGTCGCATGGGTATCAACCGTAGTCATTTGGTAGATCGACATAAAACTTATACTACTATGCTAGATGGTCCATTGATGGAGTGCAACGAATGGTGGCAGTTCTATCGTGCCAACGATACCACTATCCTAGCAACTAGTAGCGAAAATATGACCAATAGCTTTGGCAAGGTTTATGATATAGACACTAGCCTCGGACTATTTAAAAGCCGCGGATTTGCTTGGAAGCACAACAAAGAAGAAATTGAATTTCTAAAAGAAACACTTGACAATCTTGTATTCTGACACTATACTTTATATAACAGTTAGGCAAATATAGAGGCACACATGGCACTTTCACAATTCAAAAAAGATGAAATTGCATTTGAACTACGTCACGAAGACGAAGCTCTAAAGCACAGTCACAACAAATCTTACAGAACTGTTCCTTTGAAAACGGTAAGTCTAGCAGACGCACTTGCTGTAGCGTATGCAGTATATCGCATCAACGGCAACACTTACACCAAAGACACTCGTCGCTTCTCAGAAGACAACAAGACACAGTTTGACAATAAGAGTCTTGTGCGTTTCTACTGGGCTAAGAAGTTGGACACTGCTGACGCAAAGTATCTTCCTACAGACTTTGAAATGTTTGAACCTACTGAAGCAGACTATGCTAGTGTAGAAGAGGCTCGCAAGTGGATGAAGCGTTATGTGATGCTGGGCTTGGGTGAGCTGGACAGCTTCAAGGTAGATATGGTTAAAGAACTGTCGCAAGACCAAGTAGCGGTTAAGAGCATGGGCCGTATTGCGTTTGCTCCGGAGTTTATCGCACGTGATCAGCACGAGGCAAGTCTTACAAAAACTATCCGTATTGAGTACCGTGACAGCCGTCACATTGAGCCTGTTGGCGCAACTGTAGAAGGTGTAATTGAAATACTGGACAAGCGTTACAGCAGTCAGTGGGAGAGCTACAACTACGTAGGTGTAGTTGACGGCAACCTAGTTAGCTTCATGAACAAGTACGAACACGCTGTAGGTGCTCGCAAGCGTCTTAAAGCTAAAGTAAAGTCGCATACAAAGAATCGTATGTTCAGCGCAGACGAAACACGTCTTAACTATGTAAAACTATACAAGGTATAAGGAGATTAAAATGCCTAGAGTATGGAAACACTTTCTTAAAAATCTTGCAGTCCCAGTAGGTGTTGCTGTATACGTTTGGAGTGTAATAGCATTAGCAGTTTATATTGAAAAAAACGTTTATGAAGGCGGCGCTATTATTACAGCACTGATATTTATGATTCTTCCTTTTTTTGCTTTTCTAATTCGCGACATGTGGCGTGATGCTAAACAGAAAGTCGAGCGGGAAAACCAAGAACTGATGCGTAACCTTAACGGCGACGATCGATCTGACTTATACGAAAATTAAGGAAACAACTAATGGAAATGTGGGTAAACGAATTTTGGATTTTTATTGCATATATTATTGGTACTGCGTTTGGCTGGTACATTAAATCTACTAACGATGCTGGAGCTGTTATTGATGCATTGATTGAAAAAGGGTATCTTAAAACTCAAGGCAAAGGAAAAGATATGAAAATTCTTAAATGGGACGAATCTGAAAATGATTAAACACGAAGACACGTGCAAATTAAAAAACGTAGACACTAATATAGAAGTCGACGCTGAAGTTATGAATTTTAGAGTAGAAGACGGGTTGACAGTAAGCGTTGCTGGTAATAAAATTGTATTGAAGTATAACAATAAAACAGGTGAATACTTTGGTAAAGCACTAGGCATGGAATTCGTTTCCGATGGCCCAAAATATTATGATGTAAAACAAGGGAGACAACGTTAATGGCACTAATTCCAATGGTGGTTGAAAAAGAAGCAAAAGGCGAACGAGCATACGACATTTATAGTCGGTTGCTAAAGGATCGTATTGTGATGTTAAACGGTCCAGTTGAAGATCACATGGCCAATGTAATTGTAGCACAGTTACTTTTTCTTGAATCACAAAATCCAGAGAAAACAATTAATCTGTATATTAATAGCCCAGGCGGTGCTGTAACAGCAGGACTTGCTATCTACGACACAATGCAGTATATCAAATGCGATGTGCAAACTATTGTAATGGGCCAAGCATGTTCAATGGGTAGTTTCCTAGCACAAGCAGGTACAGCAGGCAAGCGTGTAGTGTTGCCAGAAAGCCGCACAATGATTCACCGTGTAAGTTCAGGTACACGTGGCACAAGCGGTAGCGTACATGTACAAGAACTTGAGTTTGAAGATGCAAAACGTGCATTTGAAGAAAGTAAAAAGATTAACAAACGCCTAACCGAACTGTATGTAAAACACAACACAGCAGGCAAAGGCTACGAAGAGCTATTTGAAACAATGAAGTTTGATACATTCTTAACAGCAGAAGAAGCTGTAGAATATGGTCTTGCTGATAAAGTGGCAGAAGCACGTTAATGAGCGAATGGCACGGAGGTAAAGGTGATGGAAAACGAAAAGGTGCAGACGATGCAAAGTACAGAGACAACTACGAACGAATCTTTGGTGAGCGAAACAGTAGCAAGTCTAAAAGGGATTCCGACCAAAGAGGATCTAGAAAAGATACTTCGTGAAGAACTAGTTGAAGTTACTTTTCTAAAATTAGACGGCGACAAACGTGTAATGACATGCACATTAATGGATTCTATTAAGCCTGTTGTAGAAAATAAAGAATCATCTAAAACTCGCAAGACGTCTGATAAAACATGCTCGGTTTGGGACATTAATGCCAAGGGATGGCGAAGCTTTCGATATGACCGAGTGCAGGAAGTAAAAATTAAATCACCAGAGGATGTGCAATAGTGTTAATGCACAATCTATTTCCTACTCTTGTAGCAGAGTTTGATCTTTCTGATCAAGTCGATAACGATGTGATTATGAAGAAAATTCAAATTAGCGGACTACAGATGCACGGAGTCTTAGAGAAAGGACTTAGCAGCTATATTGGAGGATATGATTGTGCTCTTACAAGGTTAGCGATGGCTGATTTACGACAATCAATTGATGCTTGTTTGCGTGTGTATTGCGATCAGGCAGGAATACAACAAAACACTATTGTAAACAGTTGGTGTAATGTTCTCAAAGAAGGCGGCAAAGTTAAAAGACATCGACATGAAAAGAGTGTATTAAGTGGAGCATACTATCCAACTAGTGATCCAGATGATTGTGCGTTAATAATTGAAAATCCTACTACAGTTTTTAAGATGTCAGAAACCAAACAGCATGATACAGAATATAATATAGAAAATGTTGCAATACCAACTAAAGCAGGAAAATTAATAATTTGGCCTAGTTATCTTTATCATGAGACTCAAAGAAACTCTAGTGACGAAAGATACACTATTAGTTTTAACACATTAGACCAATCATATATTGATGTTTCTACTTTAATGAGGTAGTTTTTAGAAAAAACTAAAAATAGTAGTTGACAAATACTAAATAAATTGCTATTATAATTAAGTAAGCTAAAAAGTTTACAACGTTATTTAAAGGAACATGGAGATGTGGCAGAGTGGTCGATCGCGCTCCCCTGCTAAGGGAGTATACGTTAATAGCGTATCGAGGGTTCGAATCCCTCCATCTCCGCCATAAATATGATATTTGCCGCTGTAGCCCAATTGGCAGAGGCGTCTGGTTTAGGTCCAGAAGGTTGGGGGTTCGACTCCCTCCAGCGGCACCAAATATGTAGATTCGGTACTACTATAAAAAGACCTAGACACAAGCTCCTTAGGGAGACGGCGATAAAGGCCTGAACCGCCTGAAAGTAGTGAAAGATAGACATAGTTTATCAAGTAGCTAGGTCGATGCATTGGTTAACCACTCACTCTTTGCATTGTGTAAAAATTTTTAAGGGTTTTGTTCCCCTTGTAAAACAATTGAGCAAATGGTGCCCAGGAAAGGTAAACCTGAGTAAGTTTTAAAACTACTCATTTGGAGAGAAAAATGAAATACCTATTGGCGATGTTTTTGCTCATCGCCTCACCAGCAAAAGCAGAAGTATATGACGTTCCAGTTGATTGCGCTAAAACAGAGATAGTACTTGACTTTATAAAACAAGAGTACAACGAAGAACTAATATTTCTAAGTGAAGGCATTGCTGAGGGAAATGACAGCTTACTGTATTCGTCACTGTGGATAAACACAGAAACACAGTCTTGGAGCTTTATAGTTGTGAATAAAGATAATGACATAGCCTGTGTGTTTGCCGCTGGCAAGACATTTCAGTTTTATGAACCAGGACAGCGTATTTAAAAATATTGCGGGTATCGTATAATGGTTATTACAAAGCGTTGCCAACGCTTAGATGCGAGTTCGATTCTCGCTACCCGCTCCAGAAAAAAGATAAATAAAAAGGTAAAAAGAGGTTGACAAACAGAGTCAACGAGGTTAATATAACACTATGATGAACAAAACGATGCATAAGAACACAACAGAGGTCCAGTCGAATCCGGCGGGGATGTTCTGTGGTTGGATTTATGATCGTGGGAGTTCCGTATAGTTTAGTTAAGTTAACAGATTATACGGAACCCCGAAGTAGAAATACTCCGGGGTTTTTTAATGCAAGTGCAAATGGTAACGCGAACCTACAAGCACTATAAAAAATAAATGGGCGGCGGCCTGGATGTTACAAGATAGGTCAAGCTGGGGATAGCCCAGCACTTATTATAAAGCACACTAGCCTATAGTAGCTACTAGGTCGTGGCGATAGGTGTTACAACACAAAAAACGGTTCGATTCCGTAGTGTGCTTTATAATAAGGTTGACAAAACAATAACACGACTTTATACTGTGTATAACAGTTAGAGAAAATACATTAGAAAGTGTGCTTAGGGTTGAGTTCAGTGTGGTAACCCCAGCGTGAACTGTAAGTGTCCTAGCTCGTCGTAGAGGATTAGCTACCTTGTAGACGCATTAGACAGACCCTGCCAAATCCTAGGCTATCGGGCAATAAAAATAAGCACACTTTCTAATGTGTTTTAGTATAGGCATTAGGGTTTGCGCTCTTAGAGTTCCCCTATTGTGATGATCCTGAGTATGATTTTAAACTGCTTGTTCCTGCTCTGTTTAGGCATCAGGCTTGTAAGACCTAATGGCTTTTAACGATTAACAAATGCCGGCCGGCCACACCTGAGCAAGTGTGGATGAAACTGCTCATTAGTTTATTGCCTGATAGCTCAGTTGGTAGAGCAGGAGACTGTTAATCTCTTGGTCGCAGGTTCGAGTCCTGCTCGGGCAGCCACTTTCGTGGGTTAAGTGTAGTGATCTGGACTGTGGGGTAACCCGGTCGACACGAAACGGTGGAGCGAGGCACCGTCTACACGCTGTCGCCAAATTTACGCCACGGTGGCTCGAACAGTTAGGCAGAGGACTGCAAATCCTTACTATGCAGGTGCAACTCCTGTCCGTGGCTCCAATATCGGGGTTTAGCTCAGTCTGGTAGAGTGCATGCTTTGGGAGCATGATGTCGTTGGTTCGAATCCAGCAATCCCGACCATTTTATTCCGGATTAGCTCAGTTGGAAGAGCGGCGGTCTCCAAAACCGCGTCTGCGGGGGTTCGAGTCCCTCATCCGGAGCCATTTAAAGGAATGACTGCGCCTTAAAGACAGTCCCAAGTTTGCGGAGAGTTGGCTGAGTGGTCGAAAGCACCTGACTGTAAATCAGGTCGTAACTGCGCGGTGGTTCGAATCCATCACTCTCCACCACTTTGGGGGATTAGTATAGTTGGGAAAACATTGCCCTTGCACGGCGAAGTCGGGAGTTCGACCCTCCCATCCTCCACCATATTGCACCAATAGCTCAGCAGGTAGAGCAACTGACTTGTAATCAGTAGGTCCGGGGTTCGATTCCTCGTTGGTGCACCATTTTTGGTCTCTTAGTA